GGAATATTTTTTTATAAATCAGATTTTTCTGTTCACATTCTCAGTCAAGAGTCTTACATTCTCAGGCAGAAGTCTTACATTCTCGGGCAGAAGTCTTACATTCTCGGGCACTTGGATGCTCTAATCCCTTGTGGGAGTAGGTCTAAGGGCACTGGCAATAGTATACAATAGATACAATAGTATACATAAGTATTTGTGGTACCGAATTTCTAAATGCTCTAAAAAAACGAAAAATCGTTTGATTCAAAAAACATGAAATGATTTTTTACGATTTTTCTCCGACGTGTCTCAATGCTTTCGAAACCAGATACTTCGTATGCTATAGTGGAATAGTTTACACAAGAAAAAGAGCTTTTCGCCAAACCGTAAAAAACGGTTTCGCTCAAAGTCCTCACCCAAAAAAACCAGCTAAACTGGATATGTCCGCAACGAACCAAAACTGTCAAAGGAACGAAAGCATGGAAAACGGCTCCCCGAACAGGCTGCCCGACTGGACTGAAATCATCGACGGGAAAACCCCAAAACCCGACAATGGTTCCAACCATGTAGGCAGACACAGCAAAGGAAGCCACGCCCGACACGGAAGCAGACCAGCCAACACGGTTTCCACCGGTGAACATGTCCTCCAATGCTCCATCGGAATCGTGTTCACCATCGTTATCATCCTCATCGCTCAAATCGGCTGGATGTTCTTCGGACACGATTTGGATTCCATCCACACGCAGATAGCCGACTCGAAAAGAGTCAGTCTGAACCAAAACGTGGACTTGGATACGACCCGCATCGCCAAACCGCAGTCAGGTGACGTTCCGGTCGATGGCATGCCGACCCATACGCAGGTAATCGGCTGGATGTATATTCCAAAAATCGAATCCGGTTGGAAGCGTGCCATCCAACAGGGCACCGACCAAATCGTGTTGGACAATCAGGGCATCGGACACTACGAGCAGACCGTCATGCCCGGAGCCATGGGCAATAGTGCCTACGCGGGCCATCGAACCGGCGGCGACTTGGGTTACATAGACCGGTTGCAGGCGGGCGACGCGATAGTCGTTCAGACAGCCGAACACTGGTACGTGTACAAGATGACGGAAAGTTGGGTGACCAATCCGACGGACGTGGGCGTGCTGAACAACGATGAGACGAATCCCGAAGCACGCGAACTGACGTTGACCACATGCCATCCCATGACGGCATGGGCTGACGAAAGCATCAAACACCGGTACATCGTCCGCGCCCGATTCTCCTATTGGGCGAACGTGTCCGACGGCATTCCGGCGGAGTTGAGCACCGCCAACGCGAACGTCGCCCAGAAAACCGCATACAAGTGGCAGAAGACCGTCCGAGCCGTCAGCGCCTACGCTCCCGCGAGCATGATGTTCGCCGTGATTCTGCTCGTCGTGTGGGTGGTCATGAACGGACTGTGCTGGCTGTTGTGGCGTGGGGAGCGGGAACGCAAGCCGGTGTCTTGGAACGTGCTCGTATTGTCTTGGCGTTTGCAACAGGGCGTCCTGCCGTTGCGCCTGTTGAACATGCTGTTGTTCTGGAGTGGTCTGATTCTACTGTTCTGGTTGTCCGCCAGCCCGCATTTCAACAGTTGGTTCCCGTTCCTGCAATCGGTGGGATTGCCGAACGTCACGTTCTGACCTATTCCCTGAAAACATATTTTCCACAAAAACTAGGAGGTAGCCGTCATGCGGCAAACATATCTGACCAGCGACAATCCGACCGTGGTGAACCGACTGCGCAAGAGCTGCCACGAATACGCGCGTCAACGCGAACTGGAGGAATGGTTCGAGAACATCCACCATGTCCGTCTGGCGTGGAAGGAGGACGCGGACGGCAAGCGGACCGTCGAAGGAGTTGAAGCCGTCACATCCAAGGAAACCCTGACCGTCCAAGGCAAAGGTGATTTGAAAGGCCACTGGCTTATGCCCATGAACGGCTTGTATAAACCTTGCAAGGACAATAACGAGGTGTGGCGCATGCTCCGCCAATTCGAATGGCGTCCCGACCCTCTGCCGGGAATCGTCAGCTCGTACACGTACACGCCATACGTGGACATGTACGTCGAGGACGACAAAGCATATCTTTCTATGCCGGTGGAAAGCTGGGATGAATCATTGTGGCATAAAATCACGAAAGGCGCGTTCCATAAGGTCGAGGAACGGTTCAACGACGATATGAAAGCGGTCGAGAAATGAAAGCGGACGTGCTGCTCGAAGTCGCCGTCGTTTTCTCACTGGTGGTTCTGGCATCGTCGTTGGCATACTTCACATGCGTGGAGCATCCCCGCTTCTTGGGCGACGGCAAAGCCAAGGGATTGAGCCTCTGGTGCGCGTGCCTCTCCATGCTGACGGCTTTGGTGGAGTTCACCCGACTCTTCACGACAGGCGGCATCATCCCCATGCTGTGCGGGCTGATGTGGATGGCCACCGCAGCCATATGGATGTGGATTCACCACTCCGAAAACGGTTCCGATGTGGACGGAGGAGCACGGTGAGCGGTCAGGGCGTGTTCGACGTGCTGACCGTCCTGTATTTGGCAGCGTTCGTCCTGTTCGCCATAGGCGCTGCCTTTTGGACTGTGGGCAGACGGCGGGCACGTAAGAATCCCGGCAGGGGATGCATGCCCCGTTGGATACGGTTGGGTACGATAGCATGCTCCCTCATGGTCGCCCTGCTGAATATCTGCCTGTTCGTCGGCAAATGGGGCTTCCTCGAAGGACTGTCCTGCATATTGTGGATTGTGGTGTCGGCGTTGTGGATTGCCGAATACCGTTTGGAAAGAAGCCAAGAGAGGAAGGCGGGCTGAATGCTTCCATTCCGTAGGATGAAAGACGACGCGAACGTGCTTGACCAGTGCGTGACGATGATTGAGGACACCATTCACGACATCGAGGAATACGTCAACAAGGACGAGCGTAAGACCGAGTCCCTGACGGAGACGCTTTCTCACTTGATGGACGTGTACAACGAGATGTTGGACGTGTTGGAGGACGATGACATGACTGTGAATCCGCGACTGCACTATCGCATGTATCCGAGGGTTCGCGCCTATATTCGGGACTCATGCAATCGCTGCCAGTCGGCGGCGGAACGGTTGGCGCAGTTGGCGAGCGTTCAGGACGAGTTAGATGGCATCGAATGTTATGCGAACGGCGAAGTGGATTTCGACGACGACTTCTAGCTGTGCGCGGCTAGAATTGACTAGCACGCTCCTTCTTGTTATACTGGTAACGTCCACATAAGAGCGAGGTTGATTCCACACCAATCCCGCCCGCATCAATAACAACCAGAAGGAAACACCTATATTGGGTATCGAAATCTACGAACAGGACAAGTACGCCATCCACGTCGTCAACGCGAAAGGCGAAATCAAATACGAGTGCAGCGCCCGCAACGTGGCCGAAGCCATCGTTAAAGAGCACAACAAGCATGACGGTGAAGACCAGTGGCATGTCGGCGCGACCGTCACTCTGGTCAGCGCGAAGAACAGCGCATGGCGGGCCGAAGCGCTTATCGACTGGGAGAAAGTCAAAACCGGCAAAAACACTCCAGCCAAGTGCGTGAAGGTCACGGTTTCGAAAACCCAAACGAACTTGCAGGAAAACAAGCCGAAGGTCAGCGCCACCTATCTGCTGTCCTACGGTGACAGGCCGTACGAATACATGTGTTGGCATGCCACGGCATCGGACAAGGATGTCGCCATGGTAATGGCAAGACAGGCGGCCGTCAAGGCTTTGGAAGCCTATTTAGAGAAGACCGGACAGACCGTTGAGCCTTCGTCCAAGAAGACCGTCAAACAGTCCGGAAAGGTCGTGGCTTGACGTGCGTGGGAGGGACGCCATTCACCCCCTCCCCTGAGACGATGGGCGTGTTGGAAGACGCTCTTGCCGGAGAATCCGAAGAACGCTCCGGCATGTTCATCGGCACGACCACCGCGCCCGACGGAAGGAAAGTGCTCCGTCGTCAAAGCGCAGGACGCGGCACCGGCTGGCATTCCCTCCTCGGACTACGCTACCGGATACAAACCAAGACGCAGGCCGACGAACTCCGCTTGGACTACCGTCGTTTCTTCGAAAGCTACGTGGAACGAACCGACAGAAGCGAGCGTCGTAACCTGTTGGATTTGGAGCATAAGACCGTGGACGGCGTGTACCGTTACACGGTGGAAGGCGTGGTGGCTGACTGTGAGGAGACGAGCGTATCGAACGGGTATGTGTCCCGCCTGTGTCTGATGTTTCCGCATGTGGTGAATTCGGATGGTTCTCAGACGCTTATCGACTCGCATATTTGGCTTGCCACGTTCGTGAAGAACACTGTTATCCGTCCCGACCGTATCGAGCCTCATAATGGTTCCGCCGACCGGCTGATGACGATTCGGTTGGGTGACACGTTGCGTGTGGACGCCGGATTGTGCGCGTATATGGATAAGCGTGGCCGTCACCGTTTCGGATTGGCGGATTGGACTCCGTTAGATTCGCATTTGAGGTATCTGCAACTCCGTTCGGATGGTACCACCACTCCGCGCGTGGTCAGCGAGCGCCTGTGTGGGCGTGAGTATGATATCTGCTGGTTGGAGCGGGATGGTAGGCCGGGTTTCCGTTCGGTGATGTTGGATGGGTTGAATGCCCGCGTGGAGGCGGGTTGGAGTTCGTATGATTGGCGTCATCGTCCGTTTCTGTCGGATGGTGACGGGTTCCCGTCCATTTGTCTCGACCAGTATTTGACGCTTGACCCATATAAGGGTGAAGCTCACGTGGTGTCCCGGTAGTCAGATTGAGAGGATTTTTGTGTTGAGGAATTGTCTTAAAAAGGGTTTCCGTCCGGCGGCCGTGCTGGTTGTGGCGGTTCTGATGTGTTCGCTTGGCGGATGTTCAGATAGTGAGTCGGGTTGGTTGAAGGGCCGCGCATTCACCATGAACGCGTATAGCAACACCGGTGAGCTGACGTTGACGATTGACTTCTCCCCACGGCTAAAGCCGGGGGATTCTAAGCTTTGATGGGACGTGCGTCTCCGGGGTAGCACCCGGATGGCGTCTTACGGTCCCGTGGGCTTCAGGGATAAGTCCTGCCCTGATGAGCATGTTCAACGCCGCGTTCTTATCACGGTCCTTCACCATTCCGCAATGCTGACAGCGGTATGTACGCACTTTCAGTCCGATTGGAGGATTGGCTATCTCCCCGCATTCGGAGCATGTTTGCGTAGTGTATGCCGGACTGACCGGAATGAGTTTGCGACCGTTCTTGACGGCTTGCCATTGCAGTATCTGGATGTTCGTGGCGATAGCGGCGTCTTGGGCGTTGCGAGCCATGTTGGTTTTCGATAGGAACTTCGCTTTGAAGTTCTCGCTGGCGATGATGTCGTTGCGTTCGCACACATGTTTGGCCCACGTGTGGGCAACGGTGAGACGTTGCCCTGCTATGCGCTGGCAAAGTTCACGGTATTGTTTCCTTGCTTTCTTGTAGCCTTTCGACTGGTTCGGATATTTGACGCCCTTCTTATGTCTGCGCGCCATGCGTCGTTGCAGTCTCACCACTTGGCGGTGGCGCGCCCTTTCGAATCCCATGTGGGGGAAATCGTCCGGGGAGGCTTCGGAAACCTCGCCCGTCGAAAGATTCAATCCGACCGTGGAGGCGGTGGTTTTGACACCCCAGTCCATACCGACCGCGTGCCCCGTTTCCGGGAGAGGTTTCGGTTCCATCTCTACCACGAACGAGGCGTACCAGTGTCCGTCGGGCGACCTGTAAACTCGGACGCTCTTGGGCCGTGAGGGCAGTTCGCGGGACCATACGACGGGGATAATCATGCCCTTCGGCAGTTTAAGCCGGGTCTTCCCGTCCTGTTCCACGAGGGTGAATCCGCCGATGCGGTAGTTGAGTGATGGCAGTGCGGTCTTGCGGCTCTTATGCCGTGGCATTCCCGCCTTGCGTTTCCTTGAGGATGTCTTGCGGTCGGAGACGGCTTTCCCTCTGGATTGGCTGTAGTCCCTGACTATCTGCTGTTGGGGTACGCAGGAGTGTGCGGCGAGCCATTTGCCGCCGTCCTTGTCCGTCTTGCTTGCCCTTAGAAAGGTGAGGTATTTCTGCGCCTGCGCGGCTCCGAACGTCTCGCCGCGTTCGTATCGCGCTTGAGATTCGTCCACCATGCGGTTCCATACGTATCGACAGGCGTCCCATTCGGCAAGCAGATAACGTTCGGCCTGCTTGCCGGGGCGTAGCCTGTATTTATATCGAACCTTCATGGAAAACATTATATCACACCACATTTATCTACTTATATGACGCGACTGCCATATAATGGCAGACATGGGAAAGATGGACAAAGTGAAACACAGCAACAACGTGACCTACAGATGCCACTACCACGTCGTGTGGTGTCCGAAATACCGGCGAAAGGTGATAACCAGCCTCGACCCGAAACTCGACAATCCGCCAATCGACGGAGACCCCGGGCCCGTGGATGAACGGCTCAAACAGATAATACGAGAAGTCTGCAAGGAAGCCGGAAGCGACATACTCGAACTGGAAACCATGCCCGACCACGTGCATCTCCTCGTGGACTGCGACCCCCAGTACGGCATCAACAGGCTCGTCCGACTCATCAAAGGACGGACGAGCAGGTATCTGCGGGCGGAGTTCCCCTCGCTGAAAAGAAGGCTCCCCTCCCTGTGGACGAACAGCTACTTCGTCGCAACCGTAGGCGGGACACCACTCGCCATAGTGAAACAATACGTGCAAAACCAACGCAACGTATAAGAAAAAGGCGGCTCACCCCAGCCTTAAAAGGAGGGGCTTGCGCCGCCAATTTCGGTCAATCTAGCCAAGGAGCTTCTGGAAATCGCACGAAAGAAAGTCGAGGAGGGGTTACAGTGATTCGACTGGCCGAGACACGGGGAAAACTCATCGCCGTCTGCCGTGGAACGGAACCCAATGCGAACAGGCCGGACAATCCGATATGCGAGCCGCCATGTTCGATGATTGGAACGAGGTTCCCGAACTAGCGGGACAACTACTGGAAGAAGGAACGGACAGGTGAGTGTCATTTACTGGCATTCCAGCCTATCCGACATAGAGAAGGAGCAATATCTGTGAGCTATGAGACCAACCATTGCAACCGCATCGTCTGCGATTATCCCGACTGTGACGCCACCACGAGACTCTGGCGTGAGGATGAGGATTCGGCCTACAGTGACGCCGACGATTTGAAGTGGCTGACCATCGAGGTCGAATCGGATGGAGACGAGTACGTGGACAAGCACTTCTGCCCACGGCATTTAGACACCACCCGACCTGAATGGGCGAGCGGATACATCCTACCCGACGTTCTCGTCCGGAATGGTTGGAACGTTTTGGGGTTCGGCACCATGTTCCCGCCGAAGGGCGAATGCGCTCCCGTAATCGCCGGAGTGTTGGAGAAGGCCGACGCCTACGCTCTTGAGCACATTTCGGACGCATGTTTGGAGCGTGCCGCCATGGCCTTGTACCGATGCGAGAATGATTTGCCCGACGGCAAGCCCGACGACCGTGGACTCCTGTTGCGGTGGAATGGGATGTCCGAGGATGAGCGCGACAAGTATACGAATCGTGTCCTTCCGGTGTTGGAGGCTTTTCTGGACTATTGACGCAAACTATGCTATAGTGGATGTGTTCACACATAAAGAGTTTTCAGGCAAAGAAGGAAATAAACCATGGACACGTCCACCACCTTGAAGGAACAGATACAGGCTTTGATGGATTCACTGTCCGACACCGCACTATCCGCCGCCGAGTCGCGCCATCAAAGTCAGGCCGGAGAAGCCCACCTGCTGTATGCGCTTTACCGGAACGATGGACTCGGAGGCTCGATACTTCGGGGACACGGGTTGGAATCCTCGGAAATCCGGCTCCTCATGTCCGATATTCCGAACCGTCCGTTGAAAATGGGAGAAGACCCGGTATTGTCCGCTTCCAGCCGTTACATATTGCACGATGCCCACGACGCGGTGGAAGTGTTACGCCAAGTGCAACGTGATAGTCATGTCGAACTCCTGCTCCGCGCCCATGGCATCGAACTGCCCGAACGTCAACCCACTCGGGAGCAGGTCGAGGCGGCGTCAAGAACCGGCGTCAACCTAGCCCAGACCGTCAGCCCCAACCGTGGACGTCAGGTCGGTGTGGATTATCTCTCCTACACTCGGCTCATGCTCGAAGCCGCGTTGAACTGAACGAAACCAGCCGAAAGGAATAGTACATTGAAGGACTTCTCGAAATGAATACTGAAAAATGGACAGCCAGCCGTGTGCTGGTCATCAAATACGACAGGGATGGAAGGTACCATGAGCGTTTGTTCCGACGGACGGTTCTCAACAACGCTTTCCCGGTGTACATCGACCCGGCTGGAAACAGGTTTGAGAAAACCCTTCTGACGACCTACCCGAAGGCGTATCCCATTCCCGACGACGCCGAGCTGTACCGGTGGGTGTTGAAGGATGGCACCGTGGTCACTACCACCAATGGTTTTCCGCAGTCCGATTGCAAAATACTTAGTACGTTCGATGAACACTACATGTACGTTCCTGAGTCGAACATCGCCTACGTGATGCAGGACGTCGCGTCCGAGACCGGGGAGGTTTCAGGTGACGTACAAGACCGTTAAAGACATCATCTGTAGCATGGACCGGATTGCCTGCGCACGTGGATTGAAATGGATGGATTCGACCATGCTGCTGTATGCGCTGCGCTGGCCGGAAAGCGAGGCCGCTCGAATTCTCCTTTACGGAGGTTTCGAGAAAGTGGAGGACGCGTACCGTCTCATGGAACGGTTCGACAACGAGCCGCTGGCGGAAGACGAGAACCCAAGGTTCACGCCAGTCACTTTCCGACTGGTGGAGGGGGCGGGCAGTCCGCTCGAACTATTGAGAAGGATTCAACGCACGGACTGCACTGCCAGACAGATTATCCGAGAGTACGGCATCCTCCCTCCCGAACACGAGCCTTCGGACGAGCAGGTGGAACAAGCCGCCGAAACCGGCTACTTCCTCTCCGCACACTCCACCTCCTCCTACGGCAACCTGAAGGCGTGGGACAAGGTGAAGCAGACGAGCAAGGAGAAGTGGCGTGAATGGGCGCGGCTCATGCTCGAAGCCACGCTCAACGGGACAGAGGAAACATGTTGAACGTCAACGGCGTGAATATCGAATATCAGTACGACGGCGCACACGACGCACGTCCCACCGAACATACGCTGCACGGCTTGGACGGGTTGAACCTGTCAGGCTTGGATTGGATGCGCCTGTCACACGTATGCCGTCTCATGGCCGCACGCAACCGTAAGCCGAAACGGGCGTTCGTGCGCGTCTCCGGTTGGACGGCGGACAGGTTGAGCATGCGGCTCATCATGGACGTGCTTCAAGACGATGACGGTACGGTCAGTGTGCCGCTGCCGCTCACATCCGACTGTCTGCTGGTTGATTCCGCCGAATGCGACGACCGATTCCAATACGGGTGGTTGGACGTGTTGGAACAACTGCCCGAACATGTGGATTACGGTCGGTTGGACGAGACCGGCATGCGTGTCGTGGACTGGCTGAACGGCATGGCCGACCCGTCGCCGGAAATCTTCGAGGATTGGGAGGCCATCAGCCTTATACGGCAGAACGTCTATGAGGACGAGCCGACCGGACTGGCGGACCTATTGCGTTCCGCCACCCGGACGGAGCGTGACGAATGCTTTGACATGTTGGAACAGGTGGAAACGGGGAGGCCGTTGTGATGAACGATTGGCTGCGTGTCACGGCCATTGGCGGTGACGACTACGAATGCCGTATGACCGTCCTGAAGGCGGACGATACGACCATTACCGTCACTCGCCCTTGGCATCACCATTGGACGGACGGTTGGGATTGGAAGACCATCATCCGCCAATGGTTGTCCGACGTGCCGGAAACGTTCGAACCATACGACGGGTTGGCTGAATGGCTGCGCGACGCGGATGCGGAACGTATCGACTGCTGGCATTGCCTGAGTTGGCTCGCCAATCACCGGCGGTCGGCTGTTGCATCCTTGTCGGACGTGGAAAAGAAGCGGCTTGCGTCCAGATTGGGTTTCGAACGGATTGCAGAGGAGAAACGACCATGACCGACCGTGTGAGAATCAGTGCGCTACGCAAAACCGGCGACCATCAGGCGCGTATCGCCATACTGTCCGGCGGTGGAGGCGTGGACGTGTATGACATTTGGCTTGAACGGCCGGTGCCGGACAATCTCGATATTCGCACGCTCATCCATCTTATCGAACAGGGCGTGGACGGATTGCCGGACGATATCATCGACTGGCTGGTAAAGGATGGTCTGCCGTTGGCGGACCTGTGGGAATCGTTGCGTTTCGACCGAACGGGCGACCCGTCGAGGCGTATCGCCCGTTCGCTATCCGTTGCCGAATTGAAACGACTCATCAGTATGAGCGTAAGCGAAATCGGCATCCACCAGTGGCGTGACGGATATCGGATGCGCGGAATGGAGGAGCGGCGTTGAGCGGTTTCCGCAAGGGATTGCTGATATTCTTGTCTACATTGCCATCCCTCGTGTTGCTCATTGTCTTGACGGGCAGTTGGCGAACACTGTTGACGCCAGCCGTGATAGCGTTCCTGAAGGATGCGATACGTACGCTGTGGTGCGGACTGCTCTTCGGCATGGGAATGTCCGTATTTCTTCTCGTGGCGCTCACCATGTTCGACCATGCGAAGGATTCACGTGAATCATGGAAGTGCATCCCCTACCTGACCGTGAGCCTCCTGCTACCGGTCGTCGGCCTGTGGGCTGCATGCAAGCTTGCGGACCAGCCTTCGACAAGTAATGGTGTCGGCCTGCTACTGGGCATCGTACTGGGCGTGCTGTTGTTTGAGCAGGTGTGGCCTCGACTATCGCCCGCATGGGTGTCCAATTACCTGACGTTAGAGGAACGGTATTCGGAACCGTCCGACTGGAAACCCAAGGACGGACTGCAACCTCCCTACTGGAAGTGCGCATGTAAAATCGCCTATCCGACCGTTCAAGGCAAAAACGACACCCGCCCGCACCCGGAATGGGTCGAACAGCACGCTGACGACCTGCGGTTCCTACGCGACCATCATGCGGACATGTACTGGAAGCTCGAAGATGCGATTTGGTGGATTGGGAAGGCGGACAAATTGTAACCGACCCGTATGTTCGCCGCGCCAACGGCATCAGACCGAAGCGCATGTGGCGACCGTGCTGGCGCAACGGCTTCGTCGAACCCGAAGAATCGAAAGGAAAAGATGACAAAATGAGTGAGCATCCGACCATTGAGGAAGTCTATAAACGGCCTGAATATTTTGACGCAGTGTGGTCTAAAAGCATCGAATATTACGGCGTCACCAAGCAGAGCATCGTCTGCATGGAGGAGTGCGCCGAGCTTATCGAAGCATACGATGACCGGAAGCGCGACGGGTTGACGGACGGGACACGCTCCCACATGGTCGAGGAGATGGCGGACGTGCTCATCTGCCTATGGCTGCTCGAACACATGTACGACATCAAAGGATGTGACACTCGCACTAGCCACTCATCTCCGGTCGAAGCGTGCGCAGCGCTCATCAAAGCGGTCAGCAAAATCCTGCGCTACGACACCGAAAAGGAGCGTCTGGATGGGCTTGCCGACGCGACGGAGGACGTGCGACGCTGGGTGATGCTGCTCGAAACAGAAAACGGCATCACGGACGAGGAACTAGGCGAATGGGTGGAACGCAAGACAGTCAGACAACAGCGGCGAATTGAGGACGACAAGTGAGCGTGCGAAGCGAAACGTTGGGCGAGGTCATTAAATGACTCAAAGCCCAAGCCGACAGTGAATGGGAATGCGCCCAAGAAGGTCTGAGCGTTGGATACGACGGATACGACGCCTACACGCGGACAATCGAACACTGTCAGGACATGCTCTTGGACGATACGGCGGAACACGGGAAAGCCTGATGAAAGTGGAAAAATGAACAAGCAGAATGAAGCTAGTCTATTGGAACGCTTGGCCGACACGTTCGAAACCAAACTCCGCGAGGCCGAACGGTCTATCGGAGACGACATTCCGAACCAGTACCGGGAGGGATGGATGGACGCGTTCGGATGGGCGGCCACCTACTGCCGCCTATTGGCGGAACGGGAGTGAACCCATGCTTGACTTCTCGAAATGGGTGACCATGTGGGACGCCTACAATTCAGGCGGAGCCGTTCCCGGCAGTGCCGCCAGCATATGCTGGAACATCGGTCTTGGGCTGATACTCTTCGGCCTCTTGCTGTTAATCATCCTCCCAGTAGCATACGACCCTGCCGCAAAAGGCATCAGTATTTTCTTCACGGTGGTGCTCACCATGGGCTTGGTGTTGGCGTTCGCGTCCCTAGCCTTGCCCTCTCATACGTCCCAGTCGTCCCGACCACCCTCACTGTCCAAGCAAATCATGACGACGTGGAATCTGGAAGACTTGGGCGAATGCAGGAACGGCGGTCAAAAACTACCCGAATCAAGGCTTGAGGACGGCGACTGGAAGTGCGTCGCCTACACCGACAGTCAACGCACCGAGCTGACCGTCCACATCAAAGGAAACAAGGTCGGCCTGTACAAGGCAGACGGCAAGGCGTTGAAACCAGTAGGAAAGGACTAGATGGTGAAGGACTTCTCTGCTTGGGCCAATGCGTGGAGCGACTACAGCAGGTCGGATGTCAATTATCTCGTTTTCGTCGTGGGTGGCACGGCGGCTCTCGTTGTCCTTGCTCTTTCCCTCTTATTGGAAAGCAACGGCACTGTTCTGACCTTTTTCTGCGGTTTAGCCGTCGTCGTAACCCTAGCTGGCATATGGGTTGTGAACTTCTACCCGATTTGGATGGAGGATTCCCCTGAGCCAGCCGTCTTCACCACTCAGGTCGAGAAGGAGTTCGGCGTGCGCAATCTCTCATGTTCGCCAGCAGTCATGTCCACGAAGGACGCTCTGCCCGATGCGGGCACCTACCGATGCACCGTCTCGGACGGCAGGGACGATTCGGCCCTGAAGGACGTGACGCTCATCGTGACGGCGGACAACAAAGTGGGACTCTACGACAATCAAGGAAAGGAAATGAAATGATTGACCTGACCGAGTGGGCGAACGGTTCCCACAACAGTTTCGGGGACGCCATATATATGGCGGCATTGTCCACGGTGCTGGTTTTCGCCGTGCTGGGCGTCGTCTGGCGGGCGGGCAGACGCTTGGCGCTTCGCGCGACGCATCGTATCCCACGGGACGCCCAGCCATTGCTGGAGGACACCAAATTCGTCATGTGTCTGGCCCTTGTGTGCGGCTTCGGACTGCTCCTGACGTTGAATCCCGGTCTTCTTGTTCTCCCGAAGGACACCACGTTCACCGAACAGGTGGCGCGACAGGCCGGGTTGGAGGCGTTGTCTTGCCCGACCATCCTCGACTCCAAGTACATGCCCGGTCAGGGCAGGTACGAGTGCGAATACGTGGACGCGAAAGGAAAGGCCCACGACCTGAGCCTGCTGGTCGCATCCGGCGACAGGGTATGGCTTTACGACCACAACGGCAAGCCGATGAAGGTGACGACGAAATGAACCCGGAAGACAATCCGATGCCGCTCGTCTCCGAATGCAATCCGGTGGATGCGGTCGAATGCCCATGCTGCTTGACCGTGTTCCGCGTGCGCACGCTCATGACTGACGGGGCTGGGCGGCTCATGCGGGACGAGTATGAGACCATCCCCATGTTCTGCCCCATGTGCGGCGGACGGCTCGAACAGTCGGAAAGAAAGGAATAGGATAATGGCCGACCCGAAGTACATGAGGAAAATACAGGGCATGTGCCGCTGTCAGGATTGCGGCCTCATGGCCGACAATGCGGACATCGACGTGGAATTGGACTGTGACGAAATCGTGTTTGAGTGGAGCGACGCGGACGACAGTCAGACATGTAACCTACCGCCCTGCTACGGCGGACACAGGCTTCAGACCGATATGACCGCCTACGACCTGTTGCTGGAGCTTGGCGTCATAGACGACCCCTACGCGCGAAACAAGGAGCGAGATTGAGAAGACTATTGGCATTACTGCTGGTACCCATGTGCCTGATGTGCGCCGGATGCGACGAAGTGGCCGACGAATCGGAACAGGAAACGGACACCACACCGGCACCCCAGTCGGAGAAGACCGTCACCGGCTGCGCCGACTACGGCATCAGTAACTCCACCATTGACAACGGCATCGGTGAATGCGAACTCACGCTGCACGACGGACGGCACGTCACATGCGCGGTAATGTCCGACTATAGGAAAGGCGGACTGTCCTGCGACTGGGCAAACGCCGCCAAGGAGGCGTCCAATTGACTCAACACATCGAACTCAAAACCCCATGCCCGGACTGCCGGGGTCGGCTGACACTGTCAGTACGTCACACGCCGCTATTGGGCTGGCATGCGGTGCGACTGGCATGCGAGAACGGTTGCGACCTCCACTGGTACTACTACGACCTGCCGAACGGGCGGGCATGGTTTTCGACCGTCGAACAATGCGCCGACTATCACGACGGCGTCATCCGCAGGGAGGGGGAGGAGAACGAGCGGATACTGGCGTTCGAATGCCCAAACTGCGGGGAGTGCCCGCACGTGTCAAGCAAAAGCATCGGACGCCAGACGTTCCCCACCGCCACATGCCGGTGCGCATCCTGTTGGGACGTGGACCTGCACTCAGCGCTCTGCGAATGGCTGACGGAGACCAAGAACAAGAAGAACGCGGACATCCTCGAAAAAATCGGCCGTTCCACGACGTTTCAGGCGGAACCCGATTGCCCGTTCTGCGGCGGGCCGGTGTTTGTCCGCATCATCGAGACCGGCGATGACCGACGCTGGGGCTTCACCGTACACCATGCCAGTCCATGCAATCTCGAACCATTGCTACAGGGGCTACGCCCATGCGACAGAGCGCAGGAGATGGCGGACGACTTCGACAGGCACTGGCGCAAGACCGTGGCCGCCGTCAAGGACACGCCCGACTGTCCACACTGCGGCAGGCCGCCCGAATGCGCATGGGACCATACGTCCGGCCTATGGTCCGTCGGCTGCGGAAAATGCGACAAACCGAACAACGGCGTATCCGACGACATCCTGACTGCGATGGCATCATGGCGTGAACATACGGACGCCTACCGACGCAGCCACGACAGCGAAGGATTGCAAAACCAACTGACCGAATACTGGGAAAAAAGAGGCCAAAAATTATGAACACGAAAGACGGGTCGCATGTCTGATATTAGTCAGAAACGGCTTGTCCTGTGACTAGGCGAACGCCAAGGAGTCCGAATGACTCGACACGTCGCGCTCAAACCCCCATGCCCGTTATGCCAAGGCCGTCTGGACGCCGTCGTCCGGCGCATGCCGCTACTGGGCTGGCATATGGTCGGACTGGCATGCGGGCACGGGTGTGACATCCGCTGGTTCAACCGGGACATCGATTTCAGGATTGGATTGGAAGACTGCCGTATTTATCTTCCTTCTACTAAAACCAAAAACACTACCACATAAGAGCGGTTGGAATGGCAAAATCATTCCGACTGCTCTCTCTTTCATCTAAATCCGCGCCGACTTTCCGCCAACCTCAAACCAACCTCCACTAAAACCCTTACCATAAAAAATATCAACCTGAACAAAATCGGCTGCAAACTCAACCCAGACAATCCAACGGAGGAAACAGCATGAGCAGCACGGAAACACAACCCATATACGACTTGGAACATCTGCCCGGGCATAGGGAAATCCGAAGACCAAAATATGCGGTGAAATATTGGACTCAGTCAGAAACCTGCCAACGCAATCCCCGCAAATACACGCTCATCGCCAAGTCCGATAGTCAACGGACAATCCGTAACATCATGCGTCGTATCGACACGCAGGACGGCAATCATCAATACTCCTCGTTCCGCGTCCGCTCACTGGTCGATTCGGACGAATACCCGGAAGGCGAGTTCTCAACTGAAATCCGTCAGGACGATGACGGTAATTTTCTCCTCTACGTCGCATACATTCCCGCCGAAGACGAGCCGGAACCGAACCCACGCAACGAGGATGTGGTGAAAACAATCCGCTACGGTACGGAATGCACTCTTGCCGGTGACATGAAAGCGGCACTGCGAGGCAACGGCAACAAGCCGAAAGACATCGTACAGGTGACAGGAACAGTGGAACAGTGGAAATGCCGGTTCGATGACCCGAACGTGGCATTCCATTCCGAACAGCTCCACTTGTGGACGGAAGACCGCGTGTACGGGTTCATGCAGTCGGACGGGTGCGCCGTGGTTGTAGACATGCCGAGAAATCCAGCCTCGGATTAGCTTCCTCCAAGCCGGTCGATGTGCGAAAAAACGGATTGCCTCCGGCGTTAGACGTCGAAAGCAATCCGATAACCCTCTTCCCATCGGGAAGGATTAATGCTTCCTACCCGTCTTTTGCGGCCTCAACAAGACGAGGCCGACAACAAGCGACAGACTGGAGATGGCGGCAAGAACCAACAACAATCGGCCTCCCGTAAACGGCATGGATGCTATGGGAGTTTCCAAGTACGGCATCACAACGCGGATGATGCCGCAATTCTCGTACACATCCTCATATACCGGGCTTGCCATCTGAGAGGGTGATGGGAAGTCGTTCAGATTGATGTAAGCGCCTTTCATGCCGGAAGTATCCGAAATCGGGTCTGCGGCACTGTTGGTCGCTTTTGTCGAGCCTTTGGCGTTCTTGGCCGTGACCTTCAATTTCAGCCAAGAATCTCTTCTGCCGGGAGAGAACCGAACCTGATATCCGCTACCGGCGGGAATGCCGACGATACGGTAGGTTCCGTCTTTGTCCGTCGTGTCGGCCAATGGTTTTCCATCGTATCCCAAAACGGGGGTTCCGTTGGAATCGGTCAGAGTGACGGTCACGTTGGAGGCGAGCGCGTCGGTATCCTCGCGGATGCCGTTTCCGTCCTTGTCGTACCATACGATGCCTGAAACGACTCGTTGGACTACGGTGACGTCGGCGTCGGTTTTGTTGTATCCGTCTCCCCAACGGATGCTGTACAGGTCGGCGGGACGGTTGTTGGAAGGTTGGATGGTGATGTCGAACATGAGGCTTGAGCCTCCCGGCAGTGGTTTGTCTCCCACCCATGCCCAAGCTGTTGGATGCAGGTTTTGCGGGATGGCGGCTATGCCTGTCGTGCTGTCGAACGGTAGTGTCTTCCAATCTTTTACGTCAGTGGTTTTGATGTTGCTTGGGTCTGCGGTCAGGTATTTGCTGTCGGTGGAGTAGACAAGATGCCCGTCTCCAAGTTGGGAGCCGTTTCGAGGGCTAATGCGGATGCCTGCCAAAACCCAGTCGCCATGATAGGAGCTGAGCGTGTTGGCGGTGTTCGGCATGATGGCCGTGGCTATCGGATTGGACAACGGTGTTTCGAGATTGTTGGTTTTGATACTCTTCCAATGCAATGCCGAGTTGACCTCATTTACCAACGGGTCAGCCTTGATAGCCAAAGTGGTCAGTTCCAAACGACTGATTTTGATGGTGTACTCGGAATGTGTCAAATCCATTTTCGGTCTGACTGGAGAACGATAAGTGGAAACGGAAACCTTGTTCGTCAACTGTTCCGCGTTAACCACATCATTGTCCGGGTCGGTTGCGTCACCGATGCTGGTCGAATAGTGGATTGTATACTGTTTGGACGTGTCGATATTGTCCAAATGCCAGACAAGAGTGGTGGTTCCGTCTGCGTTGAGTGTGGCGTTCGGTTCGATTCTCGTGCCATTGGCTACGCTTCCCTGACTTGGAGTGTTCTCCTTGTAGTCTCCGCCCAAATATGCGGTCGATGGAAGATAATGGAGTTTTGACGGGAGTGTGTCGGTGACCGTCATATCCGTTTTGGTATCGACGGTATCCCGCCCATACAGGTTGGATGCCATGTTTAAATCCAGTTTCCAGTCCACGTAGCGTTGTCCGTTGTCGATGTCGTAGGTTTGTTTGGAGCCTTTGTTCCCGTCGCTTTGGTCTGTGCTTTTGGAGACTTGGGCGATTTCCGCCACGATGTGGAGGCTGTCACCGTAATGCCTGTCGGCTGTGTCTCCGCCCACATATCCTTGGACGTCATCCCATTTTGCCTTCTGATATGGGGTGCTGTCCACTCGTCCGGTCGGAGCGACTTGTTTGACGAGTTCTGCCGGGTCAAGTTTGTTTTTGCTAATCCAATTGGCCCAATCCTTATTGGATGCGTTGTCGGCGTCGAGACCGGCTTTTGCGGCCAAGTCTTTACGTGTCCACATGAGGCTTTGCACAGTATATTGGGCGGTCTTGTTGATGATTTCACGTCCGGTTTTGACTTGGACGTCCAGTCCGAAAAAATCACGTCCAATACCTTCGTTGCCTTCCATCCAAGACGAGTTATATGGTGCGGCATTGTATGACGTGGCGAGAATGGCTACGATTTCGCCGTGTTTCTTTGCCTCGCTGATGGAATTGTAATAGTTCAGGTCGCTGATTCCAGCTTTTGCCTGTTCAGTGTCGGAAGACCATGCTTTCCCGTCTTTTTTGACACCATAAGCCAAGGTGCTTTCGGAGAAGATGTTCTTTCCATCACCCAAACTCGCACGATTCCATGTGGAAGCATTCTCATAGGGTTCAAGCACTGTTGAATCGATTTTCATGAGTCGGGTTCTGATGACGGGCAGATTGGTTTTGTTTTGAGAGTAGCTTATGCGGGAGGCCAGCATGACTTTTTGGCCGCGCACGGCAATGTCGGAACCATCGTGAACACTGGAACCTTTTTGCTGGAACAGTATACAGGAGGAATCCCTTGTCTGACTGTCCTGCCATTTCCATCCGGCGCACCCATACTCTATACCTTGATTATATTCGGAGGCCATTCCGGACACGTAAAGAGGAATACTCACCCCAGTCTCATCATCTGAGATTATCGACTGATTGGAAGAGTCCGACGGCGCCGATTTGGCTTTAATGCCACTGACACTGGATGCTTGAAGGTTCATATCCCAAACATCCTGTTGAAGGTTCAGGTCACTTCCGTACTGGTCGGCCAGATTCTTATTGTTGATTTTAGTGGGATTCACGAGGTCGATGCCTGCGGACGCCCAATTGAGGATGCCGTTCTGCTGGTCTTTGTTGTTGGGGTTGTAATATTGGTCTAGATGGGATACGGTGAGATGCAGGATGATGTAGCCGTTTTTGGTTTCCTGCGTCATTTTCCATTCGCTGGCATAGTCGTTTTTCTTATGGGAGAAGAAAGTTTCGGCTTCTTTCGTATTGCTTCTGTCCGACGGGTATTTGTGGAATATTGCCATCCAGCTGTTGCTGCCGTTGGCGATGCTCCAAGCCAATGGCTGCAAAGAATTCGGCTGGTTGGCTATAGGCGCGGAAGCGCCTTGCCTCCTCCACTGGTTTGAGATTTTAACGTCGAACGTGACCGGCTCATTAGTGGCCTCCAAGCCTTTGACGCCTTTTGCATGGTCGGTGGAGGTGTTCGCCACGTTGATGGTCAGATGGGAGAGGACTCCGGTCACTTTGCCCGCCGTCTTGTTTATGGCGTCACCGTCCTCAGACTCCCCGAAATCGTATGTGCCGGATTGGATTCGTTTCAAGCTCGCCAATTCGATGTTCCATCGTGGCGCGGCGCTGACGGTGACGGTTTCCAAATGTTTGGTGACCGCCTCGTTATCAGTATTGTGTTCCATACTGGCTTGGACGGTCGGCTGAATCTTGGTTCCATTAGGTGCGCCATACACGTTGATGGGCAGATTGACGGTAGCCATGCCCGGAACGACGGTCGGATTATCCTTTGTCCCATTGACGTGACGCCAGCATGTCAACGTCTGGTATTTAGCACCTTTGACATTCTCATATCCTACCTTGTATCCGTATCCTGCGGCTGTGTCCATCCAAAGCATTTCCTTGGTGGAGAACTCAGCCACGCCTGTATCGAACGGCATGGAGAATTTGAATTTGATTCTGGCGTCCTTGTAGTAATCTTTACTGTTCTTTGACGCCATGGTGTAGGAGATGGTGTAGTTCAGGGAATCGTAGGAGCGGACGATGCTGTTAGCAACGCTTGAATCGTCTCCGGGATTGTCGTCTTTGTCGAATGGTGCTGTTCCCGTGGTCTTCGAGACTGTGGATACGTCGGTGATTTTCGCATCATCGCCTGTAAGCGAATCATGTATGGTCGCGTCGCTTGGCGGATTCCAGCTTTGCTGGGAAACCCCATTATCGGTAGATTGTGTGGCGGGGACTTCTTCGGCATTGGCCGAGGAGATACCCCCCCCCCGCTAGGATTAGCGTTGCGGCGATAAAGGCGGACAGCGTTGCCCCCGCTCTATGAAGCATTCTCATACCACTTACTCCAATCGGATTCTTTAGATGTTTTCCTTTCCTAAGATACCTTGAAACGTCAGTTAAAAACCGTTCTGCGGGAATTTTGGGACAGGAAACCGAAAGACCCGAATGCAGCGGTGCGGCATTCTCCCCCGCCCGATAGAGGCGGGGAACCCTCGGCAAAATCAGCTGAAAATCCCATCCACGGCGTCGAAGACGCCGGAGACGCGCATCAGACGGCTACGGGAGCTTTGATTGACGGCCACGGGTCGTAGTCGATGAGATGGAACATGTCCGGCTTGTAGTCGAACAGGCTGTCCGCCTTGTCGATTTCCATATGCGGCCACGGGCGTGGCTCGCGCGACAATTGTTCGCACACCTGTTCCAGATGGTTCAGATACACGTGCGTGTCGCCGCCGACCCAGATGAACCGTCCCGGCTCCAATCCGGCCTGTTGGGCCATCATCATAGTCAACAGCGAGTAGGAGGCGATGTTGAACGGCACTCCAAGGAACATGTCGGCGGAACGCTGATACAGTTGGCAATCCAGAAAACCGTCTCCGCGCACGTGGAATTGGAACAGGGCGTGGCATGGCGGTAATGCCATTTCGTCCAATTCTCCCGCGTTCCATGCGGATACGATGATTCGACGGCTGGACGGGTTATGTCGGATAAGGTCGAGCGCGTTTGACAATTGGTCTACCGTGGTGCCGTCGGTTTTAGGCCATGAACGCCATTGGATGGGATACCCTTTGCCAATGGTTCCGTCCGGCAACACCCATTCATCCCAGATGTGGACGTTCTGCTTTTGTAGAGTGCTGACCTTGTTGTCTCCGGCGATGAACCACAACAGTTCCGCGATGATGCCACGCAGGAACACTTTTTTCGTGGTTACGAGTGGGAAACCGTCTTGCAGGTTGAATTCCATACGCGTGCCGAACGTGGACAACGTTCCCACTCCGGTACGGTCGTGAGTCAGCTCGCCTTCCAGTACGACTTGTCGTAACAGTCTCTCATATGGCTGGTCGCGTTCCAATGTTCCGGCAACATAGTTTTTAGCTTCTTTCGGTGTCATAGATTTTGTCCTTTCATCAGCCCATTAGATAGGGTGAACAATCTTGTTAAGTCCCCCGAATCGGTAGAAGAGCTACAGCATACATCCCCTGCTCAGCAAGTCACCGACATACTCCATGTCCACTCCACGCTCATTGAACGCCTTACGAGTGTAGACAAGACGATTCATGTTCGCATGGAACAGCACCCAACGTGCCAGTTCCGCACGTTCTGAATGGTCGTCGGCGGGAATCGGCCTATCGTGTAGGATGGCACGTTCCAACAGGTTGCGAAGACTCTTGACCTCAAGATAATAGTCCGACTTCAATTTGAACATGTACCCGTCGGCGTCATACACCACAACGCCCTCACGGTCAGACCAGCGGCGTTCCTCGTCCAACATGCGCCACAGGCTCTCACGCTGTTCCTCAGTCTGGAAAACGGCCAGAACTTCGGGACGGGCAAAGAATCTATCCATATCAATCAAATCGTCGGCATCATAGTCGATATGGAAGTCCACCGTGTTTTTGATGGCGTGCAGGAACACGAGACGTGACGTATCATACTTGATGATATGACGGTCGGACTCTTGGTCGATTACCTCGAAAGCCAAGGTGACGTTGGCATCATGGGCGATGTTCCACAACGCCTGTTCCTGACCGATGTCCAACGTCTCCTTGAAGAGCCGTTGGATGAGATACGAGTAGTCGGTCTGTCCGCTCTTCGACCAGAAACGCCACGAACCGTCTTCGCGTGCGGACACCAAACCGAGGAACCCGTTCTCCTTGCGTTCCACGCGCACTGGGAACTTGAGACGCTTGTCGATGTTCTCGCGGGTGGTCTGCTCGTTCTCCCCAAGGTTGAAGAACTTCTCGAATCCTCGTGCCACGACATTGCCGTTCCCGTCGAGGAACAGGCCGCGTGCCTTGCTGGAATATTCGTCCCAACGCTGGTTCCTGAACGCGTCACGGCTGAAATTGCAAGCGTATACGTCGTTCTCGCCCTTGACCGGGCGGACGTTTACGTTGTCGGAATCTCGCATGAGTTCGAGCAGGTTCCTTCCATCCGTGGAGAAGTCGGCAAACCCGTCATTGGTCTTATGTGCGCCCTGTTCCAACCACTTCAAGTAACGGTCGAGAGTCCACTTCCTACCGTCTTTGAGCGGCGGCATATCCAACTGGATGACACCGGTCAAATCACGTCCCTTTGCTGGTACGGCGGTATAACCGAACTCGGCATTGTCGGGAACACGGGTCTTGTCGTTCCACAGCAATCCCACGTCCACCAGTGCGAGGTCTCCGGACGGATTCATATGGTAGGTTCCGTCAACCTTCCTTACATGGATGTTGACCCAACGGCTTTCATGGTCAAGGTTTTCATGCCAAGTCTCATACTGGGTGCGCAGATATTCCTCCGGCACACGGTCGTTTTCCGAACGGGTCTGGTTGCGTTCCAGCAGAACGTCCAACGGCGTGTTGAATGTGAAAGTCTCAACATGCGCCTTGTGGCGGACGGCAATCTGCACCTCGTCCACGCAGAAACGCGGGTTGACATGCTGGGAGTCGCTGATGACATTCACACCTTTGGCGAGCAGGTCGCTGATGATGGCATGCGCCTGACGGACGAGAATCCTGTTCAACTGTGGATTCATGGTTTCATGCCATGCCTGACGGCCTCCCGCCATCATTTCACGCAAACCGTCCAAGCTGACGATTACCGTATTCGAATCGACATGCTTCCGCGCCCAAGTGCTCTTTCCCGAGCCGGGCAATCCTCTAAGAATAGTCAAAGTGGTCATTGTATTCTTTTCTTTCGTTCTGTCTGTCTGAGTTATTTAACCTGAACGTCGTACAGTTTTTCCAGTATTTCCTCGGTGGATTCTTCCCCACGGCATTCCGTCCGGTCAGACATGTAGATGCTATCCATAATCTCGTAGAGGGAGACTATGGATTCGTCTGTCAGATTGGAGAGACGGCCTTCGATGTACGCTTTTTTCATGGCGATTCGCGTCTTTCCGTCGGGCACCTTCTGCTGGTCGAGCCATTCGTCGGCATCCTTTTTCGTCTTGCGTTTAATCGCCATACGTAAAGCGTCTGCGTATTGCTTCTGATAGCTGTTCGTTTTTTCTCCTTTAATCCAAGACGTGTTTGTGTGAACAGTTCCAGTATAGCTGATGTTTGGGCAAAAAGCAAAACGTAACGCACACAAAAAAACGCCCGCCAATCCATACGACGAAAAAAACGGGCGTCTCGAAAACACTCAGGCTCATCCCTCCCGGAACATGCGGACCAGTTCAACCTCGGATACCGGACTCATGCCCCAAGCATCCAATCCCACGTTGATTTCGTTACGATTCTCGAACTCGTGCGGCATGCCCGCATGGGTATGACCGTGCAACAACCGCATATCCTCCCCCACTTGCGGAATGGCATACTGTCTAAGCTCCGGCTTTGCCCAATTAGCCGCCACCCCATCCAAAGCGGGAAGGTCGAAGTCCCCACGCCATTGGAAGTGGCAGAGAAACACGGGCATGACGGTTTCGCCGTCCGTGATGTCCGTCATGCCGATACGCCCGATTTCACCGAACGCTTCGGTCAGCTCCTTGAAGCCCTTGCTCTTCCCGTACAGCACGTCGTCATGGTTGCCGAGAATCAGATGACGGTTATTGCGAGGACAGCGCAAGCTTTTGACATGCATGATGGCCTGTTGAAGACTCCACGCGCCTCCGCTGCATAGGTCGCCCAGAATGTAGAGTTCATCATTCGGCCCTACGATTTCGTTGATGTGGTCGGTCACGTCAATGTCATGCTGGTACCAGTTGACGCAGTCCTTGACCTGCATGTGGGCTTCGTTGGCCTGTTGCTTGATGGTACTGTCCGAAGTGAACCCGGGCTTCGCATATCCCCGTAACGCGGCCACAAACGGGTGGGCGAAGTGAGTGTCAGAAGTAAAGTATTTGGTCATTGTCTTTTCCTTGAAAAAGTTAAGGGGATAGGATTGTCCCCTATCCCCTAGAATTACGAACTACTTGATGGGAACAGGGACGGCCAACAGCTCATTATTGGCGTTCTGTACGAGGATTTCCGGCGAGTGGAACCGCTTGTCCCAGTGGTCGAACTGTTCCTCCGTAAGACTGGCGTCCTCTCCGCTTTCAGGGTCGAACCCTGAGATGAAGAACGTGCCCGCCATCATTTCCACGATTTGCGAATCAGCCCCGTCTTCGAGGTCGTAGGCGCGGATTGCGCGGTTGAGTGTCCACCTGCCGAGTTTGCCTTCTTCGTTGCAGTAGATGGTCGCCCCGTTTTTGAGTCCGAATGGTTCGATGTAGCCGTCTACCTCATGCTGTTTCGCTTCGAGGGTGTTGGGGATGGTTTTGCGAATGGGTTTCTCGTCCTGCTTGATGACGAGGATGTCGATGGTTTCCTGCTTGTCGCTCATTTTCGCTCCTAGCTTGTTTGTGTGAACGATTCCACTATATCACGTCGTAAGAAAGAAGCAAAATCCCGCAAAACACCTACCGGACTCTTCTTAGAGGTTGAACTTGACTTCCTCCCCCGCCTTCAGGCGGGGGAGGAAGTCAATCGTCTCCTTGTTCAGCTTATCTTTGTGATACCGACAAGATGATTGCCATTCCCATTGCAAGTCTGCATCCAATCGCCGGAGTCGGGAGCATACTGGGCACCCTGAACGCTCTGTCCGTTAACCCGATAGGTGGAGCCGTTCATGGTGAACGTCTGACCCGCTTGCAGATTGTTAATCCACGCGCCACCCGTATTGTTGTGTTGCGCATACACGTGTCCGTTGCCATAGTTCAAGTCCACGATGCCGCCGCCGTCAACCGCGCCTTGGCAATGGTCTGCGGCAGAAGTCAAATCGCAGGACATGGAACTGTAGTAGCCGCGCGGAGTGGACTGGGTTGGAGTGTAGGAACCATAGTTGGAACGGGTAGTCGCATAGTTTCCGTTCGTAGTGTCGGACGCCTGAGAATAGGACGCCGCCACTACGCTCTGCTGACGTTCCTGTCCGATACGGGACTGACGTGCGTTCATATCGTCGGACACCTTGTTAATCAGCTTGTCCAATTCGGACACGTCCACGCTCATGGTCTGCACGTCCGTGGATTCCATCAAATCCTTGGCCTTCTTCAACAGGTCAGACAGTTTATCGCGATTGTTTTCATCGTCCACGTTGCCGTTGGATGATTCCAAAATTCTCTTACCCTTATCAACCATATCGGCAAGCTTCTTCCTCATATCATCAAGCTTGTGGGAGGCGATGGCGGTATCCACGGATTTGGCCGTCCGGTCGATGGAACGGATAAGAGAGTGAATGCGATTATTGGATTTGACCGTCTTGTCGGTCAGGGATGAAACGGTGAAGACAGTAGCCTTCTCTTTTTGCGACATGTGGATTTTAGTCGCTTCCGTTAATTGGGATTGCAATGCCTCACGGGCAATACGGGTAGCGTCATCATCGTTACGAGTGACAATGGTCTTGTTTTGAACGTTTTCCGTATCCTGTTTCAAACGTGCGGTCAGAATGGTGGCATGGTTCAGTGCCGTCTCGTATTCTTTCCGATTCTGCATGAACTCGTTGGCGGTAGCTGTGTTGGCGGGAATAAGAACCATTGCGATAGCCAGTGAGATGAACATGATGGTTCTCATGGTCTTGGTGTTGGTTTTCAATTTTTTGCTTTCTTTTTCTTTTTGATTTGGTTTCTTTTTGTGGAATATGTTTTAAGGCTTTAACCTAGGAAGGCCATTTCGTCGGCTAGTTCGTCTTCGCCTTTTTCTCTGAGTAGATTCGCCACACCGTATCGTTGATTCCAACAACGCACGATGGAGTCCGCTTTTATGTCGGATGCTCCCCAGATGGTTGGTAGAATGGAACATTCGTCCGGCTTGTGGCTGATGCCGTAGCATGTTCCGTTTACGGTATTGTCATAGACGAGTCGAACCGACTTACCGCAGAATGGACATGAGGCTAGGTGGTAGCTCAATTACGACACTTCCCTAAAAGCTCTTTGATTGGGGTGACTTCTTTTACTTCGAGAATCCAAGCCGAGGTTATATGGTCGTTAGTCCAGTTTGGGGAAAGTCCCTATCCGTTATGGTTTGAACCATCTTGCGGCGTTCTTCGTCCTTGTTGGGGGTCTGCGTATACGCCATATATTTTGACGCTGACACTATGGGGCTTTCGAGGACTCCCACGTCTACGTGCAGTTTCATTATGGATTGCTCCTTTAGGTTTCTTTCGTGTGGACACTTCTAGTATAACACGTCTTTGGTTTAGTTTTACCACACCTAGTTCCACTCTGCCGTTGCATGTCGATTAGTCGAAATACTTCCTCCTCATCCAAATCAACCCAACGCCCGTCGAACGGACTCTGATAGAACTCGTTCTGCGGCAGTGGACGAATCTCACCATCTTTCAAACGTTTTCCTCCTCCTGTTTCCGACATTCGCGGAAGACGCGCAGAAGAATCCGCGTAGCCGCCTGTTCCGGGGTCAAACCCTTCAAGTCCAATACCGGAATACTGGTGGAACCAACATTCACATGCAGTCCATCGAGAATGCCGTAACAGTAGTCGTTATAGGTTCTTAATTCGGCGTGGACTCCACGGTACGGCATGGAAATGTTTTCCACGTCCCCGTTGCAATCCCAGTGTGACCCGCCATGCCGTTCCACCAAATCCAACAATGCGTCTTTGACCTGCGAGCCGAACGTGGAAGCCGAATATGTGATTTTAGGCGTCACATAGTTCATACACCCGCAGTTCGGACATGGATATGACTGTTGCTTTCCGATTATTCCACCGTACAGCCGGGTGATAGGAGCGGAACAGTATCCGCAATCCAACCTGCCGTTGATAACCATATTGCTACTAACTCCTCTATTCGGTCCCATATTTTTTTGGCGGCTTCACTCGGCGGCATTCCCGCATATTCGAATACAGGAAGCTCCTCATGGTTGACGTTCACATGCAATCCGTCAACCCTGTCATAGGAAGATTCATCGTAAAAGTAGATTCTGACATTCGTTGCGTCAAATCGAATACTCATGCCATCACCCAGCACCAGTGGGTTCCAATCCACGTATCCACGAATGAACGCTTCAACACACATTCCCTCATATAGTTCGACACCATATTTTTCTGCCATTGCGACTACCGTCTTTCCTTCCGAAATACGTCTTTTAGATTGAATACAATCCGTAGCTGATATTGATAGTGAATCAGAGCGTTGACGCGGGGAATCTCCAACAGCTTGTATTTGACGTCCTCCCGGTGTTTCAACACTGGGAGGACGTCAAATTCCGTATAGTCTTTGTACGGATTCGCCAATCTTATCGTAGATAAGAGCATTGACGCTTGGGATATTCACCAGCTTGTAACCGAAATCGTCCGGCATGGAAAGCGCGATAAAGCCCATGATGATTTTGAGAACATTATCTTCCCCCGCATGGTAGAGTCCATTCTTATCGAGCCACAGTTCGTCATCCTGAATCAGCCCGAGTTCAACGAATAGACGGTAGACCTCCCGACTCATACTGGGTTCGTCATAGCTAGCCCAGACGAGACGCCGTCGGTCAAGATTCTCGCGTCCAAGACCCGTGTAATCATGTTTGGCGCTGTTGAATTGGACGCCATACTTCCGACAACTAGCCTTGTAGGCTTCCGTGATTCTTTCAGCCGAATAGTTGCTTTCGAAAAAGTAATCCTTGTTGGCGTAGTAGCCGTCACACTCCCAGTCGCCTAAAGTCAGTTTGAAAATCATCGTGGCGCCCTTTCCTTTTACTTTTTTTCTCGACCATGATTGTCAGTTCTTCTTCTGTAATCTTTTTGCACGTCGTTCTTCGGGAGTGCCGAAACGCTTGTAGTAGCATTCCTTGGAGCAGATGTCGTAGGCTTTCATGCCGGAATAGTAGGGGTATTTTCGACCGCATTCGGCACATGTTCTGGTGGCCGTAGCCATCATGTTTTTGGCGAAGGCGATGCCCTCCGGAGTTCCAGTTGCGATATACTTGTCACCGCGCTTGACGTAGGTGACGCACCCGTAGTGGCGGAGCCGTTCCATGCTGGCTTTGGCTGTGGGCTGGGAGACGTAGTTCCAGCCGTATCCTTTGCGGGAGATTTCCTCAAGGATGTTGAACATGTCGTATTGGAGGTACTTGCGTTCGAGCTTGTACTGTCCGACGTGTGTTTCAACGAACTCGTTGATAGCGTCCATGTCGGGGATGAACCAGTCTCCGATGTTGGAGTAGTGTTCGATTTTTCCGAAGCCTTTGCGGACGAGGGATTTGAGGATTTTCTTGGTTTGTTTCAAGAGGATTCGACTGTTGTCTTCCTGCTTGTCGCGGGATGAAATGAATTCCAAGAGACTGTATTCGTCTGCTGTGATGTTGCTCATGCCTGTCTCCTTGTTTGCTTGAACTATCTTTATGTGAACAATGCCAGTATAGCATAGATTGAATGTTTAGCCAATCTCGCCAAACGTCACTCAACGCAAGCCATGGTGGCATGAAAGACTTTGTGTGAACAATTCCATTATGGCGTATGTGGTCTGAAAATGCAAAAAACAAAAAGCCCCAACCCTCCTATACGGAAGGTCAGGGCTTCCAGTCTCAAACAGGCATCAGTCGTTGCGGCGGACAGAACGCTCCACTCCAACGAAGCCAACACCCATCATCAGGGCGACGATGGATACTGCGGTGATACCCGCCACATCCACGCCGGTGGTGGCAAGATTATCCTCACCAGTGTCCGTGACGGTCTTATTGTCGGCGTCCACCTTATATGTGGTGGTCTTATAAGCCTTCTCGTCAGCGGTCTCGGCCTTGGACTCGTTCTTCTTAGTGGAGACGGTAGTGTCCGTCAGGGAAGAGCTGTCATCCTTGGTGGTGTCGGTCTTGCCGGTGTCTCCCTTGGAGGTTCCGGTAGAGTTCGAGTCGTTCGGCTTGCCCGAATCGTCCGGAGTAGACGGGGTATCCGGAGTAGACGGCTTGGAAGAATCATCATCGACCGAGAAACCGGGGTCGATGATATCACCCTCGCCCGGCTTCGTGGCGATGCCGTCAAGAGCGTTCTTCGCATCCGTCAGAGCGGCCTCGGTCTGCTTCTTGTCGGCCTTGGCCTTGTCCAGCTTCGCGTTCGCGTCGGCCAGCGTCTTGTCGGCGTCAGCCTTAGCGGCCTTGGCCTTGTCCAAATTGGCTTGAGCGGTCTTCTGCTTGTCCTGCACCTCGGACAACGCTTTCTCCGCTTCCGTCAGCTTCTTCTGGGCTTCGGCCAGCTTCGCGTTCGCGTCGGTGTAGCCATCCAGCTTGGCTTGGGCTTCCTTGACCTGCTTCTTGGCTTCGTCTACTGCGGCCTGAGCCTTGTCCACGTTCGACTGGGCGGTCTTCACCTGCTGGTTCGCGGAGTCGAATTCGCTCTGGGCTTTCTTGGTTGCGGACTGCTTCTGCTCGTACATGGTCTGCTTCGCGTCGGCCTCGTCCTTCGCCTGAGCGTAGGTGCTGTCGGCGGTCTGACCGGCCTCGACTGCGGCATTGTATGCGCCGAGGGCCTTCTGGTAGGCTTCGTCCTTAGCCTTGGCGGTCTTGGCCGCTTCATCGGCGGTCTGCTGTGCGGACTGCGCACGTTCCTGTAGTTCGGCAAGCTCCTGCTGGGCCTGTTGCGCGGCCTTCTTCGCCTCGTTCGCCTTGTCAAGAGCCTTCTGATACACGTCGGCAGCGGAGTCCAGCGCGTTCTTGTAGGAGAGAATTTGCTGACGGTACTCGTCCACGGAAACGCCACTGGTGTACAGGTATTTCTGGCTGAAGTTCTGTGCGGCGGTCAGCGAACCTGTGATTGCGAAACCGGTGGTGTCGCAATCCGGGTCGATGATGTTCAGATAGTGTCCGGTCTGCTCGTAGATGTCCGGATACTTCATGTAGATTTCCACGGCGGTCATGTTGCGCAGTTCAGGATTCTTCTCCGCATACTGGTCGAACACGGCCTTCTCTTCCGTATACCAGCCATCATAGGGGTTATCGTAACCCCAAGCGAGGTTCTGGGAGGTTCCAGTGAACACGTGCCCAGTATTCTGAGAATACGTATTGTAGTCGGCGGCAAGCTGCGCGTCGGCGGTATCTGCATCGTTGACCGTCCACTCCGGCAGTCCGAGGTTACGGCGAATCTCATTGCCCTTGTCAATCATGTCGAGAGCGTCGAGCATGTTCTGCAAGCTGGTTGCGGAGTTTTCCTCACCAATCTTCACCCAATCCTCGTTCTGATACTTGACGAGCTGGTCGAGGGCGAACTGGGTGTCCTCGTTCTTATAGCTGGAGGCAAGCTTCCACTGGTAGAAGCCGATGGAACCGGATGCGAGCTGCTTGTCCGCGTTGTCGGCGGCGGCTTTCTTGGAGTCCGCGTCGGCCTGCGCGGTGTTGGCGGCCGTGTTCTTCACGTCCGCGTCCTTCTGCTTCTCGCTGATGCCGTTCTTCGCGTCCGCCGCGTTCTTGTCGGCTGTGGTCTTCGCGGTGTCGGCGTCGTTCTTCGCGGCTAACGCGGCTTCGAGTTCGGCCTTGAGCTGGCTGATGGTCTTCTGGGATTCGTCGGACTTGGCCTTGGCGTCCGAAGCGTTCTTGTCGGCCTTGTCCTTGTCCTTCTTGGCGGCGGCTTCGTCCTTCTTGGCTGCGGTCAGACTATCGGCCTTCTTCTGGGCTTCCTGCTGGGCCTTCTTAACCTGCTGGTTGGCGGATTCCAACTGCTTGGTGGTCTGGTCGAGTTGGCTGTTCGCGTCGGAGAGCGCCTGTTGAGCCTTCTGCTGGTTTTCCGGATTGGTGGCCTCGCTGGCGTTCTGCCGTGCCTGATTCAGATTGTCCTGAGCCTGATTGACGGTGGTCTGCGCGTTCTGAACCTGCTGGTTGGCGGCGTCCAGAGTGGTCTGGGCGTTGTCCACCTGAGTCTGGGTCTGATTGACGGTGGTCTGCGCGCTGTCAACGTTGGTCTGTGCCTGATTCAGATTCGTCTGTGCCTGATTGTCGTTGGCTTGGGCCTCGTCCACCTTGGCCTGTCCGTCGGACACGGGGTCTGACTGTGCGGGGGTCGTGGTGGCCGTAATGGTATTGTCCGGCGTAGTGGCGGTCTGGGAAGTTGCCTGTGTAGCCTGTGCCACGGTGTCCTGAGTCTGGGATACCGCGTTCTGCGCCTGTTCGATAGCGCCGTTCACGTCCGGCTGGATATTGTTGCCGTCATCCGCGAACGCGGTGGCCGGTGCGGCGAGTGTCGCAACCGCCACGGTCGTGGCGATGAGCGTCTTCTTGACGTTTGCCAAGATTATCTCCTTTGTTTGGTTTCTTTTCCACGTGTGGGGTGGACTTTATATTATTTTATATTATCCCCCCTTATTGAGGGTTCATCCAACTCGCAAGGAAAACCCAAACGAGAGGAAAAGCGCCGTGACATTCTCCCCCGCCTGTGGAGGCGGGGGCTTCCTGCTCAAGACCCCAGTGGGTTCAGTATCGACAGGCTATCCCCACATGCCCTGTGGTTCGCACGATTTATGAGTCGTGCTACTCGATGATTCTCATTGCCTCATCCCGAATGTTTCGGGCGGCGTTCACGTCACGGTCATGCAACACTCCGCATGATGGGCACGCCCATTCGCGGATACTTAAATCCTTGACCAGAGGATTCTTGTAACCGCAGTCGTGGCATAGTTGGCTGGACGGATACCATTTGCCCACATGAACCAACTGTTTGCCTTGGCGGGCGAGCTTGTATTCCAACATGGTGCAGAACATGCCGTAGGCGTTGTCCGACGTGCTTTTAGCCAAACCTTTTCTGGCTTTGCGACCATTGGGGAGATAATGTCCCGGATGTTCGGGGTCTGGTTTCGGCTTGGGTTTCTTCATCATGCTTTTCATGCTCAGAGCCTCCACGCCGACCATATCGTATGATGCGACCACACTGTTGGCTTTCTTATGCTGGTAGTCGCGTCTCTGATTGGCGGTCTTCTCATACAGTCGGCCGACCCGCTTGCACTGTTTGCGCCAGTTGGCGGAACCTTTGACCATATGGGAAAGCTTGCATTGCTCTCTGGCGAGCTTGTCCTGCATTTTCCGATAGTATCCCGGATATTCGGCGTGCTCCCCGTCACTGGAAACATACAGGCCGTGAGACGCGTAGTCCAATCCGACAGGCTTCACCGGCTTCGCTTTTTCGGGTATTTGGGTCTCGTACTCGAAAAGGATTGTCGCGGTGTATCTTCCGGAAGGGCAATGCTCCACGGTGACGGATTTCAGTTTCCAATCGTAGGGGATACGCTTGTGTTGGCGTACAGCCAACCATCCGAGCTTGGGTAGTTTCAACCTCCTTGCCTTGTCATCCAATCTGATGTTGCCGTGGGACAGATTCGTCGTGTATGTCTTCCTACCCCGGCGTTTCGACTTGTATTTCGGAAAGCCTGTTTTCCTGTCCTCGAAGAATCTCTTGTACGCCTTCTCCAATGCGAGTTGCGCGTTGCAAAGAGCGAAGCTATCCACTTCGCGCAGGAACGGATACGTGTCCTTGTACAAGGCTGGGGTGGGATAGCATGACTCCCAAGTGGTCTGATAGTGGGCGATGCGGGTTTCGAGCATGAGGTTGTATACGAAGCGTGCGCAGCCGATGGTACGGTTTATCCGCCGTGCCTGTTCTTCGGTGGGGTAGGCGCGGAATCTGACCGCCGTATGGGCTTTCATACTTATGCCAGTCCTTTCTCGCTTTGGCTTTCAGAAGATATCCTCAACCAAAGAAGTCAACGACTCGCTCGTCTGGTTCAACTCCCAGAAGCCACGTTCAAATTTCTTGGCCAATTCCATGACCTGTTCGACCTTCTTGAAAAGAATGTCAGAGGATTCGCGCACTTCATTGACTGAGGTGATAAGCATCCCATCCCTATACATGGGGATTCGTGCCCTTTCCGTCGGAATTCCAGCCGCGCTCCCATTGTCGGACGCGTATTGCAGGGAGAGGTCGTAGGTGAGAGTGAAGGTCGCTTCCTTGACGCATCCTTCCTCGCCCCTCATGTTGACGGTCATCAGCCAAGAGCGGGAGAAAGAGCGTTCGGGGTTGATGATATCACCCTTGACCCATTCGTACTTGCCGTCCTTGCTGTTGTCAGTGAAGTCGGGAAGGATTTCTGCCATGCCCTTTTTGAATTCTTCGATGGTGGTCTGCTTGTACATTTTTTGCTCCTTTTTGATTTTCTGTTTTTGTGTGAACAATTTCAATATAACACAAATATTGGGGCAAATCAACCCAACGAAACCAACTCCACCTCAATCCCAGCCAACTCCTCCAACAAACGCTTACGACGGGCTACCAGCAGACCCTTCCTACGAGCACCCGAGAACACAGGATGACCCGAAACAACATCATGAGCGTTCACCATATTCTTCCCCGTCGGACTGCCATCACGATTATTGCCCAACATGGTCAAATCAGCCGTATTCAACGAACCATCCCGAAAACGGAACCCGTTCTCGAACATGACCCGCTCCAAATGGGCGATATTCAACGCTCCAAACTGGGGAACCGTGACCCCACTGGAATATTGGAGACGGCGGGACTCCCGCAGTCGGGCCAGATAATGCAGGAATTGAGCCAAGGATATTTTAGACAGTTTCGCCAATGAGCCGACACCAATCGAATACAGGCGGATACGGAAATCGGGGTCATCCACCCCCTCACGATATAAAGCGGAATCCTCCACCGAGCGGAAATCCAAACCGTTTTTTCTCAAACGGTTCCCAACGACTCGCATATAATCCGAGCCAAAAAGTCCAGTGAACTGTTCGGCGGTCATCGCGGTGATATCCCCGACCGTGCCCAGTCTCATTTTCAGCTTGCGCAACCGGAATTGGTCGGAGATTTGGCCGCGAGTGTTGACGAACAGTTTTTCTATCGGGTCTACCGGAGTCACTGTGGACATTCTATAATCCCCTTTTCTTAACAGCCTTCGCCGTGGATGGCGTTGCGGTAGGCTCCCCCATAACCGTCTTCCTCCTCATCCTCGACGGCGGTCGGAACGTAATCCTCGACGTAATCGACGGAACCCAAGGGGATGCTCACGCGGTTGGTGGCGGAAAGGAACGCCTGTATCCGTTCAGGGTTCGCCACCCTGTATTCGGTGCGGCGAATCGGCGGACGGTAGGTCATTGGGTAGAACACGTTTTCCAATAGTTCACCGCTGATGGCGTGGAGTGCGATGCTGGTTTCGTGGTCGAGCACGTTGGCTGTGATGACGGGTTTCGTCAGGTCTATGTTGTCTTCCGTTATGAGCGTATGGCCGCTGTTGAGGTGGATTATCTTCCACATTTTTACGTTCCTTCTTTTTACTTCAGCTTGATTGTGTGAACGATTCCAGTATACCTTATAAAAAGACAACAGGAAAGAGTCGTGTCGCAAGGTCTGAATATTGAGATATACTGGACACGTCCGCAAATAAAAAACCAAAGCGCTGTTCGAAAAAACGGAAACGACACGCCAGGGTTGTCAGAAAAACACTGTGTGTTATAGTGAAAATCACGGCATATAGTCTAAACAAGTCCGGTGACAGACCGGAATTGACCGTAGAGCGGCGATAGGACGCAAGTCCCAATCGCCGCTTTTTTCATGCAGTGCGGAAAGAGAACAACAGACCTTGACCGCAAAAACCAATATCCGCTATCGCGTGGGAGCCGACGTAGGACTCAACAGTCTAGGATTCTCGGCAATCCAACTCGACGCCAACGGCAACCCGACAGCATTGCTCAAAACCCTCAGCTACATTCACGACGGCGGAGTAGACCCGACCCAAAACAAGTCCGGCACCACCCGCAAAGCCATGGCCGGAATCGCCCGACGAACCCGCAACATGCGCAAACGCCGCCGCCATCGTCTCAACCAACTCGACCGTCAGCTCTACCAACTGGGTTATCCGGTAGACGACGTGCCGGAAAGCGAGCATGGACTCTACGAATACTGGAACGTCCGCTCCGCATTGGCAACCGCCTACGTCCCCGACAAGGACAAGCGTGACCGGATGATGGTCATGGCTATCCGACATATCGCACGCCATCGCGGTTGGCGCAACTCCTATAGTCGTGTCGAAACCCTGTTCGAGGATGTGGAGCCGTCCGACCAGTACAAGGATTTGAAACAGCGTGTGGAGACCCGTCTTGGAATGAAACTGGACGATGATATGACTCCGGCGCAACTCGTCGCATTGACGCTTTCCGACCGTGATGAGAATTTCATGAGGGTTCGTACCAGCACAAAATACGGTGAGGGTGTTCTGCCAAGCCGTCTCATGCAGTCCGACAATGCGCGTGAACTCCGACGTATCTTCACCGTCCAGCAGGTTCCCGAGGATGTTTGGAAACCCATCCTGCGTACCGTGTTCCACTGCGCATCCCCCAAAGGTTCCGCAGAGAAGCATGTCGGAACAGACCCGCTCGACTCGACCCAGAAGAGAGCATTGAAAGCCAGTATCGCCTTCCAGAAGTATCGTATCCTCAACGTCATCACCAACCTGCGTATCCGCCGTAAAGGCGAGGAACCACGTCCGTTGACCGTCAGTGAGAAACAGGATGTGTACGAACTGCTTACCACCGCCAAGGAAGACGTGGAATGGTTGGACGTGTGCGCCGTGCTTGACATCGAACGCAACGAACTCAAAGGCGTTGGTACCCTCACCCATGACGGGGAGGAAAGAATCGGCAACAAGCCGCCGGTATTGGACACCGTAATCCGACTCCACGGCATCAAGAACACCAAACTCCGCAAGATGATGGACGCATGGTGGGATGTCGCCACCGAGGGCGAACGGGCCGCGATGATTCGACTCCTGTCCAACACCGTTGACTTGGACAAGGTGCGCGACCTCATCGAATACGCCTCCCCCATCGAATTCATCGACGGGTTGGACGAAGACCTGCTCACCCCGTTGGACTCCATCAGTCTTCCCGTGGGACGTGCCGCCTACTCCGAAAAGACCCTCACACGACTGTCCAAACGCATGTTGGAAACGGAAGACGATTTGCATTATGCGATTCGCCACGAGTTCGACGTGCCAGCCGACTGGAAGCCTCCGGTTCCACCTGTTCAGGAACCGACCGGCAATCCTGCCGTGGACCGAGTGTTGAAAGCGTTCAACCGTTTTCTCAGCCAATGCGAACAACAGTATGGCATTCCGGAAAGCGTGTCCATCGAAACAACGAAGGAATCGTTCTCGTCCGTCGCGTTCGGACGCACGCTCGACTATGAGCGCCGTCAACGTCGTGACAAGGACAATCAGACGCGTGCCGCAATCCGTGAGGATATGAGGAAGCAACTGTCCAACGGTGGAAGTTTCAAAGTCCACGACTACGACATTCGCCGTTGGGAAATCGTCCAATCGCAGAACAACACATGCCTGTACTGTGGTGCGACCAGTCCACGATTCAGTTTCGACAAGTCCGAACTCGACCATATCGTACCCCGTCGTGGCGTCGGTTCGGACAGCAAACGCACCAACATGGCTGCGGTCTGCCCCGAATGCAATGCCAGCAAGTCGAACGTTCCGTTCGCCGTTTGGGTGCGTTCCGACTATGCGCGGGAGCATGGCATCACCATGAATGATGTCATCGCACGAGTGAACCAGTTGATGTTCCCGCCGTCCATGAACCGCAAGCAGGTCGGTCAGGTGAAGAAAAGCATCATCAGCCGACTCAAGCAGACCGAACAGGACGAGCCGTTGGACAATCGTTCCATCGAATCCGTGGGTTGGATGGCCGACGAACTCCACCGCCGACTCGACGGACGATACGCCAACAAAACGGTGAAAGTGTCCACGTTCCCCGGCTCCATCACCTATGAGGCACGTCGAGCTTCCGGCATCGACGGGCAAATCCATTTCATCGGCGCACAGTGGAAGACCCGACTCGACCGCCGTCATCATGCGGTTGACGCTTCGGTCATCGCCATGATGAACCAGAGTGTCGCCCTCCGTCTTGCAGAACGCCATTACCTACGCGAATCGCAACGCCTGTGCGGAACCCCGTTCGGGCAAGCGGATTGGAAACAGTATCCAAACAAGAACACCCCCGGCTACGTCCGGTACCAGCAATGGATTGAACAGATGAAAAGTCTGCTCCACCTGTTGAACAAGGGCTTGGACGAGGATACCATTCCGGTCGTTCGGAGCCGCCGACTCCGCTTGGGCAACAGTACCGCGCATGATGCGACGGTGAAACCGTTGCAATACGTGCGACTGGGAGACGCGCTCTCCCCCACGCTCATCGACCATGCCATCACACCGCAGGTATGGAAGGCGTTGACCCGACTGCCGGACTATAATCCTCAGACCGGTCTGCCCGCCAATCCGAACCGTGTCATCACAGCCTTGGGCGAGGTATGCCATGCGCAGGACGAAATCGGATTCCTACCCGGCAACAACACGCAACTGTACGTCAACGGTGGTGCCGCCGACATTGGCGGAACCATCCACCACGCCCGCATCTACCGTTGCGAACAGGTGTTGAAGAACGGAAAACGCAAGACGTTCTATGGCATGGTGCGCGTGTTCCAATGCGATTTGATGAAACGCAGGAAGAATACCGACCTGTTCCGCACTCCGTTGCGTCCGGCTGACGTATCACTCCGTTATGCGGATGGCAAGGTCAGGGAGGCCATCGCACTTGGAAATGCGACCTGCATCGCACAACTTACCGTTAACGATGAAATCAGACTGACTCCGGAAGTCATGGAAGACACTTGCCCGGAATACTCGCGCATATTCCATACTGATTCGGGAGTGGAACGAAGGTTCACGGTCTTAGGTTTCCCCACCTCTACTAAAATCCGTCTGGCTCCTTCCGTCATTTCGGAAGAGGGGTTAGACAAGTTGAAGGAACAAGGAGTGGAAATACCGGTCAAGGTTGAAAAAATGTTCAAACTACACACTTATACTCCAGCAATCAGTAAAATCGGGCCGCTTTTGGAGTGCTGAACACACTGCTTTCAACCACCCCTCTAAATAGAAAGGGTCTACCGAAAACCATATAAGGTTATCGGTAGACCCTTTTTTAGGAGGTTTATTATGACAAAAGGATGGAGGATAGTGGACTGCACCGCCATGACTGGGATACTCCGTTATAAGCGTGGACAGCTTGTTATCGAACACCACGATTTGGAAACATGTATTCCTTTAGCGGATACAGCCGTACTGCTTTTAGGTGTTCAAACGACCGTGTCCACGGCACTATTGCAACAGTTGGCGTTCTTCGATGTGGAAGTACTCATATGCCAATGGAACGAAATTCCAATAGCCGCAATGCAATCATGGGCTAAAACCAACACTCGTTCCGCCGCACGCCAAAACGCGCAACAGACAATGAGTCTACCATCTAGAAAATCCGCTTGGGGAAGAATCATACATGCGAAGATATTAGGCCAGTCTCATACGCTGGACCTGCTTGGACTGGAAGGAGGGCAGTTTTTAAGAAGTCTAGCTTCGAAAGTTCGTTCCGGAGACCCAAACAATATCGAAGGACAGGCGGCACGTGAATATTGGCATCGCATGTTTCCCGATGAGAATTTCCGTCGTTTCCCCGGCTCCGGTGAAGGAAGAAATAGTCAATTAGACTACGCTTACACAATACTACGGGGTTTTCTTATCAAGTCGATTTGCTCAGCGGGACTCTCCCCAACAATTGGAATACACCATCATTCCGCTAATAATTATTTTTGTCTAGCCGACGATTTGGTAGAACCTTTCCGACCAGCCATAGACTATCAGATAAGTCAGCTGCCCAACGAGCCTTTAGACACGGAATTGAAACAACAGATAGTTCTAGCAGTCAACAGTCAGTTCTCTCCAAAAGGATTGACCATTCCCTCACTGGTTGACGAGTTCTGCGGGCAATACGCGCAATACTGCGAAGGCTGGTTGGACAAACTACCCGTTCCAGTCTTCGGGAAAAGGAAACAAAAATGAAAAGAGACAAGGATAAAGGCATGTGGACGCTAGTCATGTATGATTTACCCATCAAAACAAAAGAGGACGTGGGAGCCGCTAACAGATTCAATCATCTTTTAGCGGACTTAGGTTTCGTCCGAGTGCAATACTCCGTATACGCAAGATATACTCCAACACAATCGGGAGGAAGGTCGGCACTAACCTATATAAAAGCTGGACTGCCTCCCCACGGAAGCGTGAGAGTACTATGCGTGACAGACACGCAATGGGCGGATTCGTTGAGATTCATCGATAAAAAACAGCAAAATACACCGGAACAACCGGGTCTACTGACCCTTTTCGATGATGGCGAATAGTCGGAAAACGTTGATATGAAGGCTCTTATTCGGGACTAGAGTTTGAATAAGAGTTAATACGGCATATATCCAAACGCTACGCCACTACTATTGGATTCTTGAAAGTTTGAATAAGAGTTAATACGGCATATATCCAAACTGCCCCTGCTTGTCCTTCATGTTGATCTAGTTTGAATAAGAGTTAATACGGCATATATCCAAACACGATATGAAAGCGGTCGAGAAATGAAAAGTTTGAATAAGAGTTAATACGGCATATATCCAAACCCATCAGTGCAGGCTTCCCTAGACTCAAAGTTTGAATAAGAGTTAATACGGCATATATCCAAACAAGGGGTACGATTCCAACACATTCTCGAAGTTTGAATAAGAGTTAATACGGCATATATCCAAACGGTAGAACTCGTTCCCTTCTTCGGTGAGAGTTTGAATAAGAGTTAATACGGCATATATCCAAACTCAGAATCTTGCCAAGGCAACGAAGGATAGTTTGAATAAGAGTTAATACGGCATATATCCAAACCCTGGTCGATTCGGACGAATATCCGGAGGAGTTTGAATAAGAGTTAATACGGCATATATCCAAACCATGGCGGCGGAAGACGGACTCGGCTGTAGTTTGAATAAGAATTAATACGGCATATATCCAAACGCGTTGGAAGAGAGGTCTGACCAAAAAAAGTTTAAATAAGAGTTAATACGGCATATATCCAAACTTACCTCAGAGTTACCTCGCAGGGTTGTGAGTTTGAATAAGAGTTAATACGGCATATATCCAAACACGACACAGTTATCGCGGATATTGGTAGAGTTTGAATAAGAGTTAATACGGCATATATCCAAACTCAGCATTCCGGCCAATCGGCATACGAGTCTGGATAAGAGTTAATACGACATATATCCAAAGAAAGTTCAATTTAAACAACAAAGAATAAGCCGGTGTTTCGCCACTCCCACCGGCGAGGAGCTGTTCACACAAAGACGCGGAGCAGGAGAAGGGTGGAGAGAAAAACACCCGTAGACTCCGCTTTTTGTTTGGCGTTGACATGGCTTGGTTGTTTCCCATCAGTGAGTTCATGTCGTGAACACTGGCATGTATGCGTGAGTCAAGAGGGTGCAAGGCATACGGCTTGCTGACAGTCCTTCATGGATTTCAGGATTGTCGTCCATCGCGCATGTGAGAGTCATGCCATGGATTGTCCCACGAGCTTTAGGGGATAAAAAGTGTGGGACTTTGTGCGGGAGACGAGATTCGAACTCGCAATACTTGCTTGGAAGGCAGGTGTGATGACCTTTTCACTACTCCCGCAGTAAGAGGAATAGAATTGTGATTGTTTACGGGAAAGCACTACATACACGAGATGTTTTTATTACGACCGTTCCAAACTTTTCGGAACGGAAGGCTCGCAACCGCAACCCATTCCCCAGCGGAGTCGGAGGGATTCGAACCCTCGAACCGTATGAAACGGTTAACACCTTAGCAGGGTGCCCCTATCGGCCACTCAGGCACGACTCCGAAGTTTCGACACGCCAAAAACAGCCGGTCGAAACTTAGCTCCCCATGATGGACTCGAACCACCTCTAAAGGTTCCAAAGACCCGTGTGCTGCCATTACACTAATGGGGAATGTGCAGACCGTTTTGACGGCCCGCGAAATTATTTGGATTTTGAAATCAGCTTGTCAATGTCCGCGCCCAACTGCCTTAACTGGGCGAAAGAGTTGGCGACGTTGTTTTGCGCCGTTTCCTCTCTCTGCTGAGCGGCTTCCATCAGCTTCTTGCTGTTCGCATCCAATTCGGCGGCATGCTGTTCAGCTTTCTTGGTTCGGAGGTCGATTTCCTGTGACGCCTTGTCCAAACGGTTGACTGCGTCAGCTTCCGCCTTGCTGATAATCTGTTCGGCTTGTTTCTTGGCCGCGTCCAACTGGTTGGCAACCTTATCGTCGGTTTCCTTTTTCAGTTTGGCGCATTCCTGTTCAAGCTTCTGCTTCTTATCGTGTGCGGCGGTCATCATCTGTTTGGTGGTTTCCGTCGCGGAGTCGAGCCGCTTCTGTGATTCATCCTTGGCCTGTTGGAGAATCTGTTCGGCTTGCGTGCGGGCCTGTTCCAGCTCCTCACGTTTCTTCGACTCGTAAGTGTTTTTCAACGTTTGGAATTCTTTGCCGAGGCTGGTGCCTAATTCCTGCATCGGGTTTTCCGACGCTTGACGGGCGTCCTGCAAGTCGGCGTTCAACCGTCCAATCTGCTGGCGGAGGGATTCAACTTCCTGCTCCCGTTTGCCGAGTTCGGATTGACGCTTGTCCAAGACCATGTTTTTTTCCGTCAACTGGCGTTGCAGATTCCAAATCTGTGTTTCCAACCCGTTCACGTACTGTTCAACGGAATCCTTGCGATAACCGTTGAATCCGGTGGGGAGGTTGAGTGGTTGTACCTGTGGCTGAGTCATTCCTTCCACGGTGAGAGCGTGGGAGGAGATGACCCGTGTTTCATCAGACATGGTCATTTTGAGTTCCTTCTTTTCTGGTTGAAAAACACGAGGGGGTCGTGCGGGAGTCGAACCCGCTTCTTCAAACGTCCAAGTTTTCTAATCGAAGTGGCACCGTCGATTAGAAACTGTGTCCGTGTGAAGAATCCTGTCTTCGACCCATGGCCTACTATTTGAACATTCCAACGCCCGTAGGCCGAAACGTTGGAATACTTTCCCGCCTGTGTAGTGTGTGATGGGAAAATTTTCCTGCTTGCAGTGTGCCCAATGCGTCAGTATTGGTACAAAATATCGCGTGAATTGAATTTATTACGCAAGCAGGAAAATTCGAGCCTAGAGTAGGAATCGAACCTACGACCTGCGTTTTACAAGAACGCCGCTCTAACCAACTGAGCTATTTAGGCATTGACATAGGTTTCAAGATTTGAGTTTTGAAACCCATGTCTGAACTAAGGAAGAACCAATTACGGTTCGTGCTTTGAGAGGGAATCGAACCCTCACGTCCTTTCGGACAGTTGCTTTTGAGGCAACCGCGTATACCAATTCCGCCACCAAAGCAAAGCAAAGCAAGAGCCGCCGCAACGGCTCAGGCAACGGTTCCTACTACTGGGTAGGTCAGCTGAAAACTAGAACCGCCCATAAGAACGGTTCCGACGCCTTCTCAAACAACCTGTAAGAGAAGTAGCACGGCATGTTGGACTCGAACCAACATCGACGGTTTTGGAGACCGTAATGCTACCGGTTGCACCAATGCCATATGTGGATGGTCACACCCATGAAGCGTGACCATCCACCGAGTCGCCGTTAACGGAAGCGTCCGCCGCTTTCATCTCCAGACAAGCCAACACCAGCGGTAGGCGCTTGCCTTCGGGGGTAGTACTACTTCCCCAACGCGGAATGTGAAGGATTCGAACCTCCGGCACTTCACAGTGCGACTGCTTTCGGGACAGTTGCATTAAACCACTCTGCCAACATTCCAAACCCAACTTAGTTATTGTCCAAGTTGGCATGACAGCGGCATGGTGGACTGGCTTTTACCACCAACGGCAAGGAACGTGGTCGTTTAAGCGCCCCGTTTGGCCGTGCCTCCCCTTCGGTCGTCAACCGCCTGACTAAGGCAGGGAGCCTCTTGACATCCACAAGTTCCATGTATGTCTGTTCGAGCAATGCCATCGGTTTCACGGACAGCTACCTCCGTGAAACCTAGTACCCAAGGTTGGAATCGAACCAACGACGTCCGGTTTAGGAAACCGGCGCTCTATTCCACTGAGCTACAAGGGTGTATGTCTCCGTTCCGCGAGGACGCCCGCAACGCGTCTTCCGGATTGGAGTCATTCACATCAGCCGTTCGCTACTTGCCATTGTTGCGGGGCAATGGCTTTCTCTAATGGGATGATGGTGTTTAACGCGCATTCCACGCGGACGCTTTTAATTGCCCATCCGATACGACGGGCCACAGGATTTCACTCCCGATTTCCCGTAGTTGCGCCAACTGCGGTCGTGCCCCCCGTGGGATTCGAACCCACAACCCAAGGTTTAAAAGACCTTTGCTCTAACCATTGAGCTAGAGGGGCTTGCTAGGAGGTGAAGGAACGAAAGAATCCACCTCCTAGAGTTGATTGGATTGACGGAAACTGTTTTTTGTTTGCAAAGTTTTACCTGAGTTATAGAGTCTGTACCGCACGGTCGCTTAGCACGCATATTCAGTTTCCGTGTGGCGAGCATCTTGCGGACGCTCGTCACGTCGTGGAGCCGGAGGGAATTGAACCCTCGTCCTTGAAAACGTTGATGATGTTTTCTACATGTTTAGCCATCTCGTTTATATATGTTGAAAGTTCCAGTCGAAGAGGCACCCCGGAACAGTTTTGCAACTCAGTCATGAAACGATGGACAGTTGCCGTTCACCGAGTTTTTGCTGTCCTTTCTTTTTCAGAATCGCCTTACAGCAAATCAGCGACCCTGTTCTTCCTTCAAACCGTTTTTCAGGCGGCGAGCTGGAAGTTACGCGAAGAATTAGTCTTGGCGTTTATTGTTTGACATGGATTGATGACGGTTGTCCACGTCAGCCTCCGACATGCTTACATTACCTTGATTTTCAAGTCGAAACCTGTCGGCCCCAAAATGCCGTCTTCCTTCCGGTTTTCCGTCCGAGCTTCCCATAGGTGTGGTTCAGAACCAATAGAATGGTTGGCTGGGATTTCCAGTCGGAAGGTTGACAGCGGTTTTGCCTGTCATGGTTTTGTCTTCAAGCGTTTTCATGCTTTTCCTCGTGTGTTTGAGTGAACAGGTGAGGATAGGTGTGATAGTTCTTGAAGATTCAACCATGATGGGCAAGTCTTCATATCGAACATGATTCGACGGGCTTTAAGTCCTATCGACCATGTTTCCTTATCTCTATTCATTTTTCAAACGGGCGGCAACATTCGGGGAGTGTTCCTTACTGGGTAAGGTCTTTACCCCGGTTGCCTTGGTGACTGTTCCAGTAGCGGGCTGGATATGAGAAGCGTTCTTCTCGCAGTCTGTTCACGCGTGATGTTTTTGAACCTCGTTTTGTGTGAACACTGCCAGTATAGCAGTTCTAGGAAACATGTCAAATCACAGAACGAAAACAATGTTTTCCAAGGCGTGTCGGACATTGCCAACCTTCACCAACAGCATTGGATACTTGGACAATACTGTCGCCCACAGGTTACACTCCCCTACATGCAGTCCAAGCAGATACAAGAAGCGGCCACCGTCGCATACATAGAAGACCAGTTCAAGTCGGAAGACCCCATGCTCATACAGTCCGCCGCCGGAAACCTCGCCAGACTGTACGGCATGACCACGCTCTCCCAGTTGACGGGGTTGGCGAGACCGTCCCTCTACCGGAGCCTGTGCGAGAACGGGAACCCGTCCTTCCAGACCATGTGCCGAATATTGGACGCTATGGGCTACACGGTGTCGGTTCGCCGCAAGGAGCAGAAGCCGAATGAGTGACATACGAGTTGAGCAGGATGTTCTCGACCTTGGTTCGACGGGCATGGAGTTGGATGTTCGACGGGTCAACCTGTTGGATGATATAGAAGCCCGCGAGCCGAACAGTATGGAAATATGGTATGGGCATTCCATTCTCACCGCCACACTGTTTCCACCAGCCCAACCGTCCGATGATGTGGATTTCGTCAGCAAGTCGAACGGACGGTTGGAATACATGCTTGAAGCTGGCGTGACGGGTGATGGGGATGATAGGAAACGCCGGTTCCCGTTCGGCAAATATCCGAGACTGTTGATGGCTTGGATGGCTAAGCAGATTCGTGCGGCGAAAGGCCATAAGACGAGGAATGTTGACCCGGAGACGAAGACCATCACCATTCCAAGCATCTACCAGTTGTGTGAGGAAATGGGATTGCCGCATGGCGGGCGTACCGCGAAGAGCGTGCAGGAACAGTTGGAACTGTTGTTGGCTTGCCGTATCAGTATTCGCGCGTCCGGCACGGGCAAGGGGTTGAATGTGAGGGATACGGCTTATCTGCCTATCGTTCAGGCCGTGCGCATTATCAATGATGAGAAGAATGTGGGCTATTCCGGTGCCACGTTCCGTCTGACCGATGAAGTGTATGAACGGTTGAGTCGTGAGTCGGCTCCGTTCGATACGAGAGTGTCCACTTACCTTTTGAAAGGCAGGTCGGTCATGCCTTACGACATTTACATTTGGCTGACTGGCAGTATGAAGAATCTTCGCCGTGACCTTCCGGTGAGTTGGGATTGGCTGTATGAACGGTTCGGAGACCAGATTGCGGTCAAGAAGTCTTTTCGGCGCATGTTCCGTCAATCGTTGGAGAAGGTCAAGAAGGTGTATCCGGGGTTGAATGTTGAGTGTCCAACGTATGAGGATTACATTATTCTGCATCCGAGTCCCACGTCGGTTCCTACCCGTGCTGTCCGTGAGGTTGAGGTGGGTGCTAATGGGGATGTGTTCGAGGTGGCTTTGCATTCGTTGCAATCGGTTCAACGGAAAGGTGTACGAAAGGCCACGTCAGATTGAGTTGACCGTGGTCTTTCGGACACCTTGGAGAGTATTGGTGTCTGAAAGGCCATGTGTGGGCGGGTGTCTGCGTGGCTTTTCGGACACCTTTCGCATGGCTTTTCAAACACCTCCCAACGGGTTGAACGGTTTCTCGACGTGGCCTTTCACGCACCCTCGTATACGCTACGGATTGCACGCGCCTTTCCAGCTTTAATTTATCCACTAGTTTTTCGTTGGAATTTCAACCATTCCACACGCTTATCCACATTTCCACAGGCAGAACGTCAAACATTCCGTGGACTAACAGGCACCTTTAGTGGCGTTTCAAACACCATGACGATTATGAATCATGCCGGACATGGACTATCAAACACCATCAGCATGGACTATCGAACACCCTTTTATGGGGTTTCCGACACCTTTCCGTGGACTAACAGGCACCTCGCATGGTAGAAAAACCGTTACGGGAGTAAGGCTCAACCGGCATGGTTATATATTATATGCTCATAGTTTCTTATAGTTTCTTATCAGGGGACCCTCGAACCGCCGAAGCGACACTTCGGTAGGCGGGGAACAAGTCCCTTCAGGAAACCCTTGCCGCGAGACAAGGGAATCCCCCGGCTTCGGCCGTGGGGAGGAAGTCAAAGTTCCGGTTTTCCGAGCCAAGGAATCAACCGGTGCGAAATACTGGAAACATGAGACTCCTATACAAAATCACAAGCTTATATCGCAAAGCCCGTTGGCTCATGTGGCTGGCTGGAATGTTGCCCACCACGCTCATTCCCCTGCTGGGTTACGGAATGCACGCTTTGAACATCGCAAAGGACAGGCAGGAGTTGGCGACAGATAATCCGGAGCTTGCTTCGGAGGAGACGACTGGCTCCCTATTTGATTGGATGACCGGCGAGACGGTGGGAAGAATCATTGGAATCATTACGATTCTTGGCATTATTTTCATCCTACTGTTGATTATATTGCAAATCTTCTCGTTCATTGGTGCCCGAACGTCAGTATCCGGAACAGACCATGACACGGCCACCAAGGAGGCCAACCGTAGGCAAGCAGACTTGGGCAAAATGGACGTGGAGCCGAATGATGGGGACGTGGCCTTTCAAACACCTTCCCAATCGAAGCCAAAAAGGAAAGGCAAGCCGAAACCGGCTCCCGCCACTGAGGGCAACGAGGATGACTGGTTCATCGACTAGTCTGAATGGTGTTTAAAAAGCCACGCGCCGACCGGCTCGTGCGGACTATTTTCCTAGTTCGCTGAGCTTGGTCGGCGCTTTCTTATGTTTGAGCGGCAACGGTTTCCCGTCCGTCTGATTATAGACGCAGTAGTTGCCGTTGTCGGTTTTGTGGATTACCACGTTGACCTGCCGGTTGTCCTTCGTGTAGACGGAGCATTCGGCGTCCACACCGTTCTCGATGTCCTTCATTGAGTCCACGGTGTATTCGCCCCGTCTCGCGGAATGTATTATCCCTTTGGTTGTTGGGATACTACTGTCTGTATCGGAGTACTCCTTGTGTGTGCAGTTGATGCTGGACAGTCCGTACACGTATTCCAAGCTTTGGTTGAGGGACGGGGCTTTCGGCATTTTCACCGTGGTCGCGGTGACGAACGAGAGGAAGAACACGAGAACGGAAACAGTCGAAACCAGTGTCCGACCCTTGTTCACAGCGAAAGCGCCGACAACAAGAGCAATGACACTAACGATAATGAGAGAACTGATAATAAAATCGCCCGTACTCGCTTGGTCGGCAACCTCCTGCCAAGCGGAGAAATCCGCTGTCACTTCTGAACCTTTTCCAGTCGGGTGGACAGTTCCGCCAATCCGTCGATGATTTTATTCTCCTCCACGGTTTTCCTCCCACCGGCTCGACCGTCACGGAAGCGTTTCTCGCACTCGCCCATACCCCTGCGGATATCCTCATTGGTGATGCCATAGGCGATAGCGAACGTTCCCAACGCTTCCACCACGTCGCAATACTCTTCGACCAACCGACTGTAAATCCGCTTGTCGGAAGTGCCGTCGGCAACCCAATCCATTCCCACTGCGGCGAGTTCAGCAGACTCCTCCAACAGTTTCCGCCACTGCCGGTCGGATGGTTCCGCATATTCCGGAGCGAATGTTCTGACGGTGCCAAGACTAGCCAACCCGTGTTCAGTCATTTCCACGCCACGCCCGATGAACTTGTAGCCGGGATTCTGTTCGCAATAGTCGCGCACGTCACGCAACCATTGGATAGCATTGGGGATACTCCCCCAGCGGATGACCTTCCCCGTGTTGTCGAGGAAGTATTTCTGTTCCAATTCGTTGATGGAATTTTTTTCGATTTCATCCAACGCTTCGTCAATAATGTCCTTGACCACGATGGCGGACTTGCCGTGCAGGTCTGTGGTGGGGCGCACATGGAACGCTTGGAAGAAATCGGAATAGTTGAAGGTCGGATTACAGGAAGTGCCTACCATATCCAAATTTTCCAGTCCACGGTCTTGCCAATCGCAAGCGACCATGAACACCATATCGTCCGGAATGTCGGAACGGACTATCGCAATATCGTAACTCAAATCGCACCTATTCTTTCAAAGAGTGCCCAACAGAACATGATAAAAAGGATTGTCGCCATGATGATGAACGCCACCATCAGGGCGACGGCCAAATGATAAAGGAACCGCCAGCCGTAGATTCGTACTCCCAGCCAACGTTTCTGCCCCGAAGTGTAGGAGTGTTCCAAAAACGCTTTTTCCAAGAGCGTGACGGAACGGTCGAACAATACCGCCATCGTGTGCGACATGAGCACACCGGCTATACAACCTATGCTCAATACCAGTCGGACGAGTATGCCAGCCATGATTCCATTCATTCCTCTAAGTTCAGTACCGCCAGCTCGCAATCCAATCGTCGGGCAATGTCCAGTTTGGTACCGGAGAGTCGGAATTGCGTGCCGACGGCGGTTCCGTTTCGATACTTTTGGGCGACCATATTCGACTGGATGTGAATGATGTTCCGTGCATGCTTGTAACGCCACACGTTGCCTCCACCATCACTGTCGAGGTTCATTCTCATGTTACGGTAGAAGTCCACGTTGTCGTACAGGTCTCGGGGGGTTAACGGGTCAGTCTGCATCGAGCATTTCCTTCCACTTTTCCAATTCGTTCAAATCGATAGAGAATTGTTTATGTTCGGTGCAGTCGGAAAAGTCGATGGTCAGATACGGTTTTCCACGGAAAGTGTCACTGGACACGATGACGGTGTCACTGCCCAGTCCGCCCTTCTCATGTAACAGTTTGTAATATTTTTTATCCGGAACCATCGGCTTTCCCTTTCTAATATCAGGTCAGGAGAGTTTGACCAGAATTCCGTAAGCGATGATGAGAACGAACCAGACGACAGCCGCCACTACCGTCCAACGGTTCAGGTTCTTTTCCGCCACGCCCGAGCTTCCCGCCGAACCTGTCAACGATTCAGCGAAATTCGAGAAACCGCCTCCCTTGCCTTTGTGCATGAGAATGAGGGGAACGAGCATGAGACTCAACACGGCGATGAATCCAAGAAGGATATGTTTCATAATTACTGCTCCTTTGTTTTGTTGTAGAAGACCAGACTTTTCCATCCGCTCGCAAGCCGCCAATGTTCGCCCGGCAACCGCATAAGCAACGGTTGCAGGATGCCTTCGACGATGAGCTGGTCTAGTGACCCGTGTACGGCGACCGTCCGTCCTCGCACGATGGTGCCGTCCACGGTGACGGCCTTGACCATGCGGCTGTCCAAAACCTTCGGTTCGACGTTCTCCCAGTCGAGGTCGGCGGGCTGGTCTTCCTGCGAGTCCAAGGCGGCTTTAGTGAGACGGCGGAACGAGTCGCGTATCGCATCCATCTGCCCGTCCCACAAGTCTCGTATCTGTTCTTCGCTCGGATTGAAGTCTGCCCAGTTGGTTTGCGCGGCGAATACCGCGATTGCGGCTTTTTCGATGCGTTCATCCGGCATAGAATTTTCCTTCCTTACTGCAATCCAACACCTGCAATGCGCTCACATGGTCGGCCTGTCGGAAAAGGCCGGACGGGGATTTTTCGATGATGGGCACCATGACTCCCATGTAGACGCCTATCGCCCCACCGGGAGCTATGATGATGGTCCCGTCCACGACGGTGCCGTTGTCGAATCGGGCGATGACGCGTTGCCCTTCAAGTTCGGCTGTTGTGGCGTGCCGCCAGTCCACGGGATTGTAGACGATGCCTTCGCCGCCCATCAGCCGAACACCCACAATGTCAGCTTGCCCAGTCCGAAGTCCATTCCTGAGACAAGCGCCATGAGCAGCAGCACGAAGATTCCGGACGCGACGCACCAGCCCGCCCATTCGCGGACGGTGGGCGTGACTACCTTGCGAATTTCGGACACAACCTGTTTGACGAAACGGATGACGCCGAGGAATCCTTGACCGATTCTGACGAACGGATTGTTTTTCCCATCGGCAATGACGGGCGTGGCTTTCTCAACCATAGATTTCCTTCCATTGAATCAGACCGTCGATAATTTTCGCGGCGGTTCGATTGTCCAAATATTTCTTATTCAAGTCTTCCTTATAGCGGACTACGGGAGGGCAGTTTTCGAGGTTTTTCACGTTATTAAGGTCGGACTGGTCGGTGAGTTTGAGAATCAGTCGAATCTGAGCTTCCGTGGCCTTGCGTTTCCGTCCCGCGTAAATCATCATTGCTCTCCCTGACCGGAGTGGTACACGTCTGCTACACGAAAGTTTTCCGATAACAGGTCTTTCGTGTTTTTTCTTAATTGGGCGGACGCGAGTTCCTGCACTTGAGAGACCGCTATCACATAGTCGGTCAGCTGGTTGGCGAATTCCTTATCGTGATGGCGTCGAGCCAGTTCGCAGACAGCGTCGATTGCCGAAGTGTGGAAAATGTCCGATACTGGTTCGATGTAGTCACCGTCTGCCATGAGGGCACGGTATTCGAATCGGTTTCCGCAGTTGATTTCCCGAACCATGCCGTAGTCCTTACCGTCAACCACGACTTGATAGTCTTTAGTTTTGCTGGAGGATTGCGTGTAGCAGGGGAAGTTGATGGCAGACAGTGTTGCCGAATACTGGTCTTGTATCATCGCCAGTTCTTCGTCCACCCAGCCGAGTGAACGTAGTTGGATGGGGTTTGCCGGTTTTTTGGGGTTTTGTTTTTCCAAGCTTTCCTCCCAAAGACTGCTTATGTGTGGACTTACCCAGTATAGCAGAGTTTTCTTCGGAAGGAAAGCCGACGTTCAGGCGAGAATGGTCAACGACTTGAAAAGCGTGTCCGCCAGATGATTGCCTCCACCGTTGAGGCAAACCACCACATATTGGGGTAGGTTCACGAAATTCAGGCTTTCCACACGTAGACCATCCTCGGTCTTCTCCATACGGTATTCCAATTCGCCGTCGATGGTGGTTCCGCCTACGGTGATGGCGATAGCCCTTTTACCGGCCAGTTCCTCGATAGGCTTGTCCATCCAATCGGAAATAGTCTCGTGTACGTCAGTATGCATATAATCCTCCAAGACTCTACTTACTCGCGTCCGCGAACAGTGTGGCCTTGTCTTCTTTGTGAAGCTTGTCCGCTTGGCGTTTGATATCGCTCGTCGTATGCCAGAGAGTGAATTCGGTCGGGTTGGTTCCGGTAATCAATTCCTCGACCATGTTGATGCTCCAAGATGGAATGGTGTCGTATACGCGGTACAAGTCAAGTTTCTTCACATCCTTGTCCACTATGCCGCCGATGTGGATACCATGGGGCGCATTCCCCAGCGGATGATAGTCCGCGAGCACGCTGATGGCGTGTGCGACCTCGTCCCGAATCTCCTCAAGGGTTTCCAATTTCAGTGGACATTCCTCGCTGAACAGTGGAAGGTAATGTTCTTGTGCGAGCCAGAACGGGAACTCCTCCAAATCGTACTTGTCCATGTCATGTCGGCTTAACGGCTTCTCATAGTCGATGATTGCGGTGAGCTTGCCGGTTGGGTCGGCTAGTGGGCGTTCGTGGATGGAGATGAGTTTTTCGTCGGGATACTGATGGTCGTATAGCGACTTGGTGTAGGCGTATGAGTATTTTTTGGTCAACGGTTATCCTTCACTCTTGTATGATGTGAATGTTTCCAGTATAGCAGAGGAAACGGTAGAAAAGTCAGCGGTCAGTGACCTTGACTTTGTTATACGCAAGAATCGACTCGAACAGTCGGAGTGGATTGCGGGAGTCCAGCTTGTACTGATGGTGATTCCTCGCGGTTTCCGTTTCGAGGAATCGTCCGCTCTCGGACGGCTCTTCCACAATCATGGGAACCCAACGCCATTTCTCACGGCCTTTACTGTTCTCCCAGACGATTTCCCCGTTTTCCAATACTCGCTTGTAGGCGGTCTTGTCGGGGAATGACGAGTCTATTCGTGCGACTAGATTCAATCGGCTCATGGTTTAATTCCTTCTTCTCTCAGTTCTTCATAGTCTTGCGGCGTAAGGAAAAGCCAAGCTCCACAGTAGGGACACTTGACCCTATTGGCATCGACGGTGTTCTTGCAATACCAGCAGGTGACGTACCATCCGTTTACATATCGGTTTTGCATTGTTGCTCCTTTTTTCGTGGAATCAGAAGACGGTGGTCTTCTAATTTTCGCAAAGAAGTCGATGACTTCGATAAGATAGAGGAACATTTCAAGCAGGACAAAGAAAACGAATCCCAGTACGTCAAAAGTCCAGTTTTTCAGTTTTTTGAATATGTTGGACATTGCTCTCCTTGTCTTGATAGATTGTGTGAACAACCCCAGTATAACCTAAAAAAGCAAGACTGGCAATCACGCCAAAAAACGGAAAACAAACAGGCTAATCGTATCTTCAGGCAACATCAGCGGATTACTTTCTCGCTCTGATTTGGCACTTCCAACGGCATAGAACCCGAATATCCCAACTGTTCCTCGCAGTGTGCGATGACGGCTTGCAACGCGAACCGTTCCCCTACAAGAAAATTCTCGTCCGAAGCGGTGGGAATCATCTCGTTGATTCGGGCTATCTGTTCCTTGCACCAGTCTATGGTGTCATGCAGGGTTTTGTCTTTCTGAGTGACGTTCACCGCCATCCTGTTTTCCTTTCTCTCGTTAACGGGGCTAAAATCGACTTTTTGTTGAAAATGACCCCGTTAACTTTCATTTTTCTGACGATAGGGGTCAATGTCGGCGTTTTCGACCATGCATCCGTAGTCTTGACAACGGCACATGGATTGGATTTTTCGCATGCACTTCGTATCTGCCATTGATTCAGTCCTTCTTGGACGGGGCTTTCGTCAAGACCGGCTTGACCAGATTCCCTTGAGAATCGTACACTCTGACGGTGTTCTTCTCCGAGTCGCCTACCACGGTGATGACCTGCCTCTTACGACCATGATTGGAGTAAGCCACGCACGGGGTGTCTCCGTCGGTCACGTCACTGGCTCCATCGCATCGCACGGATTCATACCCATAGGATGTAGCCAATGCTTCACCGAAGGTCGGACGCTGGGTTTCTATCACGCCCATTGTTATAATAAGTGCCACAATACAGATGAAGCACACTGCTTCCAACAGTCCGCCTACGATTTTCTTAATATTTTTATCATTCCACAAAAAGATGATTCCTGAAATGAGCGTCGCTGTTATGGCAAAGGCAAGAAACACCATAAAAAGAAAGAGCGGGTTTTGGCTCCACTCGTTGAAATCTACCATGTTTTACTACTCCTTCTGATTTTGGTTTTGTTGAGGTGGAACCACTTCCAATCGGAAGGTTCTCTTGACGTTTGCCTTAATTTTGTATCTGCCGTTCTTGTCGGTGACGCTTCTGGCGGGATTGCCGACACTATCTTTGTAGGGAGTGCCATCGTCATGGACGACCGTGACCGTCACGTTGGGAACAGGATTGCCCTGCCGGTCGGTGACGGTGGCCTCTAAGGTGATTGACTGTCCCCAGATTTCGGTTTTCAACCGATTGAGTCCATTTGTCAATGGTGGTGCGACGATTAGTCCGATAACGCTTAATGCCACGACCAGTTGAGCTAGGCTCAAAACCAGTCGTGTCCAGAGTAGGATATCGTCGGTTCTGTCATTTTCGTTCACTTCCGGCCTGTCCTGCTCAACTCGAAACCGTCGATATACAATTGGAACAGGCTCACATATTGGCCGTCTTCTATATCATCCTCCGGTTTTGCGTACAGTTGAGTGTTCAGAACCGCGACCGGCAGACCGGTATGCTCCTCCTGTTCGATGTGGAAGGGTATTTCCTCCTGACCGTGAGCGTTCTCGCGGACTGCCACACCGTAATCACCCACCTGTGGTTGGGTGGATGGACTGCTATCGTCAATATCCTCATAGGTGAGATAGAACGGCAAAAGTAGCGGATTGGGAACATTCTTCAACGGGATAAGTTCTATACCGGCCTGTTGGGAGTGCTGTTGGCAGACGCCACTGTAACTGTCCCCTTCACCGTAATCCGGCCAGTGGCGGATTGCCACGATGGGTTTACTGCACGGGTATATTTGACCGTCCGAGTCAACCATGGTTTGGGCGCAACCTACGTCAATGAGTTCCTTAAGATTCAACATGATTCGGCTTCTTTCAAGAGTCTTTCGCAGATGTGGATTAGTCACTGTAGGAGTTGGGGTCTCCCTGTTCATCAGAGGACGGGGACTCGTCTGGGGAGGTGAGGTTCCGTATCATACGGTTGTAGCGGAGTTCTTTTTTCCTCTTGTCCACATAGTCGATAATTTCCATGAGTGCGGCTGTCCGACTGTCTGTGGTCGGTTGGACTCCATACTGTTTGACGCGGGCGATGGTGAATTCGTAGGCTGTGGTGAGGCCGTCGTAGAAAGTGTATTTCTCCAACAGTTCCTTGTCCGGGGTTTCGGAATCTTTGACGGCCTTGTCCCATTGTTGTTCCAACCATGATATGAGGTCGGTTTTTGGTTCTGACTGACTCATGTAGTGGTTCCTTTCTATACGAATGCTTTATGTGTGGACACCCCCACTATACCACAATCAGTTGAGCGACCCTAATCAGATGATATCATCCAAAGACTCGAACACGTCCTCCAGAAACCCCAACTCTAGTTTCTTCTCCGAAGCGTCTCGACCATTCTCCTCGTCGGCACGAATCACGGACTCCAACACCTGACGTTTCAAATTCAAGGTCAAGCATGGTTCACCACTTCCTTGCGTAGGATTCTATGGTGTCCGCGTCGAATTGGGTCGATGAGCTTAATATCATCCGTTACCATAGATTTTCCCTCCCTCGTCTTTGATGCCTTTTTCGACCAGACTGACAATCGCATACAGGTCGATGCTGCCGTATTCGCCCACATGGACGATGCCGGTGTCCTTATCGACCGTTGCCGTCTCGTATAGTCCGTCGCTGAGCCAGCCGCGTTCATTGTTGGCGTCTTCGCAGAGCAGTTCCACCGCTCGTTTGTTCGGAAAATATTCCATCTCAACCCCTTAGTCCCTATACAACGCCCTTACGACGGCCCGCATGCGTAATGCGGCCTGACGGCGCGTCTCATACGGACTGCCAAGCTCCTCGCCCAGCAGCCACCCTTCGAACACGAGCACCGGGTCGTGTCCGGGATATTCGTTGCAGGATTCGCATACGCGCATGTACTGTTCGGCCATATCCTCGGTGTCCTTCGCCGCCTGTTCGTTGCCAATCGCGTTCCGGCACCATTCGGCGGTCTTGTCGAACCGTTCCTTCAGCCGCATGAGCCGGTCGGTGCGCGGCATGGGGCGCAGACAGCAGGCGGGCCAGCTCGTCCAATGCCTGTTCCTCACCCATGCCAGCCATGCCGATGGAGGTTGTATCCTCGACAAGCTCGTACTGCGTGCGGACGATGTGGATGGTGTCGCGGTCGGGAAGGTTGACGGTAATCTCGTATCGTGCTTGAGGGTCGTACGCGGTGATGCGTCCGAATTGGCGGTCGTGACTCACATGCCAGCCCGGCAGCGTGTGGGTGACGGTGTTGAGGATGTCGCGTGTTTTCATTATGTCAGTTCCATTCCTTCGGGGCGACGACAATCCAGCCGTTTGACAGCGGGTATACTTCGCAGGGTTCGTCCGAGTCCAAATCGTCGTCCAACGGGTTCCAGTCTTCGAGACCGTCGTGGGCGATTTCGTCGTTGAGCGCCCCACTGTGGATGCGTTCGATTTCGACGCGGACATCCTCTGAGGGGAGGAAGAGGAACGAGAATGGTTCGAGCATTGGTTCGAAAAGATACGGCAGTCCGTCATTGGCTCCCCAGTTGGCGACCATGTTCATGTGTCGTCCGTCATCCATTTCTACGAGGATTATTCCCGATTCCTGTCCAGTGAGGTCGTGCAGGTTGATGGTCATGTTTTTCTCCTTGTATTTAACTTTTTGTGCGAACAACTCCAGTATAACCCACAAAAACAGGATTGTCAAACAGAAACCAAGCAAGGTTCCCCACCCTAGAAAACGACGGAAAGCCAAAACAGCAAACACGCACCAGTCAACCCGCCCAAAAACAAAAAAGGGAACTTGTACGTTTCCTGTACAAGTTCCCTCAATTAGGAAATCAATCCCAGTTGCACATAAAGTAGCCATTGGGGTCGATACCATCGACAAGATGGGCAGTGGCGCAATCGTTCACGGTGAACATAGGGCGGGGCTTCATGCCATAATCACCCCTGATGCGTTTGTTTTTCAACTCCTCCCCCACGAAACAGTCCTTGACGGGAACCACACGCCCACCCTGCGGGGAGCAGGTGGCACCATCCACGACCTTGTAGGCGAGCTTGCGGACATTGACGCTCTTGCCGGTCTTGCTGACCTTGGTCACTTGGTAGAAGTCCACGAGAGTCATGCTGTAACCCCAAGAGCTGACAAATATGTCCCCCACATGCACTTCCACGTCGGTGGTGGAGGTCTGTGGCTTGCGACGTTCCTCTTCGGTGCCGTTGATGCGGAAGTTCTCACGAGTGAGCCAAGGGTAGGTCTTGATAGCCTTGTCGATGAAGTTTTCGACGCCCTTCATGGTTCGCCAGTGCTTGCGTCCGCTGAGGTAATTGCGGCTAGTGATGTTGAGGAAGTCGTTGGTGACGTCCACCCAACGATTGGTGCGTTTGCTGATTTGGACTTCGAGGCTGAGCATTTTTGTCTCCTTTATGTGTGGTGGGTTTTCAACCCCTGTTTGTGTGAACAATTCCAGTATAGACTATGTTTAAACAAAAGTCAACCCAAAAAACAGAGGACAGTCCAACCAAGTCAGACCATGACCCAGAGCCTAAAACTCACCGACCAGCCAAGGCGATGGAACGAACCATGGAGTCCAGTCTTTCACATCCCAACGATTTGGTCACATAGTAGCTGTCGTTGTCGAGGTCAAGCCAATAGACGACCTCGTTCTTGTCCTTATGGTACTCAGAGAAGATATAGCGTTCATCGGGCTCGCTTTTTGGAGACGATTCCTTATACTCGTCGTAGACGTGCTTCCAGTGCTCTTTCGTCAGCTTATTATGTCGAATACACAGCAGAGCGGTGTCATCATCGCTCCAGAATTCCAGTTCGACATCAAACGGCTGGATGGTGTCGCTGATATTCATAGGGGTTCTCCTTTTTTTGCGTGGCCTGTTCGTCCTTTTTGTGTGAACAATTCCAGTATACCACATGATTGGATGAAAAACAAAGGCGACCAGTCCTAAAAGACCGTCACCCTAAAAAGCCTCTCAATCAGTCATGAAAATCGACAAACCAGACACGAGCGGAAGAATCATTCCCCAGCCTCTCAAACAGAGCACCCCTTGACACGGGGAACCACGACCCACCTTCGTAACCGTCATTGTCGCAGACAACGCTCACATTGCAGTCCAACAGCTCTCTGACCTCGGAATCACCGTCGCCGTAACGTTCTTTGAGTTCGCCGCAGGTGATTCCCTGAAGCCCGCCTACCATTTCCTCCCAGCGTCCGCCGAACTCATACCAGTCGTAGAACGAATCGTTGTTGAAAGTAGATACCACATCGCCGTCTTCGTTCAGACTGTACCCACAGTATTCGGCATAGGCTTCGAGCGCTTCTTCATCGTTCAATGCCAGTCGGCGTTCCGCTTTCTCGAAGGCTTCGCTCGTTCTGTCGTGCTGGTTTTCGCCCTCGCGTTCAATTAGACGCCTGTCATTCTCTTGATTGTCCTTCAGGAATTCGTCCCGCGTGTAGAGGACGTATTCCTCGACTTCCTCGTATTCGCTGTATGGGTCGATGATGGCTTCGGCTTCGCTGGTGTTGTTGCCTCCGATGACTGCGCCTAGGAAGTGCATTTTTTCTCCTTGTTTTTGGTGGGTTTTTCAACCCTTCGTTTTGTGTGAACAATTCCAGTATACCACAGGTGTGGTCAGTGAACCTTCCCGACCTTACGGAAGGGGATTGTGGCCTAAAATCCGTTCAAAAGCCCACCGGCTTCTCCTCCACATGAAGTAAAACAACCATTGGAAACACTCGGCAAAAGGAGACAAAAAATGGGAAACCCCACCAACCACTACACATACAAAATCGAATGGTCGGACGAAGACGAGGAATGGGTAGGAACCGTACTCGAACTCCCCAACCTCAGCTGGCTGGACAAAACACCAGACCAAGCACTGAACGGCATTCAACAGGTCGCACGGGAATGCGTGGACGATATGACAAAACAAGGCAAGGAACCGCCTATACCATTATCTGACAGATACCGTTCAAACCAATCCACAGACGTTCCGAACAAGGAGACTATTTCCGCCATGCGGGAAGCTAAGCGTGTAGCAAAGGACGAACACACGCGAGGTTATCGAGACATGAACGCCCTTTTCGCACACCTGAATGCTTGAAAATGACCGACGCCAGCATTGCTGTATGACTGTTTTTTGTTAGATTATTTTTGGGCATAGCAAAGGCCAGCTGAGGGGATTGACCCGCCTAGGCTCACCTTGCTTTATAGGCTTTTACCCTCCACTGTCTTATATGACTTGATGTCTTTACGGGAGACGCGGCCGTTGGAAAATAGCGAATCGTGGGTGTCAAGTCTCACCAGAACTAGAGAAATCTCGTCTCCGTCGCGGCGATATACAAGTAGTAGGTCTGATTCGACATGCAATTCGCGGAATCCTTTCCAGTCGCCGGTGAGAGCATGGTCGGAATATTTCGTTTTCAGAACATCGGTATCACTTTCCCCTAAAGCCCGAAGTGGCTCCTCAAGTCTGCTTATGTCGTAATGCTTCTTTTTCAGACGTTTGACGTCGTTGTCGAACGACCGTATGGTTTTTAGCTTCAGTTCAGAGCGCATTAAGATAGTCCATCATGTCTTCAACGGTGTCAGATGAGTGAGTGTATTCGTGTTCCAAAGCCTGACGGCGGGCTTCTTTGTTCTTAAGTTCTACTAATTCGTTCTCCAGTTCGCGGAAATGCCTGTAATCATGTTCGTTGAGGATGAAGTAAGCGGGGTGGTTGTTCTTCATGACGGTGACGGGAGTGCCGTCCCCTACTTTGGCGAACTCGGAGCTTGCGGTCCCCCTGCCAAATCGGCTGATGGGAACCATCGTTTCCACAGGTACAGTCAATTGCATTGCGTCTCCTTACTGTTGCATGTAAAAATACATGTTATCAGACATGCGAATTGACATCAACTTGAAGGCAATACAAAAAAAGGGGGGGGCAGACTGGCGGTGGAACCAGTCCGACCCCCCCTAGCTCACGGTCGTGTCAGCGTCCATGTCGCGGCGTCACGGCATGACACTTACGGACGGAATACGCGACCGTCAATCCCATTCCCACGAGTGTGAACAGAATGACCGCCATGATAGGCGTGTTCACACCGGTTTGGGCGAGTTGGCGTACCGCTTTCACGATGGCCGGTGTCACCGGAGGAATGTAGGAGTTGGTGAACTCGGGTCGAGTTCCGGTGGTCATGACCATGCTGGGGGTTGCGGTCGGATTGTTCTCATCCTCACCAGCATTCTCGTCGGTCTTGTCGGCCTTATCGGTCGGCATGACGAGCATGGTGCTGGAATCCTTAGCCGAATCGTCCGTCGGGTCGTATTTGACTCTGGCGGTCAGGTTGCCTTGCAGGTTGTCGCTTACAGTGACGGTCACGTGATGTTCCGTCTTGTCGTAGGTGACGTTTTTCTCGCCGGTGTTCTTCTCGCGAATCACATACCGGTATTCACCGCAATCATCCACACCATCATTGTCTCTACCGTAGGTGAGCGGCTTGAACCGGATGTCGCCCTGCTTGTCGTTCCTCGCGGTGTCGATGACATTGCCCTTGTCGTCCACAAGCTCGAACTCGAATTCGGCCGCTTGCAGTTCACGTCCGGTCAGATTCTTCTTGTCCGACAGTTCGACCAACACGTCTTCCGGCTGGTACGTGTTCCGGAAGAGGATGCTCTTTTCGTCGGCTTTGCCGTTGGAGTAGGCGACGCTGGCGACGAGCTTGTGGCTCTTCGAGTCCTCGGTGACGGTGATGGTGACGGTGTGGATGGTCTTATCATAGATGACACCACCCAAGGTTCCGTCCTGTTCGTCAACCGTGTACGTGTACACGCCGGTCTTGTCGAACGTGAGCTTGTCGAATTCGAGTGTTCCATCGCCTTCGCGTGCAGTTACCTTGTCGGATTGCGTGTTGCGCGGAGCACGGGTGAACGGTTTGGCTTGGAGCTGGTTGCCGTCGGAATCCTTCAATTCGGCGGTGAACTCGTTGTCGTTCAGGTCGCGTCCCGTCAGATGTTTGTCCGCTTCGAGTTGCACGCTGACGGGTGTCGGCGTGTACGTGTTGTCGAATCGGATGTCATCGGTCTGACGGTCGGCGGTCGCTGTGAGAGCGCCGTCATGGTCGGTGACGGTGACGGTAACATCGTATTCCTGAGTGGAGTAGCCGATGGTCTTGTCCGTTCCGGCGAGTTCCTTCACATGATACGTGTATGCGCCGGGCATGGTGTAGACCATTTGGCCGAATGTGAATCCGGTTCCCTTGTTGGACACGGTTTGTGTTCCGTTTTGGCTTCCGGCTGGCATCGGCATGTCGTTCACGCTGATGGTGTTGCCGTCCATGTCATGTGCGGATACCGCGTTCAGTTGGAACTTGAATTCGCCGTCTTGCGGAGTGCGGCTGGTTGCCGTATCCGTGTTGACGATGTTTTTCACGCCGCTGATGGAGTATCCGACGTTCTTCGGACTGTAATGGTTGGTGAACGTGATGTTCTTGCCGTTAGCGCCGGTGGTTGGGGTGACGGTCTTGGACACGACGGTCAGCTTGCCCTTGTGGTCAACATCCTTGACCACGTAGGTGATGGTGGCTACCGTCCCATCCTTGGTGACTCCCGGAATGGTCGTATCCTGTTCCGTCATGGTGTACACGTAGGTGCCTACGAGCGGGAACGACAGTTGGTCGAATCGGATGTTGCCCTGCTGGTTGTTCCGCTTCGTCTGGTCGGTGTTCGACACGTTGGCGGGTGCCGACTGCTGGTGGAGTGTGAAGTTGAAGTCTCCGTCTTTGAGCGTGTACTTGTTGCCCTTGGAGGAGGTCATCTTCTTCATTGCTGTCGGATTGTCCGTGGCGGGTTGGGCCTTGTACGTGTTGGTGAATTCCGGAATGTTGGTTCCGTCATCATATTTCATGTCGGACAACAGTTGGCCTTCGCCATTGTCGGTGACGGTGACTTTCACATGATGTTTGGTGGCGTCATAGGTGATGCCGCCGTTATCGCCGTGGACTTCGCTGAGCGTGTAGTCGTACACTCCCGTCTTCGTGTAGGAGATGGTGCCGAACAGGATGTTGCCCTGCTGGTCGTTGGTTTTCACCGTTCCGACCTGACCGCCGGTCTTATCCTCGACGCATTTGAACTCGTATTGTCCGGCTTGCAGTTGGATGCCTGTATGGTCGGGGTCGTTGAGTGTCTTGTGCGCACGGAATTGCACGCTGACCGGTTTCGCCTGATACGTGTTCGTGAACGTGGTTGGATAGGCTGTGTTCACTCGGGTTTGGGCTTGCAGTTGGCCGGTCAAATCGTCGGTGACGGTGATTTGCCACATTCCCATGTGGGAATCGTAGTTGACGCCGCCCGCCGATTGGCGGACTTCACGCACCGTGTAGGTGAACGTGCGGGATTTGACACCGTTCAACTGTTGGGCGGTGAACGTCAACGGTTGGAAGCTGATGTTTCCGTTCTGGTCGGCGTTCACGGTTTGCAAAGGCTTGCCTACCGCCTGCTCGTTGTCGAACAGTTGGAATTGGAAGTCGGTGAGTTTCGCATGGCTGGCGTTCTTGTTGTCGAACGTCTTGTGTGCGGTGAGGCTCACGGTCACGTCCTTCGGCTGATACGTGTTGTGGAAGACCGGGGTCTTGTTCGTATTGTCGTAGGAGGTGGAGGTTTTCAACTGTCCGTAACCGTTGTCGGTGACGTTGACGTGCATGGTGTGGACGGTTTGGTCGTAGGTGATGCCTTTGAGCTGTCCCGTCTTTTCCATGATACGGTAATCGTGTTCGCCTACCGTATTGTAGGTGAGCTTGTCGAAGGTTACGGTTCCGTCCGCATTGTTGGTCTTGGATTGGATGGTCTTGCCATTCTTGTCCTGCAATTCGAATGTGAACTCGTTGGCGTTCAACAGGCGGAGCGTGTGCTTCGGATTGTCGATTACCTTGCTGGCTTTCGGCGTGACGGACACAGGCTGGCTGGAATACGAGTTGACGAACTGGCCGTTGTCAATGGTCTCGCCATTCTTCATGGAGATGGTCGGATTGATGAGCGAGGCTTTCAACTGTCCACTGTTATCGTCGGTGACGGTCACAGTCCATATGGCGTAATGGTCGTCATATTTGACGCCCGCCGCACCCGTGTTGCGTTCACGAACCGAATAGGAGAAGGTGGCCTTGTCTTTGCCGTTCAGCTTCGCCTTGGTGAACAGGAGCGGAGAGAATTCCACTTTGCCGTCCGCCGTGGCGTTCACGGTTTGGATAGGAGTGCCTGTCGCCTTGTCGTTCGCATACAGGTCGAATTGGAAGTCGGTAATCTTGGTGGCAGACTTGTCCGCGTTCGTGAACAGTTTGCTCGCCACGATACGGGCTTGCGTATCCTTCGGAGCATACGTGTTCGTGAATTGGATGGTGTCGGATTGGATTCCATTATTGGACACGTTGGCCGTGACATGACGGTCGAACGTGTTCAAATCGTCGGTGACGGTGACGGTCAGTATCCAAACACGGTCATCATACGTGACTCCAGCATTGTCTCCCTTACGTTCCTTCACCTCATACTGGTAGACGCCTTCCTTGGTGAACGCGCCGGTGTTGATTCGGACTGTCTGCGTCTTGTTGTCGGTGAACGTGATGGAGGATGGCACCGCGCTCTTCGGAGCATTGTTCAACGGGGTGATGTCCGCAACATACTTGTCTTTTTCAGTCCAAGCGCCGTTCGGACGACCGTTCAACACTTTGACCGCTTTGAACGTGACCGGAACCGTGGGCATGACCATGCCGTAAATGCCATGGTCTTCGTTCGGGTCTTCGTAGATGGCGGTGGTCATCTCATCCAATGCGGGGAAATCCTTCAAAGGGATTACGCCCGCAACCATATTGCCGTTGGAATCATCCTCCTCATCACTGTCGGAATCCGTCGCTTCGGACGCTTCCTTCGCGTTCTTGATGGTGACGTGCTGTCCATGCCAAGTGGTGCCGGTCTTCGGAGTGAACCGGAGTTTGAAACCGGAGCCACCCGGAATGGCCGACAGTTCGTAATGTCCGTTCTGGTCGGTGACTGTGGTGCAAGGCTTGCCGTTCATGCTGGTGACGGTCTTGCCGTTCTTGTTCAACAGGGTGACGTTCACGCCAGCAAGGAGACGGTCTGTGCTCTCACGCACACCGTTATGGTCGTTGTCGAACCATGCGACGCCGTTCACTCTACGTTCCACGACCTGCGTGACCGCATCCACCTTATTATCACCGTCAGCCCAACGGTTCACGTAAGCGTCAGCCGCCTTATTGCCGGACGGTTTGAATGTGAGACTGAAATCATAGCGGGCGTTCGCGGGAAGCTTGTCGGATGTAAAAGCCCAAGCGACCGGCTTATCGCAACCGTCGGGGATAGTCACCGTACCAGTGTTACGGTCAACCTTCGCCTCAGTCCACTGTTCGACCTGCTCGCGCGTAATCTTCGTCGCGTCAACGGTACGCCACTTCGGGTCGGTGGTGAAGTAGACGCGCCCATTATCCAAGGACGCGCCATTCTTCACACCCATGTTCAAACCGGTCATCACATAACCGCCGGAATACTTCGACAGGGAGCCAGCACCCGAATACGGCATAATATCAACCGCATACGGATTCTTTTTCTCATCCTTGGAGAAGTTATTCAACATGTTCGTGAAACCTAACGGGCGTTCGATGTCGTTCAGCAACGGTTGGGCGCGGGTCGCCAATGAGGAGGAGTGCGTGCATGAGACGCGGATGGTGTAGGCGGCGGTCTGACCGTAGGCGGCGGACGGGGTGCCCATCCACCGTTTCGACCTGATTTCCGTATGCACCGTGTACTGTTGGTTGTTCTTCGCATCATTGTCCGGGTCGGACGGGTCGCCGATGGTGGTGGAGAATCTGACGAGCGTGTCCGTCCCGTCCGCCTTCACTCCGTTGACCCTGTACTCCAATGTGGTTGTTCCGTCCTTGTTCGGGGTGGCGGTCGGCGTGACGGGCGTACCGCCGGTAACAACGCCCTGCGTTTGTCCTGAATCAGTGTCCTTGTATTCTCCGCCTACGGTCGATGAGCCGTCCGTGTAGGTCAGACCCTTGGGCAGTGTGACCTTGATGTGGTAGTCGGTCAGATAGTCGCCGCCGGTGCTGCTGTTGCCGGTCTTGGCGGTCGCGTTTATCGTCCAGTCGGCGTGACGCTGCTCCTTGTCCAAATCGTAGATGGTCTTCGACACGGTGTTGGCCGTGTCTTTCTGGCTGGTGTGGATGCCGATTGCCGGGCGTTCGCCCACGACGTACAGGGTGTCGCCCTTGTGGTTTCCGGCGGCGTCGCCGCCCTGATACACGCCGTCCTCGCTGAAAGTGGCCTTCACATAGTTTTTGCCGTCGTAGTGGAGGCTGGGTTTACCCAGTTGTTTGACGAGGCTCGTGTAGTCGTCGCCGGTGATGGAGTGCGCGTATGCCGTCCACTTGGTCAAATCGTCCTCAATGTCGAGGTTGGCTTTCTTGGCGAGGTCGCTGCGCGTCCAGTAGTCTATCTGTCCGGTGGTCTGCGCGGTCCTGCCCGCCGTATTGTCGTTGACCTGCATGGGGAGCGTGGTGCCGACGCTGATTCGTGAATCGTATGACGTGTTTGCCGTATCCCATACGCGGGTGTCGATTATCTGCGCGGCGAGCACCCTGCCATGCTTGGCGGCCTCGGCGTATGTCGGATACCAGTCGAAATCGTCATAGTCGGCCTTGGCCTGCGCCGTATCGGTGGAGTAGCTGCCGCCGTCGGGCAGTACGCCCCAGATGACGGGTTCCATGTTGTCATTGGTGCGGGTGTCCGACCACCAGAATCGTCCGCCCCACATGCCGTAGCTGTCGTGGACGGTGTACTGCTGGTCGGGATTGTCGTTTGCGGCCAATGGGGTGAGGATAGTGGGGTCCCATTTGACCAAGTGGACGCCTAAAACCCTGCCGTTGCCGGTCGAGTCCAGTTTGTTTTCTGCTACGGTGTTGATGCCGAACTTGGTGTTCTCCAACACGCGGTCGGAGCCGTTATATCGTTCCGTATCCTGCCAACGTCCGGTGGTGGCGTTGTCGCAGCGTCCGAACGTGCGGGCGAAAACGTTCGTGTAGTACATGCTTTGGATGAATGTGCCGGGCAGTCTTACGACCCAGTTGCCGGATGCCGAATCGTCGTCGGTGACCGTCTGGTTCGTGTTCGAATCGGATTCGTCCAACGTGTCGCCGCTCAGACTGGTGGCCGACAGCGTGGTGTCGGTGATGGTCACGTTGCCGGTCTGGTCCTTGCCGTAATACTGGGCGGCGGTCTTGCCGTCCGTGGTGGCTGTGGGGAGGATGAATGTGAACTCGTCCACGTGCAGTGCGGCTACCTGCTGTTGGGTGAGGGAGCCGTCCATGTAGGCGGTGGTGCATTTGCCGTATGCGCTGTACTGGGTGGCGTTGGCGCATGGGTAGTTCAGGGTGTCGTAGCCGGTGAAGCCGACGTTGACGGTGGTGCCCTTGTCGGTGGTGGTGCCGTCGTCGTAGACGGTGGTGCCGTCGTTGACGGAATCCTTGCCCACGGTGCTGGAGCTGGGGAAGCTGCCGTTGTGGTCGAACGAGTCGTTCTTCCTGTTGTGTGTGTTCACTCCGCTGCTGCTGGCGGCGGGGTGGTGGATTCTGTCCCAAAGTATCGGCTGCCATTGCTTCTCGCCCGAATGCTTCGCATGCTTGTCGTCATCATCCTGAAACACGCTGGACACGTTCAGCTTGTAGCCGATGCTTCCCGTGGGCACTTCAATGCCCTTCAACCCCTTCGACTTGTCCTTCCAACGCATCGCGGTACGGACGAGCACATGCAGTTGGCGTCCCTGAATCTTGCCTTTGCCTTTGTTTGGCGCGGTAGCGTCACCCGTATTGAAATCGTAGGTGCCGCCGCCCGTAATCTGGTATTGCAGGCTTACGTTCAGGTTGAGTTTTGCGCTGACTGTTACGTCTTGTGGCGTGTTTTCGGCTTGTTTGTGGGTGCCGGTGTTGGTTGGATTGCTTGCATCCCATGCTGCCCATGCTTTGACGGTTGGATGGAATTTGTATCCGTGGGGTGCGCCTTTGACCGCGACTGCGAGACTGATGGCTGACGTGCCGGGGTTGACGGTCGGACTGTTGGAAGTCGGCTCCAACAGGCGATAGCAGGTGTACACTTGCGTCTTCACACCGTTGATGGTTTCGGTCGTGAGTTTCGGCTGATAGCTGGGAGTCTGGTCTACCCAACCCATTTGGTCGGTGTCGAACGTGACCTTATCCGCCGGATAAGGCAGTTCGAAACGGAAGCCGACACGGGTACGCTTGTAATAGTCCATGGTCGAATCCGGGGTGACGGTGTAATCGTAGTCGTAGATTACATCATCGAACGAGCGGACTATATCATTGCTCGCGTCCTTATCGTCGCCACGCTCATTGTCATTGTCGAATGGTGCGGTTCCGGTGACTCGGTCGGTTAGTTTGAGTTTTGACACGTATGCGCTGTCGGTGTCGAGCATGTCATGAATGGTAACGTCTTTAGCGTCTTCCGGAGCGGATTGCGCTCGGATACTAGTGTCGGAGTGAACGTCCGACTGTGTTTGACTGTCAGCATTACTACTGCTGGTAGTGTCTGACTGGGTGTCGCCACTATTAGTGTCGGCGTTCCCACTATTACTGGTGTCGGCTTGGACTTGCGTGGACGAATCCACCGTCAAATCGTCAGCCAAAGCAGTGGACGCGGACAATACGCCACCACCAAACATTGTCGCCGTAGCCAAGATAAGCGCGGCAACCTTTCTCAGGCCGGGTTTCATAACCTTGAGCTTCCCTTCTGGAGAGTGTGTCATGAAAACGGGAGAAGGGCTAAAAAGAAGCCCCCCCCGCGCGTTTTTTGATTGTTTAGTTATAAGTATGGAAGGCTGGTCTCAAGTACGGTTTGCAGGAGAGTTCCCAAGGCCAGTCTTCCGATTTTTCACCCTCTCCGACCATGCTTCTTCCAATCGTTGGAGACTGGTTGAAGCATGGTTTCATGTCGGGGAGGGCAAGGCTTTATCTGTTATTCGGCTTTATGTGTCGGTTGTTTCTTGCCCGGGTCGGATTCGGTTTCGGTCTCGGCATTGGATTGACCGTCGGAGGATTCTTCGGTCTGGCTTGCGGTCTTACGTTTGCCAAGCTTCTTGACGGCCACGGCCAACAGTCCGCCGACTGCGGCGAGCACGATGATGACCAGTCCGATGATTCCAGTGTTCACGCCGGTCTGCGCGAGGTCGCTTACGCCAGCGGTTCCAGCGCCTCCGAACAGTTTCTTGGTGACGTGAATCTTGTAATCCTTGGACACGAGTCCATCACCGGACGTGACGGTGAGCGTGGCGTCCGCACCATTCTTGTTGATGGTGATGCTCATGCCCGTGTCCTTGTCGTACTGTCCGACGACCGTCCACTTGTCGGGATTGTCCACAGCCACTTCGTAGGAGGTTTTGTTCGGGTCGAATCCGTTGATGAGTTTTCCGTCAACCGCGATGCCCGTCAGTTCCGCCTTGTGGGTGGCGGCGGTGATGTAGGTGACGGTGTAGTCATGTTGAGTGAACGTATTGCCGTCCGGAGAGAGCACGCTGACCGTATACGTGTAGGTCATGCCCTTGTGGGAACTGGACACTACGGCGCTTTGACCGACCTTCGTCTCATAGGAGAAGGTGCCACCTTCCGGAATGTCGAATTTGTCGGATGTGACGGGCACATATTTGCCGTCCTTGCCAACGTAGCCGACGGATGCGAGGCTCGTGTCAGTCTGAGAGTCTGGTGTCTTGACCGGAGACTGTTCCACCGGCTCCTTCGGCTGGAATTCGGTGACGGCGGTTTTGACCGGACGGGTGACGGTCACACTGTAGGTGCGGCTTGCTCCCGTGGCGGTGTCGGTGACAATCCATTCCTGTCGGTTGGATTGCGCGCTTTGGGTCACGTTTCCGGCTTTGACGGTTACTCCTGCCGGGGCTTCCGGTAGCAGGTAGGCACTGGTGTTCGCGTCTTTCAATGCGACCACGTAGTCGAGCCTGTTCGGATTCCAATTGTCGATGAGCGTGCCTTTTTCGGCTTTGCCGGTGAGGTTCACGTAGATGCCGGTGAGTTTGGCGGGACTGTCCGGTTGGATGTCGGAGGTTTGGAAGTTGACCCGTACCGTGTAGTCCACGTCGTTCACGTTGACTGTGATGATTCGGCTGGTGCCGTCAACACTCAATTTCGGACGGGATACTTCCGCGTCGAGACCATGTTCGGCGGAGAGGGAGAAGGAGTCCTTCGCGTCGGAGGCGGGAAGGTCAACGACTTTCTGATGGTTCTCATCAAAGTCCGTCTTATTGATTTCGTAACTCTTGGACTTGCCGTCGGAGGAAGTCTGGGTGAGCGTCATCTTCGTGAAGTTCTTATCCTCGGGACGAACGTCTCGGGTTCCCACCGTGTAGGCTTGTTCAATCTTGTTGCCGTGTCCGTCATCGACGGTCACGGTTCCCTCTGCTGTTCCGAAGAGCACGACGATATTATGCTCGTTGTCGGCACCCACCATGGTCTTGGGAGTGGATTCCCATTTGACGGTGGCTTTGTTCTTGTTGGACAGTGTGACCTCATGGTAGGAAGGACTGTTGTCCTTGTCGGACAGGCCGGTGGCGGAGTAGCCAGCGTGATAGGAATCATCTTCGTACTTGCTGAAAGGAGTTCCCTTATCGGTGCCATTGTTCAACGTGATTTCCTCGCCAATCGAATATTCGAATGGTACGGTGATGTCGAACTGCGGCAAGCCTTTATCCGGGTTCGCGTCGGCATGGTAGACGGCTGTGCCGGATACGATTGCTGTGCCGAGTTTATCGCCCGAAGTGATGTGTTGTTCCCTGAAGGTCGGTTCAATCGTGAACTTGGTGTTGTCGTCTTCGTTCAGTGAGCCGATGGTCACGGTGGTCGGACGGACGTTCACGGTCGGAGTGGTGAGGGACTGGTTGCCGCCCGCGTTCGGAAGATTTATGAGCGGAATCTGCTTGTCTCCGACCTGCGCATACCAAGTGTTGGTACGTGAATAATCTCCCAAGTTGACGGTCATATGCCAGATTTTGGTTTGTCCGGTCTGAACGTCCGTGTACTCGTAGTTGCCTGTGGCGACGCCGGTGGCGGATGTCACGTGAGTGGCATTGTCCACACTGACGTTCCATGCGATGTTCAGGCTTTTGCCGTTGGACAGTTTGACTGTCTTGACCTCATTGCCGTCCTTGTCAACGACCTTGCGGTCTTTGGTCACACGATAGGACTCGTTTTTAGGCACATTGGCTACGGCTTCCACGGTTCCGTCCGGGTTTTCTCCGGATACGGTGAACTGGGTGCCGTCGGCCAGAGTGATGTTCTCACCTGTGGAATATTTAAACGGGATGGAAACGTCGAACGCCGGATTGCCGTTCTTAGCACCGACATGGTAGACGGCGGTGCCGGTCACATCCACTTGGGCGAACGTGCCGTTTGCTGTGAGTTTCACATCCTGCAAATCGCTACGCTTCAATGTGAACGTGTCATCGGAATCGTTCGTATGCACGGTGATGCGTCCCGGAACCTTGCCGTAAGGTTCGATGGCCGTATAGGATTGGTCGCCGGTTTCCGGATTGTTCGTGAACTGGAACGTCTTCCCTTCGACCTCACCGCTCCAAGTGTCGGTACGGGAGTATGATTGGTTGACTTGAATCGTCCACTCGTATTCGGCTTTGGTTTCCGGGTCGATGGTCTTGTACTTCTGGTTGACGGTTCCCACGACGGTGGTCACATGGGTTTTGGAGTCAGTGGTCTTGGCCCATGTGATGGGCAGTTCGGTGTCGTCGGACAGTTTGAGTCCGGTGATTTCCTTACCGTCCTTGCCGACCACTTTGCCTGCCTTGTTGACGGTGTAGTCCTTGTTCGCATAGTCGAGCACGGCGGTCTTGCCGTCCTGTTGGATGGTGAACTGGGTGCCGTCAGACAAGGTGATTTCCTTGCCGTAATCCTTCGTATAGTTCACGGTGGCGGCGAATTCGGGGAGCACGCCTTCGGCTTTTTTGGAGTATCCGGCTGTGCCAGTCTCGTGAATCATGCCGAGCTTGCCCGCGCCGGTGGTGGTTTCCGGAGTGATGTCCGGGTCGGTGAGGGTCACGTCGTTGCCGTTCTTGCCGGTGACTTCCAGTTTCTTCGGAATGCTGGTGCCGGTCATGGACGCGAGCTGTTTTCCATCCTCGTCGGACGTGTCGAAGCTGACGTCTTGGCCTTCGTATTTGGTTGACCAACTGGCGGTGTTGGACGCGGTAGCTTCCGTATGGGTGTTCCAACTGTACGAGGTGTTACGGGAGTGGCTTTCCCAGTCGAAGTCCTTGATTTCAACGCTGACGGTCGCGGAGCCAGTACGGGTGACGGTGTAGCCGTTCTTGTAATCGTACGCCGGGTCAAACCATTCTATGTTTGCATGGGAGCCGTCGGACAGGGTGACTGTGTTTTCGGACGGGTTGCCGTCCTTGTCCAAGGTCACGCCGTTCAGTGTGGCGTTCGCGGTGTTGGTGTCGCCTTGCACGACGAACTTCGTCCCGTCCTTTAGGGTGACTTCCTTGCCGTAGGTTTCGTCCACGTTCACGGTCAATGTGACCTTGTGGCTTACGGTGTCCGACTCATCGAATGTGCCATTGTAGGTGACGGTGCCGGTCAGATGGCTGACGCCGACCTTGCTGTGGTCGATATTGAGCGTCGGGGTTTCAGCAGACAGTGCGATAGGCTTGTCCTCGCCGTCGAATGTGGCGGTGGCGGCTTCCAACGGGTCTCCGTCGTACTTGTCGATGGTGGCCGTATAGTTGCCGTCGCTGTCCTTCTCGTAGGTGACGGTCTGCTTTCCGTAGGTGGTTTGGAGTTTACGGCTTGTCGTGGTGGTTTCGTCGCCGGAAGTGGATGGCGGGGTTGTGAGATTGGTGTCGTCAACGGCCAACGCCGTCACGGCTCCCGTTCCCATGGAGCCTACGGCCATCACGGCAGCAAGACCCACGCCGCCGATTTTCTTCGCGGCATTGTTCCAATTATCACTCATTCAATGTCCTATCCGAAATGTGAAACGTTTCCTTTGCGGATTTCGTCTACCACCTTAGCGGACATGTATGCCGTCAACCTCGTATAGGCGGGAAAATACCTCGAAAAAAATTCGGGGTGGACGGTATCCGGACTTTTAGCGGATTGTCCACCCCGAAAAAATCGTTTTGGAAAATGTCATGCCCTCTGGGGAAGGTTCGCTTTAAGCAGGGGTTCGGTGTCGGTGTGGTGTCCGCGCTTGTTGTACCAAGACACGACGCTCATGCCGCTGGCCTTGTCGCGTAGGGTGATGCCGTACTGGCCCTCATGCTTGCCGGTGCCGACATGCACGGCTTGGGCGGGTACCGGATTGTTCTGGTGCGAATAGTTGAACATGCTACGGAATCCGTCGGCGTCGTTCGCCTCGTATCCGACACGGGAACCGTATCCGTCGTAAAGGGTGTTGGTATGCTCTCCGCGAACCGCGAAGGACACTTCCTTGTCCTGATGGCGCATTTCGATGCTGTCCTGTGGAATGTTCATGTTGCCGGTCTTACGGCGCATGAGCTTGGCGGCGCTTTCGCTGTCCACCGGATGATAGTAGTTGGACGCGGCTTTGTTTCGACGGTCTGCGACTTTCGACTTGTAGTCCGCGTACTCCTTGTCGCTGCTGAACTCGCCACGGGCCTTCTCGACCTCGGTGCCTTTGTTGTTCATTTCGATGGTTCCCCAAGAGGTCACATGGTCTCCACTGGTCTTATTGCGGTAGAACTCCTTGCGGAAGTGCAGGGCGTTCTGCGGATGGCCGTTCGCCTGTTTGCCGGTACCGGCGCTGATGGCGCATTGTACGTCGTCCAGTCCTTCGGCTTGCATGGCGCGGGTCATTCGGGTCAAATCGTCGCCCGGAACGATAGCCATTGGGGAGCCGCCCTCATTGTGCGGGCGGGGGGCACGTTTCAGAAGGCCGGTCTTCGAGTCTCGCTTCAAGGCTGGTGCGACGTGCGTCTTGCCTTCCTTGTCCATGTAGACGAACACTTCTGCGGAACGCGCGTCGGCATTGTTCAGACCAAGCTTATTCTCGTAGTAGTGGCGGGCTTTGACCTCCGCCTCCGCGAAGTCCTTCGGGTCGATGTGGTACACCTTCGCGTTCTCGCCTTCGAACGCGGCACGGTTGACCTGCTTGTTCGTTCGGGCGTTCAGGGTGTCGTACACCTTGCCGTCCTTACGCCCCTCCAATTGTGCGGCACGACCGCCGAAACTGGTCTCGTCCAACGGCAGGTTCTCGCTGACCGGCTGGAACTTGTTGCCTCGGCACATGCTCAACGTGTGTTCCGGGGCCTCACGGTCATGGTTGATGACTCCGAAGCAGGTGTTGCCGGTGGACGCGATGGCGAGCTGTTCGCCGTCCTCGGTGCCGGTGATATGCACTCGTTCGTGAACCTCATGGTTTTTGAGCGTGCTGAAATTACGTCCACTCGCGCCGACGTGCATCATCTCGTAGCCGCTGGGCATTTGGGAGAGATTGTTCTTGTAGTACTTGCGCACGTTGCCGCGACGGTCAACGTACTCATGCCAGCCGACGGTCAAGCCCCATTTAGTCCACTGTCCGATGGGGTTTCGCGGCTGTGTCGGATTGTAGGCCATGTCTTGTCCTTCCTCGACCTGATTCCTCCCCGAACGGGAGGTTTTTCCAACATCAGATTCCAGTCTACAATCCTCAAGGTCTATAAAAGGCGAAAGAAGGTAATCTACCGGTTTTTCTTACGCTTCGACTTTTTGGAAAGATGGTCGGAAACGTGGACGAACACGGTTTCAGCGAACACGCCCACATCCTTGGCGAGAATCCTCAAACCCTTCCACAGCAATCGTCCCCACGTCTCCCCCAATATCCAGAAGCCTACTATCAGGCCGAAAAGGGACAGGATGGATTCACGAATGTCCAGTCTGCCGTCTGCGGGAACGTCGAACGACATGTAGATGACGGTCGCAAACAGGATACCCGCCCCGAGCAGGGTCTTGCCCAATACGCTTTTCCAACTCATTTCAACCTCCGGTCGTGTTCCTCCCAGCTCGCGTCCGCTGAATCCGCTATCGCTTCCAGCATTTGGAACCCGTCTGGCACGGGGAACACGAGCAGTCTGACCAAATGCCGTCCGCCATGGTTCAGATTCTTAGACCGGACGAACGCCACGCCCTTGCAATAGTTCGACGTGGTGCCATGCCATGCGCCGACGTTCGTTCCCGCTTTCAGAATCGCGTTCACGCTTTCAGCGGTATTGTCCGGGTCGGCTTGCGCCACGCCATACGGGTAGGCGATGCTGGCGATGACGATGTACTTGCCGTATCCGCAGTAGGGCTGGCGTTTCCAACACTCCTCCGCGTAGGCGATGAGCTGGGAGCCGACCTTCTCACGCACGCCCAACGTGTTGCCCCTACCCCACGTGGTCGCCTTGCGTTGACCATGCTGGCGGGCTTTCAAATCCGAATCCGTGTAATTGCTGGTAATCCAGATTTTGTCCGGCACGCTGAACTTCACCTCATAGCCGTCGCACCATGCGGGACGCTCCCCCACGGGAATGTTCCTCCACATGCCGACCACGCTCGACGCCAATCCGCCCGTAATCTGATACTGCGGGTTCTCGTCGGAAATCGGAATGATGAGAATGTCCAGCAGATAACAGCCGGAAGGCGCTTCGATGGGCGATTGCAGGTAGATGGTCGAATGCCGGTGCAGACTATCATCATCATCCCACAGGCGCACGTCGGAACCGGCGTCGATTATCGGCTTCACGGTTTCGGCGGCACGGGCTGGGAACACGTTCCCACCGTGGGGTGCCGACACCGTGACCACGGCCAGAAACCGTTCCACCTTCCACGCCTGTTTCATCGTTTTCAGATTCCGCCACTTGTCTTTCGCATACCGACGGATTCTCGCACGCCGTAGGGCACGCGTCTTTTCGGTCTGCACGGTGTCGGTGCCGCTCCACCATTCGATTGGAATGTTGATGGTCAACCGGTATCCGCCACGTTTCCTTGCTACGGTCTGACGAACCATGGGGACTCCCTGAACGGACGGTTTTGACGGTAGGCGTGGACACCCAAGCAATGCTGGCACATAGCCTCCCCGTCGTGAGGGTCTTTCCGTATGCCGCAACGGACGCAACGGCTGGTTCCCGTGTTGGTCGGATGGATGATGAATTTCACTGCGGACCTCCCGTCTCATACGCGCCGATATCGGCCTTTAGAAGGTCGATTATGTTCCTACGGGTATGAGTGTTCCTAATTCTGCCGGAAAGCCCTTGAAGAGCCTTTAAAGCGACGATACGGTCATGTTCGGCAAGCCACTCATCGTAATCATCCCCGTCTGCGGGAAGACCCGTCTGCACGTAGGCACCATCGCAATACCGGCCACGAACGGTTTCATCATCAAGAGGCCGAACCGGCGAACCAGTCGGAAGCGCGATAGGCAAAAGCATGTTTTCTCTTTTCCGCTAGCCAATGTGGACTAATCCAGTCTAACGGAACCAACATTGGAAGAGTCTGAAAAGCACGGAAATACGACGAAGAGAAAAACCGGCGAAACGGGAGGGGCGGGTTTTTCTTCTTTAGGGAACCCGGGGTAAAGGATTCTCGCTTGTTAACGGTTCACAAGGTTTAAGATTTTTACCGGTTTTCTTAAGCAAAAGAAAAAAGCCAGTGAGCGACAACCCAGTCTAAGGATTAACCCGTCTCCACTCTTAGCAAAGAGAACCACGTCTGTTAACGGTTTCCCAGCAAAAGCATCTTCCTCATATTTTTGCTTTTCAAATTTTTCTCAAAAATTTGAATCTATACAGATAGGCTAAGAGAGTGTAGGCATATGCAAATCATGAACTAAAAATAGAGAAAAATGCATTTTCTCATTTTTATTTTTTAAAAATGGTTTTTCATAAAAAAATTGAGCCTATATATTATGTAATACTTATGTATACTTATGTACTTATGGGGCGTCTGAAAACCCTTGTGGCAGTAGGGCTGAGAGCATGCCCGCATGTCAATATCTCCCAAAAACATGTCAATATCTCCCACTTTGCATGCCAATATCTCCCAGCGGTATACCAGTATCTCCCACCGAAAAATGGTGAAAAATCGATAAAAATCATTTTCCCCTATTTTTAGTTCATGATTTGCATATGCTCTCATATCTATCTGTACGTGTCTTAAACAACCTCTAAAATAGAAAAAAGAAACCCGCCTCTGTCTGGCAACAGAGACGGGCGGATGACCAATCAGTTAGAAAAGGAGTGGTCACGTGTCTAATGATAGCGGCAAAGACAAACTTTTGGAGGTTGTCTACAGTCCGAAACTCATGTCGATTGTCAGTATCTTTCCTGTGGACAATCCAGATGTCGAATTTCTTGAGCGGAGAAACGGCGCGGTTACTGTTAATATCGCCCCGTTAAGGCGGGAATGGGCTTATGGGAAAATTCCTAGGCTTATTCTTCTTTATTCACGTTCGTTGATTATGGAGCAGTCAGAAAAAGTTGATTTCGACAAGAAGACTATAGTCTTTGATGAGTCGTTCCGTTCTTTCTGTAAGCACGCCGGTCTGACATATTATGGCGGTTTAGCCAAAGACGTCGATGAGATGCTGAACCGTATGTTGAATACGACTATCCAGCTTAGGGGCTGGTTTGACGCGAAGGAAGAACAAATACTCGCCGTGGGTAACTATCGGATTTTCGATTATGGCGAATTTCATTTCCACGATGGCGACTCTTCCGAGAAAACCTATATTAGGTTCTCCGACTTGCTTTGGCAGATTCTTACTGAAAATTGTGTTCCTTTGAGCAGAGAAATCGCCGCCCAATTAGGACGTTCTCCTAGGGCTTTGGATATTTACCAGTGGCTTGCTTATCGGACATATGCCCTGAAAAAGCCCGTCATTGTTCCTTGGGAGAATCTTCGGAGTCAGTTCGATTCAGTGGATACGCCTATGTATTCTTTCAGACGGAGGTTTTGCCGGTCGTTGGAGAAGGTGTCGGACGCGTGGCCGGAGCTGGCGACTTCCGTTGGGGAAAAAGGATTGACGCTCTATCCCAGCAGAAGCTCCCTCACTTCGGGAACAGGAAAGGAAAAGGCTTTCGGACAGGGAGCCGTCTCTTCCGCAAAGGAGTCCGCCATGCCGGAAAACCCGTTCTAACAAAAAGCTTGGAGCACCGATTTTTTCGATGCCCCAAGCTTCTAATGTTGGAAAACGAGAGGGGAAAGACTATGCGATAACGTCGTTGTACATGGCGAAGTTTTGCGCGTCGGCCATATCCCATGCTGTGAATTCGACTTCCTTCAAGGACTTGTCGTATCCGCAGTTTCGTAGCGCGTATCGTGCCGCCGCGTCGATGCCTTTGCCGTAGTGCCCGTCGGCTTCCGCCTTGTCACGGAGTTCGGCAATGCCATGCAAGGCCGCGCTGATAGCCATTCCGGCCATTTTCGTCACGTCATTGTCCGCGCTGATGGAGAACGGTTGCCAATCGCATGCGCCGCTTTTCTCGAACACCCAGAATTGCATAGCCACAGGCTTGCGTCTGGTGCGTTGGAATGCTTCCGCCGGACAGTTCGCAACCGCCTGACGGTAGAACGACGCCTGAATGTGATAACCGTATTCGATGACATGCTTGTGGAAGTCCGTGGCGCTGGCACTGCTCGCGGTCTTCAAATCCACGAGATAGTCAACGCCGGTCGGAATCAAATCCGGCTTGGCTTTCAGTCCCAGACCGGTATCGTCATCCGTCCACACGATGCACTGTTCGCATGTGCCTTTGCCGATAAGGTCGTACATGTCGGGACGGGAGTCGATGATGTTCTGCTTCATGCGTTTGAGCAACTGCATATCCTTGTAGGATACGACGATGTTGCCCATCGCCTCCTGCGCTTCACGCCATGCCTTGTTGGCTTTGCTTTGAAAAGTCTGCCCCTCGTCAAGGCATACGACCTCGCTCGTGTTCAACAGGTAGGCGTGGAACGCGGTTCCGAACTTCATCGCGTCCGTCGGCGTATGGTCGCCCAACAGTCGGTCGTAAGCCCATTCCTTCGGATTTTTCAGGAACGCTTTCAACTGGCTCTGGTCGAGCGCGTCCATGGCGAAGTATTCCTCGTCGGTCGCGTCTATGATTTTCGCTTGGCTCATGGAGGATTACTCCTCTTCGTCTCCGGTGATGGAAGTGTCTTCGCCTCGCGCTTCGGCGTCGGCCTTGACCGCGTCTTCGGCGGGCAGATGCACTTCGACCTTGTTGGTTTCGGCGTTCTGGAAGATAACAGGCTCCTCATAGTCGATGGGTTCGCCGGTCTGCGGGTCGAACTCCGGCTGGAGCTTCATGTTGTCAACGTAGTTGTAGGGGTTTCCATCGGCTTCGGCCTGTGCCCGGTCGATTTCCTCCCACGCGTCCTGCCATGCGGCGTACTCCTCCGCATAACCCGGATATGGTTCGATGTGGCGAATCTCCCAGTCGAGGAATTGTTTATCGGTGATGGGCTGGGATGGTTCGAAACTGTTGGTCAGAGAGTCCGGAATCGGAACCGTATATGATGCTCGGTTCCTTTCCTCCTCCTCGTCGGTCATCGGTTCGTCGAATACCACTTCGGAGTGGCCGTAATCGGTTGCCATTTTGGTCTTCTTTCTGATTTGCGCGGACATTTCCAAATATTGGACGGTTTCCAACCACATGCCGTGTGGCATTTCAAGCGGGTTTTTCTCCCACCGTTTATATGTGCTTGTTGACACGTCCAGTACTTCGGCTGTTTCAGCCTGTGTTTTTCCCGCTTGTATTCGAAGGTTGCGTAATGAGATGTTTCCCATTTTTTAGACAACTCCTTTCCTACAAGTTTCAACCCAACTATAGCATTGGTTCACTTTTGAGCCAAATCGTACGATTGAGTATGCTGATAATCCTTGAAATTCAAAGGGACACGCCTGATTTCACAATAGTTCAAATATGACCTATACTTGGACATGTCCACATAAAAGAACCGACTTCCTCCACTCATGTCAGAGCATGTTCAAACTGTTTCCCGAATGGAAAAGGTTCATGCCTGATATTGGTGTGAGAGGAAAACGAAAATAAAGGAGAAAGCCAAAAATGGCAGAGCAAGAGCAGTCCGCGTCAGTGCCGTCCACGCTCGACGTGTTCCTCCCCCACATCACTCTTGGACGTTGCTCCCTCTTCGAGCCTTACGTTTTCAAGCAGAGCGACGATGACAAGAACAAGGACAAGACTCCAAGCAAGCCGTCCTACATGTTCCGTGCGATTCTCGACAAGCGTCGTGACCGCGCCATTATCAAGAAGATTTCCGGCTATCAGAACGCATACATCGAAGAGCTGAAAGCCAAGCGCATGTTCGACAAGCGTGCCGCAATCCACTTCGCCCTCGTTGACTGCGATAGTGAGGAAGTAGAGGATAAGGACACCGGCGAACTGGTAATCATGTCCGAACGTGATTCCTCGCTGAGGGGCAAGTACATGCTTTCCGCCAAGTCTCGCGCAACCGAACCGCCGAGCGTCGGCTGGGTCGATGACAAGAACATCCTCCACCCCATGCCGAAACATTTCATCGTGAACGAGGAAGACCCCGATTCCGTTGAAGAGTACGAACGCCGACTCGACTTCTGGAAAGACAAGGTGTATGCGGGACAGTATGCGAGTGCCGTGCTTCGTCTTTCCGGCTGGCATCAGGCCAAGATTGGTCAGGGTGTGACCGGTCGAATCAAGAGCGTTGTCATTATCGGCGGCGGTACTCCGGCTGGCATCATGTCCCTTGAGGATGCTTTCACCGAAGAGCAGATTGCTGAAATGGTCGCATGGCGTGACCAGATGGTGCCGGATTACGAGTCGGGCGACGACCCGTGGAACAAGCGTGTCAAGCTTCGTTCCAGTTCTGACGTTGACGATTATGCTGAGGATGACGATGTGGAGGAAGAGGAGACTCCGAAGCCGCGTCGCAAGGCGAAGCCGGTCAAGCCGGTCGAACCGGAACCGGAAGAAGAGGACGACTACGAGTATGAGGAGGAGACTCCGAAGCCGCGTCGTAAGACCAAGCCCGCCCGTAAGGTGAAGCCGGTCGAACCGGAAGAGGAATACGACGGCGAGGAGGAAGAGGAGACTCCCGCTCCCCGACCGCGTAAGACCCGCAAGCCTGTCAAGGAAACGGTCGAAGACGATTACGACTCCGACTTTGACGAGGGTGCGGACACCGAATGGTGATTGATTTCAGTTAGCTAGAAAGCCCAGCCTACAAGATTTTCTTGCAGGCCGGGCTTTCTCTATCAAGAAAGACTACTGACTCTTTGAGGGGTTACGCCAATCATTCCCGCAATGTCTCTAACCGTCATTCCTTTTTTACGAAATACATCAATGGTCTGTCTGGTTAAATAAGAAGCTTTTTCTTGGGCTTCGTTGGCTTCGCTTCTTGCGTCCAACAGTTCCTTAAGCATCCTCTCGTCCTCTTCGCTTAGTTTTGGACGAATGTCTATTTCGTCAATTTCGTAGTCGAGCATTTTCGCCGCGTCTCGAACCATCTTGTCCACTTGGTCAAGACGGCGTGTTTGGGTGAAAAGACCGGGGATTTCCGGTACTTCGATTGCCCACCATCCCTCGGAACGTTGTGCGATGGCGGTGACCTTGTTGATTTTCATTTTATTTTCTCTCTGAAATATTTGATTATTGATTTTGCTGTGATTTCGTTTATCTCGTTGTGGCGTGGAATTGTCGTGGTTACGTTTTTGATAGTGACTTTAGTGTGGTTGCCTCCTTCTTTCCATTGGGCCGTGGCTCCTTTTTCTTTGGCGAGTTGATTGATTTGTCGCTCTAAGTCTTTTCTTTTCATATAATAAGTATATACCTATTTACTAAAATATTCAATAGGTATATACTTATTGTAGTCCTTTCCTTGATGGAACCCAAACGGTGGACATAATGTGGATATAACCCATCAGAACATCACGCCACTGTTTCCATCGCCACCCGTAGACGGTTGGGACGGTGTGGACGGAGCGGTCGGCGTGGATGGCGTGGACTGCTGTTGCCTTGGAGCCGTGTACTGCCGTTGCGGCGTATAAGTGTACGTGTATTGGCGTTGCGGCGTATACGTCTGCTGGGATTGCTGCTGCTGTTGCGCCTGAGCCTGAGCTTCCTCCTCGGCCTTCCTCTTGGCCTCCTCCTCCGCCTTCTTCGCATTATCCGCGTCGGTCTTGGCCTTGCTGACCTTGCCCACCACATCTTGCAGACTGGACACCGCCTTGTTGGCGTCGGCCACATTGTCAGCCGTCACCTGCGTATCCTTCCACTGTTTGACGAGACTGTTCATGGTCTTCTTATCCGACGAATCCGGAGCGTCGCCAAGTTTTCCGGCTTGGTCGATGAGACTCTTCAACTTGTTGGACACGTCCACGCTCTTCGACTGCAATGCCTTCCGATACGCGTTGTCGGCCGCCTTGTATTGAGCGTTCAACGCCTTCATTTTCTTGCCGATTGCCGCTTCGGTCATCGGATTTCCTTCCGTGGCCTTGCTGAGCTTGTCACACTCCCCCAACGTGGTCTTGTCGTCCTTCACGAGACTGTTCTTGATTTCCTTAATCAGGTCTTTCGCGTCGGCCACACGCTTGTCCCAATTGTTTTGGGCTTTCGTGAGCGAATCCTGCTTCTTTTGGATTTCAACCTGCCGGGCCTTCTCGGCTTGGGCGTGAGTGTATGTCGAATAAGCGTAATAGCCGCCACCGCATAGAAGCGCGATACCGGACAGAATCACCACGACCATGATAATGATTTTACGGATTCTGACACCATCGCCCTCACCGTCGGTGGTGCTTTCGGCTTCGGCATTATCCGCATAATCCGGCAGTTCGCCGGCGAATTGTTGCGGCGGAAAACCGGAGGACTGTTCTACGGGCGTACTGTCGAACTGGTTTGCCTGTATACTATCATCCCAGAAACCGTCATCCTCCTGTTGTGGCGCGGATTGTTGTTGCTGGGGTGCCGACTGTTCCTGACCGTTGGAACCATCCTCCCACCATTGGCCTTCACCATGGTCGTTGAAGATGCTGTTTCGACGGTAGAAGTCATCATCCGGCTGGTTGGACTGTTCGCCGTTCTGCTGGTTCGCCGGTTCGGTGTCGGATTGGCTCACCGGCGTATTGTCGTACTGGTTTTCCTGTCCGCCGTCGAACGGGCTTGCCTGTCCGCCGTCATCCGGTTCAGGCTGTTGGACTGGAATCTCATCTCCCCAAATATCATCGTAGGCTACCGGAGCGGCGTTCTGTCCATACGGCGAATTGTCGTCACTGCTCCCCCATATATCCGGCTCGTTGGACGGCTGGCTTTCCGGCGTACCGTTCAACTGGGTTGCTGTTTCGCCTGTGGGATTGTCTCCCCAAATATCCTGTTCACCGTTTGACTGGATTGCCTGTCCGCTGTCCGACTGTTGAACCGGCTGAACGTCGGATTCATCTCCCCAGAAGTCTTGTTCGCTGGCCTGCCTGTCCGCCGTTTCACCATTCGACTGTTGGACTTGCCTGCTTGTGGGATTGTCTCCCCAGATATCCTGTTCGCCGTTCTGTTGGAACGCCCGAACGTCATCGGACTGTTGTTCAGGCATACTGGTCTGCTGTTGCGCCGGTTCGCCGGTATTCCAGAAATCATCATTTGACTGGTTTGCCGTTTCGCCGTTCGACTGTTGCGCCTGACCGTCGGCATACTGTTGTTCCGGCGAATCAACACTCCAAATATCCGCTTGACTGTCCTGCTGGCTGTCCGGATAATCGGATTGTTGCGGTTCCGCCTGTCGCGGTATGTCATCCATCCGCCAGATGGAATCCTGTTCCGCCTGTCCAACGTTCTGCCGGTTCGCCGTTTCGCTGTTCTGTCGCCCATCCGGATTGACGGTATTCTGTCCTACCGTGGAGGCATCGGACTGTTCCTGCATGTTCCACATGGAGAACGGGTCTATGTCATCTTCGGACTGCTGGTTTTCCGTTACACCGGTTTGCTGTTCTGCCGGTTCGCCGTAAAACTGTTGTTCCTGCTGGAACGCTGACTGCTCTTCCGTTCCAACATCCGACTGTCCGACCGGCTCACCGTAGGATTGCTCAGCCGGTACGCCGTTTTCGATGGGGAACTGTCCGACCGGCATACCGGAATCCTGTTCAACCGTTTCGCCTGTATCGGACGATGGGGAACCCCACGGGTCTTCCAACAGACTGTCGATATCGATGGAATCCTCATCGACCGTACCATCAGTCTGCTGGCTGACCGGTTTCACATCGACCGGCTCCACCGGTTGACTGTTGAAACGTGGAGGCGGCGTTGTGGAGGACTGGTTTTCACTATCGGACGGTACGGCGTCATTCCGTTCCGCCTGTCCACCGTTTCGCCTGTTCGACGTACCAGCATCGTTCCGGGAAGACGATTCTCCACTCGACTGCTTCGCCGTCGCACTGTTTTTCTTCCTCACAGTCGAAGAGGTGTTCCGCTTCGCCGGAGACTCCTTTTTCCTGCTCGCCGGTTTAACGGCGGACTGCTCCGCCGGCATGTCGGACATGTCCATCAAAAGAGACTCATCCAACCGGTTGTTGCCAATCAGAAAATCATCCTGCTCAGACATCTGCGAAACACCTCCAGACTATGATGGTCGGACTCTTACAAGCCCTGCTGTGCGGACTCTTTGGCAAGACTACGAGCGGCGGCTACCGCGCTCACGTGGGGCACGTCAACTCCAGCCGCATACAGTTTGCTCGCATGAGCTGCGGCGGCGGCACCTTTCAACGGTTCGTCCCGGTCTGCCACGTCACGACCGTCTTCACCGAATCCGCCTTCGGTTTCCAACCGGCTGGGGGAGTGGCTGTCATCCTCGTACATGGCACCGTCGTCGGGTTTTTCTGCGGCGGCGGGCACGGCGACGATGATGTCATCCCAAGACCAGTGACCGGCCTCATCATTGCCTTTCGGGGGATTGTTCTCCAACATGTGTTCGCGGAGAATGTCGCTCCAGCTTTTCCCGTGCTTGTGGTCGTCCTCGTAGAAGCCCTTGTAAACGCAAGCCTCCTGACCGACAAGCTCGGCTATGCCGCAACCACGGGACACTCCAGCCTCGATAAGATAACTCGGCACAGTCGGAGCGTTCTTCGCATCATTCAGCACGGTGCCACGAACGGTATCGTTGACCTTGTCGCCCAACAGAATCTTCGACGGAAGATTGGTCCGGACACTCGGGTCAAGACCATTCTGGCTGGTTGCGGACTGGGCCGCATACATGAAGAAGATACCGCTGAAACGAACCGTCTGGCAGATTTTCAGCAACGCCATATAATTCATCGCACGGATACCCTTCTCGTATTCGGCTTTGATACGGGTCGGATTATCCTTCGACAATCCCGGCGGAACGGTCAACGGTGCCGCCCATTGCGCAATCTCATCGCACACCAACAGAATCGGCGGATACTGTTTACGGACATCCTCCGGCAGACCCCACCAATTCTCCTTGCCATACTGGTTGATGACATTCGCACGAACCGCGCTCAAGTCCAGAATGTGTTGCAAGGTGGCCGCGCAGGATTCCATGCTGTCGCAACCCCAACCATGGTCGATGACCCACGGACGGCACCATTTGAAATCGACGCTCTTGTACTTGTCATCGCATACCGCGAGTTGGCATCCGGCTGACACCGCCGCATAGACCAGACAGTTGATGACCACACTCTTACCGCCATTGGAAGCGCCCGCGACCAGCACTCCGGACGCGTCCTTCCAATCGTTGTACAGCAGGTCTCCCGTCTCACGTCCACGGTCGGGAAGCTTCATGCCGAAGTAGGCGTGGCGCAAATCGCTTTTCTTCCAGAACTCCTTCGGCGGATTGATGACCGCAGGGAAGGTCGGTGGCACTCCCGGATACACGGTGATGACACCGTTCTCGGCATCAGCCTTGAAGAACCAGCCTTCACCGCCGATAATCTCAACGGTCTCCTGAATCTTCGTATCATGCTTGGAAGGACGGTAAGTGGCCGCATTGCCTTTGATACGGATTTTCCAACCACCCTCAGCGGTCGGCGTCAGACGGATAAGCCACGGATACTTCTGCAAACCCAACGCCTCAGCGAACTGTTGGCGAATCGAAATGGTCTTATCGTCCATCAACTGCAACAGCACGACGCTCTTGGAACTGGTGCGCGGAATGAAATCGATTACCTTCCATGTCATGCCCGACACATGTTTGATGGTCGGGTCTGTACTGTTGGCATAATTCAGTTCGATACGGGCGACGGTATCCTTCTGACGGGCTTCGCCCATACAGTCGGCGGCGTCGATTTCATCACCGTGCGCCATACCCTCCGTGAGAAGCTTCTGCATCTCCTTATCGTCGGTAGACATAGCCATCGGAGCGATGTAGGCGTAGAGTCCGTCCGGGCTGATGCTGTCGATGAGATAGCCTTCATATTTTTCAGGCTGGCGTGCGGCCTTCTCCTGAATTTTTCGGGTCAGACGCATCATATCGTCCGGATTGTGCGCGTCGAACCCTTCGGGGAACATTTTGGACAATCCGATTTTGATTTTCGGTCGTGTCTCAGGCATTGTGGTTTCCTCCTTCGAATGCGTGGGGTTGACTGATTGGTTTCAACGCTCCGAACCGGTCTTCGTAGAATCCTTGTCCGGGTAGCAGTTGGAAGCTGTGGTAGGCGAGACGGGTGATGAGATGGCTCGCCTGTTCCCTGTTGGATGGGAGTACATATTCCTCGATGGGGGAGTACCCCAAGTGGACGTGACCACTATGGGAGATGACGTTCTTCAAAAGGGAATGCTCCTCCATGGGGAACGTGGATGATACAAGCATCAGATACACGCGCAGTCCGGAGATTCCGGTTTCGACTTCCCGTAGGCGTTCCTCGACGGCACGCAGATAATATCGGTCTTCGGTCTCCACGAGCGTGTCCAAGTCCTCGAAGACAAGCAGAAGCGGACGTGGGGTCGGCTCTCCTTCCACTCCATGCTTTTCGATGCATGTTCCACGCCGTCTGATTTCAGCCACCGTCCGGTCAAGCACCTCCAACGTTTCGGCCTTTGCTTCATAGTCAACCTGACTGACAATGGGGGAGGGAAGCGGCTTGCCCTCGAAGTCGAAACGAATGACCGCATACTGTGCGGCCAAAGCCTGCAACATGATGGAATCCGCAAGCATGGTCTTGCCCGAACCATGATTGCCGCTGATGGTCAGCATGTTCTGATTGCCTTCTTCAGTACGCCATTCGACCGGAAGGCCGTGAATATCATCACCTAGAATGAACGACATTTTTCTGGAATTCCCCTCCTTTGGGATTGTTGGAAAAGACGAGCCGGAAGAGCGGGATGATCACCATTCCTCTTCCTCCACGTCCTCGTCCTCGACGTTTTCCGAACCGTTGTTGGAAGTGAAGATTTCCTTGATATCCTCCACGTCGAGCTTTGTGAACTGTTCCGCAGCTCGCGGCATGTACTGCTGGTAGTCGATGGGTTCCGGGTTCGGAATGTCGGCAACGAGCTTAGCCAGTTCGTCCTGACCGCCCGAATACCATGTCTGCACGGCCATCAGAGTGCCTTGCATGCTTTCGTACATTCCACGACCGACCGGGATTAGACCATCCTCGTTCTTCAACGACTTCTGGGTGCGGTTCGCTTCGGAGAGATTCTGGGCGCTGACCACGCCTGCGGGGGAGTCCATTCCCAAGAGGATACGGCCCAACGAACGGAAGAACGCGTTGCCGTTGTACTTCTTCATATCGTCCATCGTCAAACGCTGAGCGCCGAAAATGCATCGGATGCCAGCGGTACGACCCTGCACGATAATCTTGCTCAACGCGCTCATCGTCCGGGCGATGGAAGCGTTCGTGGCGGACACGGCGGCATTGTCGTTGGCAATCTGCATGTCCTTCTGAGGGTTCTGCGTGGTCTTGCCGGTCTCCTGCAAATACGAGTTGAACTCATCGAACAGGATGTTCAACGGTTTCAGATGCTTGCGGTCGGCTTCCTCCACGTCGTCCGGGTTCAGTTCGAAGATGTTGCCCACGCCATACTTGTTGTTGATGCGCACGCGTTCGGCCATCTCCTCACGCGCCCAAGAAATCACAGCCTCCGTCTCACGCAACTGGTACAGGCCGACGAACGCCAGAGCCTTCGGCTTCGCCCACTGGGTGAAATCGATGCAACCCTTCGACGGGTCGATGAGAATGATGTCCTCGCCTTTCAGCAAAGCCTCCGCAATGACAATCTGCGAAGCGGACGACTTGCCACTACCGCTCTTACCGCTGATGAGCAGATGTGGCGTGGTCTTCGTATCCCAGTACACGGGATTGCCCAAATCGTCCACGCCAATCGGGAACTTGCGACGGTCGCACTTCTTCGCGGTCTCCCAATCCGCCATGACGCTTGTCGGGAACGGACTCTTCTTCGCCAACACCATGGAGAAATCCGTGCCGTAGGCTTGGATTATTCGACCATACGGATAGTTCGCTTCGGTGAGGAATTTGCCGAGATTGTATTGCGGCTTGTCCAAATCCAATCCGCCCGGAATCTGGAATTTGGCGAGCAGGACTTCCTTGTTGTTCGGAAGCACGCCCAACGATTCGACGGTCGGCGTCTTGCCGGAACTGTCCTGAACTCCGGCAACACCCCAAGCGTCAGACAAGGCTAGTTGAATGAGTTCCTTCTGGGCGGCTCGAATCTTCCAATGGGCCACGCTGTCCGGGTCTGTTCCCAAATACGGGTTGGAGCACAGCCATACTGTCGCACGGTCTGCCGATTGCCAATCCCAATACACTCGTTCGGAACCGACGGCGGCGCTGATGTTGGCGCTTTTCTTACGCACGTCGGCAACGGTTCCGCCACGACCCAAATGGAAGCCGATACGCCAGATGGCCGTGTCCTTGCCCATTTGCTGACAGGAGTCGATGACCACCTCCGCCCGCGATGGCATCACGTCCATGAGCGCCTTGTAGATGAGCGCCTGAGCGTAACGACGGTATTCCGGACGGGAACCGGTCAGACGGTCGATTCTCAAAGGGGCGTTGTCCGCCATGACTAGCGAGGTGATGCCGTTTTCCTCGATGAGTCCGACGAAATCCTTGGACGGGTCGAGACTCGATAGGTCGTAGCGCATGAAGTCGGACGTGCGGTCTGGTGCCGTCAGCATTTCCGGCATGAACGAGATAGACCAGCCCTCACTGGTTTCGGCAATCTTCTCTTCGTCGTAATTGCAGACGGGAAGATTCAGTTTCGAGCCGACGATATCCTGCCAAGCCTTCTGGTCTTGCTTGAACCGGCGGGACAGTTCGATATACCGATTGAACGATTTGCTTTGCGTCAAACCCGCCGGACGATACTTGTTGCCTTTGTCGTTCAGTCTCGTTTCGGGTTGTGCGGCGAGCATGAACGAGTTCTCCAAGTCGGAGAAGATAGGCATTTTGATGATGTCGGCGGGGCTGAACGGGTTCGCCAGCCATTCCAATCCCAATTGGGTGATGAGAGCACCACCACTGGGAGGATTGTGCAACAGCATCAGCCATGCCGCCTCTTCCTCATCGTCTGCGGCGGCGTCGATGACCTGAACGAGCGGTGGACGTTTATGCCATTCGTTCTGAGCGCAATAATCGTAGGCGATGTCGGCAACCAGTTGGGCGATTTTTGCTCCGACCTTCTTCTTGGTGATGTCGGGAATGCAGGACTCGTCCTTGCCGTATACGATTCGCACTAGGCTTGGGTCGAACTGCCAGCCGTTCTCCTTGATGGTTTTGGCGGCGAGCAGGGCTATGAAATTGTATCCGCTGGAAGTGGCGGAGGAGCGCAATGGTTCCACACCGGCCTTCAATACCTTCTCATTGCTTCTTGGGGCGTCATACTGGTCTTGCAAGCGGACGCGCATGACGTGCATCGGATTCTTGCGATGGCCGACCTTCTTGACTTGGGTGACGTAGGCTCCTCCCCACATCTTCGCCAAGTCGTCGCTTTTGACCCAACCGTCCAGCATGCGTTGCGCTTTTACAAGTTCACGCCAATATGCGGTCTGCTTCTTCTTGTCAAATTTCGTCACGAGCAACAGGAACAGAAGTGCGGGAAGACTGAGCGTCGTGGGAATATCCACGAACCCCAAATATGCGCAAGCTCCCAGTATAACAAGGAGAACAACAGCGGAGACGATGACGGTGGTCTTCTGCGACGGCTTACCTTTTTGCAGGAAGGCGAACACGCTCACACCCTGATAGATATGCCGACGGTCTACAAGACGGTCACGCCAATGGATGACGCCCATGACCGACATGAAACCGAATATCATGTTGAACGGTATCGTCCACAATCCGCATCCACGACTGGCGTACAGGCCGACGAACCAGCCGACCCACCATGAGACCCTATGCACGGCAAGCCAGTCGGACTTGGACATGAGGTCTGTGAATGTCTCGGGGTTCTCATCGAACTCGTCGTTCTTTTCGGGACGGGAGTAAGGTTTCAGCCCGGAGAACATATCTTTCCAACGGTAGTAGACGTTGAGTTTCTTCGGGTCTATGGGGTCTGTCTTACGTGCGGGCGTCGGATAGGTGGCCGTGGTTCCTCCTACGAGGATTCCCAGCCAGATGAACGGCATGAGCGGAAGTCTCAGTAAAGTCCAGAGGATTACGCCGACGATGATTATGAGTCCACACCAGAAGCCGCTCCAGATATGAGTCGGCTCTTTGCTCCTACTGCGGCTTCGTCCACCGCGATTCTGTGCCATCGAGGACTCCATTCGTTATCTGTTTTTGAATGTCGGAAATCTATTAACGACACTAATGGACTGTTTGTTGTAAACCTTTTGAAAACAGGAAAATTGTTTGGGGGAGGTTGGGGCTGGTTGGGGTGTTTTTTTGGGCGTGTCGTCGTCTTGGGTGGCGAGTTATTGTAGAAAGTTTAGGTTCGTGCTATACTGAGATTGTCCACAAAAAAAAAGAGTCGCCATAAGGAAACAAATTATGACCTAAAGAAAAAGGAGAAAACAAAATGGCAACGCTACTTATCTCAATCGGCACGTTCATCGTCTACTCGATTTGCGTCATCGTCCTCGCAATCGGAGGACTGTCCATGACCAGTGCAGGACAGACGTTCGAAACGATGTTCAACAACTTCTTCGGAACAGTCATCCCCTCAATCGCCGTCGGAGCATTCGACATCTTCACGTTCCTCATCTTCGTTGCCATCCTCCAAACCATCATCTGGTGCTTCCGAATCGAATTCCATGAAGGCAAACTGCGTGACATCCCCATCGACTGCGTGCTCATGGCAATCGTTCCAATGCTCTACGTTCACTGGAACCCCGGAGATAATTTCTGCCTCCTGCTCGCACTTATCGGATACCTCATCCCCACGGGTGTCATGTGGATGAACACCATCCTGCTTCGCCTCGGAAAGAACGGATTGGACGGAAGGGAATCCCAGTACAAGAAGGCTGACGGCAGGGCTGCTCGCTAAGATTCTTCTAGATGTTCGAACACCCGTCCGAACTTCCTAGCAAAAGGCTGAACTCATGTCCCACAACAAAAAAACCATCACCATAATCACAGCAGTCGTCCTAGTGTTGGCGCTCGTCATCGGATGGTGCGCATGGCGTAAACACGTCACGTCCACCAAAGAGACCCAAGCCAGCGCCAACACCAGCTCCTCCAGCTCCACCAACAAGGCCAAAAAGAAAACCCCAGTCTTGTCCGACAAACAAAAGGAACAGAACAAGACCATTGCCCTCCAAATGGAAAAAGACATGCGCAATTGGGGAGTGGACTCGCTCGCAGATCCACACCAGTGGGCCAAACAGCCAGCCGACCAAGTATTGGCCGCATTAAGAACACCAGACAATATCGAGACTCCGGCGGACATGCCCACCTCCATGAAAATCAATCAAGGATGGGGAAGCAACGCCCCCTCCTACGTGTGCAACACCTCCGACTACCAGTCTTTGTGCGACACCATGCCCACATCCCAAGCATGGTGGAAGAACGAAGTGTGGGGCACTGGAACCAGATGGGTCAAAGACCCGACGGCCAAAGTGTACGATGATGGCAAAGTCCGGGTGAAGGGTAAAGTTCGTACCATCCTCGTGACTAGTGGAGACACTTATTCTGAGGGCGACTACAATGCCCTTACCCCAGCGTGGAGGGATTATCAAATCGACGACTTGCTCACCATTGAAAACGGCAAGGTCTCCGATATTGAATACGAAGGAGACCAGTATTGGTGGATTAACCCATTCCTATCACAGTGGACTCCGGATAAAGTGGCCGACAGTCTGGGGTATGGAACTAGAATCGCCATTCCGGTTTCTGGCGGTTTGAACTGGAACGGTATGAATCCCACCGGCATTACACGAGTGTTGAATGCGCCTGAAAGCAAAGGTGATTTGGACGGCAAGGTTGATTGGAGCATGTGGGACGATGTGTCCTTCTCCTCCAATACCGGCTGTCAGAACTGTCCCGCAAGCTGACGGAAAAAATAAGTAGGGGCGAACCTAACCGTTCGCCCCTACTTATTTTTTAGGACATCTTCCATTCCGTACGCCAGAAGAATCCTTGGATGTACCCATACCATTTATCTCCGGGAGTAACCCATCGGGTATTGTATTCATTCCAATGACCGTAGGCACTACTATCCCTCGAATTTCCCTCACTGATAAATATCTTCCATTTACCGGAGGAGTCTGTTTCGACCTTTTCCACAAAAGCGACGTGAGTTATAGCACCACTACCGTCCTTGAATGAGACACCAGCACCGGGCTTAGGAGTCTTCGACGTAGTCCAACCTTGTTTACCCTGAAGGTCGGCATACAAGTCACCGCCCGTAGCAGTATGGGGATTCTCCATACTGCCGAACACCATATAGGAGCGCATCAGCCAATACCAGTAGCATTGGTAATCAGGGCCATTAGACCAGAGGAAGCTTGGACCGGTGTCTCCATCCTTGCAGACTTTCGCCTTGCCGCTGCACATCCACCCATAATTGTCGGTGTTGGTTGGCGCACCACCGATTTCACCGTTTTGGGCGGAACCCCCATCACCGTCACTACTGGTCGGACATACAACGTTATCGGAAGAGGAATCATTGGAGGAACCACCCGTGTCAGCCGGTGGCGCGGAATCAAACTGCACTTCAGAGGATGGTGGGAACTTGTTGGTCTGCTTAATATATGCGATGAACTGTTGGGTCACACCCCAAACGGTCGAGACGTAATTATTATCCGTGGCATATCCGGCATTCTTTAACTCCTGAATATACGCGTGTGGGTCGGTGCGCTTCTGCAAAGCCGTCGCATAACGGGAATTCTCGGTGATGAACTTGCCATAACCGGCGAAACCATCCTCGTCGGAATCGTAGACCGCGAAATCACCGGTCGTGTCATAGCATCCACCTTGATTGCATTCCTTGGTGGCAAGCTTGACCGACTTTTGACCATTGACCGCCTTAATGCCAAAGAAGTTATGATATTTGGTCGTCAAAGTGGAAGCACCCCAAGCGCTTTCCACTGCGGACTGTCCAAGAATCGCCTCATATGGAATACCGTACTTCTTACCAATATCGAACGCGGCCTGACCATACTTATCCGTATATGATTGAACGGAATTGGTTACTGTCACATTGGCCGACGCGGTATCGGTGGTTCCGTCCGTATCGTCGGATTGTGTGCAACATTGGGAACCGTCATCATCGGAATCCCCACTCTTGCCGTTGAAGGAGATGTCGTTCAATCCTTTGTCGTAATAGTCCTTGGCTACCTGTTTTCGGCTATCCTCATTACGGGAAGCCCAAGTTGGCCTTTCCCATCCGGCCATCCATGCGACTGCGGCCACTTCCGGGTCGCTGGCGTCATGCCAAGTATCATACAGACTGTCGTTCTTGACGGTTATCTCGGCCTTGGCTTCCGACAAGTAATGATTGTTGAAGGAGCTTTTCGCGGTTGCCACAAGCATTTTTATCTGCCCGTCCTCGTCCGAATCAGGCGTGCCCTCCAGTCCGTTGGCGTCCATCCAAGTGCGGATTTTGCTTCGGGGAGTCCATTGTCCGAGACCGTATCCATTGTCGGGGCTGCTTCTGTCCGCCACGAAACCGGATTCGGAATACACGTTGCCCAATACTCCAGCCGTGGCCGCTTTGGAGAATCCCGCTGACGCGAACGCCTTGGCGATTTTGATTGCCACGTCATTGGTCTTGAAATCCGAAGAGGAACTGGCGCTACCGGAGTCCGAAGAGGAAGAATCAGAGGAGTCGGAAGCTGAGGAGTCGGAAAGACGATAGTAGGCGGTGTATTTGCCCCCGCCGTAATCCAATGGGACTTCCGACACTTCGTCCCCCTTGCTGTCTCCATCCTTGCTGTCGGTGTCCTCGTGAGCGCCCACGGTCTTACTGTCACCGATATAGATTTCCGTATGACCGTCCCGCCAGACCACGTCACCTTTCTGGAGCTTGTCCGCCGAACCGTCGAAGTCGGTTTTTGTGAAACCGGCCTTGCTCATCGGGCCGTCCATACTGGACGTGTTGAACGGTGAGTCACCCAGATTCTTGACACCGCCTTTCGTCAACGCATAGTAGACGAAACTCGAACAGTCAACATCGGGATTGAGCTTTCGTTTCGACTGACTGTAGCCGATTTTATCATCCTTAGCCATTTCCTCGGCCTTGGCTATGTACTTGTCTATGAGACTGCCACCAATGTCCGAACTGCTTTGAGCAGAGGTTTTCTTGCACCCGTTGGAGCGAATGGACATCATGGTCGTATCGGACACGGTACTCATACTGGTCACGCCGACCGCCAGCGTCAGGTCGAAGAGGAGTAGGCCAGCCATCCCCATCGCCGCCATTTTTCCAAAACTTTGCACTGTACCCGCCTTACAAAAAACTTGGAAGAGATTTTTGCCATCTCTTCCAAGTTAACAGAATTTTTTTAGATAGTAAGGGGAAATCAGTGGAATGGTTCAAACGGGATACTGAACACCATATCGTAAAGGTCTTCCACGTCACCCGCCGCAGTCTGCGCGTCGGATAGAATCTGTTGCGGTTCCCGCTCCTCCCCCCAAAGGTCGAACAGGTTCACGACCGTATCGACTTCCTTCTCGCTTTGACTGTTGATTGCGAACCCCAATAGTCGGCCACGATTAAGGTCGGACAATGGTTTGCTGATTTCCTTAGACCATTCGCACGCGGTTTTCCACGCGTCATCGTCCATCGTGTAGTCGCCGTCCACGCCATAGGTGAGCAGGTTTCCATCGGTGTCTTCCTGAGCGATGTCGTGAATGACGAACATGTATTCGATGGCTAGGAGATATTCGTCCAAGCTCATTTCGTCCGCGTCCCAATCATGGTTCGTGGGAAAATGCAGGTATGGATACCGGTTCACGGTCTCATTGCCGATTTTGTCTCCTTCATGGAGCAATGCCATCGGAAGCGTGAAGATAGGGGACAGGTAGACCCTTCCCTCGATGCCGCCATACTGGTCGTTCTCCGGAATGGCGATAATCTGCTTCATCGAATTGACGATACGATTCACATACTTGGTGGGCCGTTCCAACAGCAACGGTCTTCCACTGGAGAAGCCTTGGAAAGACATCACATCATATTTTTCAACGACCGGCGTGGTGTCGAACGTCGGCGGAGACAATGGTGTGATGTTCTGCTCGTCCCCGGTCTTATGGGGCGTCGGACGATTCTCTCCGAAGAAATCCTTATAGCTCACTGTTCTTGTCCTTCCTGCGTTTCTGACGCTTGCATTGCTTTCTTCTTCTCCTCTTCACGGCGAATCTTATCGGTTGCGGTCGTGGAGATTTCCTTCAACAGGTCTGGCGGAATGATGACTTCGACGGGTACCGGCTGTTTGCTGGAATCCTTGAAGTAGGCGACGGCACCACGAATGGTCTTGTCCTTGCCGGTCTCCTTGTCCTTGATACGCAGACGCCTCATGCCAGCCCAGTTCGGCTCATCGTTCTCCTTCGTATCACCCATGCTCATACGGGAGCGAATACGATTGCCGGAATCCTCAATCTGCAACAGTCGCAAAGCGTCACGGGCAGGAGAATCCTGAATCGGGTCGTCCAAAGCCAGCAGGAACGCTCGGCCGATACCGCCGGTCATACCAGCGTTGATGAACTCCTTGACCTTCTGGGAGGCGAACACCGGAGTGAAACGGCGGGAACGTGCGGTACGCATCCACTCGTTCACCTTGGCGGCACCCTTGTCCTCGCCTAGGATTGCCCAAGCCTCATCGATGCCGACCATTCCGTCTCGTTCGCTTACTGCGGCACCCGCGCCGAACACAATCATACGAAGCACCCAACGTTGGATACGTCCGGTAACGGTGTTCTCGGCTCCCGGTTCCGGAATCATGGAACGGTCGCCAGCGTTGATAAGGGTAAGGTTCTGACTGACACGCAAAGGGGCCACGTTATCGTTCGTACCGAAGATAAGACGCAACGACTGGTTCGTGTTGACGCTCATCGTAATCAGTTTGAACACGTCCAACGTGTCCGGATACAAGTTGTATTGCGAAGGGTCTTTCCCCGCTTGCTGGAGAGCACGGAAGTCGGTAGCCGCCTTGTACAGGATTGTCCCGCAACAGCGGCCACCCTTCTTGTAACCGTAATCCAGCATGGCCTTGACGGTAAGCTCATAGGAGGTGTCGCCGTCAGGTTTCAGAATATCGGAAATCATGATAGCGGCCATATCCTTGGCCTCTTCCTCGCTTCGGAGCACATTGTACGGGTCGAATGTTCCGTCAGCGATGTCGGAATCCATTCGGAGCACTGTTCCGTTACGGGACAGGACGGCATCCTCGAAGTCGTTGCCTTCCTTCGGATTGACGAGGATGCAAGGCGTTTTGCCTTTGCCGCTACGGGAGTCAATCAGCATCCACTGGAGGAACAGGCTCACCAACAGCATGGACTTTCCGGAACCGGTTTCACCGATGACCAGAATGCCCGGTCGGGTATCCTTATCCTGCACGGTGGTAGTGCCCACGTAAACGGGTTGCCGGTTCGCTTCGGTCAATCCGACCAGTGCTCCAGTATCATCACCGGCCTTGGCGAAACTACTCACGCCGCCACCGGCCACGCAGGTCGCAGACCAGTGAATCTCATATGGTGTCATACGCACCGGAGAACAGGCTTGCATGCTTTTGAACGCCATCAACTGTTCGTTGGCCGTGGTCAGATTGGTGAACTCGAAATTCTGGATGTTCTGCAACGAGTCTACGGCAATCTGAGCGTTACCTGCCACGCAGGTGGCGACACTCAAATCGATGATGCTCGGAGGCATTTCGGGAGAATTGTAAATGGCCTTCTTATAGTCCAGACGATATTTCAAATCGGTCATATCGGCGGAAGCCTCACGGCCATGCTGATAACGTTCCTTGATGTTCTCGTCAATCGTGCGGGCGTTACGGCGAATCGTGTCAGCTGTCACCTTGCCGGGTTCGACCTTGCCGCGAATGGACGTTCCGACGGCGTTCGCACCACCCGCCGTGGCGACTTCCATCAGTTTCGCAATCCACAGGTTGGACGGGTCGGTGATGTCCGATTGTGCGAACTGGGTTGTTCGGGCGAAGCAGATGGACGCCGGATACTCGCTGTCGATGTTCCACTGGTCGCAGTCGATTCCCTCATCGTATAGTCGTTTCGCGTTCTGGCAGACCTTACTGTTCGGGAAGAAATGCAGGTGGTCGTTCTCGGCAATGATGGGAAGGGCGGACGCGGACGCGCGGCTCACCCACCAAGTCTCCATCATCGCAACCATCTGCTCGCGTTCGCTTTCCTCCATGATGGTGAACGGGATAAGACCGGCGTTCAACATGATGCGTTCGATACGATGCGCGTCCGGCAGATACTCCTCGAACATGGCGTAACCGTTCGCCATGGAGAAGCTAAGCTGATTGAACTTCGTGGTGACTTTCCGAAGAAGCGACTGTTTACGGCCTTTCCTACCGGCTTCGCCACCCAGTTTCAACGGGACTCCGATGACAGCGAACTGCTTGCACACGTTCAGATTGCGGTAATAGTAAGCCTGATAGCTTTTCAAATCATCCTGTTGCATTACCGGCGGACGGTAGGGGATAGGCATGGAACCCGTAAGCAGATGGAATTCACGGTATTCGCTTTTCAGCAAATCCCTGTAGCGCATGCCCGCCACGCTGACCTCACCGGCCAGCCCGTCGAAGAAAGCCATGAAGCTTTGCTCGGCTTCCTTTCTCTTGGAATCACCGGCACCGTCCAACAGTGCGCTCGTCCAAGGAATCTTCGCATACAGCCATACCGTTCTGTCCGGTGTCGCCGCTCGGAGCAGACCGTATTCACTGCCGGGACTAATGAAGCTTTCCGGACGATAGAAACCGTCTCTTGCCATTTCGGGTCAATCGCTTTCGATTTTGTGGAATTTTTCTACATTGCTGGTTTCGACTCTAACGGCTCCAAATGTTATAAACCTTCTAAAAACGGAAAAATCCCTCCTCTGGAATGGATGTTTGAGGAGGGATTTTTAGAACGTGATTTCAGTCATCCAAACCGAAGAACTCCACGGGGTTGAAGTCGGCGCTCATGTATTTTCCGGGATTGTCGTCTTCGACCGGCTTGGCTGGTTTAAATGGCTTGTCGATGGGTTTCTCACCTTTTTGCTTCAGTCCGGAATAAGCCAATCGTCTCACGGTCTTATCTGAATCGTGGGACAGCTTTCTCAACGTATCCACGGAGGCGTTTGAGTTCACGGCGATGGCACGCTTCACATGCGGACTCCACTGGTTCGACATGTACTCCAACGTATCGGGAGTCGTGTTGGGATTGCCCGCCACGTTGACGCGGGTCTGAGTCCAATCGTCGTAGGCCAAAAAGCTCAACGTAGCCGATGACGCATGGGGGTTGAACGCCACCTGCTCGCGGACAGCGTTATCCTCGCTGGAAGCCAGCCGGTGCAAATCCTCCTGAAACGTATGCTCATGCTCCGCGACGTTTCGTTGAGTCTCATAATCGTCCACGCGGAGACATTCGTGAAGAGTATCGGCGTCGGCCTGCCAATTGTCGGACGCGGCACGGGTTATTTTCGTCATATCATCGGTCACGGCACCATCACCATGAAGGGCCGGTTCCAAACTATCATCCACGGCTTTCCGAATCTGTTCGGAACTCAAATCCGAACGTTTCAACGCTTCCGCACGGACGATGGCCTCATCATCGTTCAACAGTCGTTCCGTAGCGTTCTTCGGAGTATGTGGATTGCCAGCCACGGCACCACGAACCTTCCAAGACTCGTCGGACGAGAGCACATCCAATGTGCGGGCGTCATCTGTGTTGCGTGCTACCGCATTACGGATTTGGGGATTGTAGTCGAACCGGCATACGCTCAACGCGGTATCATCAGCGCCACGTTCGATTGCCGTGCAACGAACCTTGGCGTCATATCTGACCAACTGTTGCTCGTAATTGTACCGGTTCTCCCTCGCGTCCTTCGGTGGTTCGCCGTTCGCATTCGGATAAGTCTTGTCCTCATCGAACGGATGGTTGAACCCGTATTCGGTCGTGGCGAGATTGTTCAACACGGCGGTAGGCGTCCTATCATCCAAGGCCATGTTCTCCAAATCGACCATGCTGGTCTTGGAGACTACGTCCTCAATCGAAGCGCCGCCATGCTCCTTGACCCATTTGCCTAGCGGGTCTCTTGCTTGTAAAGGATTGTACATTCCTCCTCCACTTTCTTTTAGTATTCGAATTGGATATCGTCGTATCCGCTATCGTCGTTGAAATCGACTCCCGCGTATTCGTCCGAGAGTCTTTGATTCTCACGGCGATGTTCAAGATTCATGACGGCCCTACGGCTGACTTTCTCGTCCTTGTCTTCGCTTAGCGTCTCCAACGTGTGAAGGCTGGTGTTCGGATTGCCCGCCACATGAAGTCTCGTCTCTGAGTCCTTCGACTGGGAGAGCCTGTCGAGCCTGTCCGGCACCGTGCAGTGTTCCGCCATGGGGCGGGTGCTGATGGTGTTGGTCATGTCGAAACGGTTCAGTATGCCCTGCGCCGACGAATCGTAGCCTAGCTCATGGAGTTTTTCGCACTGCTCGGACGAGGCGTGGTAGAGGAACTGGTCAGCCAATTTCGTCTCCGCGTCGATAGCCATGGCGGGGCATTTCATCCTGCCTTTGCTAAGGGGGAAGGTGGTTCCCGCCCTGTCGTCCGTCCATTCGCTGTGACCGGCCTCGAAGATTTGCAAGGCTGCGTCGTAGTCGCCGTTCCTAGCCGCCTCCGTGGCTATCTCCGACGTGTACGCGTCGCAGACATGCAGTTTCTCGTTGGTCTCGATATAGTCGTTGTAACCGTCCTGCCCCGGTAGCGGCATGGGGTCTCTCACATCGTCGTAGTCCATAAGCTCTTCGAGCCTCAGTGTTTGATGGTATCTGTTCTGCCCGAGCAGGACGCTGGGATTACCGTAATCGCCTTCCTTGCAGTATTCCAGCGAACGGTTCCGACACCATGCCATGAGAGCGTAGTCGGCAATGTCCTTGTCGGCATCGCCTTCGAGCCGTTCCAGAGTGTTGGTCGGGGTGTTGCGGTTGAGGGCCACGGCACGTTTCACATAGAAGTTGTCATCGTCCGCCATCATGTCGAGCGTCTTGCCATCCAGTTTCGGATTGGACGCGACTGCCGTGCGCTCCCTCACATCGTCGCTGTACTTGAACGAGTCAAGTGTCTCGTCGCCGATGTTCGGGTTCATCAGCGCCTCCAGCCGGTTGTCCTCGTCTTTGCCGGTCTTGGCTATCTGGTCAATTACCGCTGTCGGCGTGTTTTTGGTATCGACAGCCGCCCCATGCTCTTCCGCATAGTTGAGACTTTTGACATTATCGGCAAGACTCGCCTTCGGATTGCCGCCATGCGCTTTCATCCACTTGCCCAGCGGGTCGCGCGGTTCTGACGGATTATATGCCATAGAAGAAAACCTCCTTTTCGCTGTAAACAACCTTACGCGAAAGGGAGGTTCTATTCTTGCTGTTTTGGGAAAAATCAGACTCCGGCTTGAGTGGTGTCTTTTTTGACTATGGACACGTATTCGTTTACCAGTTTCTTGAGTTCAGGATTCTGGTCGAGACGGACTTCCACTCCAAGCTTGGTGTTCTTGTAGAACGCATAGTTTTCCTTGGCGGCGATGGACAGGCTGAAATCCTCGACCTTCCAATTGTCGCCTGTCCCACGGTTCAGATTAAGGAACATGGCTCGGGCGAACCATTCCCTGCCGGTCGTATCCTTGACTGTAATCATGGGCTGAATCTTATGGGTGACATCTGCCGTGAGACGTTTGCCCGGCACGATGATTTTAGGCATCTTCCTTACCTTCCTCCTTATATACGAACATGACGTTCATGTGGCTGTTCTTCAAGGCCGCATCCAATGGTGTTTTGCTACGAGCGCGATGACGGTATGCTTCGATATACCATTTTTCAAACGGGAAGTCGTCTCCGCTTTTGATGTTCTTGACCTTCACCCAGCGGGACGCGGTTTTCGCCCGCAGTGCCGTTGGGGCGGTGTAGCCGTCACGGTCGTCCATACCGTACTTGTAGTCCTCTCCGGACTCGTACAGTTTGCCGATGAGATATCTGCCGTCGGTGCGCCAGAGGATGAACTGGGAGCAGGTGTCGAGCGAGCGGACTGAAACGATGCTGTCGAACGGGATGATGGCTTTGCCATCGTTCTGTTCCGCATGGTTGATGATTTCATCCATCATGCTTTCCGCCTGTCGCCAGTTGTAGCGGATGATGGTGTCTTCGTCGGGTTTGACGCTGGCTTTTCCAATGAGGTCTGATTCCGAACTGATGCGCATGAATACTGCGCGTCTGTCCATGAGTGTTTCGGTCATGGTGTTATCCTTACTCTTATGTGACTACTTCCAGTATAGGGTGTTTTTGCGAATGTGTCCAATACTGGAACCATTCACACCTCACGTAGTCGAATACGGGTAAGCCCCGAACGTCGGGAAGTGGTAGCGGACTTGCGTTTGCCATCGGCGTCGGCCATGGTCAGCATGGGTACCTTGCGTTCGAACACCAAGGACAATGGTTTGCCCTTGTCTTTACCTGCGGCGAGTTCATACAGGTCTGGGTTGAAACCTTCCAATGGTCTCAGGTTGTCCAACGCTATCCAGTATTTGGCTGGTTCTTTAGACCATGGTTTGGGGCATTGGTAGAAGCTTCCTTCGTCCCATGTCCTTGGATTGTATGGGCTTCCGAAGCCAGTCACTTCGCCTATGAGCATGAGGTCTTCGTCGTGCGCGTACAGGATTACCTGCTCCACGTTTTTCATGACGCCGATGATTCCGCATTTCCATAGGACGTGGTTGTCGTGTTCTTTGCTGAATCGGAGATATTCCTGCATCACGGTGTGTGGTTGGAAGTATACGCGGCCTTGTCGGGGTGCGTATCCGATTCGTATCATCAGGATTTCTTTTGAGTGTGTTGTACCAGTCATGCCCCCATATTACCATATGTGGACAATTCCAATATAACTTGTACCATCTTAGGGGGGACAACCTAAACTCAGTGCGCGTCACCCTTCTTCGACTTGCCAGCCTTGCGAGAAGCCTTCAAAACGGCGGCAAACATACGAGCGTCATCCATCACAGAAGACTTTTCAGATTTTTTGGAAAAAGTTCCTTCGGGGGGTTCTACACCAGCCTGTTCATAAGTGGTATCCCCTGCAAGGAACTCAAACAGAAAATCAAACCCAGCCAACAGGGCTTCGATAATCACCACGACGGATGGGATTACCAGAAGACCCACGGCATACGTGCCGTACAGGACATGAAGCACCACAATCGCCAGCAAGGTAAAAATAAACACCGCCAGCAACAGGCTGAAACCCCGATGGAAGGCTTTCAACAATCCGGCTTCGATTCTACGAAACCTTAATCTCGTTTTCTCCGACATGGTTTTTTCTGTCTCCACTCATCCACCGACAGGAGAAACAACGCCAGTGGAAACACGACTAGAAACAGTATGCCGCATACGACGAAAGGCAAACCCCAATACCAAGAAAATCGTTTCAGCAAAAAAGAGCCGACAAGCCCCAACAGGGACACCATTCCGGACAGCAAATACAGACTCAGACCATACCGGAACATAGCATAGGACACTCGCTCAAGGAACGTTTCGTTCTCCTCCTTCATGTCAGCGCTCCTTTCCGGTCGGATTCCACACGCCATCGGACTTGTCCAGTTTCACAAGTCCACGGGCTTGCAGACGGTAGGCGATTCGATTCTGCGATTCGGTCAGCTCCTTATCCTGCCAGACAGCGGACAGAATAGTTTGCTCCTCGTCGGTCAGCATGGACTCCAACAGTCGGATTCGACGCTCCAAAGTCTTCTTGGCGCGGGTATAACCGGACTTGTGGTCGCAAGCGAGTTCGGCCATACCCTTCCAGAATCCTCGCATATTCTGCCAGTTGAGTCGGGCGAGCTTCCTCAGCATACGTACTGCTTCATCATCTGTGTGGAAGTCACAGTAAGGTGGAACAAACGAGTCGAGAGGATAGAGTCCAAGAGGCTCGTAGGGGCTTTCCTCCTTCGCACGGTTCAGATACCAAAGGGCTTTCTTCAAGTCTTCCAGACCGTTCTTGCCCTGCCAGCGGTACACGTATTTGATAGCATTTCCACCTAGGAACGGGTATCGTGCGGTCAGTTCGATGCATTCGAAGGGGCCTGACGTGTAGTGGCTGGGGTGGTTGACGTTATCGTTGCGCAAGTTTTTCTCCTAAACGATAGGCTGTATGTGAACGTTTCCAGTATAGCATACTATTTTCTAACGGGGACAAGAGCCTTGCGATACGCCTTGGAAAGCTCATCGTACGAACGCTTCAAAGACCCAGCCCTCCGCTTGTCGCCATCCAAATCCGTGGAGCAATGCAGATTCTCATACTCCTTCGGCTTCTTGCCTTGCAAAGCAGCCAACATGTCCAAATCATATGATTCGTCCAACTCGTTGAACTTGGAAGACACCTGAGCATACAGCCGGAGCGACTTATTATACGATTCCGTCATCCTGCTGACTTGTTGGAAACAGGCGTCCTCAGCTTCGGCATGGGCACGCTTCGCCTTGCCTTGGGTATCCCACCAATAGTATCCGCCGCCACAACACAAGGACAGGGCGACAAGAACGGACAGCACGGCGACTATCCTTTTCTGCACACGCTGTCTCGCCCATTCCTTGCCATCCCTTACTCCGGCGGCGATAAGACTATCGAAAGAAGGCGTCTCGCCTATCGTCGTCGGTCGGGCTTGTCTGTTTGAATGCCTTCCCAATTATGGTCAGTCCTTGAAACTCGGGAAAGATAAGTCCAGTCTCGGTTCGGACTCCGAACAATACACGGGAGAGCCTTCGCAGAGGGCACGGTTGAGGTTTTCAGCGAACTTGTATGCCTGTAGTTTCCGTTCAGGCTCACTACCTCGCAAGCATTTGCCGGTGGGAGTGTCTTGAAACCCGTGAGCGTCCTTCTGTGCCTTGGTGAGAAGGTTCTGCAACTGTCCGACGGTCAGCGAAGTGGCCTTCCCCGCTTTCAGCCTTCCGGTTTCACGCAGTTTTTGGATGGCATACTCGTTGTGGGACAAGTCCAAGCATGTATGCCATTGAGTTTTCCCTTCCGGATTGTCTCCCAGTAGAAGCGTTACCCTTCTGGTGTCCTCTGCGAGTTCCGACATTATGTTTCCTTTCAGTTTTTCAGACCGTAGTAGACGACCCCGTTTGTTTCTTTTGTACGGTCGAACAGTTCGTGGCCGCGTTGTGTGGTTTCGATGCTCCTGATTACTACTTCCGGCGCGTCGAAAATGGTCATGGGTTCCTGTCCTGCAAGTTTCGCCCACTGGTTTTGGATTACGGTGAGCGTGACCCGGCTGTTGGAGTCGAGTTGTCGGCATTGTCGCTCGTGCTGGTGTTTGCGCACGTAATCGGATGCGACATCGGCTAGCGTGGTTCTAGGCATGTGTTTCCTTGCTTTTACTTAAATGTGGTTGATTCCAGTATAACAAGGAAATGTTTCAGATTTAGCTTTTCTGTGAATCTCGACGCCAACGGGAGAAATACACCCAAGCCGGAACGTCGGCGGAAACCGCCGTCACACCAATCAAGCCAGTCAGAATAGGACGGACAATCATATCCTCCGGTTCCGAAACCGGCATAAACCAGAGAAGCGGCACCATCCCAGCCGCATATACGATGCTGATTGCGAGCATGACGAACGGCATGATTTGTTCCGCGGGACGTTTTGGCCTGTCGGGTTTGACGCGTGTCTTTCTGACTTTAACCGGTTTGCTATTATGTTTGCCGTGCTTGCCATACATGGTGGTCTCCCTATTGTCTGGACGGCTGGAAGCCATACGAACGATGGAAGCTGGGTCGATAACAGTGGTGAGTTCTCCGGTGTCTTCTGATTGGGTTTGCAAAATATGTTCCTCTCTATGTAAACGATTCCAATATAACACGTAAAGAGTTTTTGTCTAGTCTTCATAAAACAAATCAGAGTAGAAGCCAAAAGGTATCTTTCGTTAAGGCAAATCGAAAAGGAGGAAGGCACGAGATTTGGATTTTGGGTGGAGCGATGATACCGATACCACGCCATACCGAATTAACCGAAACAACTACAAACGAAATCCGGAAAGAATGTTCAGGAGAACTAGGAAAGGACTGGTGGAAATGATTTACGATGTTGAAATCAAACCGGACGAGGGTTACTGGTTTATTAAAGTTCCCTCTATCAATAGAGTCACACAAGCCAAAAACCTTAAAGAAGTTGACGATATGGCTAAAGACCTTATAACGATTATGACAGGAGAACAAAACCCTGAGATTACCGTAAAAATGCAGTTACCTCAGACCGTATCAGACGCTATCCAATTACGTAAAAAGACCGAAGCCTTGGAAAACAAAACAAGAATAAAGCAACGAGAGGCCGTCAGAATTTTGCATGGGATGGGTTTTACGTTTCGGGATATAGGGAAAACCATGGGTATTAGCTATCAAAGAGCACATCAATTAGCTGACTGAATCTAAAAAAAGCTAGAGGGCACGGTTAAAAGCATTAAGCCGCGCCCTCTAGAATAGAAACAAATTAATCGTCTCACCAGTCGATGAGCATGTCAACGTGGACGATTTCTCTCGCATACTCAAGCAAGTCGGCGTCCGATTCGACCTTCGGGTCGTCCACCAGCCTTTTCAGAGTGTGTAACACCGCTTGCTCGTATCCTTCCCAAAACTCTTTCGGAAGATATTTGCTCCAAAAATATTCCCCCATAAAAGCCATGCAAGGTTTGCACATTCGGACTATTGGAATATGCTCTTTCGGCACGTTCCCATCTTCCATAGTGACAACTTCCAGATAAACGTACTTTTTATCCGCTTTGAAGAACAGAATGTTCTCTTTTGCTGGATTAGGGTCGCCTTCCAGTACGAAGTCCGGGTCTCCGAAATGCATTCCGAAGTCTATTCCGGCATCGGAATTGTTGAGCCTGTTCACGCAATCGCGGAGTACGCCCAAGTTGCATCGACACCAGTTCGGATAATCCGAAAGTGTCACTTCGCGTTTGGCGCATGTGGGACATTCTTTTTCTTCGTTTTCCAATATCATTCCTCCCTTTTTAGATAGCCGGTTCGAGTAGCATCGGGGGAAGGCACTGTTTCCAATTGACTCGCAATGCGCTCGTCAAATCGTTCATGTTCAATGCGAACAGTCCGGAATTCATCAAACCGTTCAATTCCACGATTGACACTTCACCGTTGATAAGACACAAGTCGAGCGTGTACGCGCCGTAACCGCAGTGTGAGAACATTCGTCCGGCTCGCGTGGCGAACTCACGGTATTGTTCTGCCAATTCCGGTCTGAGTTCGACGTTCTTAACGGTGGTGTCGTCACGATGCTTCTGCATTTGAGGGTCGAATCTCGTATGCATGTTGTCGATTGGTGTTTTCAATCCGATATTGCCAGCGCCGCAGACAGGCTGGTTGCCTACCATGAACATGCGATACTCATATTGGATATCGACATTCTCCTGAATAAGCAGAGCATTCGGGTCATCATCCGCGTGGATGAGCGCCCAACCTCCCCACTCCTGCACCTGCTGTTCAAGCTCGTCAAGGTTGGTTCCGGAGATTTTCAAATTAGGTAGCCGTTTGGCTTGGTTCATGAATTTGATGAAGAACGATGAGACGCCATTCTTGATTAAAGAAGCGAACGCATGTTTGATGTCGTCCTCGTAGATGGAACTGAGTTTCGTCTTCCGATGCATGAGCATACGCACGTTGGAATTGATGGCGTAACGGTCGGCATGAGATGGGTCTGCATACTGGTCGATTGGCGGCATGTCCAACACTTGTCCGAAGTGCGGTAATCCGATTAGCCTCTTCGAGTCGAGGTCGGTTTTCCCATGCACTCGGACTATGGCGTCCTCACCTAGATTGCGGACGCCCCAGTAGAGTCGGGAACAGGTTTCAATCCAATCCTCACGGTCTCCACCTTCCGGCTTGACCTTGCCGACGTACTTTTCCCATATTTGAATGTAATAGTTAGGGATGCCGGTCATGTCGTCAGGGCATTTGACGGGTGGAACGGAAATGACCCACGGTTTCCTATCGGTCAATCTATAGCTCCTTTTCGAGTATTGTTGGCGTATTCGATTCCAGCCTTGAAAGCTTCCATCGCGTAGTCGTGGAGTATTTCAAGCTGTCTGAGACTGAACCCGTCCTCCAAATGCGGGGACAGGTCTGGCAGGTTTTCTTCTATCGTCTCTTCCGACATGTTGGAGATATTCAATTCGCCACTTCTTTGTTTCATCCGGCGTTTGTAAACATCCCCAGTATAACAAGACATGAATGATATGAAAGACGAAACAGGGGTCTGCACACAAAAGTAAGCCCAGACCCCTATTCGACATCAAAGACCATGCTTGGTCAGATACTTGTTGTTGATGATTTTAAAGCAACGGTTGCTGCCAAGCTCGTTGTACAGGTCGTCGCTCAACCGTTCGCCCGCTTTCGCATGCCAGACGATTCCTTCGTCCAACAAGTCGCGGGTCACGTTGCCTCTCAGACCATCCACTTTGGCAATCATGTCCATCACATCGCCGGTCGGCTTCCACTCGGTCTCGTCTAACAGTGGGACGGCGTTGTCAAGCATGGCTTTCGGCCAATCCCTACGGTCGAGTTTCATATTGTCACGCCATACGGCGAATACGAATGGACGATAGGACGCCAGCTTCAACCTGTTGCCGTTGACACTTGGGCCGCACAGCTCGAACTGGCAGACCATGCCTTTCTCCAACGCGTCAACCAATCCGGTTTTCACCGCCACCTGCATGTTCGTGCATTCCGGCTTCAACTCCCAATTGCGAGAGTAGACGTGAACCGTATCATCCATATCACGGTAGATTGTGGTGCTGGTGCCGTCCACCTTCACGGTCGGAGTCCACGCAATCCGTCTGATTTCATCCCAATACGCGGTGAGATTCTGCACTCGCGTAGCGTCGGACTTGGAGCATGGCGCGTTGAAAGCGCCAACCATATCCCCGCCTTTCAAAGGCGGTAGTTCCTCGAATTTCCACACGTTCGCCTGCAAGGTGACGTCGGTGCCGACTGGAGTATCCTCCGGCACGCCAATAGCCGAGAGCGGCATGACCAAACCCTGACTGTATACGCCTCGCAGTCTTGCGGTCTTCAACACATGTCCGGTGATTTCGCGTCCTTCGCCGGTAATCGTGTTGGACACTGGCACGGTACGCTGCCCACGTTTCTGCAATTCCGCATACCGTGGGTCGTCGGCGGGCAGCATGGAGTCGATTTCGAAATATGCCACATGGTCGCCGGGCTTTAATCCCATGTCCTTGCCTACTACGACAATCCATCCGCCAATGCGAGCCTTCTCGATACGGTCTGCGTTCTCGATAGGGTACACTCCCTCAATCTTTTGAACGCTTACCATTTTTCTAACCATCAGGTTTTCCTTTCTAACAGTAAGAGGGGAGAAGATGATATCGGCTCCTCCCCGAAAAATGTCAGTCCTTTTCGGACAGTGGAGTCAACCGCAACGGGAATTGTTCCTCCAGTTCGAGGGCGATAAGAACCCTTTCGTCCACCGGAACATCATGTGAGGCCAGCTTGTCCAGCAAAGCCGACAGGCTGGAATGACCTCCCAGATGATACTGTTTGCCACGATACTGTTCCGGCAATGCCACGGGAGTGCGATGCTCCTTGCTCCACGGTTCGCTACGCAGAACATCCAACGTGATGGGAGTGGTGGATTCTTCCATCTTGCGACGCGCGTTCCAATACGTTTCGTCGCACTGGTATCGGCATTCCGGAACATCCACCTCATACTTTCCGTCCTTGTAACGGATGACGGTCACATAGCCGTGAATGTGGGAGTTCTCCTCCCATGGCGTGTAGATGAGCGTCTGATAATCCAATTCGTCATACATCTGGTCGAGGCTGACGTTCAAGTAGACGGACAGAAGCCTAATGGTGCCGAAGGAAGCGTGTTCGAACGCACGCTGGTCGCGGCTCCACCGGTTGATATCCTCGACAATCTCGTCCACCGGCTTCAACTGTTCCGGGTCAAGGTCGCGGATTTCAGAGACAGAATACGAATCGTATTCGTCGCAAGCGATTTCCTCGGCAAGCTCACGGACGGTCATGCCACTGGTTGCGAGAATGGTTTTCAGCCCAGACTGCGTGTCATGGCAGAGCGGACAACCGCAGTATCGGATATTGCGCAGATTGCGCATCAACTCCGTATAATCCTTGCCTGTCGCATAATGGGTGCCGTCCGGCATGGCGTATCCGGGCTTCAAATGAGTGCGAAGCCCATCCTTGGTCTCCTGCGGGATGGTGTCGGAAACGTATTTGGCGTTCTCACCGATAATCTGCTTTTCACTGGTGTCCATAAAACGGTTCAGCCTTTCTTCTCGCTGGTTTTCTTGGTGGACGTTTTTCGGGTTTTCGGTGGCCTGTGGAATTCAAGAACGTTTTCCTCATTCAAGGATTTGCGTTGCAAGGTCATGACGGTTTTATGCGTGTGCATGCAATGCTGGCAGATGACCAATGTTCGAGCGTATGAGCATCGACCGTGACCGCCTGTTTGGACGACGGAGATGATGTACTTGTAGCCGGTGTCCAAGTCGGTGACTCTTCCGCACAACATGCACGTGTATTTGGAACAAATCACGATTCGTTCTCGCCATCTTTATCGAGTTCATTGCGAAGGATTTCCAAAGCCATGTCGATAGCCTCGTCCCAGCCTTTCCGCCATCCGATGACGAACGCTTCCGCCGGGGCGACTTTACCAAGCTTCGATTGGAGCAATGAGTGGACGGCCCTTTCTTTCAGTTCGTTTTCGTTCAAACTTTCTGCTCCTTTCCCTTGTCGGCCATCAGTGCGACGGCCAACCATGCCGGTAGTGGTGTATTCTGTAATTTTTGTGCTTCCTTCCGGGTTTCAGCCACGCGAAGGAACGGCTCCTTGTCTTCGGTGAGCATGTCGCCCGCCATTTTGACCGTTTTTTTCGAAGTGGATAGAAGCTGTTCGGCCTTCTGGTCTCCGCCTCTCCACATGATTTGGAATCTAAGAGTTGCCCACAACCATGGATTGTCCCAAGAGTCATTCGGAATATCGTTGGCTGCGAACAAGTGGAGCAAATGTCGGACACGTCGGGTCAGGCTGGCTTTGCTTGCGGAATATTTGCCGCGTTTGGAACCAGAGAGGAACGCTTTCATTCCTGTGTCGAACGCGTCTGGATTGGTGTGTTGGAGCACGCTCCCGGACAGGACTGTATCATTAACGGTTTCGGCGCTGGTCAGATGCCATCCGTGGCAGACGGGGCAATGGTATGCGCGTTTCTCTGTGTGTTTCGGATTGCCTCGTCCTTTGATGACGGCCAAGGCGAGTTGGGCTTCCTTTTGGTTGGGGTAACGCACTTTGTTTCGGTTGAGAGTGCATTTACCTGCGGTCTTGTATAGGCTATGCATTGTTGTTGCTCCGAATCGGGATGGTGGTCTCTTTTCCGACCGTTTTTTATGTGAACACCCCCAGTATAACACAGTTGGTTAAGAAGACAAACCAACACCCTCATAAGCCAGCAGTCAATGACGATGAGGGGTCTTTCAGTCATTCCTTACTCCTTTCCGCCTGTCCTGCCCAACCTTGACAGTTACGGCACCAGCAGCCCGTAGCCGAGGTTGACTCCCAACGTGTCATTCAGGCACGGAATGTTCTCAGTCTCCTGAATTCTGTAAGTGAAGTCATCGGGCATGGAGAGGGCGATGAACCTCATGATGGCGTTGGCATACTCGTCGGACTCGCTATCGTAATTGGCGAGGTATTTGCCTTCGGACAACAAGGATGGCATCATGTCTTCCTCGGGCACGACGCCGGTATGCGTCAGCAGGTCGTACATCTTTTCGTCGAGCCAGTTCGCGCCCATGTCAGGGTTCGACCAGAGGGCGCGTTTATCCCAGCATTTCAGCCCCAGTCCCGTGAAATCGTTGTCGCCACGGTTGAACTGGATGCCGTACTTCTTGCAACTCTTCTTGTATCCTTCCGCGATGGCGGCGACATCATAGTTCGTCTCGTAGATTACCGGCTCATGGACTCCGTAACCGTCTTCGGAGTAGTCTCCTATTTCAAGCTTGAACAGCATGGTATGCTTCCTTTCCTTGTTGTTTGGTTGATGTATTTTTCGTCCATTGAATGCGTCCCGCGCTCCGCGCGAACGAGAACAGGTTCTCAGCGAACGGGAGGCTGCGTATTCATACGGATTGTCCGACCATGGACGTGACGGTCAGGCCGATGCAATGTAATGTTCCATGGCCTTTCGCCCCAGTTCGGTCAGTCCGTCGCGGTCAATCAAGCCTCTGTTGAACATGTTCCTGTAAAACGGGTCGTCCGGGTCGTACTCCAGAAGACGTTCCTTCTGCGGGTCGCGGAGGAACCTTTCAAGGCGTTCGCATTCGTAAGGGGATAAATCCATTGCAATCGGGTCGGCTTTGATGAGGTCGCGCAGTCGGTTTGCCGTATCCTCGTATTCCGCTTTCCTTCCGGCCAGTTTGTCGGGGAGGGGCATTTCGTCGGCTTGTCCGTCGAGATTCCTGCGAAGGTGCGTCCACGATTTAGTGATGTTGTCCGCTTTCAGCATGTAGCCGCGAGCGAGGTCCAAAAGCAGGTTCATCCGAAACCACGCGAAGGCATCGGGATACGAATTCCACCTCATGTGAATCACGCCGTCCATACCAATCCACGCGAAACAACGACACGGCTCATATACGTCAATGGTCATCGCTGCATCCTCATAATCGCTTTTCGTTTCGGCATCCGCATCCTTGATGGACATTTCGATTCCGAGTTCACGCAAGGTGTTTTGAAGGTCACGCAGTTCCTTCAGTGTCTTCTCGATTTTCAGCATTTTTGTTTCTCCTTTTTTCTAATGGCAGTATTCGCAGTAGCCGTAGTCGCCTTCCGCCCTGTTGTTCCAGTCCAGAAGGACGCCGCAGCCCGCGCAACGTTCGCACATGCACTTGTCGGATTCCCGCCCGCAGTATGGGCAACGGTTCCAAATGTCGTCTGCGATGGCTTCCGGGTCGGCTGAATCGTATTCATGTGTCCAGTCGGGGTCGGGCATGGTTGCGTATTCGTACGGATTGTCCGACCATGCCATAACGGACACCTTGCCCGCCTTGTCTACGGTGACGCGGGCGAGTCCGGTGTGCTCACCGTCATACTGGTCTCGCAGTCGGCATTCCAGCACGCCGTCCTTCAGTTGAGTCCAATCGTTTTCATATTCGAGGGCCTTGCTGATTTCGGACAGCATATCGACGGCGATGAAACCGGTCATTTCTCCACTCCTTTTTCATAGGGGAAGGTTGAGGTTGTTTCTGCTTGGCTTTGGGGTTTCCGTGATAAGACAGGTCACATTTCGTCCCTTGGCATGGTGTGCGCGGCGTCCAAGTATTCGATGCCGTCGAGCACCCAGTAGCGGGCATTGATGGTGGTGGGGTCGTTCAGTTCGACAAACCAGTCAGCCAGCCCCTCCAAGCCCATGTCATCGGCGGTCTGCCAGAGGTCGTCGATGAACGCGTCCCAGTCGGCTTGGTCGTCGTCCTCGCGTTCGTACAATGTGAAATACCGTTCGCGCAGCCCCTCGTCGGGGAGCACGTCGCCTGAGAACTGTCCGTCCGTCAGCGACGACCAATCGGCCACGCAGATTGCGCCCAAATCAGCCGTGGAAATCTCATAGATGCGGCTGTCCGTGCCGGGCCAGTTGCGGTCTTTGACGAAGATGATGGTGTCCATGGGTCAGCACGCCTCCTTGATGATGGCTTCCACGCCGTCCTTGTAGTCGTGGTCGTCTTCGAAGTCGTAGTGCAAGCCTTCGGTCAGAGGCTCATTGTTTCGGTAGTCCTCGTCGTTGGCGTATATGGTGTACAGTGCGACCGCTGGATATTCGTCCTGCACGCCGATGGCGACGACCAAGCCGTTGCGCATGACCGTTTTAAGGGTATCGTCCTCGTACATGCAGCTCACGATGTCAGCGTCCTCGACTTCGGGACGGGCGTACAGTTTTGACATCAGTTTGTAGAGGTTGATGTTCTGCATGGTGTTCTCCTTTTTCGACTGGGCTTTATGTGAACGCCCCCAGTATAACATAAACCGTCAAAGAGGACAACTACCCCCTCTTCACAACCTTCGCACCATACTTATCAGCCCACTGACGAGCCAACGTCTTCGCCTGTTCCCTACAAGCACGACGACTGAAAGCCGCACTGAACGTGTGAGAACGCTTCATGTCCCAAACCTTCCCATTCTCACTATCATGCCGACGATACAATACAACCTTCAAAGCGATGACGGAACCATACTTGTCCCGCACCTTCTCAATGACCACGACCTTCTTATTCTTGTGGCTTTTGTCGCTATGCTGGGTCATCCCGGTTCCTCCTGAGAATAAGAAAACAGTGGGCACAGTATTGTGCCCACTGTTCCAGTATAACAATCCAGTCTTTAAAACGCTGGAAAATCAGTAATCCGACTCCAGTTTCCGTGCGGCACCAAGCCCGTGGTCGGTCAGCCTGATGGCCTCGTGTCCCAACAGAGTACGCCAATAGTCGGCATACCCGTTATCGATAAGGGACATAGCCGCGTCCTGATTATGTTCGTTAACCTCCGCTAAGCGTCCACGATGGTATGCGTCGCAGAGGAGCCTTTCGGCTTTTTTATCCAATGCATTCGCCTTTCGATATAATACGAGAACATGTACTTCCGACGCTCCCAGACCGGCGAATAAATCACATACTTGATGGTGTCCGTATCCCGCAGGATGACGCTGATTTCGCCAACACTGTCCCGTTGGATGAACTGCACGATACCTCGAACGGTTAGAGAACGCCGACTCAATAATATCCGGTCGCCAAGCTGAATTCGCTGCCCAACGAAACAATCATCTAATTCGGTCAGCAGTTCCGCACCGGTCTCGATGGACGAGTGGAAACTGTTCAGCGGGTTACGGAGAAAACTTCCAACCTTACAGTTCCAGTCGCGCTGTGCGTCGTGCAAGGTTTGGAAGCCGACTCCGCCAGATGTTTGCAAACCATTATCCACTGGACAAAAGTGGGAGTATCCCCAACCTTTCGGCAGAAAATATTGCTCGTCGTCCCAAGTGCAGTGGAGTTCAGATTTAGCCCGATACTTAAATTCGGGAATGCTGTTACAGCATGGGCATGTAAGAAGGTTTCTCACCCCAGTCCTTTCTGAGTCCTTAAGAGTTCGTCCAGTTTTTCCTCGATGCTTTCCAACCTCAAGCGCAACGCCTTCTGGCTTTCGTAGATGGTCGCAACCTCTCCTGAGACTTCGTAGAGGGTTTTGTTGCCATACATGTCATGCTTCTTGTCGGCCTGTTTCTCAAGCTTCGCTATCTCCCGCTCCCGTTGCGACGGCTTGCGTGATTTCAGATAGTCCCTGCATTCGGGACTGAACATGTCCTCGTATCCCATTTAGCGGCCAAATTCCTCTCTGCGCATGGCTTCATACAGCATGTTTTCCTGAGTCGCGTCGGACAAGGCGCGATGCTCTTCCACGTCACCGATACCATAGTCGCGGATAAGCACGGCAACCTTATGGCTTGGCTTTTCGGGATGGATTTTCCGGCTCATTTCCAACGTGTCCACGAACCGGTGTGGAAAGAAGAACATTCCACCGTTCACGGTTTTCATGGCCGCGTCCAAGAAACTTAAATCGAATGACGCGTTATGCGCCATGATGATGGTTCGCGGGCCAAGCCACTTGTCGAATCGGATGATGGCTTGGCTTACGTCGGGTTGTCCGATGACCATGCTGTCGTTGATTCCGGTGAGCGAGGTGATGTATTCGGGGATTGGCTGGTGTGGGTCAATCAGTTGCTCGTATCGGTCTACGAGTTTTCCGTCATGGATTTTCACGGCTCCGATTTCGATGAGTTTAGCCCCGTTTTCGGGTTTGAAGCCGGTGGTTTCGGTATCCAAGACCACGTAATCGTAGAGTGGTGTTTTCATTGGGTCGATTCTTCTGGGGTCTCGACTTTGGTATTTGTCCCAGCTCATGGTGTGGTCTCCTTGGATAAGTGAATGTGTGGACGTTTCTAGTATAACGCCTATTTGGTGATGGCCTTGACACGCCCGTCCAGAACTGTTCTTACGACATCCTCGAAGTCCGTGCCATCAGGCAATAAGTGGGAGTCTTGGAGGTTTCCGATAATCTCCACCAGTTCCGTATGCCCGTGCGGAGTGCGCTTATAGTCGCGGGTCGCACCCGCCTTGTATGCGCGACGCAACTGTAACGCCAACTGTTCCCGTGTGAGCGTGATGCAGTCGCCTTCCTCGATGGGATACCGTTCTTCCAGTTCTTCGTTGAGAATGCTCATTTTTTTGTTTTTCCTTTCTGTTTTTTCAGACGTACATTCCCTCATGCCAGCCGTGTAGCAAACCCCATTCGGATAGTTTCCGGAACCATTTCTCGCATTCGTCAGCCACCTTGTTGGGATAATCCAACGTCGGGTTCACGTTGAGTAAATACTGGTAGTCGTAGGGTTGGCAGAAGTTCTCGTCCAACACGTCTATCTGCCAGTCGCTACCGTCCTTGGCAATCTCGACATTCAATGTCATGTCATGGTCGGGGGAGACTGAACGGCAGAGGTACCAATACTCCTCACGGTGGTCGGTGAATCCCAGTCGGCGCATGGTCGAATCTTCGGCGGGACTCATGCTAAGCGCCGCATTGTTCTGATGCTTCGTGTAGGTGACGCCTTCGTTTGAGAATCGGGACGTGTTCTGAGTGTCGGACATGTTCTCTCCTATTCTTCGCTTTCGCGCAAGTCGATTACCGGAATATGTGTATCGGTGGAATAGTGGACGGAATAAGGGTCGATTGTCCTATGCCGCCAACTGACGCCACCTTCCACCGGCCAAGCCAACCAGCTTATGCCGTCCAAATAGTTCAGAATGCTGACGTGAGCAATCCAACGGCACCATCTTGCCGGGCATATTACGTCGAACATGGGAGTATCCTCGGTTCCCGGTCGGCAGGAATGTCGTTGCCAAGAACGCAGGTATACGCGGTAAAGCGCATAGGAGTCATATGCTGGCAGTTCCTCAGTGTCGTATACCGCGCGAGTTGGGTGGTCATCGAAGAGGATTCGTTTGCCGATGCCAGTTGCTTGATTCAATGCGTCCTTCTTTTTGGGTTTTGTCTTTGTTTTTTTGTTGTGAACAATCCCACTATAACACAAGGGGGTAGAAAAACGCAACACGCAAACCTAAGCCAGCGTTCGATTAAAAAAGAACTCCCTCTTCCCAACCCGATACAAACCCACACGCGAGCCGGACAGACGAAAACCAAAACGACGGAAGAAACCCTCATACAGCGGCAACAACTCTTCCGGCACTGTCACCAGAGGGAACCGTTCGTCCAGCAATTTCAATGCATATTCGACCAGCGAGGAACCGACCCCTCGATTTCGGAAAGCCTTGAAAACATACAAGGTGCAAATCTTCCGTTCAGACGGATTTCTCTTGAGAACGCAAAACCCTGCCAACTCACCGTTTATGCGGGCTAAAAGAATCGCACGGCCTTTCCCTAATGAGGGGAGAACCGTGCGGTTGAACCAAATATCGAAGCCGGGATAATACGTTCGGATTGTCCCCGGAATGGGAATAGAAGCCGCAGTGCCAGCGTCCCGAACTACACTAATCCTCAACGAACTCGAACACATGAAAATCCGTCACACGCTCGACGTTGACATGACTCGTATCATCCGGCCAAATATATAAGACCGGCATGTAACCGGACAGTTCACGAACTGCGAGATTGCTGAAACCGTCCAAGTAGAGGGTTCCGGCCATGGGTTTGCCGTTCCATTTGAATATCGCGGACTTGCCTTCGAATTCTTTCCAGTTGATTCCGTCTTGATAGGGAAGTTCTTTTAAGGCCATTGGTTTTCCTTTTTTGGTGTGGGCTATCTCACTCTAACACAACAGGGTAGTGCAAAGAACGAAAAACCACCTTCCCACACTTAGAATTCCGGCTCCTCAACATTCAGCAACACCAGTCTAGGACGGCGGCGAAGAATCCTACAATCCTCGTCCCAAGCATCCAGAATCTCGCAAGCCAACACGGGCGCTTCCGAATCAAGAGTAGGCGTGGTACGCAGAATCGACTGGATGTTATCCAAGTCTGCGGATGGGAGTTCAGTCGCGTCATTAGCCGCGTCCAACAAGTAGTGGGGCATTCGCGCTCCTTCCAAAAATTGAGACGAGAATGCCCGTGGAAGTCGTTTTCCACGGGCATTCTGGTATCATCTACTGACTTCGTGAAGTTCTAGAACTTCGTTTAGTCCCTCAAGGCAATCGTCCTCAATAGTAGTGCTACCCCAGACGTTTTCCCACCACTCGTCCAAGAATTGTGGCACGCTCATGTCGAACTTCTTGAGGGTTTCGGCTGTGATGTCAGCATCCGCCAAAGACTCCTCGTCCAAATAGGCGATTGTTCTTGGGGCTACCGCATACTTGTCGGGGTTGGTGTCGAGTCGTTTCAGGAAAGCCAATACGGTTTCCTTGTCATGCTCGTTCAGTTCAGGGTCGTTTTTGGCTGAGGTGGTCAGATACTCATAGTAGTCGCTGTTCATTTTTCTCCTTTTGGTCTAACGTTTTTTGACGTGGGGGCTAGTCATTGCTCCAGTCGGTATCGCGTATGCCGAATTCGTTTCGTTTCGTGGATTGCGGGTTCCAAGCGCTACCGGCGTCCCATCCGTTATGAGTGGAACGGTTGTTCTTGTGAGTGTTGTTTTTATTGGGACTGTCGGTTGCTACCCAGTCGTGGTTACTCATTCGTGAACCTTTCAGGCGAACACTTTCACGGACTGGAATTCTTCGCCCATTTCGTTGCCGGATTCGCATTGGTTGACAATAACCCATGGTTTGACGCCGGGGAGGTGGAGGCTATCGATTCTCACGTACATGTCGGGTTGTGCCGTGCGATATTCCAGTATGCCTTCGATGGTTTCACCGGTTTTGGTGACTGCGATGCACTTGTGGCCTTCCAAGTTTTGGGGGAGAGTGTTGTGCCAGTTGATTTCTGTGGTGGTGTTGCTCATTTTTCTCCTTAGTAGGATGCAACTTCTTGCTGTGTGAACAATTCCAGTATATATGATATTAGCGCAAAACACAATCCGATAGAACAATAAGGAAGCGTAGAAACGGTAGTCTTCCAATTTCTCAATAGCAGTTATCGCACCAGCTGGTATCACCGCAAAGGTTCTCGTTCTCCTCGCTGAGAAGGCAACCGCAACCGCTGCAATACATGTTGGCTGGATTGTCGGACGAAGTGAAAGAACCTTCCTTGACAATGTTTCCAGCCAAGTCGGTGATGGTGTAGATTGCCCGAGTGTCGGCTTCCGGTGCGGGATAGCCGGACATGCCTAGAATCCTGTTGTACACGTTCGTCAGTAGAGTGCGAACGTTTCCCACCTGACGAGTCCCATTCACAATGGGAGCCGTCAAATGGTCGAAGAATTCTACCGTCGTATCCCACGAATGCTGACCTTCGTGGATTTTAATTTCCAGCTTTTCCTTGCCGTCCGTGAATCGCATTTTCGTTTTCCTACAATTCCCTCATGGCCTTGTCTAAATCGGACACAATCGCGTCATACAGTCCGTCAACATCCAACGATTCCAGCTTATGCGACGGCAAATCCACGGGAGTGCATTCCCCGTCATCGAAAATCCAGTGTGCGGACGGAACCGTGTATACTCCGCCACGCCAACGGTAGGAGCGTCTGCCGTCTCGTTGTGAGTCGGCTACCAGATAGTATTCGACCTGCTTGCCCATGTAACGGTGTTGGAATGCGACTTCGATTCCGTCTCCGAAGATGGCTCGGGTTGCGTGTGCGCCGGTCACGTAGGGGATTCTGACGAGTTTGTCGATGAGTTTCCGATAGGTGTCTTCGCTGATTTTCGAGTACATTCTGATTGTCCTTTTTCGTGTGGTTGGTTTTTGTGGCGATTGTTTTTCAGCAACAGTATTCGTTGACTGCGTTGACGAGTTCAGCCATGCTCATGCTGTATACGTCGCTGTGGCGGGGGTAGATATCTTTTGCGAAGAGTCTGTTTTGCATGATGTCTCGGGCTTCGGCGCTTTGTGCGAGTTTCACGCTTTCGGGGAATGTGCCTGTGGGGTTGTCGTTGATTTGTTTGGCGTATTCGATGGCTTGGGCTTTGGGCATTTTCCTGACGTTGATTGCGCCGCCGATGTAGTGGATTGCGTACATGTTATGTGCTCCTTTTTGCCTATCGCTCTTTGTGTGAACAATTCCACTATAGCACACTTGAGAGAAACGCAAAACCCCAAAAAACAAGAAGCAGGACACCAAAAACAGCGTCCCGCTTCTCCTCCGTCAAACCTCAATCGGACAAACCGGCACGGGCACGCATCTTGCGTTTAATCTCACTACCCTTGGCAAACAAGCGCTCCATACGGGACACGGTCTGCAACGCCTTCTTATACTCCTCCAATCGAGAAGAGATTTGCCAATTACGAGGTTCAGCCAACGACTCCTCAATCAGAGAATCGGGAACATTCCACATAAAGGACATAATCCAACGGCGGTTTTCCCCGCCCATGCGACGCCACAAGCGCACGGCACGCTCACCTTTGACCCATTCCGGATTATTAAACAAGACTTGGATGGCGGATTCGTCGGAGAGGGAGTCCAGCAATGGGTCTATGTCCTTTTCTTCCGCCAACGGTGCCGATAGGGCGCGGATGGTTTCGTCTTCGCTTTTCACCCAATGCTCGAAGCAGAGCCTATCGGCCAGCTTGTTTTCCACCATGTAGCGGATAACGTCGTAATCCGTTTCCTCCCAGTATATGCTTGCAACGGTATGCTTTGCGGCGAGCTTGCGTAGTTCGGGGTCTTTGTCCTTGGCGAGGCTGGTCGCGGTCTTGTAGTTGAGTTTTCCCTTGTATTCCAGATAGTCGGCCACTTTGCGGCGAACGTCACGACTCCGGTCTTTCAACACGGTTTCACGCAGTCCGTCGTATATTTTTCCGTCCTCGATTTTCATGTTGTACTTCAACTTGCAGTTGATGTAGTAGTGACGGAATGGTAGGGGGAGCAGAAATATTCTTCCACTCCGGTAGATGTTCTTGATGCTTTCCAGCAGGTCGATTCCCTTGTTGGTAAGCTTCCAACGGTCGCGTTCCTTGGTCAGTTCGATTAGGTTGGCTTCCTTGATTTTGTCTAAGGGCTTCTGGTCGATGTATGCGCTCAGTCGTTGCGAGTGGGTTTCGTTGTCGAAGTCCTCGAAGTAGTAGACGAGGTTGGCGTTCCACTTTTTGGTGAGAGTGTTGATTGCGTCGTTGTCCATGGTTTCTCCTTCTCAGCATATCTTGTGTGAACAATTCCAGTATAGCGTAAGTGAGGTAAAAACACAACACGCAACCAAGCCAAAACGAAGGGCAATCCCCGCGCACACGAAAAAGGGATGTGCCCACCGGTTGCCCTGCGGGCGCATCCCCGTGTTAGTTCAGAAGTCCGGAGCGATACAGAATCCTGCGGATATTGATACTGTGGACGAAAGCGGTGTCAGGCTGTCCAACGAAGTCGGCAAGCTGCTCGTCGGAGCACGTCTCGTCAACGGCGGCATCCAAAAACACCTCAGTCGGAGAGTCGAACATCCTACAGCCGACGCCAGCATGACCCTCGATGTGCTCAAACAAGGCGAAGTAGGTCATGTTCTCGTCCGCAACGCGCAACATGACATAGGAGGCATTGCCGTTGTGGAAGATGTTGTAGTCCTCTGCTCCGAATCGTGCGAAATACTCGTTCATTGTGGCTCTTTCTCTCATATTTGTGTGAACAATTCCAGTATATCATATTTAAGAGAAAGCGCAAAAGCGCAAAAAACAAAAAGCCGTGCAAATACAAAAAGCATTCACACGACTCGGAAATTTTTACCACTATTAGTTAGTCAAAGTCCGACGGTTCACCATTGACGTAGTTCAAAAACTGGTCGAAGGCATATTGCGCGGTATCCTCATAACGGCATGGCTTCGGCTGTGCGTTCTTTTCCCGCTCTTTCTGCTCTATTAACTGGTCTATTTGGCTTTGCTCATTGCGGTGTTGCCACGCGAGAGGCTCGTTGCCTTGGGCTAGGTTCTCATACACCGTGTATTCGTGCCCACGATAGCTGTAGACAAGATAGACCATATGTGCGTCATATCCGTGCCCGTAGTATTTCCTAATGAATGTCGCTTTTCGCATTGCTGCCCCTTTCAGCCAATCTCGTGCTCGGCACGCTCCCAAATCTTCCGGCGAATCTCACTGTCCTCGGAAAACATGAAGCCAAGCTCCAACACTTGACGGACAGCTTCTCGGTATTCCTCCAAACGGTCATGCAAGGCCATGTACGCGTCGCTCTTGAACGCCTGATTGATGAACGAGTCCGGCATGTCGCGCATGACCTTGACCAGCCTGTAACGTCCCACCTCGTCCGCGTTCTCCCAAGCGTTCATGACTCGTTCACGCGTGGCCCACTGCGGCTTGCAGGCCAGTACATGCGCCACATCCTGTGAGTCGAGGCGGGCCAACACTTCATCCACCTTGCCGTCTTCGGTCAGAAGAGCCGCCTGAACGCGAATCTGACTGTTGGGATTGTCCAGCCAATGTTCGACACATTCCTCATCGAAATTATGGTTATAGATAAGAGTCTTGACCACGCGCTCGTCCGACTCCTCGAAGAAGAGGTGAGGGTCTGCGTTCTTTGCCGCCATGAGTCGAATCTGATAATCCTCGTCGTGGGCCAAACCGTTCGACGTTTCCTTGTCGAGCTTGCTGAACTTGTTGAGCATTGTGGCCGCTTTCTTGCGAATCTCGGCGCTCCTGTCATGTAGGGCAACTTTGGATAGTTCCTTGACGGGTAGTTTCTTTTCGTCGTATACGCGCCAGTCGAAGTAGTAGTTACGGACTTTCAGGGGTAGTTCGGAGAGTTTGCCGGAGTTGAAATGCTGTCTAATGTTGGCGAGTTCGTCTTCGCCTGTTTGGGTGAGAGTCCAGTCGCCCGTCTCGTTTTCCTGAATGAGTCCGGCTTTGGCGAGTTTGGTGATGTCGCGGTCGGGGAATACTCGGCGTTCGGGTTCGCGCTCGAATCGCATGAATTCGTAGATTGCGGTTTCGTTCCAGTTGATGTTGTCGCTCATTTCTGCTCCTTTTGGTTTCCTGTTTGTGTGAACAGTTCCAGTATAGTACAGAATAGAGAAATGCTCAACCCCGAACCCAATCAACCAAACGCCCGAAACCATCAAACGGAACCAACGAATACACCAACCAGCCAACAAGCGCCAGCAATGCAAGCGCCGCAATCGCATACACCAGCGTACCCACGAACAAGCCAGCCAAAAACACGTTCATCTGCCGTTTGCGTTGCTCCAGCAGCTCATACCATTCGCTTTCGCACCGGTCGAATGCGTCAGCATCCATGCCGTTGCCTCCATGGGCTTGAAGCCAATCGCGTACGGTCGGCATGGGAGGCAGCGGGTCGGATATGCAAGCGTGCGGTACAAGCGCGGTTTTAAGCCCTTGCCAAACGCCGTTGAAAAAGAACGCGGGAAAACGTGCGGCCTTCACCGTGCTGGGTATCATTTTTTCACCTGCTGCCTTCGTCCGACAATCTTCTTGCCGCCCACGCTCCGCAACCATGCCAAGCCATGACCATAGGAGACCATACCGGCTTCGACGGTTGGATTCTGCTGGAACATGTAATGCACTTCCGCGAGTCCATTGCCTCCGTTTGTTTGCAGAATACGAATCCCGTAATCCTTTTCGACTGCCTTGACCGCCATGTCCCGTTCGAGTTCGTCGAACCAGCCGTAGAGCGGGAGCATGGCGAATGCGGTCAATGCGCCTACGGCGATGAACCGCCAACATGTTTTCGCTCCTACCAACAATGCGATTGCCGCCACGAGAATTCCAATGACGGCGATTCCCGTCAACAGTTGACGCCATTTGCCGTTGCAGTCGTATTCGACGGGCGCGTACGGGTTGGTGGGGGTTGGTGTTGGAGGTGCGGTTTTGTTGGTTTTGCGTGTGGCGGGCTTGTAGGCTTTCGGAGCGGTTTTGTTTACTGTTGAAGTGGTTTTCTCGCTCGTCTTGCTGGCGGTTTCGTCGGTGTTTTCGGTGGACTTGTCCGCTGTTTTCGGTTCGAATTTCAATGGTGGTGCCGGTGGGTTCAGCATTTTTCGTTCCGTCTTCTTCACGATTTCTTGCAGTTCGATGGTGGTGGACGAGTCGGGTTCATCCATTGGCTCCTGACCTAACATCATGAGGTCGTTTTCCAGTGAGATATTCCGTTCCTTCATATTTATTTTCTTTCTTTTTGTCGGATATGAGAGAGGGGAGAAGTGGTCTGGATGCCACTTCTCCCCGAGTTTTTTAGTGTAGGTCAGAGGATTCGGGTTCCCTTGCGGGTGACAAGCATGATTCTGTTTTCGTGACGGCTCTCGAAAACGTCCCAGTTGCCGCTCAGAACTGCCAAGCATGCGTCGCCTTTGATGAGGTTCCAACGTTCGTCGCAGTTGGATACGACGTGCTTCCAGTTGATTGGATTGGGCTTGCTGTGGGAGGTTTCCACGATAGCTTCATTCATGGGCCTGTCCGCGTAGGCGTGGTCGTAGGTGTTGTCTCCGGCGACCACGCTGATGGTGCCGTTGTCGTGGAAGATTGGCTGGTAGTAGGTTTTGGTGTCGTTCATTCGTTCTCCTTGGTTGGCTCCGCCTGTTTTATGTGGACATTTCCAGTATAGCATACGTAAAGTTCTGACTCCACAACAAGCACGGAACATACTGGCTACGAGTCTTCGCCCCCATCTTCTCCGAGCGCCTGTTCAACCAACAATCTGACCGCATCGTTCCACGAGACTTCATGTCGCTCGGCATACTGCATGGTCAGCCGGTACAGTTCGGCGGGCAACATGACCACACGGTTCACGTTAGGCATCACGTCAACTCCAGAACAGGTGGGCGAGCGAGTCAGCGTCGATATACCGGCGTCGTCCGATTTTGTAGGTGCGTATGCGACCGGCATTCAGCAGGTCGTATATGTGCTGGCGTGAGCAGGAGAGGTAGGCCATCGTGTCGGCGATAGTGAGGATGGCTGGCAGTTCCTTGGCTTTGGTTCTCATCGTCGTGCTTTCCTTCGTTAATACCGGTATTCGCAACCGGAATCCACAAACTCGTGCTCGCCATCGCTCCACAGCACGGACACTATGGTCGAAGGGTCGTTCAGGTCGATGAAAAACGCGGCAAGCTCGTCCACTGACAAGCGGGAGAACTCCTCGCCCACAGCTTTATAGAATTCGTCCCAAGCGGCTTGGTCGGCGTCCGATTCCACGAGCGTGGAGAACCGTTCCGCCAGTTGCGTGGATGGGAGTGTGGCATGGGAGAAGCTTTCGTCCGTAATGTCGAGCCAAGCGTTCAAGCACCTGTCGGCCAGTTCGCCTACCGGAAAAGTCAGCATTCTCGTGGTAGTGCCCGTCCACTTGGTTTTCTTCAGAAAACTGACTTCGACGGCATTGGTCTTGTGTTCCATGGTCTGCGCTCCTATTCATGGCTTTCTGTTTTTGTGTGAACAATTCCAGTATATATGAATGTACGCGAACGTCAAACCAGCTTCCCACCAAGCGCTTTTTAAAGCATTATGGCGTCAAAGCGAACCATGTCCGCGTCTTCTCTCCGAGGTGAACTGATGGGCGACTTCATCCAGCTCTTTGGACTCCAACCCGTCCAGCACGGCGAGTGCGAACCTCACACGCTCACGGTCATCGACCGGCAACCAGATGTCGTCGGCTCCCGCGACGACGTGAATGCCCATGCCGTCGTTGTCGCTGATGTAGTCGAATCCGTTGAACTTGACGCTCATGCTTCCTCCTTTTTTCTCAGTCTTCCCCGTTGCCTGAACGATGCGACGTAATACGGTTCCAATGTTTTGAGTACACGTCCCATACGTTTTCGGAATCAACGTTCAGCATTTCCTCGAAAGCGGCTTTGCCGACGTCGCTGAGACGGCTGATGTTGCGCAGAATATCCGCCACCTTGTCCGCTTCGTACAGTTTGTTCTGGCTGTCCTCCAATTCTTGAGATTGGGTGCTGGTGAGGTGTTGGAGATAGTTTTCGAGCAGTTCCCAGCCTTTGTCCGAGGATGAGATGTAGGCGGGTTTTGTGAGACGCCAGTCTTCGAGTATGTCTTCCCAAGGGTCGGTTTTGACGTCGTAGATTCCGGCGTCTTCTTCGTGGGGGAGGTTTTTGATTTGTTTCTGGTTGCCGTCTTCGTCCAAGTAGTCGATGGTGAGGTATTCGATTGTGTCGTTTCGGTCGAAGAGGTTGTGTGATGTGGTGATTTTGAGGCTGGTGATGGTCTTAATCATTTTGGTTCCCTTTGTTTTCCAAGCATGTTTTGTGTGAACAATTCCAGTATACATCATGTTGGGGCACGACACGCCAAACAAAAAGCGCCCCACCCACCCAAGGGAGAGGCGCTAAAACCCGACGGTCAGAACTCATGCTCGCAATCGGAATCGAGATACCATTTGTCCCCGTAACCCCAAAGAACACGACGGATGGTCGCAGGGTCGTTCAACTCCACGAACTTGGACGCCAGTTCATCCACCGACATGGCGGAAAAAGCCTTGCCAACGGAAGCATAGAATTCATCCCATTCCGCCTGTTCGGCGTCGGAATCGACAAGCTCACGGAACCGTCCGGCAAGCTTCTCGTTCGGTAGGGAGGCTTCCGCAAAATTCGTGTCCTCTATGTCCAGCCAAGTGTTGAAACACTTGTCGGCCAACGCTTCAACCGGAATGGTGAGGATGCTGGAATACGTGCCCTTCCAAGCGTTTTTCTTGAAGAAGCTAACGTCTCGTGCCCTCATTTTTTGTTCCTCCTTGTTGGTATTTTTTGTGTGAACAATCCCAGTATACCATGTTTGTTGTGAAAAACAAAAACAGCCCACTCCCCAAAGCAAGGAAGCGGGCTGAAAAGTCAGGCATTCAGCAAAGCGTGGGACGAAACACCCATTTCAGACAAGCCTAAACCCACATTGTTCGCGTCGCTCACACCACGAACGAACCCAGCCTTGCTACCACGGGCGGTGGCGACGCGAGCTGCTTTCAGTTCGAGATTGTCGAAATAGGCGTTGACACGCTGGCTCTTGCTGGCCACAAGCTCACGACCGGAGGGAATGTCCAAGCTCTGCTTGCGAAGCTCCTCGAAACGTTCGCTCAAACGTTCGTTGAATCCACCGCGATAACCATAGTAGAACTTGGCGCGTGGATAATCACGACGCATGTACTGTTTGCATTCCGTCAGCGTCGGATAGGATTCACGTCCGTAATGCGTTTCGACGTATTCCTTGTTGTTCTCATAATACGCTTTGGCGTGCTGGTCAATCATGTCCGCGTAGCTAGTACGGGCGTGGACTGAGCAGTATAGGTCGATGCTTTGGAAGAGAAGGACTGCGGCGTTCACATCGTCCTCCTCGCCTACGAACATGACGGCACGTTCCTCAATCCTTCCGCCACACCGGCTTTCGTGAATGTAGGCGCGGCATTCGTTAGCTTGGGCGATGATGTCCGCAAGGTAGCCTTGCTGATGGTAGATGGTGGTTTTGCTTACGTTCACGCCACGTTCGATGATTGGCTTGTTCGTACGAGTGCGGTCGCGTTTCCAGTCTTCGATACGATATTCGTTAATGAGTTTCTGTGCCCGCTCGAACGCCATTTGCGCCTCATTGTCGCTGGACGCTTCGTTTTCGGCTATTGCCATGAGGTTGTTGATGCGTTCGATGATGCTGTCGATGTTGCTCATTTTTTGCTCCTTGGTTTTCTTTTATCTTTTTGTGTGAACAATCCCAGTATATAGTGTCTGTGAAAACGACACGCCCAAAAACACACAAACAACCCCCAGAAAACAAAAAACGCCCTCCCAGCCAAAAGACAAGAAGAGCGTTATCCACCCAAAAAAACTCAGGCACCAATTGCGGAATGACGCAGAAGCATACGGATATGAATATTGTGGACAAACCTATCCTGACCGACAATCCTCGAAGCAAACTCCCTATCGGTATATCCACCGTCGGAAACATCATCCAAAACAGTCTCGGGAATATTGTCTAACATGTAATAGCTGACGCCGGTCTGACCCTCGACATGCTCGAAAAGCATGTAGTAGACGCCCTCGGGGTCGTCTGTGAAACGACTCATGACATACGACTTGTCCTTGACTACGAAAATGTTGTAGTCGTCTGCGCCGAACTGCTTGAAGTATGCGGGCTTGTTCATTTTTGACTCTCCTTGTTACGCTTATTTCTTGTGTGAACAATCCCAGTATATATATACTTTGACAACAAAGCAAATCGGTAGAGTGAAACTTCTAAGAAAAAGACACAAGATACCCCAATGAGGCAGAAAAGACTTTTCTCAACACGTCTTTTTAAACCGTTATAGTCTTTATATTTATTTTGACTTCCTCCCCTGACTGAAGTCGGGGGATTCCTCCCCTCGCGGGGAAGAGTTTCCTGTAGGTTGGTGTGATTCACGCGCTTTTGTTCACCGGAGTGTCGCTTCGGTGAGGCGTGAATCCCCGCAGGCTCGTACCGCCAGTCCGGCGGATAGTATGTTTTCGGCGGCGTTGATATCACGGTTTTGCATGGTGTGGCAGTATGGGCATTGCCATGTTCTGACGTCCAATGTCTTAATGCCGGTGTTTTTGCCGCACGTGTGGCAGATTTGGCTGCTGGGATACCATTGGTCGATGACCGTGAGCTGGCGACCGTACCATTCTGCCTTGTATTCAAGCATGGTGCGGAACTGTCGCCAGCTTGCGTCCAGAATGCTTTTGTTCAGACCGCTTTTAGCCTTCCGCCCGTTGTGAAGGTAATGGCCCGGATTGTCCGGGTCTGGTTTCGGCTTGCAACGTCGGCTCATGTTCCGTACCTTCAAGTCCTCGATGACTACCGTTTGGTTTTCACGGATGATTCTGGTTGAGAGCTTGTGCAGGAAGTCGGTACGACAATCCTTGACCTTCGCGTATGCCTTCGCCACTTTCAAACGGGCATTGCGATAATTGTTGCTTCCTTTCTTTTTCTTGGCGAGTTTCTGCTGCGCCAGTCGAAGTTTTTTCAAATGGTGTCTCAAATAGCGTGGATTGTCGATTTTCTCACCATTGCTGAGGATGGCGAAGTGTTCCAATCCCATGTCGATGCCGACCATGTTTCCATTCTTGGCTGGTTGGAGGATGGCATCTTCGACCAGTATGCTGACGTGCCAACGTCCAGCCGCGTCCAAGCTGACGGTCACGCTGGACGGACGGCTTTTGCGTGGCAGGGTGCGCGACCAGCGAATGGGCAACGGGTCACGCATCTTCGCCAACATAAATCGAGAAAACATAAGGTGACATTTACTAAAAAGCCCCTCAATCGAGGGGCTTTTCTTTTTGCTATCCCTTGTGCGTTTTCTCATACCATTCCACGAATCCCAGCATGGCTTGCTGGAACGATGGTTTGAATTCGCCGTTTACGGGAATGTTTCGGTTGAGTGGCGTGGTCTTATAGTTTTCCGGTAAGGGTGTGGCGCACCATTCGGGTGGTATCCGGTCGGTGAATGGTTCCTCGCAATCGTCGCTGAACATGAGTCCTACGGGCTTGCCGTTGAGGAGGATTGTTGCGTGGGGGCTGATTTGTCCTTTCGCCAACCGGTATTCTCCTCTTGTCGTGTGTATTGGATAGTGGAAGGTTTCAGGTAGTCCTCCCCGCCGGTATTCGTCTCGTAATAGTCGAATCGGATTATAGTAGCGTTCCAATGCGGGGTATGCCCATTCGCATCCGCTCCAACAGTCGCGTACCCTGTCCATTCCGTCCCAGTTTTCTTTTGGATTGGGTTGGATGCTGAGTTTGCGGTATCGGTCGGTTTGGCACCAGCGGGTGGGATTGTTCAAGGCATAATTTGGCGTGGTTTGTTCAGCTAACCGTATGAGAGTGCCGAGGGTGCATGAAGCATAATGTTGCCTGTCGTATCGTGCGACAAGCCGATACGGGTCGGCATCATCCTTGTTAAACACAGGCTTCAACACGCGTAAATGTTCCTCCGTTACGGGAATATCAAGGTCGGCTGGTAAACCCAACACTTCCATCCAACCTCCAAGCCTGTTCGTATCCCACTTGTAATCCTTGCAGTATTGCGCTTGCAACAGCCAAACCATCCAACGGCGCACATTCCGCATCAGTACGGGATGGGACGCGAATTCGAGAGGACGCCCCAGCATGTCATGATTCACATTATCCGGCGTGGTAATACTGGTTCGATTACCGTACTCGTCCACTGCCGTCACGACGATATTGTGTCCGGCGTCCACAGCCTTGAACATGTCGCTGATGTTGTCTTCCACGAACGTGGGCGGAATGAGACGCGACTGGACTTGACCATCAATCGGCACGGAGAGCATCATTCACCATCCTCACTATTAGAGGCGAGTCGGGTTCGGAGTTCCCTCAACCGGCCTAACCGTTCCTCCACAGCCTGAATACGAACGTCAACCGCAGTCAACGTATCACCATCCGGCTCAGACAACTCATACTTGCCGGACGACAATCGTTCCAGAAAACTGGTGGGAACATCCCATACCAATAATCGGAGTTTGTCGGGAATGAGATTCAACCCCGTATACAAGCCGGTTTTAGGCCACATGCCATCCACGAGAGCCACATTCGGCATCATGCGCGGTGGACGGTCGGGCTGATATTTTTCGACTAGGATTCGACCAGCGAACCAGATAATGTCGCTATCCTGCTTGGAGTACGCGTACAAGTAGTCGTAGGGGTCGATGGTGACTGTGACACGCTTTTCAGCGTCCACGCCCTTATGCCACCAGAAATATTTGTCTAAAGCTTCGAACACCAGCCTTTCCACACGCATATCGAACGTCCAAGTCTTCGACTTGTCATCAAACGTTCCGCCCAACGCGCGGGAGCGACGGGCAAACAACGGATTATACGGAGCCTTAACCTTCAAACGGCCATCACTGCGAGTGACCGTAATATCATCAAAACCTGCCATGACAGTTTCCTTTCACTCAAACGGCATACTCTAACCAATGCGCCGATAACCTCTAAAGCCCCACATGGGCGAAGTCCCGAGGAAGGAAATGCAAGTAAACCCAGTGTAACACCAAGCCGGGAAGAAAAACTAGCCGATAAGCATGCCGATGTGGAATACGATGCAATCCAAGCCGCACGAAATCTCATCCAACGACTCTCTTGAGGAAGCGGAAGATTCTGCGCCACCATTTCTGCTAATCGGACGGACAATCTTTTTCTCGTCCCATCCAAAGCTTCCAGCAGATTACGCCCCTCCACCACACAATCTGGAAAGTCCGGAATATCACGGGTGAAAAGCCAGCTTCCGCATTTCACAATGCCTCCGATACCACGCTTTCTCCCGAGCGTACAGTCCACGACGGTGAGTTAGACCCGACAGTGTGCTCTCATGGCTCGTCCAAGAATCCTGAACTGTCCGCAATCCCACATGCACGCCATCATATGAGCGGATAAGGTTACGCGCATGCCGTCGGCTTGCACGCAACGCCTTATGGTGCATGCGGATAAGAATACTGCCGTCATCCTGTACACTGTATACGCGTTTCAGGAATGTGAGTTGACCGGTATGACAGTCCACTATGCGGGTCTTATGCTTGTTCAACCGCAATCCCAATTGATTGACACGCCGCTCATAACCGGCCAGCACACGTTCGGCCTGTTCACGATTCTTGCAGAAACAGTAGGCATCGTCCATGTACCGTCCGTAGAATCCTTGCGACATGCACCAGTGGTCAACCTTGTTCAGATACCAGATAGCTATGGTTTGGCTCGTCTGATTACCTAACCCTAAGTGGGGTTCGTCCAATACGAAGATTCTCAATACGGTTAGAATCCGTTCCACATCCTGCTTCTCCCGTCCGGTGCGGGCGATACTCCGGTACAGGGTGGAAATCATATCGAACGCGCGTTGGGAGCTGATACTGCCGAAATAGTTGGAACAGTCGAATATGACAGCATACGGATGCTCCCATTTACCCAAAGCCCGCTTATAGTGTAGTTCAAACCGTTTTCGGGCGAACGATGTTCCACGTTTCGGAAGGCTCGCCGCATTATCATATATCAGTTGGCTTTCCACGATGGGTACAAGACTGTTATCGCACAGAGCGCGTTGCACCACCCGGTCTCGGAATGAGACCGCGCTGATATGGCGAAGCTTGCCACGTTCGGAAATGTCGAATCGGATTGGCGCTCTCTTCTTGTATGTGCCGTCCTCTAATTCTTGGGCGAGTTTCCAACAGTTGACGGCACGCCTATTGTCGAAGTTCAACACTGTGTTTTTCCACGTGACGCCGCGTTTGCATTTTCTTGCGGCTTGGTAGAGCGCGTCGAATCCGAATGTTTGTTGGAAGTCGATGTAACGGTGGAGCTTCCTGTACTTATCATCCGAGCGTTGTTGCAGTCTGCGTTGGCGTCTTCTACGTCTTTGACTCGCATTCACGATTTTAATGCTTCCTTCACTAGGGAAAGAGAAAAGAATGGTTGAGGGCAGGTCGTCGGCAACAACCCAAGACATGCAATGATGTTGGACGCCCAGCTTAAGGGGCGAGTATCCGTCGTTTCCGACAGTCTTAATATCTCCCTCAACCTATTTTCACACGCAACCCATTTTTCGAGGGGCCGCGCATTCGACCATATCCCCTTCCCCTTCGGGAGGCTTTCACCCATTGGACTACTGGCCTATCTGATGTTAGTTTTTGGTAAGAGGAATCGGGGACAACGGAGTAGCGATTGTTAGCATTGTTGTTGTAGCTGGGGTCGCCGTTCGAGTTCACTTGGAGGAAATTGTTGTTGTTGTTCGGGTTGGGCGAACGCTCCCACCAATTGTTGTTGTTAGCACCAAGAGGAGTGGAACCGGAAACGGTGTCACCATAGTTTGGATATGGCCGATTTTGTTCAATTATATTTTAGGCTTGCGCCCGAGTATCCATTATAGTGTTCGTTTTCGACTCGGCGTTTTTAGCTTTCTTCAACTGGTCTCGCTCATACTTGACGGCTCCGGTGAACACGCCCATCGCCTTGTAGATGGTTCCCGCATAGTTCACGAATTTCTTCTCCTTGACGACGGGATTGTATCTGGGGTCGCCTTCCGGATATTTCCTGTAGACTTCCAAGTCTTTTTCCCGTGGAGGAAACTCCATCCAATCGTCCACAAGACCGGAGAGTGAGTTCAACATGCCTTGGGCCTTGCACAACAGTTGCAGTTTCATCTCATGTTCCTCGATTGTGTTCGCATAAATGATGTCGGCACTGTAGGCGGAAGAGTACATTTCATAGGCGATATGCATGACATGCACGGTTTCAATACAGTTACGGCTTTTAGGCCACTTGCGGAACAGATTTCTGGTAGCCAAGAGCACGATTCTGGCCTGATTCGCATATTCGCTTCTGGCTTTTGTACGTTTGCTTGCGGGAACCGTCATAGGACTCCTTTTGTGTGAGATTTGAGTTTGGAGGGGTGGTGGGGATGAACCCCACCACCCAAGGATTGGGGATTAGAAGGAGAAAGCGGGGACAACGGAGTAGCGATAGTTAGCATAGCTGTCGTAGCTGGGGTCGCCGTTCGAGTTCACTTGGAGGAAATAGTTGCCGTAGTCCGGGTAGGGCGAACGCTCCCACCAACGGTTGATGCCAGCACCAAGAGGAGTGGAACCGGAAACGGTTTTGTAAATGCCGGAGAGAATGCCATTACCCGAATAGTTGTTCGTCACCTTGCCGCTGAAGTACTCGTATTGACTTCCCTCCTGACTCCACGCTTGAAAACCACCGTAGGTCTTCCAACCGTCATGCATAGTGGACACGAGTTCACGGTAGGAGACGAGCCATACTTTGTCCGCTGTGGCTGACGCGCTTGAACCGCTTGCGCTTCCGTAGGCCATGTTGTTGGTTTGTTTCAACACGGGTGTGACATTGTTTTGGAAGTCCGTGGGGAATTGGTTCCAGATTTCACCATTGTTCATCTGATTGCGAAGAAGACTGTCACGCCAGCCGCCCCTATTGGTGTAACTATTGTTCATGGCATACGCTTTCGGTAACGCGTTCCAAGCCATGAACGTCAATCCTGCTTCCCGTCCACTTCCGTCGGCATTGTCGTCGTGGAGGATGCCGATGAGTCGGAATGGGAGATTCGAACCGTCCGATAAGGTGAGGAAACCCGCCGTACCTTTGGTCAGATTGTCTTCCATTGCGGCATAGTATGTGCTTCCCTTACCTTTCTCGCTCAAATCGTCGGCAATCTGTTTCAAACCCGCCGCATTATAGCCCGCGTAGCAAACCTTGTCCACGCCAGTATTGCATTTGGCTGGTTCGGCGGCTATTGCACTACCGGTGAGGAAGCCGCCGCAGACCGCGCTCATGATGGCGAGACTGGCGAGGAGCCGCCGAACCGTATGGCGGCTCCCATGTTGTGTGGCGTGTTCGCCCATTCTTGTTCCTTTCACTATTCTTCCTTCTTTCGTAGGAGGATGATTGCCGTGACGAGTCCGCTGACGCTGACGAGCATGAGGAGCGGCAACAGCAATCCCATGCCCGTGTGCGGCATGGTCGCCAACCATGTTTCAGGCAGGACACCCGCATCCACATGCTCCTTGGTTGGAGCATCTTGGGTGAGGGTAATGGTCAGCTTGTTGTCTTCGTCCGTGTAAGCGTCCGAATCGGTGGAGCTTCCATCCGTCGCAGGAGTCTTGTCTCCCACATCCGGCGTGGTGAAGTCCCGGTGGTTCACTTTGGTAAATTGAATACGGTATTTGTTGCCGTTCGCGTCCAGACGTTCGAAAATGTACTTGCCATCCTTGTCGGTCTTGGTGGTTGCCAACTGTTTGCCGTTCTCGTCAGTCAGAATGACCGTTTGACCGGCGAAATGCGTGTTCTCACCTTCATCTTGAATGCCGTTCTTGTTGGTGTCCTCCCAATACAGGCCGCTGATGGAACCGAGTTTCTTCGCGGTGGTGGTTGGTGTGATGATGATGCCGACTTGGTCGCAGGAGTCCTCATCGGACGTGCTGAACCAGTGTTGGCGTCCTTCCTCCGTATAGTCCGTGTCGGTGCGGCAGGTCGGATTGCCGGTCACATCATTCGTGTTGGCATCCAGTTTCGTAGCGTCCGGAGTGTTCGGCTTGGTTTTGCCGCTTGCGTGCGGCGTGCCCGAGTATGGTGTGTGTTCGGAGTCGAACCATGCTTGGTTGAGAATGGTCTTCGTATGCTCTTTCACCCACTTGTCAATATCGGACAGTTCCCACTTTGTCGTATCCGTAATATCACGGTCAACGGTGCCGGTGAAATGGTAGATGACATAGCCGCCCGGCTCAATACTGTATGGCAGATTGTATGTGCGGGTAGTCAACCCGTTCTTAGTGGTTTCGCTCGATGGTTCGACAGGTACGGCGGTTGGGTCGGACGATACGGCCATGCCTTTCAAACCGGTGGAACGCGCGCCACCCGTCTTACCGTCACCATACGGGTCGAAGCCCGCAATCATGACCTGCTTGCCAAGAATGAGCACATCACGGTCGCCACCCGCCACGTCGGATGCGATAATGTTCGTATCGAACGGTGTGTAGACAATATCCTTATTGCCACTCGTACTACCGTCCGTCCAATACGTGCCACTACCGGTCTGACCGTTAGCCAACTGGCCGTCACCATTCCAACCCATAGACCACAAGTGCTGGTTCTTGTCGATGGCGTACAGGGTATTGTATCCGCCGCTGATTTTCACAATGTCCTTCAAACCGGACAAGTTAGGCGAATAAGAGTCATCATAGGTTGTGGCAACCTGAATCACCGTCCCATCATTTTTCAACGCATACATTCGACCGAACGCGGCGGCGACTTGCGTATAACCGCCAGCGCCCTGCCCCTGAACATCTGTACCGTAGTACAGGTATCTGCCGGATGTGTTCAATGCGATGAAACCGTCCATGCTTGCACTGAGTTGAGTGAACTTGACATCAGAACCGATTTGCGTCCAAGTCGCATAGTTCTGATAGCTTACAGCGTTTCCAGCACCCCACAAAGTGCCGTCGCTTGCGATAGCGACGGTGAACTGGTTGCCGCATGCCACGTCAATGAATGTTTTATCCGAAGCGACTTCCGTCCACTGGTCACGATTATCCGTATCACCCGTACCCAATTGGCCGCTACCATTCCAACCAGTCGTATACAAGTGTCCGTCCGTGCTGATGGCGGCGGAATGCTTGCCTCCGGCGGCGACTTTCAGCCAACTACCGTTGATGATGGTCGGCTTGTTCACGTTCATTGGAGTGGCAGAATTCGTCGTGTCAGGCTTGAAACCAAGCTGACCATACTGGTTATTACCCCACGCATACAACAAGCCCTCACTCGTCAACACAAACTTATGGTCGCCACTCGTCGCAACCTGCTTCGCGCCACCAGATTCGATGGAAACCGTACCGGCGGTAGCGGAAACATCATGCACATCAGCGCTCATACGGTCAGAAACGACACTGGACGTGTCAAAACGGCTAGTGCCAGAATTCTGTACTTTGACATCCCAGTTGATGACGCATTTCGTATCAGTGCAACTGGTGCCGGTGACGGTTTTGTCCACGGTGGCTTTCGGGTCTGGTTTCGCGTAACCGTAGTCCACGTTCTTCTGGTCTGCGCCGATGCCTAGGTGGATGTCGTCGGACGTGTCTTTCGCGTTGGACTTGATTTTGTTCGACCAGCTGCGCGTGTTCACCACGTCTTCGAGCTTGTTGTAGTAGGTTTTGACCTGCGTCTGCACGCCATCACCCGTACTGGTGCCAGTGTTGCGTTTCACCGAAGTGCGGTAGGTGCCGGAGTGGAGCAGGTCGAACTCGTAATGGCCGTCCTTGTCGGTCTTCACCGTTTTGACGGTCTGCCAGCCGCCGCTTGAATCCTGCTTGTCGAGGGCGGCTTCCACTCCTTCGATACGTTCCTCACCGTCTCCGATGAGCGTGTTCTCATCCTTATCCCACCAGACGGTACCGCTGATACTACCGGACACTACCTTCGCCACGTCAGGCCACGGCTGGTTGCCCGCCGGTTTGTCGGAAGCGTCGGAATAATAGTTGCGGCCAAGCCACAGCGTGTACTTGTCGTCTTTCACATTGTCGGATGGGATGAGCGTGATGGTGCCGTTCACCGCCGAATAGGACAGTTTATCGTCAGACGCGACGACAGTGCTGGTCAGTCGGATGGCGGTGATGTTCTTCTTCTCGATGGCGGACAATTCATCCCATGTCTTCCACTCGTAGTCAGCCGGATTATCCGACTTCTTTCCGGTGGTGGTTGAATAGTAGACGGTCGTACTGGTCGAATTGTCCATATTGACCGTGACGGGCTGGGTCAGTTCGTAGGAGCCATGATAGTTGCTGTATCCACGCTCATATTCGACCAGCTTGTCCTGCACGTACTTCTCATCACCATTCGCAGGAAGCAGTAGCATGCTATCCATGGTGCCGGTATGGCCGCCGCCCTTGCCGTACACGTTGAACTCCCAAGTAAGCGGGTCACTGATTTCAGCCTTCGTGGTCTTCACGCGCATGATGCCACTGTTGGTTTCCGCATTGGAGACAGGGAATGGGACGCTGGGCGTATTGCTTTTGATGGTTTGGGCTTGCAATGCGCCGTTCTCGTCAACGTCCACGCTCATATTCGCACTGGCGGTGACAGTCCCGGTGGCGAGATTGGATACGATGCCACTGAAATGCAGGTCAGGCAAAGTGGCCGACCCCATACGGTCTACTTCAGGCGTGACTTTGCCGGAACGTGGCGTGAACACGAGATTATTCCCGTCCACTTTCATCTGCCAGAACGAATCATCACAGGTCGGATTGTACAAGCCTTTCGGTTTCGGCACCGTGATGGTCGGCGTCATGCTCGTATTGGACAGGAGAATGGTGCGCAACTGTTCCGTGACCGTATAATCCACTCGCATGCCGGGAATCAAATCGACTGCGCTTCCGGACGGGTGATTGGAACTGTTGTTCGCATACACTTGATTGCCTTCACCATCGTAGGCTTTCAGACTGATGTCGATACTGGTGGTCGGGTCTACCGGCTTGGCAATCCACACCCAATTGGTGACGCTCGCCTTATCGTCTTCGGTAAGCCATGCGGTCAGCGTATCCAAAGCTTCCACATTGCCTTTGGACACGTCGGCTATGGCGAGCGTGTTGAACGTGACCTGAACGTTCGGCGCACCCTTTCCCAAAGTCAAAGCGTCGGGGTTGAACGTCACCCGAATCTTCTTGACGTTCGGAGCGTCCGTGTCGGATGGTTCCCCGTCATGCCAATTGTCTTTGCTATCAGCCCATTGAACTTTGTAGTCGGAAACCGGAGCGCCGTTCTGGGTGACTTCCAAGCTTCCATCCCACCGCATGCGCGTATTATCCCACTCGTCCTGCATGGTCGGCGTAGTGTTTTTAAGCTTGTCCGCCGTAACGTTCGCCGCATACATTTCCAAAATGGTTTTGACTTGCGTTCCACGGGACACGGTGTCGCCGGAACCGTCGGAATAGTAATGGTAGATGTCGGCTTTGCCTTCGGCGGCGTCGAACGTCAGATTCTCCTTGTCGAACATGGTCTTGGACGCAGTGTTAGGCCGTTGCAGTCCTTTGCCGAACAGTGGAATCTTGCCAGCTGGAGTCGGCTTGAGCCGTTGGATAATGGCTCGTGACCAGTCATTGTTCGCGTACGGGTAGCCAACGCGGGCACCCGTATCCTTGTTGTAGGTGCTCTTGTCCCGTCCAATGTTCCAGCCGGGTTCTCCACCTTTGCCCATGTTCAACAGTGCGTCGCCGTTATCGTCTTTGACGCTGAACACGGTTTCGTCGGGAACAAGGTGGACATCGTAATATTTGACGTCTCCTTCTTTCATGTTTTTGAGCGCGTCGGTTCCGGCGGGAATCCTGTAGCTGATTGTCGCCGCCGCACCGTTTTTGCCACTGGATACGGTCAAATACTGTTCTTTATCACTGTTACGGGTAATCCGCTGACCGCCTACAGTCCACACGGTGCCCTGCGGGAAGTCGGAAATATCCACTTTGGTAGTCCAATCGATGCTGGTGGACGCGCCCTTCGTGGACGAATAACCCGGATAGGTCAACGCGTCGGTACGAATAGTGAAATCACCGGTCGCATCGGTGTTCTGACTCCAATAAGTACGATACTCATACGAGTATTGGCCTTTCACCGGATTGCCGCCATTGTCAATGACCAAGTCAGCCGCCGGAGCGGATACTACAGTCAGCTCATCCGTACGATACGTGGTTGACGTTCCACCTTCGCGGGCGACGACGATTTTCGGAATCTGACCCGGCTTGACCAAGCCTCCCGTGTCTTTTGCTTTCAGATAGAAGGTTTGGGTCATGGTTTCCACGCCACCGGCTGGAACCGTGTAGGAGCAGGAGCCGTCACTGTTTTTCTTCGCGGTGACGAGTTGTCCCGGCTGGCAGAAGCCACCACCGTCAGCAGTCTGCAAATACGGCGCGTCATCCAAGTCGAACTTCACGTTGATGGTACGCTTGCCCGCCGCGTTGAAGTTCAACGTGAGAGAATATTCGACCGTATCACCGGATGCGACCACGCCATCGGTAGGGGAATCATCGCCCGTGGCGAACCCGTTCTTCGAATTCACGAACGTTTGCGAACTCGTGCCATGCCCCGTACCGTCGGCTTTCTTAACGATTTTCGCAGTAGCATATGCGGGTTTCAACTCGTCCGCATGCGCTTTCGGAGAGGCTACCGGATTGGTCATGCATATCAGGCCGGATGCCAGTGTGGCGATTGCGGCCAATAATGCTACCGGATGTGCCACATGCTTTTTGAGAATACCCATTAGTGTTCCTTCTTTGCGTGGTTTTTTCTACGGATGATGAGAATGGTGATGATGATTACCGCAAGCCAGAAGCCGCCGACGTACAGTATGAGCCATTGGTTCGTGTGGTCTTTCGGCGCGTTTTCGGGTCTGGGTGCGGGGTGCGGCATGCTGGTGCGCGTGCCGGTCACTAGGAGTCGCTTGTTGTTGATGCCGTATGGCGTGCAGGTTAGGAGTGTGGCGAGGTCTTTTCCGGCGACGATTTTCAGTTTGGTGAAATCGGATGGGTCTACCACATCAATGCTTGTGACCTTGTAGGCGAGCGTATGTCCGGCGGTTATCAGATAGAAGACGTCACTTTTTTTGGCTTCACTGCCGAAGCCGCGTAGCTTGTCGAACATGAGCTGGTCGGCCAAACCCGTGTGCGCGGATATGACAGTATGCGTGTTCTTGCCGCCGACGGGGAGACTGGAACCGTATAAGTGTCCGGCTCCAGCGGCCAACACGTTTTGCGACGTGCCATGCCGGATGGGCAGGTTGATGCCCAAGCGTGGATATTTGATGGTGGCCATGACCCCATCCTTGGGGGTGGATAGTTGCTTCCGATACGTGTTGTCCGTTTCGGACTTGTTGACGCCTGTCCAAGGGTCTTCCGCCTCACCAAGAATGGACTGGCCTTCCTCGTATAGGCGTTGATTGTAGGCTTGCGCGTCCGCATACTCTTGGGCGATTCGTTTCACGTCAGTGTTTTCCACGGCTTGCGCGTGGGAGTCGGTCAACCGGTTGGATTGGCTGCTGTTCGAAATCATGAGAATGAATGGGATGGTTCCGGACAGGGCGGATAGGATTAGGCAGAGAAGTCCCGCTATGGCTCGATTTCCCAAGCCTTTCGGTTTCGCCGTATGTTTTCCCAAAACCCCTCCCATGCGGTTATAAAGAATCTAAAAGGTGGCGTGTCGATATTTGGGTTCCCGACACGCCAAGCGGAACATTTCATGCTTTTCCAACCGTCAAACGGTCAGAAAAGTTTTCTCATACGGCAGTATTCCAATCTTCCAATCTCACGCCTTGCGACGAAGCAGCAGGGCGGAAGCGCCAGCCAACAGGACGGTCATCACGCCGAAGATGGACAGCCAGACCGCACCGGTCTTCGGCATGTCAGCGATGTTGCGGGCGTTGATGACGGTCACTCCATCGTCACTGGTCTTGGAGGCCAGATGGTTGGCATCATCCTTGAACTTGGTGAGGGACGAAGTGCTGGTGTTATGGTCTTTGGACTGGGCCACGCCAACGGTCAGAGTGAACTCCGGCAGAATGCTGCCGCCGAACGGACTCTTGGTTTCAGTCACCGTGTAGGCACCGTACAAGCCCTTCAAGGTGATGACGCCATTGTTCTTATCGGTGGTGGTGATGTCGGCGCTTGCGGTAGCGGCCTCAGTCGAGTCGGCAACACGATACTCGTTATCACCCACCTTGACGAACTTGACGATATTGCTCTTGGCATCCTTGATGTTGAACACGGCACCCGCGAGCGGAACATTGTTCGTATCGGTCTTGGTCAGAGTGAACTTGCCGACGTACACGTAGTTGGTGTCGCCCGGAGTCTTCTCATGGTCGGTGACGGTGTTCGGATTATGGGAGTATTCGACCTCGCTCGTGTTGGTGTCAACACCGTCCACGTGGGCGTTCTTGTTCACGGTCATGTCATAAGTGACAAGCACTTCCGCATCGACCGGGAACGTGGTCTTGGCGGCGATGATGTCGGAAGAACCATCAGCGGTCGGGGCGAACAGGATATGGAACTTGCCCGCCTCGGTCGTCACCTTGTAATCCTTGCCAGCAGTCAAAGTCTTACCGCCGACAGTGACATTCATACTATCCGGGTTGAAAGTCAGACCATCCGAATACGTATCGTTGAGCGCATAATAATAATGGTCGTAGCCAGTCCAAACAGGCACCGCGCCGCCCATCGTGAAAGAGACCTTCTTGCCGATGGAGGTCTTGGCTACCGCATAATATTTCTTCCCTGCTTGGCGAGCCCCCTCATCCTCATGGTCCTCACCGATTTTCTCATCCACATCACCATTCTCAACAGAGGTGATAGCCTTCCTGACTGCGGCGTCATGCACCTTATAGTCCACGGTGCCCAGCGTGTAGGTCTTTTCACCGTTCTTCAACGTGGTCTTGCCGTCGATGCCGGTGCCGTTGAACATGACGATGGACGCCTGACCGGTCTTGGTGGCGTCCACGACCGCATACACGCCCGGACGGACAGAAGCGGTCATATGCTTGGCGTCGGCGCCCTTGGCGAACGCGGTGCCCTTGTCGCCGGTGACGGCGGCCTCGTTCTTCAACTGGTCGATGAAGTCACGAAGCTTGCCAGCCCACGGACTGTTCTCGGAATCAAGGAGATTCTGCACGACCCACACCATCGGATTGGACGCATTATAGTCGTATCCGGCAGTCTGGTCTTTCTTGGACTGGGTGTCAATATGGGCTTTCGTCAGTGCGTCAGCAATAGCAGAAGCCTTGCTCGCGTCAATCAGGTCAAAGCCGGTAATATTAGTGCCATCAGTCTGCGCATACGAATAGTAGGCGAGCGGCACAGCCTTCAACGTGCGATTGCTAATATCACCATTAGCAGCGACGGTCAACGTCTGACGAGCAGCCGCACCAAGCTTGGATGCGTCAACACGAGTATCAGCCGCCATGGCGGAGCCGACTCCAGCCAAACCCATGGCACCGGCCACAAGCGTGGCGACCGTTGCCTTCAACAGGTTTTTGGTTTTCACCTTTGTTTTCCTTTCCTTACTAGACCCGGCGCGCGTTCATTCATCGAACGGGGTCGGTATCGGATTACATTCCTAATAGACCGCACGCACCCTCATTAAAAACCTTGAAAGAATGCTTTCAGCCCTTAAAAATAAGGAGGGCATGGCTTCCCATACCCTCCAACATATCCCTGAACAGGTTAGTTTCCGGACTGTTCGGAAACTTTCTCACCTAGTGCGGAACCGGCGGCATGACCGGCCACCATACTGTTCAGCAAGGCTTTCAAATCGATGCCCAAGGATTGCGACAATCCCTCACTCAACTGGCTCACACTGTTCACCGTGTCGCCCACGAGCTTCGTGCTGTTTCCGTCGCCGTACATGGTGATGTGGTCAACCTTGGTGAGCGGTTCGGCGGCGGCTCGAACCATGTCGGGGAGAATCTGAATGTACTGTTGGGCGAGGATGTACGTGTTGTTCATCGCATTGTAGGCTCGGCCTTGGGCGCGGATTGCCTCGGCTTCGCCTACACCCTTCGACTGTGCGGCGGAACCCTCGGCCTTGCCTTTGACTTCGGTCGCGTGTGCGTCCGCGTCGGCTGTGGATTGGATGGCCTGAGCCTCCTGCTGACGTAGGTACAGTTCCGCGTCGGCGTGTTTTTGGGTTGTGTACATTTGCGCGTCGGCCTGCTGTTCGGCGGCGTAACGGTCGGCGTCGGCCTTCTTGCGGATGGTCGCGTTCAGTTTCTGCTCTTCGATTTCGGCGTTCTTCTGTTCGAGCACTGCCCTCTTCTCGGCGGCGGCGATTTCAGCCTCCTGCTCCTTGACCTTGAGAGTCTTGGACTGTTCGGCGGCGGTGATGCCCTTCACCGCGTCGGCCTCGGCCTGCGCCTTGTCGGAGATGGATTGGAGTTCGGCTCGTTTCAGGTCGAGCTGGTTCTGACGGACGGCCACATCCTGTTCCGCGTTGATGGACGCGAGCTTCGCATTCCGGCTGATTTCGGCGGCCATTTCAGCGCCCATGTTGGCGATGACGTTCTGACGGTCGGTGAAGTCTTGAATGTTGAACGTGGTCAATTGAAGGCCAAGCCGTTCCATGTCCACGCGGGCGGATTCGGCCACGGTCGTGGCGAACGTTTCCCTGTTCTCCATGAGTGTCTTCAACTCGGTTCTGCCGATGACCTCGCGCAGCTTGCCTAGGAGCACTTGTGTCACATCTTTCTCCATGCGCTCCTTTGACTGGTTGAGATAGTTTTTGGCGGCGTTCTCCAACGCTTTGACTTGTTTGCCGTTCTCGTCCACGGTCATGGTCTCGGATGCGATTTGGAAGTTGGCGACGGCGTTCACGTCGATGAGGATTGCGTCCTTCGTCGGAATCGGCGTGTCGGTTCTCAGGAGCGACTGCACCGCTCCGAGGGAGAGCCAGTCCACGCGCATGATGAAGGGTATGATGAATGCGCTTCCGCCGGAGACGAAGCGTCGTCCGCCCGGCCCGGTGATGACCATTACCCGGTCGGCGGGGCAGACCTTGTAGCTTGCGGTCGCGAGCAGGATGATGAGTATCGCCACTGCCGCGACGATTAGCAATGTTGTTGGCATTGACTTTTCCTTTCTTTTTTTGTGGGCATACCCACTATGACAGAACTTGTTTCAGAACTCGTTTTCGAAACCTGCGGCCATGTCCGCGAATTTGGAGCATTCGCCCATGAACGCGAGATTGAACGTTTCGGTAGGCCCGTTGCGATGTTTGGCGAGAATCACGTCGGCTTCGCCCGGACGTTCCTCACGGTCGTAGTATTCGGGACGATGCACGAGGAACACCATGTCGGCGTCCTGTTCGATGGAACCGGACTCTCTCAGGTCGGACAGTTCCGGCTTCTTGTCGGCACGCTGTTCCGCATTACGGTTCAACTGGGAGAGCACGACCACGGGGCATTGCAGTTCCTTGGCGAGCATTTTGCATTGGCGGGAGAAGTTCGACACTTCCTGCTGACGGTTCTCGACGGTTTTACCGGAGGACATGAGTTGCAGGTAGTCGATGACGATAAGCTTCAACCCGTTGACCTTGCGGCTGAGAGCACGGCATTTCGCACGGATGGTGCTCATGTTGATGATGGCGGAATCATCAACCCACAATGGTGTCTTCTCGACCTGATGGCAGAGCGCATTGAGTTTGTTCCAATCATTCGAGTTCAGATTCTCGGGATGTTGGAACGATGCGAGACGGATGCCTGTTTCGGCTGCGAACATACGTTGCATGAGTTCGTGACCGCCCATTTCCAGACTGAAAATCACAGTCGGCAGACCCTTGTGCAGTGCGGCGTTACGCGCGAAATCCATGCCGAGAGTACTCTTGCCCATGCCCGGACGGCCCGCGACTATGACCATTTGTCCGGCTTGCAATCCGTGCGTCAACGCGTCGATGTCACGGAAGCCGGTGGGTGTTCCGAACTCGTTCGGATTCTGTGACATTTCATCCAACTGTTGGAGCATTTCGTCGGACAGGCGGTATGCGGTCTTCAACTCGTCGTCTTCGGAACGGCTTGAATCCTCCAACGAGAACGCGGCCTCCAACGACTTGCTGAGCACATCTTCGGCTGACGCGTCGGACACGTTGCTCATCTGTTGCAACTGCTGTCCGACCACGTTGATGTGGCGGAGGATGGCCGCGTCACGAATCTGCTTGATGAAATAGTCACTGTTGTTCGACGTGGGTGCGGAGCCGACAAGCTGGGCGATGTAGTCGATGCCGCCGACCTGTTCCAACTGTCCGTTGTCCATCATGTGCGAGGACAGCATTTGCGCGTCCACACGGTTATTGTCTGCGGCCAGTTCCTTTATATTATGGAAGATGGTTTGGTTGGTCGGCTGGTAGAAGTCCTCTTCGGAAAGTTGGCTGATGACCTTGTCCAACGTTTCCGCGTCTTGAAGCATGGCCCCCAACAATACTTGTTCGGCCATGTCCTTGTGGATTGGTGTGGGGACGCTCACTTGTCGTTGTTCTCCTTCTTGCCGGTGTTGGTCTGATTCTTGTTCAACGTCTCATATAGGCGATGTTCCGTTTGCCAACGTTTGACGCGGGATTTGCTGGGATGGTTGACCCACCGGTATACGCAACGTTCTATGCGCTTGTATCCGAGGACTTCCGGTCCGAGATTGTGACTGCGGAATATCTCCGAGGGACGTTCCCCTTGCAGATATCGGAGGGTCACTTCGTCTTGGAATTGGGTGGTGAAGATTACCCACCATCCGTGCTTGTTTTTCAAAACGTTGATGACTTCCGGCTTTTTCGTCAATGCCATCGCCTCTTCTGTGGTCAGAAGTTTCGACGGGGAGTGGCTTTCTGTTTTAGCCATGTTTGGCTTGTTCCTTTCTGGTTCAGATTGCGTCCGGGAACTGTTCGTTCGGAGAGAATTTGAGGAGTTTCACAGTCGCTCCCTCACGCCATTGGTTCCATGCTTTGATGGTGATTCCGACGATGCGTCGGCGGGTTGGACGGTCGCTGTGCGCTCCACGCTTGTTGATGTCGAACAGCGTGTTGCGGAGTACGAGAATGGGGCTTCCCTCGTCAAGGTTAGCGCCGGAGGCGAGCATGTCGAAGAACCGTTCGCACGCCTCACCGTCGATTTCGTTGAACGTCCAGTAGAGGAGCGCGGCCATGCTGGTGGACATGAGATGATTGCTTTTCGTGTAGAACGTGCTGGCCTGTCGTAGCGTATCCTCCAATTGCGGAGTGCTTTCGATGAACGTCAGCAGTTCATTTCGGGTCGGTGACATGTTGTTGACGCATGCGGCTTCCACACCCAACTGTTCGCTCAGATAGATGGAACGGGCCACGGTGGAAAGCTGTTTGGCGTTGTTACGGCCTTTCAGTTCGAGCACGTTAGCCATGGTGCGGCTCTTGCCTGCATCCATGGTCTCCTGCGTGTCTTCGGGCAGTCCGCGAATGACCAGAGTGCGGAACGGAACACCGGATTCGACGCATGCGAGGAGCCTGTGCTGTCCGTCCAACAAGCGTCCCGTGTTGCTGAATTTGATGGCTTCGCCGTTCATTTTCCAAGCCTTCTGCGCCATGGTTCGGGCGAACAGTTCGACCTGTGTGCGGCTCACGTTGCGGTTGTTGGTGTTCACGCCGAGCATTTCCTTGGCAACGTCCGGTGTGATGGTTTCGACCCGTCCGGTGATGCTGTCCCAATCGTATTCGTCGGTTTCACTGGCGTAGGATGGCGTGGCCTTGGGTGCTGGCTCTTCCGGTTTCAAATGGATGAGCAACGTGGTTTTCGGAGCGCCGGAATGACGTCTGATTTCGGTTTTCGGTGGTTTCACTTCGACCGTCTCGTACTGTTCGGATTCCTCGACCTGATTCATGGCGAACGCGAACGCTGTCATGGTGAAAGCGAGCATGAACCTGTCCACGCTACGTTTCGGAGGGAACTGTTTCATTCCGTCGATGATGCGGGTGGCGTCCGAATGGGTGATGTATGGGCAGTGGTTCACAACCGTGTCCAGTCCGCCCTCGTATTCCTTATGGGTGAGGAAGACGAATGGTGCGAGGGGAGTACGCGCCTGTGCCATTCCCTTGAAGCATTGGTCGACCTCATTGTAGATTTCACCAACCTGACGGTAACGTGAAACAGTGTCGATGCCGTACTCGTCCACGGGATTCGTGTACTCGTATTCGTTGCTTTTGAAGATGCGTTCGTTGTATCGGCTGGCCTCACGCATTCCGGGGCAACGTCCGAAACCGAGCGTGGTTCCGCTGCTTTTCGTACCGTCAGTCCGTTTCAGATTGTCCTTGCTCAGCCAGTAGGCTTCCATGTCCGCGATGAATGTTTTCGCCGCGACTTTCTTGGTGAGGTTCCGTCCGGTCATACGTGCGAAGTATTCGCCTTCGACGCCGGTGAGTACCGGCAGTCCGGTTCCGACGAACAGATTATCAGGCAGGAGGCCGTACCATTCGGGGTTGATTTCATGGTCGCTCATGTAGGAGAGAATCCGTCCTACGCTGTCACGGTCGATGAATACTGTCCGCGCGTTGGCGAACGGGTCAACGTCGAGATTCAACGCCTTGCATGTCGGGAGGAGGTCTTTCTGAATCATGGTCATGAACCGTGGTTCGGTTTTGATGTCTTTGTTAGGCATGGTTTCCTTCCTTCAATCGTTTCAACATCCGGTAGGTTTTGGGAGCGCAACCGGATGGATTGTGTTCCTCTTTCCGATACTGTTTTTCGAGTTCGCTCCAATGGTCGATGATGGTTTTCCAATCGTCCGACACGTCGCGCATGAGACTCAGATAGGCACGTGCGACTGGCACCATGTCGAACATTCCGAGTATCCGACGTAGGTCTCCGGGGTCTTTCGGAGTGTCCTCGCAACCATGTTCGCGCGTGCCGTTCACGGTCATTGTGATTCCGGTGAGCCGTTGGACGATGGCGAGCGAGCTGAGGCCCACGTCACCGTTGGCGAGCCATGCGGCGAACAGTTCCAACGGAAGTCTGGGACTGTCCGTCATGCCGTCAGAGGCTGGGTTGAGGTTGGCAACGAGCCTGTCTTTCGGAACGTCCGCGATGATGTCCGGCTGGGTTTCGGAGTCGGGCATCCGACCGTAGACGAGATGGTTGTTGACGAGTATGGACGGTTGTCGGCCACCATATACGCCGATGGTGCAAACGGTGTCTTCGACCATGGTTCACGCTTCCATCCAGTGGATGCTTTCGTTGAGGAAGTCTCTGATTTTGCGGAGGGTTTCTATGTCGTTGACGACGACGCTGGTCGCGGTGTCGCTGTCGGTGATGGTGAACATGAGTTCCTTGCCGAAGCTGGGGGATTGGAGGATGGTGAGCTTGTTTGTTCCCTCGTTGTCGATGACTTGGAGTGTGGATGTGTTGCCGTTGTCGTATTTGGTTGCGCTCATTGTTTCTGTGGTCTTTCCCGTTCTTGTGGAATGTTTTGTGTGGGCGAGGTCAGCTTAACACATTAGGTGGGGGTGTGCAACCGTTCGGGGATTCGCGGTCGGATGATTTGCGTTCGACCATACCCTTTGTTATACTGGAATCGTCCACAAAAAAGGGAGTCGCACACTCCCAACCACGCCAGAAAAAAAAGAAGAAACCATGAGCAAACAGACGGAAAACAACATCAACCTGACATTGACACTCATCACAATCGTCAGCGCACTCCTCATGTGGAGACAGGATTACGGCCACGTGGTAATGGCAATCACCAGCATCACATTTCTACTCAGCTCCACCGCACTGTTCGCTCACTTCATCAAGAAACTCGACGCCTAAAAAACAAAAAGGAATGCCCCAGCCCGAACGGACTGGGGCATAGGCATGTTCGCAAGAACGAAGGAAACCAATGGACGATAAAAACAACACCGAACGAGAGCCGAGAACCGAAGTGGAACGACTCCTGTTCAAAAACGAACGCATGCAGGACGCGTTACTCAGCCTCAAGGACACCATGAGCAGAATGATTGGCGAAGGCCGACTGCCAAACGACGACGAGGTACACCAATGGTTTGAGGGAATCGACCGCAAACTCGAACACGAGGCCGCTGACCGTGAGGTGTTGCTGTTCAACCATGGGGCCATGACCACAGTGCTCCCGAAGTCCACTGAACGATACCAACCCGACCTTCAAGTCCGATATCAGGAAATTCTCACCACATGCAACAAAGCGTATGCGGACGCCGACTACAAATATTGGATTGGCCGTTTCCAACAGGCCGGACTCTGACCTGAAAAACGCAATCCGAGCACAGTGGACAACACTGAAAGGAGTATTCGGACAGGACAATGCCGGAAACCATACAGACATACCATCCAACGTTCGAGAAGGCCAAGAAGCTCTTCAACCTGCGTAAAAGATTGTGGGAGATAGCCGACGGTAAAAGCGACGGAACAATCTCATATGAGGAGGCGAACCATCTCGCCGTGGACGCGGTGGCGACCGCCAACGGAGGAATGCCACGCGCCACGAGCGGCCCCATGGTACGACTCTGCAAGCTTTGCACCAACGGTTGGATTCGTGAAGCGGCAAACGAGATGGGCTTGGTTTACCCGGACTTGGACTGCCCGGAACGGTGGGGCAAACATCGAGACCATAGCCGTAAAAAGGAAAGGAAGGCAACGGTTTGAGCGGCAACGGATTTGGCAAGGAAGACATAAGCAGAACAGCTATTCCGGCATGCCCATACGCCAAGGATATGGCTACCATCAACCGTCTGATGGCAAGGTTGCAAACCATTTCGGACGATAAGGCCAAAGGGAAAATCACATTCCAACAGGCGAACAAGAAGGCTGTGGAAGCAATCCACAAGGCACGGAACACCAAGTCGAAGTCCCTGCAACGCAAGCCATTAGATTATTTAGAACGTATCTGCGAGAACGGTTGGATTCGGGAAGCTGTGCGAAAGATTCCCGAACTGTACCCGTATCTCGACCATCCAGATTTGTGGCTTCGTAAAGGCGTCTGATGTATTCCAAAGAGCAGATATGTTGCATGGTTTCTCTCATAATATTGTCGGCGTTGAGCTTGACCGCGCTGGTGCATTACGCTCGACTGTCGATAGGAAGAATGAGTCGGATGCCTGACGAGAAATCCCGTTCAGACCTGTTCAACTATCGGCTGATGACCGTCGTGTCACTGCTGGTGTTGTCGGTTTCGGTGGGTTCCATCATCGTCTATGGTTCCTCTCTCAAATAGAGATTGGAAGACTGCCGTATTTATATTTCCTTCTACTTCCCAAACATTGACCATAACGTTTATTGACAAGAATCATTTTCAGAAAGCAGGAAGGTCAGTATGTTAAACAGCACGGAAATGCTTCGACTGGTCAGAGCTGCATGCAACGGAGACCATTTGAAACTGTCCCAGCAAATCGACTTGCTGGCCGACTCGGTGGAGAAAGCCAAGCCGACCGCTTACACTACGAATCTGCGTCGGCTGGCGGAGTCGGAACGCGAGAAGGGTCTGGCTGTCAACACGAATCTGGCACCGGTTGACGGGTTGACCGAACCGTTGCTCCCACCGGACGGGACTCATAAGCCCGTATGGGATAAGACCGTGCGGGGATTGTTGGATGGGCTGGTTGCCGAATATGGGAAACTGGATGTCCTGACCGCGCATAATCTCGCTCCCCGTAATCGAATCATGCTCACTGGAGCGCCCGGCACGGGTAAGACCACCTTTGCTTCCATCCTGTCGGAGAGGCTTGGGCTGGATGGGGTCATCCTTCGTGCAGACCGTGTTATCAGCAGTCAGCTCGGTAAGACGTTAACCAATATCGCCTTGGTGTTCGACCGGCTCCACATGGAACGAAAGCTCCTGTTCATAGACGAATGCGACATGCTTCTGGCACGGCGCGACAACTCCCATGACGTTGCTGAAATGCGTCGGGCAACCAATCTCATGTTACAGAAAATAGACCTGCTTCCGGAGGATTGCATTCTCATCTGCGCGACCAACATGGACGGTCTCATCGACCGTGCCGCATGGCGTCGGTTCGACGTTCGAGTTCGCATGACACTGCCCGACAAGACTACGACAAGGCTTATTATCATGCACCGGCTTAAGGAGTTGAATATCCAAGCCGACGTTCGACCATGCGACATCAATGTGGAGAACATAAGTCCAGCCCTTATCGTCCAAACCGTGGACAATCTGGCCCGCAAGGCTTTGATTTCCGGTTCGGAAACCATTCCGACCGACCTGTTCGTCAATGCTTTCAACTCTCTGAAGATGGAGGTTTCCAACCAGTGAACCGTGACGGATACAAGTTCGATATCAATGTCCGCAGAAACGGTTTCATGTCATATCTGTGGAGCGCCGAAGTGGAAGATGAAGGATTCTTCACTCCCATTGCGAACGGTACTGCCCACACTCTCAACGGCGGCAAGAAAGCCGCTATGAAACAAGCGAGAAAGTGGGCGCAACACCAGCTCGCCCACCCCAGTGAAAAGGAAAGGTGGGCGGAATGTGCGACGATGAGCAACACCAAAACCAGACACCGGCGAAGTCACTGAAACGTTCCGGAAGGCAACCGAAACTATCCGATGTCGTCATGCTCGACCGGGGTTGTCAACTGTGGATTCGTGAAGCCCGTAAAGGGAACATCACGGACACGTCGAAGACCTTGGAGAAGATTCGGTATCAGCTTCGATTGGAACGTCGTGTGGCCGGACAATCCGGTTCTGGACTTCGTAGACCTGTGGGTAGGGATAAAAAACCCGATACGGATGGGAACGGTTCAAAGCCGGATAGGAAAGACTTATAACCTATAAGGGTGCCGGTGGACGGTGCTGTCAACCGGCACCTTTTGGTATCCGACCTCACAATACTGGGGGTATCATTGTGTTATCGACGGAACCACACGCCCGTCATTTTTATAAGGAGACACAATGAACGAAGGAACCTATGGGCTGGAGACCCTGAAAGCCGACTATCATACGATACTCGGCTACGATATCGGCTATCTCACCGCGGAATCCTATCCGCTGTTCGCACCCTATCGTGCGAAAACCAAGAACAGTTTCTCCGGTAGAGTACCGAGACTGTTAAGCATAATCATCACCACTCTCATCAACACGCCAAGCCGCGAATGGGATGCGGAAACCCGCACGCTCACCATCGGTGACGACTTCTTCTTCCTCGCCAACAAATGCGGTTTGAACAGTGGAGGAGACGGACGCACTACCGTCCGGAACCAGCTTCTCATGCTCTCGTCAATCCAGTTCACCGGAGCGGACGGAGTCAAAGTCACGCCGGTCGAACACACCGAAATCACCGCCGACAGTCTCACTATCGAGCATCGGAAAATCACGTTCACGGAACCGTTCGTAAAAATGATGACAAGGAACGTCCGGCAGATGCCGTTGAAGTGTCTGTACCCCAACGCGGGTAGCGCCATAGCGATAGACCTGCTCGCATTGGCGGCATTGTATTGTCCGAACGACCATAGGCTCATCATCGAACGGGCAGACCTTCCATCACTGCTTCCAGCAAGCAGGCAAAGCCTCTCCAAGCAGAATCTTCTAAATAGATTCAAGGAGTTGAACGACAGTCAGAACGAGTGGACGTATCGTATAACGAAATACAGTGTGACCATCAGCCCGTTCGGAGTGTACTCGTCCGAAGACGCTTTGAGATTACGTCGCAGACAATAGTTCGAGTATGAACAGAGGGGAGCCGACCGTAAGGACGGCTCCCCTCAATGATGTCGGAATGGGAACTCAGATTTTCAGCTCATCGATAACGGAAAGGTCAACACCGTCACCCCAATTATCGACAATCTTGCTCAGGTTCTTACGCATTCCGGCAGGAGACTGGTCGTCAACCGGACGGCCGAAATTCTTCTTCGGCGCGACCGCGTTCAGCACGGAGAACAGCAGGTTGGTCATATCCTTGCCCTGCGCGAACACCAACGTCACCTCTGCGGCAATCATGCCCGGCTCGGCTGTAGCCAACCCTTCCAACGCGGACGCGAACTCGGAGATTCGACGTTGGTTCTTCGGTTCGGTCAATGCGTCCAGCACTGCTTCCGGAGTGCTCTTCTTCGTATCGGTCAACGCCTTGGCAAGAGAAACCACACGCTCGTCATCCAACGATTTGACAAGAGGAATCAGCTTCTTGCCGAACTGTTCCTCGATGTGCGGCATGGTCTTCTCACGCGGTTTGCGATTGGAACGGCCCTTACCTTTCCCCTTCGGCTTGTCTTCGGTTTCAGTGGACTCAGCGTCCACGTTCATGTCCTCACCATCAGCCGGTGCGGACACGTCAGCGACAGGCTCCGAACTCTCCTGATTAAGAGAATCGGATTCCGTCTGCGACTCCTCGACAGAAGACTGCTCCGGTTCAGCATAATTGTCGGAACCGTAACCATTGTCCTGCTCCGACTGCTGGTTGTTGTTGAATCCCCAATTGGTGAAGTCTGGCATCATACCTTCTTTCGTCATATCCGGCGAACACTCCGGTCGTACAGGCTGTTAACAGTCGGAACGAGGTGTTCTGTATTTTCAATTCACGAGTGTAACGCCCGACAGCATCCCCAAACGAGGAAAACGGGAAAAAAACAATTCCCCGCGCCGCCCGCGCCGGTAGTTCCAACAGAAAAGCGGAACCAAAAAGAGTCCCCAACAAAATATGAAAAAGGAACAGCACCCGACCATTATCAGAAAAACCATGAAAACCATCCAGTCCACGCCGGTAGGTCAACATGAATAGCAGACTCAAAAAAGAGAAAAACCAAAAATCAAAAAGACTAAAAGAAAGGAAGCGCTACCCACCAAAAATCAGAAAAAGAAACCAAACACCATCACATCAAAAAAGAAGAACCAAGAAAATCAGAAAGAAAAGAAAAACCAAAAGGAAGAAAAGGAGAATATAAGAGCAGCAATCTTAATCAAATAGAAGCAACAGAAGAACAGGACAATAGAAGAAGAAACGCCTACCCCTAAATCGGGAATACAACGTATGAAAACAACAGAGGCAACGTAACCATCCACCAAAAGAACAACATATCAACCCATATGACATACAGAACAGAAGAACGACATCACCAAACACCCCAAGAAACAAGAAAAGCAACAGCCACACCATCACAAGACAACAAACCGAACATCAGTATCAACACGACGGCACACAACAACCACAGCACAAAACGACAACAGCGAAAAGGTCAATAGTCTCACTAACAAGGTCAACGACAATCAAAACAAGGTAACATCAATACAGGAACAGCCAATGCAATGAAAAAAGCAACAGCAAAACCAACAAAAAACTAAATATCAAAAAACTATAAATGCCAGAACTCGGACAAAACCGTAAACGTTCCGATGAAAACAACGGAACATGACCCATCAGGAGGCGGTCTTATTGGAAAAACGAACGATTTCCCTGATAATCGGCTCCGGAGGGCTTCTCACAACCATCAAAAAGGCCCTTACGAGAGCCGGAAACATGCGTTGGCAGGTGCCCGCCGCAGACAATATTCAAGCACAGGCCGACTATCTGATAAGACATCCGGTGCCCTCCGGGTTCAAGGGAATCATCTTCACTGACAGGGCTGGAAACTGGCTTCCGATAGCCAACGCCGGATACATGGTCTACTGGTGCAACACCGGTCAGATACCGGTCGGAGCCATGGGCATGAGCGAACAGATGTTACGCATGAGCGTGGCTGATTTCGCACGGACTTATTGGGGAATCCAGCTTGCGGACAAGCGTCTCGTAGTCGATATCCTCCAAAACAAAGTGAAGGAGACTGCGGTTCTCCTACCCATCACATCCAACACCGGAGGAGTGGGGAAGACCACGTCCAGCCGACAGTTGGCAGACCGTGCGTCGCAAGCCGGATTACGAGTTCTGCTCATCGACGGCAACATCAGACAGTCCAGCCAACGTAGTTTTTTCGACCCGAGACAGGACAAGCCATTGCATACGATAGCCGACTGGCGACCGGGCATGCAGGTGCAGGTCGGAGCCAATCGAGGACGTGACCTTGGGGTTCCATACGACATCTGTTTCGCACCTCCAGCCGGTATCGGAGTGGACTGGCAGATATACCGTCAGTACATCCAAGCGGCACGCCGACTGTGGGATTTCGTCGTGCTCGACCTTGACCGAATCAGCGCGGACGATTTGGATGATAGGGAGAATATCGCCAACGGTTTACTGCTTCCATACATTCAATCGGGAGACCCTTGTCTGGTTATCGTCAAGGCTGGAAGGCAGACGCAGATAGACGCGTTGAATCTGCTGACGGCCTTGGCTGAGCATCATCTTCCGAAGGAACTCATCGGAATCAAGGACACCGTTCCGGTCGGACTGCAAGGTTACAGACGACTCGACTATACGAGATACGGAACGTTTCTCGGAACCGAATATCAGACGGTCGAGGCAAGCAACCATATCGCCAACGGTGATGTCAGATGGGATGACCCCGGTCTTGCTTTTGCTAGGGAGAACATTCTTAACTGGGCTTTGCCCGACCGTGGTTTCAATCCGGAAAGATTCAATCCGAACGCTAAGAACAGTGAAGGAAAGAAAGGTCGTGGGCGTAAGTGACATTCGATGACCGTTTTCTTTTCGACCCGAACGACGAGAATCTTTGGAAGACCGGAAGCATTGCCGACTGGTATAAAGGCAACGACATGTTCGAGATGGAGCATCCCGGATTGTTCGCGCAGACCCACCCGTGGTTCGTTGCGAACAAACTGTTCTCGGAGACAATGGTAAAAGCGAACAGCGAACTCGTTTCGAGTATCCTCGGAGCATTGTTCACTTGGAAGACATGCACGGTTGACCAACTACGTGCGGGACTTTCCATCAAAGGCGCTCCCGCTTTCGAACGTGACGAACCGAACCTGTATGGTGCGATGAACCGTTTGGGAATCATCAACGTCGGTTTCAGTCAGGCGGAACGATTGTACGGTCAGACCGTGAATCATGTTTGGCTTTCACCGTCGAACAGTCCACGTCTTATCAACCGTGCGATGAAATTGTACGGGATGGAAAAGTGGATGCGTGAGACGATGGCGGTTTCCTATTACGCAGGGAATCGTTTCCATGTTCGGCATAACACTTATGCGGCGCACGCGGGATTGATGTTGGCACGCGATTCACGTGTGAAATTCTCATCCGGTGATGGTTGGGGAAAATTCCGTAGCGTTGACCCACAGGCTGTTGCCGAGTCGAAGGTCGGCAAGGCTTGCGCGACCGACGTGGTGACGTTGTGCCGGAACAATGTGTTGGCGGGTATCGAAATCCAAACGTCCAACAGCGAATTGGATAAGAAGATGCAGAACTGGGCTAAGATGCTCGCCTATTCTCCGATGAAGCGTCGCGGACTCATCTGCGTATGGTTGCAGATACCGAAGGCAAACGAAGGTTACGAATCGTTCAACGCGGTGGTACAACGCACGCAAGGCATGACGGAAATGGTCGTGGGCAATCCTACCGTGTCGCAACGAATGGGAATCGCGGTCTGGGACGAATGGTTCGAGCATGGGATGCCGACCGACAGGTTCGGTGACTATACGGATATGAGTGGAACACGACGCAACATTTTCTCCGACGAGTGGGCGCAATATACTCCGCAGGTTCGTGACGTTCGCAAAGTCAGCGAATGGGGTTGGGACGTGACGCGAGACATCATAAAGAAGGATTGGGGTTGGGATGTTTCCGGTTGGACAATGCCGGAAGCGTACCGTGGCGGTTTCTACGGTTTCATTGGAAAGGATTGCGATGGTCTCCACTGAGGAATCATTCCAACAGACGCAGGACGCGTTGGATGTAGCAAGATTGGAACGTGCGCGGGCTTTGCAACAGGTTCAGACATTATGTGAGACGGGACGTAGACATTTGGTCATTCCGTTTCTGATGGCGAACATGCAACGTGTTCCCGCATTACGGAAGATACGACTCTGGCAATTGGATTCGATAATGTTCAACACTTCCCGGCGGATTGCGAACAAAACAATCCGCGTCATGCGTGAAACCATCAACGATGATTCGAGCGTGAACGACGGTTACGTGACATTGGGTTGGGCTTTGGAGTCGAAGGAGAAAACCGTCCGTATGACTACATGGCTTCTCCAATTGTCGTTACGTGAGAAGCTTTCCACTTTCCAGAAGCCGGAAGGTTTCCCATACGCGCAGTTGTATCAGCAGAGCACGAATGATTAAACAAAAAAGGAAAGGAAGGTAAAACATGGGTAATCCGAACTGGTATCAGATAACCAGAACATTGCAACAGCTTGACGCGGACGAGCAACGTTCGAAAATGGAAAGCATTCCAGCCGAACTGGATGGTTGCACCCTTCTCCTCATCAAGAAGGGCGAGGAGCCGGTCAAGGAATACATTTACGGTGACGGCGAGGGAATCATCAACGCCGGACAGTTGGCTGGATTCGACGCGAAATTGGTCGAAGACGACGACGGGCCGGTGTTGCCGGACGGTGTGAACAGTGCGGCACATCCTCTCATCCCGTTCCGTGCCCGGTTGAACTCGAAAAGCAACATGGAGAAAATGCGGACGAACTATTCCGGCGTTCGTACAAGCATCGAGAAGGTCATGCCGCCGGACAGTTACGTGAGCATCACCCTTCGCAATCAGGGATACTTCGAGCAGATTCGTATTCGCAATTGGATTAGCGACGAATACAATGCGGTCGAGGATTCAAGCGAACTCGCTTCAACCAACACGATGTGCGCCCGTGTGAGTTTCGGTTGCCGTCAGGCTTCCCGTAACCGACAGCTTGCGCAGAAGATTGGTCAAATCATCTGTCCGCTCATATCCAACATGTCCAGTCATACTAGCCGTCCGAAATTCGGGTTGCTGTTCGTCAGCATGCTGTTGGAAGTGTTGTCCGTGATTTGGAGTGTGTGCGGTCTTGCAAGAGGATACGTGATGGATGGGATTTTCCCATTGTTCCATTCCGCTTGGGGTTTCGGAATCGCGCTTCCACTGCTTGCGGTGACGTTGGTCGTGTTCCTGTTCCTCATGCTGTTGTCGTGCATTCCGTTCGTTTACATTCCAAGACCTCAGATTGCCGGTGGCGCGGTGGCTCTCATGCTTTACCTGCTGTTGGGGTTGCTTCCGCTCCCGACATTCATTCCGATTCTTTTCGCTCCTCTTCTTGTATTCTCGTTCATCCGTTGGAAGAATTGGACGTTGTGGGATGACATTTTCCAAACGCCACGCAGATATTATGCGATTGCGAACGACCGTGGCGCGAACGAGTCCGATAATCAGACCCGTCTTGGCGTGCGAACTCATAAGGAGCGCGTGTCGGCTTATGGTACGCAACGTACCACGTTGATTCTTTCCCCGATTATCGTAAGTTCCGTGTTCACTCCGGTCACTCAGGGAGTGGCGATGAAACAGGAGTTGCATCCGGTTCCGGAAGTATTGTCGCATGATGGAATCTTCCTCGGGAAAGACGATACGGGACGTAACTGTTATCTCGACCCGTCGCAACTGTTCGGCGGTATCGCCATCAACGGCGAGGCCGGTTCCGGTAAGACCGTGCTCACCCATGGCATCAGCCAGTGGGCAATCAGCGCACGAGAAACCACCAGTCCGAAAATCTGGGGACACGACTCCCGTATCATCCATTTTTGGATGAAGGATGATACGGGAGTCAACGTGTTGGAACGTTATCGCAAACGTCACGGTTTCACCAGTCCGCAACGAGTCGTCTACTTGGCAGACCCGAACAGCGTATGTTTGGACATGCTCGGCATGAAGGACGGGAATAATGCGATGGAGACTGCGGCGAGCGTGGCGAAAACCATGCGCTACTCGTTCGATGACGGTGATATTCTGAACGACTCGCAGAACATCATCACCCAAGCGTTGACCATCGGCGTGGCGGTTGACCGTTACGTACAGGAGGAACGTAAGCATAATCCCGAATCCGCGAACAAGGATTGGGAAAGCGAGATTGTGAAACGTTGCCATCAGCTCGAACAATCGTATCCGGGTGCGGAACAGTTGCGAATGCAGCTAAGTCCAATCGGATGGGCCGTCGTCGCATTATGCGGTTCCGACGGTCAGGCCGGTTCCGCGAAAGCGTTGGGTCATGTGTGCCGCGCGTTGAGCATGGAGTTGAAGAGTGGCTACATGTTCGAGGAGATGACGTATGCCGCCCGTGCCGCCGAACAATTGTATGGCCGTCCGGACGCGGCTGGTCATACGGTTCGTTCCGACCGTGACATTCTCGCCAAGACGAACGCCTCGTTGAACAAGGTGAACCAGTTCCTTCCCATCGAACACATGTTCACCGCACGTCGCGGCAAGGTGACTTGGACGAACATTCTCGACCATGCGGGCGATTATCACATTGTGCTCGCACCACATAACGGGTATTCGTTGCCGGAACGTATGGATAAGATTCTCGGCGGCTGGCTCATGTACCGTTTCTGGAATACGGTGTTCGCGCATTGCAAGGATTGGGACAAGGCGGGCAAGTGGACGATGCTCGTGTGCGACGAGTTGAGCCTGTTGGCTAACGGCAATGACGGCATCATGCCCGCATTGCGCGAGCAGGGCCGTTCGTTCGGCCTTCTTCTCGTGTTCGCCACCCAGTATCCGACCCAATTGTCCGACGCGATGTTGGATTCGTTCATCGGCTATTCGACGTTCATCACATACAATACGACGATTCCGCGTATCGCCGATATGACGGCGAAACGTTTGACGAACAATGACGGGGAGGATGGTTGGCGTTCGGGCGCGGTCATGAATCTTCCACGTTATGCGGCGGCTGTTCGCACTCGAACCCAAGAACAGTTGCAGCCGACATTCCTTGTCCATGTGAACGATTTCGATAACGGTTATCGCAATGGTGACATGGACGATGATGACTAGCTTTTAGCGTTCATCATATTGCTTTTCAAAATCCGTTCGGAAGTTTCAACTTCCGGACGGATTTTTTTTATCCTAAAAACCTCGCTATGACTGGAAACAACCGCGTAGATTGATAGGATGAAAAATGCAGGAGAGTTCCGTTTGGAAAACGAAAGGGAACTCAAAAAATGGGTGGAACCATTACCTTGGCTGGAAGCAGCCTTGAGAGCACCTATCATAAGATGTTCGACACCATTTTGAGCAGTAGCGCGGGAACCGTGTTGACCAACATCGGTCTTGCCGCCGCAGTGCTTCTCGCATTCGGCCTTATCGTCGGTGGCATTTGCAAGGCGTTGGGACGCCAAAACAAGCTCGTGCAGATGTTCTGCCCGAACATCGGACGTATTCTCGTCGTCCTCGCAGTCGGATTCATTCTCGCTGGCCCGACCGTCACCATTCCGGCAATTCTTAAGTTGATTGACTGGTTCGTTGACGCGGTTGGCGGCAGTGGAAAGACCTATCTGGGAATCTGACATCCGCAGAGGGAAAACCGGAGTGGATATGCGAAGAGGACCTTTCCGGTTCTGTTCCCACTCCGGTTTTCTTTTAAGAACCTTACGTACGAAAAGAGTTGAATCATGAGCGATGAGGAAGACGAAGGATACAAAGGTCCCTTGCATCCGAGGTTGACGATGGACGACATCACGGAAGTGTCCGGCCCGGAGGAAATCGAACGGAAGAACACGTTCCAGATAACCAAGAACACTGAGGCCCGTTCCAAAACCGTGTTCTCCGTTATCGTCGGCGCATTGGCGGGCTTGGCTCTTTGCCTCATATTCGCTCCGTTGCTCGGATACATGTTCAGCTCGTTCTTCGTACTGTTGGGCGGAATACTGGCTCCGTTCTTTGCAGTCGGCACCATTAGAGACCGCACCCAACAGACACGGTGGAAGAGAACCTTGCAGGATATGAAGAGCCGCAAGATTGAAGGGCAGGTCTTCTACCCGAATTCCACTCAGCCGGAAAACATTATCGACCTTCAAGAAATGGAAATCCGTTGAATACAAAATATCGAGACCCAGTGAAACGGGCGGGTAGAAGGAACCTGCTCGTCATTCTGATGTTGTGCGTGGTCATGACATTGTTCGTCTTGCCGTCCAGCGTGTTCGCCGCACAGGTCAACGATTCGACCACGACGATAACATGCGCCAACGGCGGGACTGACAGTGCTACATCAGACATCTCTAGTTGTCTTCCTTCCGGACGTTGGGGAAACTACGTTGGGGAAATCACTTCGCGTACGGAACCGTACAGTGGCAGCGATGTCGCCGGTTGGTTCTCGAACGTCAAGCAGACCATCAGCTCGCAGACCCATATCGTCCTTCCCAACATTCTGATGCAGTTGACTCAGGTCTGCTGGTCTTCCGCATTGTCCATCAGCCAGTTCGCCGCTTCGTTCGAACCGATGAAACAGGCTGGTGCGAACATCGACTCCGCAGTGTCCACCATGGTGACGAGTCTGATGGACGGCGGTATCCCCGCCACCATCGCAGTGCTCGGCATCGTGGCTTGGGTTGGCGCGGCTGGATTCCAAATCGGCACCGTCAAAGAGGCGAGCAAACGAATCGTCATCATGGTTCTCTGCTTCGCTTCAATCACGATGCTTGGAGCTGGAGCGGCCAAAACCGGAAAGAACGCCACAGAACCGGCGACCGGAAGCCCATGGTGGGTCGTGCAGACAATCAACAACACCATCAACAAGCTTTCGGTCAACCTCGACCTTGACGGCATGGCAGACAGTGATAAAAACATGATGTCCTACCATCATGCGGCGAACGGTGCGAAAACCAATTGTCAGGATTACCTGTACTTCATGCATCAGGCGTATGACGAACAGGCGAAGTCCAACGGCAATCAGGATACAAGCAACGTCACCAAGGCCATCAACCGTATTTGGGAGGAGACCTCTCTTCGCTCGTTCGTGACCATGCAGTACGGGAACCCGCAGACCACCGGAACATCCTCGTTCCGTATCGCGGAAAACGCCCGGCAAGGTTACTGCCACGTGTTGGAGATGAAAGCCAACACGAACACGACCATCCAGAAGGATTTGACCAACAAGGCCATGGCGTTGCACATCAGCGACCAGCGAGCCAAATGGTTGTTCTCCGTGGACGGTTGGGTAGACCCGCGTAATCCTTACTTCACCGACAAACCGTTGGAAAGGGAGAACGCGACATATCTCAGCCGTGCGGGCGTGTTCTGGGAAACCTGTGGCACGAAACGCAATCAGGAAATCTACGCGCGAGCCGGATGGGCGACACTCATCAACAACCTCGGTGACACAGGAACCAAGAACATCAAGAACGGCAGTACGAAAGTACGTGTCAAGATTGACGACTTGGACAATGTGAAACCGACCAACGGTGGCAAAGGCGTGATGGACGCGAAACAGAACGGCAGTGAAGACGAAACCATCCAACAGACCACTTCGGTCTGCCAGACGATTCTCAAACAGGGTTCCGTAATCTTCTCCCGTTCCACCGATATCAACAAGGAGGATGACGGAACATATAAAGACCAGCAGAACGACACCAACTGGGGCGACTCCGCTACGGTCGGATGGCGTTTCGACGTGCCGAACGTTTCCGGGACTTGGAGTGAGGCGAATCTTCGTGACGCTCAGGATGATTCCACTGTCACGGGCGGTGCGAAGAAAACCATCGACTACATGTATGGCAACAACAACGTCGATACGTTGGGTGCTTGCGGAACACTTATCGGAGGCATCGTCAATCTCGTGGTCTGGGGATTGTTGAGCCTTGTTCTAATACTGACGAAGCTCATGCTGATAATGATGGCGTTGTTCCTCGTGGTCACGTTCCTTGTCCAAGCGTTCCCGATTGGCGAGAAGCCGAAGAACGCGTTGAAGAACTGGGCGACGTACACCTGCCAGTTGAGTATGGTAGGAGCGTTGTACGGTGCGCTCGGTACTCTCGCAACATTCATTTGTGGCCTGACGTTGAAGTTCACCTCTGCCAGCAGTGGTTCGTTCACCTACCAGTTGATTGCGGGATTGAGTCCGGTGTTGGCTATCGCCGCAATCGGCATGTTCTGTTCGAAAGTGTTGAAGTGGGGTAATCCGTTCAGCATCAACGCTCTCATGGGAATGGCGGGTGGAACCGCAATGGCTTCCGGTCTTCGCAAGGGAATGCACATGATTGGACAGCACCGTATGATTCGCGCCATGCGTGGCGGATTCCGTCGTGGCGGCAATGGTGTCGGACGTTTGTCCACGAACGGTACCGGCGCTGGCATGGCCCATAACGGAGCACGTCAAAGCGAGACCGTCCTAAGCAAGATGAGCCGCGCGCAACAGGAAGCGTTGTCCAACGGCGACAGGAACCTGCTGAACCGTAGTCAGAGCGAACTCGAAGCGATTCAATCCCATGGACGCAAGAGCAGGACGTGGGCAAGAATGGACGCCAATACGGTGAGGGGAAGTCTCGCCGGTACACGACTCCACATGGAAAAGTCCCACGACAAGTTCCGGCAACGGTTGAACACCGCCGCCTCCAAGTTCAAGGGAGCGGACAACACTGAAGCGTTCGCGCATCGTATCGCACAACGGCATCCGGGCATGTCTCTCGACAAGGTCCAGCGTAGGGCGGAGATGATGAATCATCTGAACAATGACGGACGCAAACTTCAAAGTGCGGCAAGAGTCGCCGGAGCCGGAGCCGCAATGGCCGGTGCTGGTCTCGCTTTCGCCGTACGTGCCGCGAAGAGCGCACCTTTGCGTAACGTAGCCGCACGCGGAGCGAAGGTGGCGGCTAAGGCCGCCGTCGCCGGAGCTTTGTTCTCCAATCCGATTACCGCACCGTTGGGATTGATTGCCGCAGGAAAACTGGCCGCCGACCGTAACCTCCATCATGGCCTAGCGGTGGGTGCGGGAGCCGCGATGGACAAAATCCGCGACATCAAGAACGCCGCTCCCGGCAGTATGAAAGAACGCGCCCAGTGGCGTCGCAACGTGTTGGACATGGCTAATGGTGACGCTCCGTTGTCGTCTCCGTTCTCCGGCACCGGTGACGGTGGTTCCGACAATGGTGACAGTCCTATGCCTTCTCCGTCGGCTCCGAATCCGGATGTCCCAACCCAAACCGGTGGTGCCGGTGGCGCGTCGCCGATTCCGACTGACGGTCAGACGGAAACGATTCCGGTGGACACTCCAACTGAATCGGTTCCAGCCGACGCTCAAGGACAGGCTCCGGTGTTGACCGAACAGTCCGCGTTCAATCAGGTTCGTGAGGGAATGATGGCCGACTTCGTGGATAACCAGCACATGTCCCAAGAGGATGCGGAACAGGCTTTCCAAGAAGCCGTGGCCTCCGGTGAAGTCGATGATTCCGTCCAAGCGTATATGAGCCAGAACAATCAATCTCCTAATGAGAATGCGACAGCTCAACCCGAAACGAACGCCAACCAGCCGGTGTACAACACTGAGACAGGTGAGATTGTTGGTGAGACCCTACCCTCCGGAACGATGGACGCCGCCGTGTCCTCCGCCTCCACTTGGCAGAAGGCAACCGACAATGCGACTCCGATGCCTGAATCGGTGAACAATGCGCTGCAACAGGCGTATATGCGCGAGAATCCGGTGCAACAGTCTCCGGAGGAGCATTTGCGGATGGCTCAGGAGGAATGGACTGCGACGACCGGACTGCCGGGGTCTACGATGCCGTCGGGTGCCGAACGGGCTATGAACCCGAATGGAATTCAGCCGAGTAGAAAATTCACGGTGGATTCCGGGCAGACGCAACAGCAGGGTTCGGTACAGGCGCAAGCTCCGCGACAGCAGTCTCAACCGCAGCCACAAGCTCAGGTAAGACAACAGCCGTCGGTTCGAATGCAACCGCCAACCACACCGTCACCGACCGTCAAACAGCCAGTGGACGCCAACCCGTCAAACCTGACAGGTTTCCCCTCCGTAGGCAATCTTCGTATGAAGAAACCGCCGACCGGAGGACAGCCGACACCCAAACCGCCGTTCATGAAGTGACGTCGGTTTGACCATCCGGCGTCGAATGTTTTAATCATCTTCCACAGCATTCGACGCCGGTTTCCCTTTCGAAAAACCTTCCAACGTCAAGGAGATTAGAAAAATGGAAGAAGTAGGAAACCAAGCCGCTGACACTGCGGGACGAACGTTGGGTGACGTGCTCACTGTGTTCTTCTCTTGGGTGTTCACGCCGACGGGCGCAATCCTCACTTTGTTGATGATTATTATTTGCGCCGGTAGTGTCGTGTTCGCCATCTTGCAGAAAAGCACCCGCGCGTTGATGACCGCGTTGACCATCTGCGCGTTCCTGTTGTTCGTGTGGATTATCACCGGTGTCTTGGAGGTCATGGGTTTGCCCGTGCGTGAATGGATGAAGGATATCGCGGCCCAGATGCCTGATATCGGTTCACTGTTCATGGAGTTCCTTCGCAAACTGGTGTTCACTGCTACCGAGTAAAAAACGAAAGAAAGCCGTATCCGTTTCATCGCGGACGCGGCTTTCTGTTTTTCTGTTCCGCCTGTAAACCTGTACGCCGTTCCATTGTTTTACTGGAATGTTTCTCCGAACGGTTTTCCAGTTCGGCGTGCCGACTTTTCGCCGTTGTTATCATCGAAACAAAAAACATACCCCCACCATGATTCCGTCCACACCGGAAGCAGAAAAAGGAAACCAGAACATGAGAGTCAAAAACCATACGGTCATCATCACCGTCGCAATCATCAAAGGCGGTTCAGGAAAAACAACCACATCAATGGCATTGGCCGAACTATTGCACAAACGCGGGGAACAAGTCACAGTCTTGGACTCCGACAACACGGGCGGCGCGACCATGTGGGAAATGTACGTCGAACAGGAAAACCGCAGACGCAGACAGGACAATCCGGACGCGAAACCATACACGCTCGGCTTCCCCGTCGTGCAAACCAACGAAGCCGTATTGAACAATCCGGAACTCATCCGCGAAAAATATTCAGGCTGGGTCATCATCGACACCCCACCGTCCGACGCGGGAGTGGTACAGGCGGCGATAAACGCGGGCGACGTGGTGATAATCCCATGCCAGCCATCCGTATCCGATTTGACCCACGCGGGACGCACATACGCGGCGGCACGCAACGGCATCGTCCTGTTGACACGCGTGAAGCCGAGAACGAAACTCGCCCGGAACAGCATCAGCGAACTGGATGAGGAAGGCATCGCACGGTTCGAAACCGTCATCACGGAACGTGAAGCCGTCAAGAACATGTACGGCACAACCGAAATCGACAACAAGGAATATTCCAGCGTCGTGCAGGAACTCATCGACTATCTGTCTGAAATCAATCTGGTGGAAGAATAAAAACAGGAGCAGGGGAGTAAGTAGGCAATCATGGTCAAGAACATCAAACGCAACGCTTTCGCAACCGGAATGCAGGACAAGCGTGACATGCGCCCATTGGAATCACCGGAAAACATTAGCGAACCGAACACGGAGCAGGAACCGACACAGGCCGTTCCTGAAACGCGGGAACCGTCAGACCAGTCAGTCCAAACGTCCGCCGACATGCATGCCCAAACGCTCACGGAGGAAGAAGCCGACCGTCGGGCACGGCTCATCACCGACATAACCCATCCTGAAACATCGGCACCATCCGAAACGCATCAGCCGCCGAAAGAGAAAAGAATCGGCAGCAACGTCACCGTCGAAAACTGGCGTGCGTGGAAGATGAGAAGCATCGAATACGGGACGAAGCAGGCTGTATTGTTGAATGCCGCGATGGATTACTGCTTCCAGCAGGGGCACTTCGACCAGACGCTCATCGACAAGTACGAGCAGAAGGATTAGGCTCCGGTATACTGATATTCGGATGAACAAAAAGACTCCCAGAGTCTTCCAGATGGGGCGGCGCTCATATTAGAGCGTACGCCCCATTGGTTTTTCTAACGCGGGAAGATTTTTTTGTTTCCGCAGTAAAAAGGTTCTTTACATATATGCTGAGGTGGTTATGGTGTAGGCTTGCCGATAGAAAAGCAAAAGCCCCGCGCTGGTGGAACAGCCGGGGCAGGGCAACCAGAGGCTTAAGGAAAGTGGTTACATGGGTAATTCTATCAGACCTATCGACAGTGACAGTTATCGGTATGCTCCCTCCGTGATGTCCCAGCTCAGTTTCTTTCCCGCACGCAAACCTGACGTGAATTACATCAAGAAGACCAACGGGCGTTCCGCAATCATCATCACTCCGACTGAAGGTAAGTGGTCGTATGGTTCTGTGCCCCGATTGTTTCTTCTTTACATTCGTACTTTGATTAAAAACAAAGACTCTCGGGTCGATTTCGAAAGCATGACTGTGAACCTTGGAGGAAGCTATCGTGCCATGTGTGAAGCGATGGGTGCTTCCGCTGGTGGGAAAAGCAAACGTCTTCTCCTTGAGTCAATCAAGAATCTTGCTTGCACCCATATAACATTGGAACATTGGGTTTCGGATGATAGCGGCATGTATGAGAGTTTCCCGGTAGCGCAGAAAGTATGCATTGATTTTGGCGGCGAGGATAAGGAATCCTATATTACGTTCTCCTCTCAAATGTGGTCTCTGCTAATAGAGGAAGCCGTTCCTGCTCAAATGTCCATTATCAGGAACATATCTAATTCTGCACTCGCTTTGGATATTTACATGTGGTTGGCTTTCCGAACAAATAAGTTACGCTCGTGCGGAATGAAAGTCCCGTGGAAAGACCTAACCGTTCAGTTCGAGGACGGCGACTATCCGGTCAAAGAATTCAAAAGACGATTCACGACAGCCTTGAACAAAGTCAAGGAATCATGGCCTGAATTGAAGGCAAGTCTTGATGAATATGGCATAACCGTCTATCCGAGCATTTCGTCCATTCATTCCAACGGCAAGATTGTGGACGCTGTTGTTGTGAAAGAAGAATCGGGTTCCTGCGACGGACATGTAATCAAAGCGGATGTCTCATGCAATTCGGGACAAAATGATTCATCGACAGATGATATAAGGAATGCCGCTAATCCTTTTTGACGGAAGCGTGGGCGATAGTAGGAATGGAAGAAATGGTTCCACTTCTTCCGACTTTCTGTGTCGAAAGTTCCAATTCGAGAAAATGCCATTTAAAAAAAGGCTTCAAATATTTTGATTTTTTTTATTCACGGCATGTATTTTTGCATATTTTCTAGTGTGGACTTTTCCCACCAAAGTGTGGACTTTTCCCACCAAAGTGTGGACTTTTCCCACCAAAAAGTGCCCTCAGTCCTACTGCCACAAGGGGTTTCAGCGCCGCAAAAGGTTACAAAAGGTTACAAAAGGTATTAATAACCCTTATATTCCCTTCTTTTTCAAAAAACAGGTTTTTTCAAAAAGAAGCAAAAAAATCAAAAATCAGAATAAAACCATTTTTCGGATTCCATGTTTGGGCAGGTCTAAACCCGCTTAGGGGTATCCTCAATGCTTTTAGAAAAATCAGGTCAACGTGAACGTTTAGGCATGTCCGAATGCTTTCGAAGGAAGAGAGAAAAAGAAAAGTTCCGGAAAAAGAAAAACAGAGAAGCCGACACCGGCGGCGGACACTTTTCTGAAAACCTCGAAGACGGTGAAATCAACCTCCGATGAACGGTAGACTGGAGGATGCAAGTCAGACGAAAAACGGATTCGGAGCGGGACTGTGTTCGGAAGCAAGAAAGACAAGAACGGCAAACAGCCGATGGGACAGCAGAAGGCGAAGCAGAACCCGAACAATGAGACCGACCTGTTCGCCGACGAAAAAGAACGCAAGGACGAGATAGAACTCACCGCGTGGAAGAAGGCGTTGAAGAACACCCAGAAGTGGAAGGTTCTCATCATCCTGTTCATCTGCACCGGTCTGGTCGCCCCGATGATTTCCGTCCGCGCAATCAACACGTTGAACGAAATGGGTTCCTACCTGACGGAGAAGTACAAGGAAATCAGCGGCGACAAGCCCGGCAAGCAGGTCGCATTGCAAGCCGTGTACAGTTGGCTGGATGATGACAAGGGCGCTTTCCAATACGGGTATGCGAACCTATGGTGGAATGGTGCCACCGAGGTCAGCACATCCACTTCGGACGATTCCAACGGTTCCACCACCCAGTATTGGAGTCATCAGATGTCCCTCACCGATAAGTCGGATGGAAGTACGAGGGATATCACCCAGCTTGTCGCCGTCACCGATGGTGTGGCTACTGCGGTGGGAACGCCGACCGTGCTTCCAAAGACCGTCACTTCGAACAGCAATACGGACACGTACCGTCCCGACGATTACATTCAGCTTGACCAGAACACGAGCCTGACAAACGTGGTCAGCGCTTGGTCTAAAGCATACATCGGCAAAGACTCCAACGCTTTGACGGTTCTTGTCGGAGACCCGAACAGCGACCACATGTATCAACCCGCAAGCTTGGGTTCTTATCTGAACTCGTCCCTCGACTGGCTTGTGCAATGCACCAAGGACGGCAAGACCGTTGACAAGCAGAACAAGTCCGACAATCCCGAATGGGCGGCGGCGAGCGTCAGCATCTCGTTCAAACCCTACGAGAAGAAGGTTGATGCAAGCACGGCCAACGACCCGAACGCGGACACTGGTTCAACGAGCGACGTGGAGACGAGCGTCACCGTCCTCATCCATAATCCGACCCGTGGTAGCGCGAAAATCGTTGACTGGGGTGCCGAAGGCAGTCTGACCACGTTGAAGGCGTTCAGCAATGCCATTGACCGTTCGCTGATTGGCTCTTCCAACAGTGATGACGATGATGATTCTTCCGATTCCAGTTCATCGGATTCCGATAGCGGTTCCGGTGATGACGGTTCTGACAATGACGATTCCGACTCCTCCGATTCGGATTCGTCAGACAACAACAGCAGTAGTTCATCCCAGAATTCCGATGACGGTTCCGTAACCGGCGACCCCAATGAGGGTCCGAACGACTAATCCGAAAGGAAAACTAAATTGACAGGACATAACAAGCCCAGTGAGGGTGACAAGTTCGCTGAGTTCATCAACAGCAATGGCCCGTTGACCGGTGCGATTATCGCCATCGCGTTCATCGTGTGTCTCGTCATCAGCATCATCTTGAACCTGTGAAGCGGAACTTGTTTTTTGGAGCAGGAAATGGTTGAGGACATGATGACGATAGTTCACACCTACTCGTGCAGGTTGTACGGGCTGCGCCGTTACAGGAAGGCGTTCGACCTTATCGGCAAGGACGGCACATGATGTCCGTCATGCGCCGCGCGTTCAAAACCCGATTGAACGTGAACAACAAGACAGGGAATATGCTCGCACGCTGGTGCGGCATCTCCAGACTGGCATACAACACCTGCCTGATGAAATGGAACATGGACTATCGGGACGGCGTGGCGAAACACAACTACTACAGCATCAAGAAATGGTTCAACAGCGTCAAGTACGAACGGTTCCCGTTCATCAAAGAATGCTCGAAATGGGTGCCGGAAGCGGCAATCAAAGACCTGCAAAACGGTTTTACGAACCTGTTTCAACATCATGGCAACCATCCGAAACTACACCGCAAAGGACATAACGACTCGTTCCGTATCGACGGCAGTGTTGTCAAAATCGACGGTCGGACAGTACGGCTGCCCAAAAAACTCACCATAAGAATGATGGAAAGGATACCCCATGAACGGAGGATAACGAAAATCAACAACATCACAGTCAGCCATAAGGCGGGCATATGGTTCATCAGCGTCAACTACGAAACCGATATGAGCGTGTGCGAAAACCAAGCCACGGGAGTTGTCGGAATCGACTTGGGGGTGAAGACCTTGGCGGTCTGCTCGGACGGTCTGACGGTGAAGAACCCGCACGTCCTACGCAAGCGCGAACGACGCAAGAAACACTTGCAACGCATCGTCGCACGCAGGAGGAAAGGCTCCAAGAACCGTCGCAAGGCCGTAGCGCGTCTCGCACGCTACGAATACCATACGGCTTGCAAACGTCGTGACTGGCTACACAAGGCGACACGGACGATAGCGGACGAGAACGCCGTATGCTTCATGGAAGATTTGAACGTGAACGGCATGCTCAAAAACCACCGTCTCGCCAAATCAATAAGCGACGGCAGCTTCAACGAATTCAAACGCCAACTCTCATACAAGACGCAGGTGCGGAACATCGACCGCTGGTATCCCAGCAGTCAAATCTGCTCCCGCTGCGGCATGAGGAAACCCATGCCGTTACCCGAACGCACTTACGAGTGCGAACGATGCGGACTCACCCTCGACAGGGATTTGAACGCCGCGTTGAACATTCTTCAAGTAGGGATTGCGAACTATCCCGAACTTATGCCTGTGGAGGGTGACAACCACCTGAACGCCATCGGCGCGACCGATGTTGCGACGGCACCCCGTGAAACAGGAATCGACCATCAAAAACTGCATGAGCAGCTATGAATAAGAATCGAAAGGCAGGTTTCCTATGGCTAAGAAGAAAGGCGGCATGTCCGCCGGTTCGTTGATTGGCGGCATTCTGGTCGTGTTGACGGCCATGGTGCTCATCGTGAATCTGGGATTGTGGACTCCCATGTCGAAGATTTTCGGATTGCCGGAAATCAATGACTTGTCCCAGTTGATGCCGGGTGAGGATTCCAAGGTGAAGCCGGATGTGAAATTGGGGTTGAAGGAGCCTTCCTTGAAGTCGTCCGGCTCCAATTCGCAAACCAATACTCCAGAAGCCGCAGAAACGCCCTCAGAAACGACGCAGACACAAAACGAGGACAATTCCTCAAGTCAAGCACAAAAAGCCTCTACAAGCGTTCCTGAAGGTGCTTTAAGCCCCATCACCACGAAACAGGCGCTTGACAAACTCGCTGACATCGAAACCGCAACCCCGCACACCAAAGGATACAATCGCAAAACCGACTTCGGCACATGGCAGAACAGCAACCAGCTCTGCGGATACGGCACCACCCGCGACTACATCCTCAAACGCGACATGACCGACGTGACCATGGACAAGAACTGCAAGGTGCTCACCGGCACCCTCCAAGACCCATATACAGGCAATGCCATCAAATTCCAGCGCGACACCTACGAGACCGTCAACGGCAAACAGAAGAAAACAGGCGGAGACAGCATGGCCGTCCAAATCGACCATGTGGTGGCGGTCAACGACGCTTGGGCCAGCGGACTGTGGAAGGACTCGCGCAAGGGCGACCGCATCACCTATGCGAACGACCCGGAAGTGCTCGTCGCGTCCGAAGGAGAAGCGAACAACATCAAACAGCAGGGCGTGAACCTTGTTAAGGACGAGGCGTTGAACGGTTCCTCGACCAAGTGGAAGGACGCAACGCCCAGCATTTGGCTCCCGTCCAACAAGACGTACCAATGCTCGTATATGGCTAAACGCGTGTACATCAAAGACAAGTACAAACTGTCCATGAGCAGTTGGGAAAAAGCCGAAACGAAGTCGTTCCTCACGCAATGCGTGGCCGACGGGAACTGATAGCCGGTTTCTCCATGAGACCCGTCGCCTGTAATCTATGGTTATAGAGATTCCATATGAGGGCGGCGGGTTGTCTTTTTGCGCGAGAGATAAGGGTTCATCTAGAAGAGAAAAAACACCCGTTAAACCCCTTGTTGGGAAAATTTTTCCTGTTTTTCCGGTTTTTCACCAGATGAATGTTCGAGGTCGTTTACTGTAACAGTTGAGACCGGGTTTTCGTGGTATATCTTCCACCATCTGGTTTCTTTCCCGGTCTCTGTGGAACGCTCCTCACGGGGAGTGTGTTTCGGGTTCCGCCACCCGTGTGTGGATTCTTTTTTTGGGTGGCGGAACCATTTTCTTTTCTAATCGACATTGTGGCGATTTGAGAAGAGAATGATGTTATACTAGAAGCGTTCACACAATAACAGAAAAAGCCAGCCAAGGAGAAAAACATGAGCAACTACTTCAACAGCATCGAACATCAAATCAACCTCATGCTCGACAGGGAACAAGACCTCCAAGACGAACAGGAACAGCGCCTACGGGATATTCAGGACGGCATCGGAGACTACGTGCTGTTGCCCGAAGGCGACCCGTGGAACATCGATGACTACGAGCAAGACCCACAGCCCACCAACGTCAACAACACTTGCAGTCACGGACTCTATGTTGACGAAGGTGTGAAATCTGGAACCATGTATCATCTCAACCCTGACCTCGGACTGTGGGCGGCTTGTGACGACTACGAGGACATAGAAAAAATGGTCAGGGAAGGCAAAACGCTCACCCAGCCCATCGACGATTACGATTCGAAGCTCGCCTGAGAAAGAATTTTTCCTGCAACCTTCCTTGTTTGCGAAAAACTACGTTATAGTGGAACCAGTCACAAACAAGGAAGGTTCCTTTTTGAACACCGAAACGGACATCACGGACAGTCAAACCCAAGAACGTTCCCGTCCACGCAAAGACCTTGACACCGTAGGAGGGTTCCTTGACTCCTGCAAGGACGAGACGCCAATCCTGCTTTACTTCAACACAAACGACGGAATACAAAGAATCCCCCACATCCTAGGAGACCCGCCCACCGTCGGACAACTCCGACTCAACAAATATCTGCGGCCACTGAAAATCCAACGAAGAGTCCGCTACCAGATTGCCGGAACCAGCGACACCGGCTGGGTCATCCGGGTCGATGAACGATTCAAGAAAAAGAAATACGTCAAAGCGTCGAAAGCCTGAATACTTGGAATATCAGAACAACACCGTGAACAAAAACTGCCTATACTCCAACGGAGACCGGGAAGCAGTCTTGCAGACCATCTTCCGTAGGGGAGTCCTCCCACAGGTCGTGGTGTACGCGCTCGGACTACTGGTGGCGGTATGGCTTCTCGCATATTCGAACTCCCTGACGGGAGGATGGAAAATCATCTTCCTGTTCCTGTCCATCCTGAACTTCGTGTCCGGAATCCGAGGACTCGTCAAGGTAAGCGCCAGCTGGACAACGCTCCGTGACTGCGCGTATCCGAACATCGACGCGAACGCGGCTGAAACATGGGATTTGGCAGTATGGCTCGCCAACAGTCCGCAATTCGGAGGAACCCCAATCCGGGATATGCGACAGCAGGAACTACGTGAGGCATTGGATGAGTACGGGCCACTGTTCCAAGCGAACAATCCCGAAGACGTGACCATCCAACTGAACCGGTTGGAACGGCTCATGCACGAAGTGGATTGGACAGGCCAATACGTTCATGCTCTCCTTCTATTCCGACAGTTGAAAGACTCGCATCTCAAATATTGGAGCCAACTGGACGGAGCCTACCGTCAAACGTTAATAAAACTGACGTCAGGCATGCGTTTGGAAAACCTACGCGAAGACGTGCAACTCTCCCCACACCGCATGGTCATCTTGGACGGATTGCAGATTAACTGCGGACTGCACGGTACCGCAGGAAAGTACACCGTCGGCTATGAGGACGGCGGTGTACTGTGAACTATCAGATGCTACGGGACGCTCGTAGTGGACGAATCCACATGTTCTCCGACAATTGCTGGATGCTCCGGGACTGGGTGGCGAAAAACATCGGGCTGGAAGAGAACGGCGTAGCACTCATACGCAGACTCGACCTGTTGGAAATGGAAAAATACTCCACCAAAATGATGGACAATCCCGAATCGTCCAGCGAGGAATACTGGCAAGCGAAAACCATGCATGACGGCGTGGTCAGAACCTTCAAAGAACTATCGCCGGTGGCGCTACTCGAATACTGGGACTGTCTGAACGACACTCCCGTCAACATCCTCTGAGCTTAGAAAAACCCCAAAACCTCTGAAAGGAGCAGCATTGGACGAAGAATCCTCCACCCAACGTTTCCGTGTCCTCATGGCCGGTATCAGCGAAGGTGAGACCAGAATCCTCTACAACATCGAAAATGGAAGGTTGACCGCCGACATTCTCAAAAGCAACATCGGCAGACGACTGCTGGATGCCGGACTCATCCGACGTAACGGGCAATCAGCCCCGTCCCTCACCAAGGATGGCATGCGCCTCGTATCCACGCTCGCCCAAGGCGAGGCAGACCGTCCAATCCGACTATACGAGCGCAACAGCGAAACGCTGCTCCGCCAAGCCGGACAGGGAACGGCCAACGCATACAAGACCGGTTTCGAAAACGCCGCCGTCGAACTGTTGACCGACCGGCTTGTCCGACTTGACATCGCCTCCGGAACCCTCACCCTGCTTCCTGCGGGAACGGAACTCCTGTCCAAGCTCGACAAGGCGGCTTGACATGCTGGGCTGGCTGACTCAACAGAACATGCTTGTGGCGATTGCTATTGGAGCCATCATCCTACTGCTCATGTTCCTCATCCCCGCCGTCGAGGAACTGGTCGGCACGTATACTCCGTTGGGAGAATTCTGCGAAAGGCCGAACATGAGATGGGCTGTGGTCATCCTGACCATCGTAGCGGTTCTCACGGTAGTGGTCATCTGACTTTTTCCCTTGACGGGGACGGCTTGATGCCGTCCCTTTTTTGTTTCCCGCGTCGCGCATGGGACAGTGTTCCAGCCGACTAATCTAGGAAAGGAAAGACTCGAAAGGTGGAAACGTGAAAAGCTTCCTAAAGAACCTATTGGCTTTGACCGGACTGGTGTCCATCATCAACATGCTCGGCTCCCTCGCATATGTGGATAAGAAACTACATGATGTGAGCAACGGATACAAGTACGGCCCCGCACGACATCTGGAGTATTTGAGCGCGCTGTTGCACTCCTTCAACCGTTCTATAGATGTCATTGCCGCCGACACGCATCGGAAGGTGTGCGACGAGGAGAATCGGAAGTATGACCGTTTGGAGGATGAGCGGGAGAGGGCTTGGAACGCGGCTCGCTGACGTGGGGTGAGCATCCTTTTACGTCTACCTATGTTATACTGGAATGGTTCACATAAGTAGATTTGAACAGAGTCAGTTGGTCGTTGAATCCCAAGAGTTCCCAGAGGTTCCATAGGGCAAAATCGCCTTGCAGGCCGGTTTTCATGTCGTCGGTGTAGGGATTGTCGTGCAGAAGAAGTACGAGTTGTTCGAGAGGAACCTTCGGGCTTTCTCTTCGTCCATCAGGTCGAAGGTGACGCCATGCGAGACGAGGGTGTTTATCTGCTCATCCAACGTCGCTCGCTGCTTCATCTTCACCTCTCAGAATAAAAAAACGGCGGCCGATGAATTCGACCGCCGTTCCGAGACGCCTCGGCGAACCAAGGCTTCTCTACGTTGTATGCCATACAATAGCCGCAATCTCCGGACTTTTCAATGATAATCAGCCGTGCGCCCAAGTCTTTCCGTTGGTTCTACGGCGTGTCGCTGGCATGCGGCGCGATGTGCCTCATCCTCGCCATCGGCGGACGGACCATCGCCGCCGGGGTCTTCGGAGCCGCCGCCGGGGTCTTCGGCTACTGCTGGCCTGTCAGACGGTGCGGCTTGTCTGCTATCGGGAAACCGACGCGTTGGCTCCCATGGTGGCAGCGGGGTTCGCAGTCATTGTCTGGCTGGTGGTTCTCACGCGGCGGAACAGAGATTCTTGACGCCTTCGACAAACTGAGTTACAGTGGAACTGTTCACACATATAGACCCAAAGGAGAAAACCAAATGACCGTCAACGAACTCATCAAACAATTAAAAAACCTACCCGAGGAAGTACGCGAACGCCCCATCATGGACGGCAATCCGAACGATGAATACTGGTTGGCCGACCTCCGCGCGATTTCAGTCGCCAAGGTCGTTGTATCCGGCGATGGCGCTTGTAACATGTACGACCCGGTACTTTCCGACGAGGAAAACATCGAAGAACTGGAAAACAGATACGACATGTCAATGCATGTCGAACATCGGGCATTGGCATTCTTCAATTGAGATAGGGGTCGTACAAATGGACGCGAACACTCCCATTAACATTCCCATCCGTCTTGAACAGTGGATACATGACAACTACATGGAAGTCGAAACCATTATCATTGATGCCCGGCCAATCCTAGACGCAACCGATTTCGACAATCTTCCCGAATGGGAGGATTGGGGCGCGGACTTCATCGCGGAGGACGCTCAAAAAATTGGACTGCTGAAAATGTGGTCTGGGCCATTCACCGTCGAACTATTCAACTGTGACGAGTATCCCGACTATCTCGAATGGCGCAAAACTCATAAGACCGTCGAAGGTGCCGCAGAACACATTCTCGACTTGAGCAAGAAGGAACTACTGTGGCAAATCGAAGAAACCAAGAAGCAACTAGACAAGTATGTTAGCCAATATGAGGCGTTAAGCGGGGAGAATCCGCTTGACGTCCTCCCGGTGTTAAAACACCGGGATTCCAGCACTTATTGTGGTGACATCCTTAACCCGGAGGCCATGCGTGTCATGACGCCGACAGGGGGGGGAAGACAAACATGGCCGAGGAATACTGGAAACGTCTTTGCCGCTCGTTTAACAAGAAATACGTTCTTGAAATAGAGACGAGATTGCAGGAGAAAACCCATGATAGTTACACTCGCACAGCTTCGTCAGACAAATCGAAATGAACAAGACAAAGGAGTAACCGTGGGAAACCATTATTATGCGACATTGGGCAACACTAATGCCGACGTAGTACCGTTAGTCCAACAGTTCGATGATCGACTGCGGAGAGACCAGTGGGTTCAGCATTCCCGACTGGCCGGTTCTGATATTGAGGTACGACCGGTCACGGCTAGACAGGCTGATTCGTTGACCCGTAGACTGGTTCACCGGCTCGACCGGTATCTTCTGCAAGCTCCGGAATACGAGCCGTTATCGGACATGAAAGACGAATACTATCTGCGACGTAACCCGTTTTGTCATCATGACGGCAATTACGACGCGCCACTGTCCACAGTCAACGGCTTCTACCGTCCCTACCTGCAATGGCGGGAGAGCAACACGTGGGAGCATGAAGTCTGGTACTGGTGGGTACCATTGGCTTCTGCTGCGGATAGGATGCTTGCGGAGAAGTTTAGAAAACATTTGAGCGAACTGCACAGTCGGGGGGACTGTCGGGTTATTCAACGCATGACTGCGGAAATCAAATGGTTCACCATCCCCGAAGTCAATCTCATGGCAGAGACCGGGGACTCACAAAACTGGTACCCTCGCTACTCGCATTCAGACATGAACGACAATATTCGCCTCCGCTTGAACAAGGCGATTGAAACCACCGATTCTGAGGAATTCGTGGACATTGCCTACAAGCTGGGACTGTTCCTTACGGAAGGGGAAGACGATTGAGCGTCGAAGAAACAGGAGTTTGGACGGAAACTTATCCAAAAGAACCTTGCCCATTCTGCGGAAAAACGGTTGCTATTCGAATCAGCGAGATTCTTATTGTGGACAAAAAATACTGGAAAGTCCGTATTTTCGACGATAGTGGTTGCCCGTTGTCCGCAATGTTCGAGCGGGGCTTGCGAATGGGGTCAGCGGGGGAAGTGTGTGCCGTTCTTAAAAAGGATTGGCATGAGATTGTGGAAACCGTTTCCACTATGCCGGTTTGTCCCGAATGTGGACGCTCCCCGGTTTGTCGTTATTCCACGAACCTCGACCGTTGGATTATCCTTTGCGAAAAAGGACATTTGAGAACGGATGAGGCTTTCGTTCTCTCTGCCATGAGGAATTGGAACAAGAAAGTCGGTCAATATGTTTACGACAATCAGAACCAACGACTCGGTCAATGTCTGATGGAGTTCTGGCATCAAGGGGATACGTCGGACGAGAATCTTCCGGAATTCATGCGGCAAAGTTGGCGGATAAAACACGCCGATTGGGAGAGAAAGTGAACGAAAACGTAAATTACCATCCGCTACGCCGTTGCGTCATCTGCAACGAATCAGTGGAGGCCGACGACCCGACATGCGCGGTCTGCGGCCAACCGGCTTGCAGTAACCACGCTTACGACGTGGGTGGCGGCGAATGGTATTGCGCCGACTGCCACCACGGAAAAACTCACCCGTGCGCGGACTGTGGTACGCCATCCCATTGGCGGTGCAAGGATTGCGGCAAATGGGTTTGCAAAAACCATTCGACATTCGTCGCGGTTCAAGGTGAGGAATTCTATACTCTTTTCGGCTACTACTGCGATAATGATTTACGTTGGGAACTAGCGGAAGAACAAGCTAAGGAGGTGACGTTGTGAGCGAGAAAACCAGACGGGATAAGACGTTGAAGCTTATCGAGGACGGCGATGACGATGATTGGAAGACTGCCGTATTTATACTTCCTTCTACTCGCTTGAGTTTTGGCCGCTCCTTTTCTGGGAGCGGCTTTTATTTTTCTCATCCAGATGTTATAGTGGAATTGTTCACAAAAAATGGTTAAGGAGAAAAATATGAGCGACAAAAACACCACACCAAAACTTCCCAAGTACAAGAAGACCATCGACGCTACCGGATTCGGACTATCCTGCGTCACCGAATACGGGTTCGATGACGCAGGGCTGTTCCACCACTCATACACGTACAACTACAAGAACAGGAAGGCCGTCATCCAAGTGATGGGAAGCCAGCAGCCCGCCGACTGGCATACCCGCCAAAGCGCCTACGCCTCCTACTATGAGGATGGGAAACAGGTAGGCCGAACCCGTGCCTATAACATTCTTGAAAACGCTCAAATCAAGGCAGTCCGTTGGATTATGGGCTTCGGCTCGGATAGCAAGGCGGAAGAAGCCTATCGTGCCGTTCGACTGGAGAAAAGCCATCGCAATCAGCAAATCTGCCGTCGCATCCCCAAACCATTGCGCATGGAAGTCGAGGGGCTTGCAAATAAGCTGGGTTTGAAAATCCACGGCGACGAAGACAACAGCATTGTGGAAACGTTCGTGAACACGTATCTCGCCACTGCGGAACAGAATGGTCTGATTGAACTGAGAGAACGTCAATACGGTTACGAAAAGTCGATGACCGTATGGCTGGACGGGGATGCGAGCCGCAAAACCGAAGACGCCCCCGACTGGGAGAAGTTCAAGGAAACCGTCGTGGAAATCGTCCCACTCTATTTGGAATGTAGACGGAAAACGGCGGAAAGCGTTGGTCTGGGGGAGAAGCTGGCTGAAAACTAATCCTGATGGTTGGGACAGAAAACTGCTCCAACCATTTTTGTTGCGTTCTCCAATATCTGCCTATAATCCTCAAGGACACCTACTGTCACGTTTAAGTCCACGGCCATTGGGAAAAGCTCACCCTCATAGATTCGTTCGGATTGGATATATTCGAACGGATTGATAAGCAGTATCGCCGTCTCCTTACGAACGTATGATTCAGCCTTGTCATCGTATTGTTTCCAGCAACAAGTATCACCGTGAGTCCAATGGAATAGTTCATGCGTTAACGTGCATCGTTTCTGCCGCTCGTTCAACCGTGGGTCTATGACGATGATGCGGGTTTCCTCGTCATATACGCCGTTGATGTTTTCCGGAAGTTCCTCCTCGAAAACGTATGGCGCTTGACGTGCGAGTCCTACCATCCGTTTTATCTCTTCATAGCACATTCGCCGGTCGATGGCGACGCTTCTGTTGTCTACTGGGGGATGTTTCAGCAAGCGTCCTCGCTTTCCGATTCCGCTTGCTTGTTGGGGTCGTGGTTTGCGGCTAATGTGAGGTCGCCGGAATTGATTTTGCGCAGGACGGCTTGAAGCTGCTGTTCCACAACGGATTGCGTGGAATGGTATCCGTTGTGTCCGGCGATGAGTTCTTCTGGGGTCATGTTCCATGCGTGGGCGAGTTTTTCCACGTCGGCGGGGAGCCATTCGACCGTTTCGTTGTATCGTGTGGTGACATAGCTGGGGCTTTTGCCTAGTTGACGTGCGATGTCCCGTGCGGAGAGCCGTCGGATTCCGGCTTCCGCTAGGATGCGTTGGTTGATTCTTCTGTTGAATTCGCTGGTTTGGTTTTTTCTTTTTCCCATGTTTTCCATGATAACTGATTTTTAACATGAAACGCGTGGTTTTAGATTTGACAGCATACTTTTATATGCTATTGTCTGTAATTACGAACACTTGTTCACTCGAAGAAACAGGAAGTCAATGCATAACATGAGTTACGACAAGGCACGGACGCCCTTGTGGACAGTCGGGTAGACACCTCCAAGAAACCCGTCCCACACACCGCGCCTCAAAATTGGAGGAACACACCCCCAATTTTGTGAATACGCCCAGTATGACTAGAATAAAAAACGTCCACACAATATAAGCCAGACTCCACACAGGCCAGACCAAAAGGAATGTTTTGAGAAAGACAATAGACCAGAAAATCCTCTTGGATAAACACTTCACAAAATTGGACATCCTAGGCCAGCACCTATGGATGATGCTCCAACTGCATCCGAAGACCAATGCTCTCGGCGTATGTGATTGGACGTTTGGAAAAATCAACGCTTACACTCACGGAAACACTCCCACCCTATTCCAACAGGCGGGCCGGGAACTCGTAAACGAAGGACTACTGGTCATAGACGAGGACACCGAAGAAGCACTCCTCCTCGACCACATCGACCTCACGGCGGACTCCGGAACCATCGAATCCGCATACCTTGGAACCGCCAGCCCAAGACTGCGCAGAATCCTAGTCAGTGAACTGAACCGAACCCTCCGACAGGGAAAGCACTTCCCGTTCGAGTGGGAGGAGATTCATGACATCCTCAGTGAATCGAATGCCGACTCCGACGAATATGAGGAGCCGCATCCAAGCGTGGAACCCGTCGAGGATGATTCCCTAAACACCTCCCAGACAGATAATTCCACCTCCAAAAAGGAAAAAGAACCCGCCAAGCAGGACGATACCGAAACCTCAAGCGTGAAACCCGTAGAAGCGGAAGACAAGCCTGTCGGGAAGCGTCGTGGACGGCCACGTAAGAATCCACTCCCTCCGGAAGGAGAAGACAAACCGAAGCGTCGGCGCGGTCGCCCACGCAAGTACAAACCCGAACCGGTCGAACTGATGGACGGAACCATGGAGCCTCCGTTCGAGGAGCCGATGACCATGGAACAGGTCAAGGTTCTGCCCCAATACGATTCCGACACCCCAATCGACGTGGATGATGACGGGGAACCCAAGTATTTGCAGTGGGATGAAATCCCGCAACAGCTTTGGTTCTGGCATCCACTGCCCGAAGACTGGTCTCCGACTCAGGGAGCCGCCGACTTGTACAAGGAGTTGGGTGGCGGAAGCAAAATGACCATCATGCAAGCGGCTGACCTGTTCCGCAAGGTGTACGATTCACGCCTGTATGTGGAACGTGACAACGGTTTCAAGGCCGCTCCGCTTTCGCCTGACCGACTTTTCATCCAACAGTTGCTTCACTGGCGTAGGGAAAAGGACGAGGAAAACGAACGCAAAGCCAAGGAAAAAGCCGAGCGGGAAGCGTTTCTCGATGAAGAACCGACAATCGACGTAGACCCCATCTGGGGAAACCCCGAAGACTTGGTTTCCGCCAAAGTGGAACAGGAAAATCCCCAACAGGAGGAAGTGACCCCACTGATTCCAGACGAGGAAGTACCGAAAGTCCGCCACTATAAGCGGATGGTGCCGAAGGATTGGAAACCGAACCAGAAGCACATCGACCGGGCCAATGAACTGAACATCGACGTGAATACGGAAGCTGAAAAGTTCTACAACTACAGCCATTCCAATGGCAAGAAATACTTGGACTTCGACCGCGCCTTCGACAATTGGCTCCTCAACGCCGACAAGTTTAACAGGAACGGTCAGAGCAGACGTAAGACCCGTAGTGAGGAAGGATACGAGCACAACATGAACATGTTGAAAGAATCCCTTGCCCAAGCCGGATGGGATGAATGATGACAGCACAGGCTCCAACGCAAGGAACGTTGACCACGGCACAGGCCGGTAATGGCAAACAGCATTATCCCCGCGCCTTCGAACGCCCGTGCGCCATCGCGCTGTTGACTCAAATCAACAGTCATTACGGCAACAAGCCGTTGGATGACGCGCAGGTGGATAACTTCGTCAACGAAATCGACCATACGATTAAAGCCGACGAAGCCCGTCAAGCCATCATCGAATTCTTCCAGACACATTCGTCACGGGAAGCTTGGATTGCTCCCTACGACATCAATCAGATGGTCAGGAGGAAGCGTTTGAGCAGAGTGCCATCCAATGCTGAAATCAGCCGCATGCTTGACGGATATGGCATCACCGACGCGAACACCGCATGGGGATTCCGACGAGGACTGACCTACGCCATCTCCAAAGGCGCTTCGCCGGAACGCGCTATCGAGTATGCGAAAAGACACTGTGATGACGTGAAGACCATCTCCAACACTCCAGACCAGTATCCACAGCTCACAGCCGGTGACAACGTGGGGAAGGAAGATGGTGTCACATCATTCTCAGCACTGCTGAAAGACTTCCGGTCAGGATTAGAACGAACCTCCACACAGGCCAATCCAATCCCAGCCGAAAACAATCCAATCCAGAAAACCGATAAGAAAGAAGAAAACAAACAATGACCGACGTCACCACCAAGCTTATTCACGACACTTTCATCCAGAACCGTCCCGATAAGGTAGGCGAACAGGAAGCGGAAGAACTGTTCAACCGTTGGCTTGAATTCCACGGATTCCAGCCGGAGGAACAGCCCATCGCACCAGCCGGATTCGAGTATGAGACCGTCAAAACCAAGGAGGATTCCACACCATCCTCCGACGATTTGGACGCCATCGCCCTCGCATCCGACAATGCCACCAATTCCGCCGCAATGATTTCCGACGTGATGGATTCTCTTCCTGAAAGCACTCAGGAAGCGCTTGCGTGCGCGTTGAACGACTTCGACTGTGCCGCCGAGCATCTGCACAGGTTGCTCGACAAGTACGATTACAAGCCTTTGGAAGAAAGGGAGGAAGATTGAAGTAGCGCAAGAACACAAAACAATCTACTGCGGGTATGTGGCGAAGGAAAACCGCGAGAGCCAAGCGGTCTTCTTCTGCAAAAAATGCTCGTATAAGACGAACGCTGACGTGAACGCGGCGAAAAACATCCTCAAACGAGGATTGGACACGCTCGCCGTCACGTCGGAAAACCTGTGGGGCGCGGACGGCACCCCGGTCGAACAGGGACGTAAGACTATCGGAAACGCTACATGCGAATCCGAAGCAGTCTCTTAGAAACCAAAACCTCTCCTACCGCAAAAAACGATAGGAGAAATCCCCCGGCTTCAAACCGTGGGGAGGACGTCAAACACAGTAAGAAACCAGAAGGAAAGATTTGGAAAACAAACTCCGAGGGAAAATCCCCTTCATCGCGGCAGTGGCCGCACTGTCCATGCTCGCATCCGCAAACGTGGCATTGGCCGCAGAGGTCGGCAACCCAATCATCGTGGGCAAGACCAACATGTTCACGGCTGATGAAACCGTTGACCTGTTGGGCGGCGACTTGGGCGAGGCGGCGAACTTCGGTCTCGTCGGCTTCGACTCCGTCCACTTGAACGCGCATACGAACAGTAATATCGCCACCGAGCACGCCTATATTGGCGCGGCCTTCGGCAATCATGCCAACGGTGTGGACGAGCCGGAAGTCAGCTACATGGACGAGGTTGACGGCAATATCAACGTCAATCTGCCCGCCGACTCCAAGATTGTCTTCGGACAGTCAAACATCATCGGACAGACCGACAATGGCAACAGTTGGACGGTGAACGGCAACAAGCTGGAAATGCAGACCAGTGGAAGCCTCCCGAAGTCCGAACGAGTGCTCAAGGATTCCAAGACCGTCAAATATCTTGATTTGAAATCCATGGAAAAGAGCATGACCAGCCTGTCGGCCAAGTGGGCGAAAGCTCCGGAAGCCAACGCTACCCATGATTTCTCCGACATGAACAAGCGTCATATCGACGCAAAAGGTGACGTGGCCCACCTCAATATTGACGCGGCTGAACTGCAAGGTAATCGTGTGACCGCCACGTTGGGAGACAATACCCGTCTCATCGTGAACGTTGACACCAAAGGTGTGGACAATATCACTCTGCCCCAATTGGACGTGGACGGTATCAATCACGCCGAATACGCCCACTGGACGGATAAGGGGGTCATCTACAATCTGACCGACTCCAAATCCAAGGACGGGCAGTATCACGGCAACGTCGGCACCGCTGGCGCATCCTCTTCCGTGATTCTCGCGCCGGAAGCCAACGTGGACGCGTCTCAGAACGTTGAAGGACAGATTATCGCCAAGAACGTGACCATCGGCGGTGAATTCCACCGCAACAGCGTCAACGTTCCCGCCACCCGCCACGTCGAGGTGAAGCTGGACGGTCAGGACAAGACCGAGACCACTCCGTTCGTCGTGCCCCAGCCCGCTAAAGACCATTACCGTTTCACCGTCTGGACCACCAACCCGGACGGAACCGGCGACTCCTACAAGCCGGGCGAGACCGTGACTTCGATTCCGGAGAACACCACCCTGTACCCGCAGTGGGAGGCGAAGCATTTGCTTCGCTATGATACGAACGGTGGCAACGGCAAGTATGTGGATTCCGACCTGCCGTCAGATGTGTCTGACACGGTTCCAACCCGCGACGGTTACGAGTTCGACGGTTGGATGATTGATGGAGTCAAGGTCGATTCCGGCGATAGCGTCGAGGACAACGGCTCCGACGTGACCGTGGTCGCGCAGTGGACGCCGGTCAAGCAGGATGTGACCCCGACTAAGCCGGAAACCCCGAAGGACGACAACAAGACCGACAACGGTGGCAACGGTTCTGAGATTCCGAAGGATGATAAGACGGATACTTCATCCAAGGATGACAACAAGACCGACGATTTCAAGCCGAACACTCCGAAGGACGATATCAATACTGATACTCCTTCCAAGGGTGATGATTCCAAGCCGGAAACCCCGAAGGATGATACGGACAAGAACGATACTCCGTCAAAGGATGATTCCGACAAGTCCGACAATGATACGAAGGCTCCATCCAACGATAAGAGCGATGTGAACACTCCGACCAGCGATAAGACCGCCGATACTGGTAAGACCGATACCGGCAAGAAGACTGTGGGCGCCAAGAACAATACTCAGGCCGTTCAACAGGACGGTCAGGGCTTGGCTACCACCGGCGTGGCTGTTGGCGTCATCGCGGTCGCGGTCATTGTGCTTGCCGCCGCCGGTGTAATCCTCTCCGTCGCAAAACGACATGAGGGCAACCGCTGACATTACCTCTCTATTCGATAGGGAGATAATGTGACTCCAATCCCGCCGTCTTTTTTGATGGCGGGATTTTTTTTACCTATGTTATACTGGCAGTGTTCACAAAATCGGTGAAGAGGTAAAACTTTTGAAAGACTACGACTGGTGGGTAAAAGCGTGGAACGCCTATAATAATCCACCCACCAAAACGATTCCATTGGACGCGTCCGATGCTCTCCAAGGGAAAATCACGTCCGTGGTGGTTCTTGTCATAGCCATATTCGCAATCCCGTTAATCATCCGACGGGCCATAGCTGACGCTAAAGAAGACATGATGGGGAAAATCGAACTCGTCGCCGCAGTAATCGCTTCGGTCTGTCTGTCCGTTATGTGTGTCTGGATGGTTTACGACGCTTTTGCCATGGAACAAACCCAAGAAGTCAAAACCAGTGTCACCCACCCGCTCGGTTTCGAAGACCAATTGGAAAAAGACTTCAAAGTGTCAAATCTATCTTGTAAGACCGACGCCTACTTAATCCTCCCCGACCATGGTTCCTACGATTGCACGTTCACCAGCAAGGACGGGAAATCAGTAACGAAGGGCACACTTGTTATAACCGAGAGCGAAAAAGTCGGACTATACGACGCCAATGGAAAGCTGGTTGAAACAAGATGAAAGATTTCAGCAATTGGCTGGAAGCGTGGAAGAATTATCCTCCTGTTCCTGACTGGTTAAACATTTTAGGCACTATTGTTATTGGTGTTCTCCTAGTATTGATGGCCGTCGGAATAATTGTCGGCTTTATCGGGGCTTTTCTCCGCGATAGTCTCTTATTCGTAAGAATTATCGGCATAAGTCTTGTTAGCGGGTTTATGGGCGTATTCCTCGTAATGTGCGTCAGCGGCCTTATCGACAACTATTACGAACAGCGTTCGACGGCACCTCCCACTATTCGCGAGCAGATTTCCAAAGTTTGGAACTTGGACGACATCGACTGCGATTTTTCTAGCAAAGACAAACTTCCTACCGAAGATTTGAAATGCGTCGTCTACCGTGGCGACAAGAAGACCAAAGTCACACTGCACGCAAGCGAAAACAAACTCGGCCTGTACACACAGGATGGAAAACGTTTCCCAATCAAATAGGAAGGATTTAAAAAAGTGTTAGAGCATGGCGAAGAACTTAACCTGAGAATGTTGCAACCATTGGACACGGACACTACGGCTGGCATACTTCGCGAATCCGGCTATCTGGTTCCATTATCCAAGTGGAGCAAGGCCCGGCAAGACTACAAAGGCAATACCGACCGTTGGGCGTTCAATATCATAGCATGTGCTTTCATTGGCCTCATGGTCGCCTGTTTGGAAATGTGGTCTACCCGAAATATTCCAATCAAACTTCCGAAATATACTCCCGTAGCCGTTTTTCTACTGGGTTTCGCTTTTGGTTGGGTGCAACTGTTAGGCACGTCCGATAGGCGGAAAAGGGTTTTTCGACCGAAGCCGGATAATCCAGTCCAAGTATTGGAGTCTACTTTCGACGTTCATGTGGCTGGAGACAGTGACACGTCGCTTTTCGACAAGACCGGATATAAGAAATTTCTTCTTCGTGTTGACGGCACTCACTACGCTCAGGCTACATTGTTTGTTTGGGAAGAATCATACGATTTGAAGGAAGAGCGTACTTGGCCTTTGGTTAGTATCGCATTGTTCGATGAGGACGGAAAGCCGGTCAAACTGCAATCGGTTGAGTCGAAGAAGGAATCTGAAAGCGTTGAACGGTAGACCAACTTCGGAAGAACGGGATACGAGGTGGTAAGAACCGACGCAGTTCCGGGGCACAGTGGACAGACAGTCGAATATGATGTTTTCCACCATCGACCGTCTACATTCTTCGCAAGAAAAAACATTAGAAGACTGGAGTAGGCATGGCTTATTATGACCCGTGGCGTGAGGCTGTTGAAAACGCTAAAGAACTTCTCCGATTGGGAATGCCACCACAGAAAGTGCAGGAGCGGACCCGACTCCCCAAGAGCACCATCGACAAGATAGCCCCACCTATACTGCAAGAGAACGCAGACCGTGAAGCCATTCAGGAAGCCGAGCGAGCTTTGAAGCGGGAGCATGAAAAAATCCTCAAGGAAAAATATCCATGCCCGCTCTGCCATAAAGGTTATGGGATTGTTGACGGTGGAGCGCTCACCGCGTTTTTGAACGGTTCCGTCTGCCGTATCGGCGCGGAAGATGAGACCGTTGGCAAGGGAAGCCCATTTTTTCGTCCTTATTATGCCCACTGTTCGTATAGGCGTTGTCCAGCCCGACTGATTTTTCCCCGTGACACGCGGGAGGAAGCGTTGAGGGCTTTCCTGTTGGGAGAGTGGATTAGACCACACCCGTTCGTCAGTGTGAGCGACGGTTCTGAATGGACGTACACCAAACAGGGATTGGCGTCAGCGGTTTCATCATTGATGAATGATTATTCGCCGGAGCAGATAAAACAATTAGGTTTCAATCCGATTGCCGTGGACGAGTTGGCGAACCGTAGGGCGTTACGGATTGCTAAATTCAATCCAGATGCTTTCGATTTGACGCTCATGTGTCCCAAGTGCGGTAGTCGGGGAGAGTTCCGTAAGGCTGTCAATCCGACGAATCATAGCAAGGAATCATGGTGTTGCTGGTGGAGGGTTGGCTGTCCAAGATGTGGAGCCAGAACCGTCAACTCGTTTCCTACCCGTGAACAGGCGCAGTCCGCTTTCGAGGAGGGGGACTTGTTAAGGGGGCTGAAAATCGATAAGTCCGGAAGTGGAAAGGATTAAACGAAGTTGTTCCATCTGCATGCAAGACCTAAAAACCGGTTGGAGTCAATTCATACCAGTACGCCATCGTTAGAAGCCGAAAAACTGAAATCCGTCATGTACGGTCTCGCCATCGGTGACGCGTTGGGAGTCCCATACGAGTTTCAACAGAGAGACACATTCAACTGCACTGGAATGATTGGTCATGGCGAGCATAACCAGCCAGCAGGAACATGGAGCGATGACACCGCGTTGAGTCTAGCAACCTTGGACTCGCTCACCGAATGCCATGGTGAAGTCAACACCGCCGACATGCTCATGCGTTACCGAATGTGGTTGGAGCACGGAATGTACACGCCGGACGGGAACACGTATGATTCCGGTATCACAGTAGCCACAGCCATCAGGTCAAGGCATGGTTGCGATGGTTTGAACGATAACGGCAATGGTTCGCTAATGCGGGTCGCACCATGCGCCTTCTACAATTTGCCAGACGTGGAAATCAAACAGGTCAGCGCCATCACCCACGCTCATGAAATCAGTATGACGGCGTGCGTACAATACGTGCGAATCCTCGAAGGACTGTTAAACTGCGTTCCTTCACATAAGGCGATAACGGATTCAGGATTCCCGTTCGACCCGACCATTCCCAGAACGGAAGTAGAATCGGACGGATTCGTACTCCACACATTGAACGCGGTACTCTGGTGCTTAACCAATACCGACAATTATCGGGATTGCGTAATTACCGCAGTAAACCTTGGAGAAGACACGGACACCACAGCCAGTGTCGCGGGAGCGTTAGCCGGAGCCGTCTACGGATTCGACAGCATTCCTACAGAGTGGATTGAAAAATTACGAGGAAGAGAACTTATAGACATGTATGTTTCAGAATCGGAGCTAAGGTGTTAACCCTACCAATAACTCGAAAATGGTTTGACATGATTCTTTCCGGCGAGAAGACGGAAGAATACCGAGAAGTCAAACCCTACTACGATTCTCGCTTCCGCCGACTGTTCGACATGGACGAGTCGAATAATCCAACAGGATTGGACGAGCAGCCAATACTATTCCGCAACGGATACTCCCATACAAGTCCGAGCTTCACCGCCATCTGCACGCTCTCTAAAGGAGAGGGACGTACCGAATGGGGAGCCGAACCACATAAACGGTATTGGATATTAAACATCCACCGAATCCAAAAATAGGTTTTTACACCCTTTCGGAGTATGTTTTAGCTAAAAAGAAACACACTCCGAAAGGAAACCTAACCGTGAAATACCTACTATTAATACTCGTCCCATCCTCCATCCTGCAATGGTTACTACTACTCGTATGCGGCGTGGGAGGATGGTTCCTGTTCTCCACTCAGTTTAAAACCTCAAAAAAGTCCATCGCCATGGTCAACGTATTAGGTGCTGTGTGTGGTATCGCATTCTTTTACGGATTGAAGAATGGTCTCGGTGGTTTGAGTGACATGTTCATGTCACTCTCCGGAAAATACGTGTACGGGTATCCGCATTCGCAAGTTCCCCTAATCAACGCGTTTATCGCCATTCCTCGTATCCTCATTGGTGTTTTTTGCATGTGTGTCGCATATGGTCTTTATCAGCCGGTATCTGAAAAAGAAGGCGAGGAGTACAGGAGGCAGAGTCAGCAGAATGAGGCAAAGGAAGTTGAACAGGCTCTCAATCAGACCATCGACCAGATAGGCGTAGTCTTCAATCTGCTCAAGGCCGAACCCGGACGTCCGAATTATCACGGTTACAGGCTAGTGAATGAGGATTGTGGTGGTCAACCAGACCCATTGTGGAACACCATGAACCCAGCCAACATCCAACAGGCGAGAAGCCAATACCGCCTCTATGGCAATCCGGGCGGCGGTCTATCACAGTCGAACTTCACCACCAATGAGATTCAATCCGGCCAGAAAGGTGAACAAATCCTCGCCAACATGATTACCGGCAACTGTCCCAACGTGGTGTCCTTCTGGTCGTTGCACGGTCTGAACGAGCAACACCAGTTCACTGACGCGGATATCGACTGCGTGATTGCCGGACAGGACAAACAGGGCAAAACGCATTTGTGGTTCGTGGATGCGAAGAACTATAAAGGCAATGCGGACACTGCCTACCGTAACCTCACCCCAGACCAACTGTTGAGAATTAGCGTCAGTCAGCGTGCGTTCGAAACCGGTGTGGATGGTCGTCCGGATTTGAAACTTTCCGCGAACATGAACTGGCAGAGGGACATGTGGGCTTTCATGTTCAACGGCAAGCCGGTTGAAGTGGAGTGGCTTGTCTGCATGGTGCCGACTTCCGATAAGGGTGCGCCGGATGTGACTGGGGTCATGTGGCCGGGTGATATTCCTTGCGTGACGCCGGAGGAGCTGGTGCGACGCGTGAATGCGGTTGACTTGGATTCGACGCAGAATCTTCCGTTGGACTGGTTGGATACTTTGAAACGGCATGTCAAGCACTGAGCTGTTTTTGGGCGCGGGTTGTTTTCTTCTCGCGCCTTTTTTGTTTTTGTTGTGTTCAGCGTGTCTTCTCACTTTCGATGATATACTGGGATTGTTCACACAAAGGAGGTTGGAAATGCCAAACCAAACAACAATCCTCGCCCAACACGGCCTAATAAAAGCCGACACAGCCACTTGGACAGACTGGCAAACCATCGACAGTCATCGAGACAAACGATTCAGCTTCCCACTCGAATGGAAGCAAATCCAACAAATCCTCACCGACCACCCAACCCTTCGCCCATACCTCTACCTCTCCACCGGATTAGATGGACTTGTCCTATTGGACGTTGAGACAGGAGAAACAGCAAACGCGCAACCCCTCATATTCGACACCCTCTCAAACAAGAACAACACCATGTTCCAAATGGTCGAACAATACATTCGCAGATGGAACGAAACCACACCCACAAAAACCCTCATACAACAAGGCAGAACAGACGAAGCCAAACAGCAGATAGACCACGCCACCGCACTGGCGCCAACAGCCCTAATGGAACTCATCTACCAGCTCGTCCCATGGAAAGAACTGAACGACAGGCAATACCAGCGCATGACGGCATTGAACGTCAGAAAGAACGAGGAATACCCATCACGCCAATTCGACAGGCACCTCGTCAAGCTACTCCAGCAGACCAAGCCCTGCATTGGGGGAGAGGGTGCTTTGGAGAAGACGTTCGACAAGCCTATAACAGTGTACAGGGGTGAAATCGACAAGAGCGTGCATATGGGGTTAAGCTGGACGAGCAATCTCGAAGTCGCGGAAAAGTTCGCGGGCAGATTCGGTAGGCAGGGCACTATCTGGAAGACAGTGCTAGAACCCGAGAAAATACTTGCGGCTTACGCGGACGATGGTGAGCATGAAGTGCTCGCCATCGTCTCAGAAAATACCGTAAATAATGTTCGCGAATTCAGTTAGACCTGTATCCTTAACTTCTAGTTGCAGGGGGCATAATATGTGCTGTTGCCCTGAGAATCGAATGTCGAGCAGAACTTGGTGTATCCAGAATTAGAGGAACTATTATTCTGGTTCTGGCTTTGCTGTGGCGCAGACTGTTGGGTCTGGGCATGTTGCGTCGGAGCACTGTAGGTGCTGGTGCCACTGTTCGCACGACTGTAGTTCGCGTTCGAGTAGGTTTGGGTCTGGACTTGCGACTGCTGTTGTGCGGCTTGGCGTGCGGCTTCCTCGGCTTCGGCTTCCGCGTCGGCTTGTTCCTTCGCCGTCTTGGAGTCGTTTACGCTTTTGACGGCCTTGGACACGGCGTCTTTCTGCGCGTTCAGGGTTTTCACGTCAGACTTCTTGTCGTCAACGGTTTTCTTTGCCGTGTCGATGGCGGTTTTCAAGCTTTCACGGGTCTTGTTGTCCTGCACCTTGCCTTCGGAATCCTTGTATAGAGTTTCCGCATCACTGATGGTCTTGTCGAGCGTGGACCTCGCATCCTTGACCTGCTTGTCCGTCTTGGACTTGTTCACCTTTCTCATGGCCTTGTTGATGGCGTCGATGGAATCATTGGCTTCGGTGTTATCGTCGGCAACAATGGTATTGGCTTTGGTCGTGCCCCACAGGTTCCACTTAGTGGCATGCGATGTGGTCGGAACGCCTTTCAGGGCATCCCCGGTCTTGATGCTTTTCGTCAAGGAGTCCAACATGGTCTTGTCAAGCACGTCCGTTTCCTTCGTAGCCTTGACGAGCGTCCGTGCTTCCGCAAGTGTCTTCACCAGCTTCGAGTCAGCCTCCTTGGCTGACTCAAGCTGGGACTCATAGGAATCGTATGTTGTATTGGACGCATACGCGTAGCCACCGCCCACGCCGGCAAGGACAACAACCGCCGCGATAGTACTGACAATAATCGTCTTCTTGGCGGGCTTCTTGGCGTTTCCCTCGTCGTTTTCGTTTGGGTTGAGGATGGTGGTTTCCTGCATCTCCTCAAGGTTTTGGTTCTTTTCCATTTTTGTTTTGCTCCTTGGTTCTTATGTTCGATTCTCCCATGTGGGGTAGGCGAACACTACTCTTTAATGTGGACAAATCCACTATAACACGAGAATCGGCATGTCGCAACAAAAGATATGCTATACAGCCCAAAAACAAGAGACAGTAGCAATACGGCAGTCTTCCAATCCTAGCAATACCAGCGTCTACGCCGCTGATATACGTTTGGTTCATCCCAATCCTCATCCATCATGCCGCTGTTGTAAGTGTTAACGGCGATGCTCAGTGAGTCACGGATTCGGGTTTTATTCCCGTAATCCGTATACCAATCGTCCTCAATCCACCGCCAATCCTCCCACCGACGTGCCAGAATATGCGGATTCCTCTTCCGTGAATACGCGTATTTTGCGACTTCGACATACTCCCAGTGAAACCGTCCGCAATCATAAGTGTGACTGAAACCGCGTGAACGGGCCTCGTCCTCGATAAGCGCATATGGTCTGTCCTTGAATGTTCTCGACATCATCGCCTCGTTTCGTGTTCTTGGATTAAATGGTACCGGTAGCGGATAGGTAAACGAAAAAACATATCCTCTTTCTATAAGAAAATTCCGTTTTTCCGAAGGTTGATTGTAGAAAACCTGATATATGTGGAAACAACAATACAAACCTCTAGAGGAGTTAGTCTATGGGTAATCCATTGAGTAAAACTTCCCGGAAAGTCAAGGACTCCATTCTTAAACGGGTGGGGAAGGCCGCTGTCGCACTGGTTGCGGCGACGGCTACCTTGGCTTCTGGAGCGATAACGACCGGTAGTGCGCTTGCCGCCACGACTGACGGCCCCGGCTACTGGTTCAATGCGACGCGTTCTGGGAGTTGGTGGGTTGGTACTCACGGTACTTCTCTTGGTCCGCAACGTTATGAGAACGGTAATCCGGTGTACTGTGTTGAGGCCGGTGAACCTGTTACTAATACCGGTACTTGGAATAAGGCTACGGATGTGAACCATAAGGTTGGTGCGTGGCTGGTTGAGAAGCATAAGGGTGATAGCAGTGATTTCACTCAGGCTTCGGTTGCTTATGCGATTCATGAGCATCTTGACCAAGGCAGTAGCCATTTCCGTCAGCTGGTAGCGGCTGGTTTGGAAGGTGCGGATATCAATGCCGTCGCTTCCAATGCGGCGAATCTTTGGAATGATGCATATAACACTCTTCCCGCTAACCTTAATGCCGCCTATGCCTATACCTCTGGCAAGCGTACCGGAACTGTTGACCCCGGCGTTAAGAACTCTAGCGGACAGTACATTGCTGGCATTCAGTACACTGCGACGTTGAACGGCCCGGCGAAATTCGACCAGACCGGAACCAATACAATCAGTGGTACGACCACCGGTCAGGCAATGCATATTCCGTGGACGGCAACCGGCAACGGAAAAGTAACAGGCCATGTTTCGATTAATGTTCCCACTGCCGCCGTTCTAAATTCCCCCGGTCAGGATATGATGCGGTCTTCCGACCCTGAGAATCAGACTGCTGATGTTCAGTTCTCTGTGTCGCGTGATTTTCAGCCGACCGTCAGTACCAGAGTCAGCAAGAAACAGTTGACCCGTGGCTCCCCGGTCGAAGACCGTGTGACCTCCGGTGTCGCCTCCTCCGACGACGAGTGGGCGGACAACGTGCCCGTCAAATTCAAGGGCTACTATTTCGTCGGTGACTCCAAGCACATCCTCCAAGTCATCAAGAAGAACAATGGTGAGAATCCGACCGACTATTTGAAGCGCCTGCGTGAAACCGATGGCATCCGTCAGGTTGCCGCAGCAACCACCCGCTTCATCAAGAGCGGTCAGACCAACACCGTCAAGGCGAAGGCCGCTACCGGTGGCATCGACTATGACAGTGTGAACGGTTTGGACGATTATCAGGTGTCCGATGAGGACGCCGGACTGTTCGGAACATGGGTTTGGGTTGAAGTCAAGTCAGACCAGTCCCAGCAGGATTACATCAAAGGCGATTACATCGATGAGTTCGGTAAAACTCAGGAAACGTCCGTGAGTGTTCTGCCGCCGAACCACGACTCCACCGTGTTGGAGCAGGAGTCCGGCATGAACAAGGACATCCTTGATGAAATCAACATCAGCCGTCTGCCGTCCGACTACGGTAAGTTCACCGGTGATACGAACTATGGTTTCAACGCTGACGCGAAGGCCAAGATTCGTGTCTGGTGGGCTGGCTCCGGAACCGGCAACAAGGATGAGGACGAAAAGTACGTCCTGACCACCGAAGAGGAGCCTACTCAGGATGCCAACCACAAGCTGGTTGGCGAATGGGAAGTTCCGGCCATGAACGGCAAGTACAAGGTCGGCGGCGGTAAAATCGTTCTCTATCCGAGCGATGGTAGCGACGCCAAGACCGTTGCCACTGATGTGAACATCAAGGTCACGGATAAGGCCCATTGCGGCTACTACGTGTTCATCTACGACTTCCCCGGCTCCGACCGTGCGGAAGGATTCAAGAGCGCGTACAACAATCCGTGGGAACGTTCCTTCGTCACTCAGGACGCGCAACCCGTCACATTGACCACCAACGTGAACAAGACCACCGTCACCCAAGGTGAGAAGTTCTACGATACCGCGACCATCTCCGGTCTGGTTCCGCGTGGCTCCTATGTCACCTTCACCGCGTATGACGCCGTGTCCGGCGAGCCGGACGTGTCCACCAACAAGCTGTTGGACAACACTCGCGTGAACGTCACCAACGACCAAGCCGACCATTCCGACACCACCCAGTTCGAGGTGAAGTCCCCGGAAATCAGCACCAACAAGATTGGTAAGGTCTACTGGGTTGCGAAACTCTACAATGCCAAAGGAAAGGCTCTCGCGGGTCACGCCATCGGCTTGGAGAACGAGACCATCGAAGTGGTAGGCCCGTCCCTCACCACCAAGACCAGCGCACAGCAGACCTATGTCGGTCGTCCATTCCACGACACCGCCGTCATCAACAACAAGATTGACGCGGGAGCCTATCTGACATTCACCGCCTATGACGCGGTTTCCGGCAAGCCGGATACGAATGCCGCGAAACTGCTTGACAACAAGCGTGTGGACATTCCAGCCGACAAGATTGCATCCTCCGGCGCCGGTAAGAGCTTCACCGTTGACTCCCCGGACGTGACCGCCACCAAGGCCGGTATCGTCTACTGGAAGGCGACGCTCTACAACAAGGGCGGAATGGAACTCGCCACCCACGAGCTGGGTGCCACCGGCGAAAGCGTTCTCATCAAAAACCCGTCCATCACCACCAAGGTCAGCAAGGAACAGGTCTCCATCAACGAGGAGTTCACCGATACCGCCACCATCAACGGTGAAATCGAATCCGGCGATTACGTCACCTTCGACGCCTACGCTCCGGTTGACGGCGCTCCGAACGCCCAAGGTGCCAAACTGCTCGACTCCGAGCGTGTGAACATTCCGGCCAAGGATGTCACCGCAAGCCAGAACGGACAGGCCATCAACGTCACCAGCCCGAAGACCCACGCCACCGAAGGCGGAAACGTGTATTGGAAGGCCACCCTGCACCGTGCCAACGGCACTGTGCTCGCCACCCATGATTTGGGTGTTGGCGGTGAGACCGTTCAGGTCAAGTATCCGACCATCACCACGCACGTGTCCTCCACGAGCGTCGGTGTCGGAGAGGACTTCTACGACACCGCCGACATCAAGGGTGTCGTCCACGCGGGTGACTTCGTGGTGTTCCGCGCCTACGATGCGGTCGGTGAGAAGCCTGACACAAACGCCAGCCTTCTGCTGAAAGACCAGAAGGTCAACATCACTGCGGCTCAGGCGAAGGATTCCGCTCAGGACAAGACCGTGACCGTCAAGTCCAAGACCGTCAACACCATGAACGGTGGAAACGTGTATTGGAAGGCAACCCTGTACGACAAGCAGGGACGCCAGCTTGCCACCCACGACCTTGGACTTCCGGAAGAAACCGTCACGGTTCGTCCTCCGACCATCACCACCCAAGTGACCAAGGGCAAGGTCAAGCCGAGCGAGGAGTTCGCTGATAAGGCGACCATCTCCGGTAAGGTGCTCAAAGGTTCCTACGTCACGTTCACCGCTTACGACGCGGTATCCGGCGACCCGGATGCCAATGCTCCTAAGCTGTTGGACAACGTGCGTGTGAACATCAAGGACTCCGATGCGGAAGCTTCCGCGTCCAAGAAGTTCACCGTCACCAGCCCTACCACCCACACCGATAACTCCGGTTCCGTGTACTGGGTTGCGACTCTGTGGTCTCCGCAAGGCAAGCAGTTGGCTTCCCACGATTTGGGTCTGCCGTCCGAAACCGTTCAGGTGAATCCGGGTGGTATCGTCACGTCCAACGCGCAGAAGATGGGTGCGACCGGCGAGCAACTGTACGATGAAATCACCGTTTACGATGAGACCAGTGAGGCCGAGTCCGCTGATGGTCAGGTTCACGAGGGTGAAGGCAACAGCAATCCGACCGGCGTCATCGGTCGTATTCCGCAAGGCTCCACCGTCACCGTGGAAATGTACCGTCAGGCCGAAGAGGATGACGGCGACCAAGGCTTGTTCAAGATTGCCGAGAAGACCGTCACCATCGACACCAACAAGTTCACCGCAATCAAGGCCGGTCAGGAAGGCAACCGTCCGGGCAAGCTGACTTTCAAGGTCACTGACCCGAGCTTCAAGACCACCAAGGCTGGCATGATTTACTGGAAGGCCACGTTGAAGACCCCGCAGGGCGGCGTGCTCGACCAGCATATCTACGGTGAAAAGGGTTCCGACCACAAGACCGGTTACAAGAGTTACGAACGCACCCCGGTGCAGAAGTTCTCCACCACCGTGTCCAAGAAGTGGCTGAGCGACGCGAACGGCAATTACGAGGACAAGACCACGCAAATCTACGACGTGCTCCACCAGACCTCGTATGAGCAGTTCGACGGCGAATCCATCGACGGAGACACCTACACCACCGGCAAGACCGCCCAAACACCGAACGGTGCCAAAGTCCAGTTTGAAATCTGGGCCAAGGACGGCGCGAACGCTGGCAAGATGGTCAAGCAGTACAATGCCGAAGACCTCCCGAAGGTTCGTGAACTCGCCAAGAGCGAAGACCCGGACAAGAACCATCCGTATGTGGGTACCGATGGTCTGGACAACTACCAGAACGTCAAATCCTCCACGTTCCCGATTCCGTCCGACTGGTCTGCGAACAAGTACTACTACCGTGTGAAGATCACCGTCCCGTCCACCACTCCGGGCGCTGGAACCGACCCTGCCGACAACAATCGTGATGTTGTCTGGTATGGCGACGATGACGAGTCCGAAGAGTTCGACGTGATTCACATGGACACCAAGAGCACCGAACCGTTGTGGCTCGACAGCATGAACGTGTCCGACGAAATCACGTTGAAGGGCAACATTCCGGCTGGCTCCCAGTACGAGGCCGAATTGTGGCGCACAAGCAAGGATGGCAACGTCCGTAAGGACGCGGCCACCAAGCAGGATGATTCCGACCATAATGGCATCGCCTCCGAAAAGGTCGCCACCACCGGTCGCGTAAACATTCCGTCCAAGGCCATCGGCGCCCACCTCAATGGTGTCACCTTCCGCTCCAAGAGCGTGAAGAATCCGGGTGTCGGCTCCTACATCTGGCGTGTGAAGATTTACACTCCGGAAATGCCTCACAAGGATGGCAACGGCGTGGGCACTGGTGGAGACACCAGCATGAACTCCGCATTCGGTGTCATCACCAAGGAGTGGATGACCGCCGCCAAGGCCACCACCGACGCCGATGACTCCCAAGCCGGTGACTACTGGCAGAACGCCACCGCCAAGCAGAAGGGCAATGGCGACGGTTACGCCGACCGTTGGCTCCTGTTCGACGGCAAGAACATCGCATCCGAGAAGTTCGAGGTCGTGAAGCTGACCACGAACGTGACCGGAACCCCGAACATCCACACCAGCGAAGGCGAGCATTACGTCGATGTCACCAACGGCAACGATGTGAACGATAAGCTCACCATCACCGGTTATATGCTCAAGGACTACAAGGTCGCGTTCAAGCTGTACAAGCAAGCCGAGAATCAGACCGCCGACAAGGACACCGTCGTCAAGACCCTTGACCCGGTTGCCCTGACCGAAGCCCAGAAGACCCTCGACTCCGCTTCCGTACATCTGACTGACCCCGCCGACTACTACTGGCAGTGGGTGTTCACCAAGCCGGACGGCACCGCCTTCCAGCCTGACAACATCAACCCGGCAGTCTCCGATAAGCGCATCAAGGACGAGTCCTTCCACGCCGTCCGCGTGACCACCAGCACCTACAAGTGGGCTTCCAAGAACGGTACCGTTCAGGATGTCGCACGACTCGAAGGCCACCTGCCTGAGAACGCGACGCTCACCTTCGAGATGCATGATTACGCAACCGGCAAGAAGGTCGCCTCCACCAAGTCCGCCACCCTCAAGGAACTGGGCTTCGACAAGTCCAGCATCGACCAGCAGTTGACCAGCCCGAGCCTCAAGGTTCCGGACGCAATCGACTACTACTGGGTTGAGGTTCTGAACCTGCCGAAGGATGACCAGAACACTCCGTTGCACACCGGCAAGGACAAGGTCAAGAACGAGTCCTTCCGTTCCATCGAAGCGCAGACCGATATCGCCACCGAACGTTATGTGGGCACCGTGGTCAAAGACCATGCCGACCTGACCAACGTGAAGTGGAAGCAGTCCGGCGACATCCGCGACGATTTGGCCCAAGGATTGGACGCACGCTGGTTCCTGTACAAGCAGGGCGACGGCGATGTGAAGACCGATAAGAAGATTTTCACCGGCGACTACGTACATCTGGCCAGCGGACAGACCGAAGCCTACGGCCCCGAACACAAGATGGACGAGGTGGGCGACTACTACTGGGTCATCGAAATCAGCGACCCGAGCACGAATCACAAGGTTGTCAAGCTGGGAACCCAGCGCGACCCGCGTGAATCGTTCCGCATCGTAAAGGCTTCCTCCGAAGCTCAGGTGGCACAGCAGGTCAACAAGCCCACCAAGGACACCGTGACCATCACCGGACATCCGGCAGAAGGCACTCTGGTCTCTTGGAACCTGTACAAGACCAATACTGCCGACGACGACGATTATCTGATTGACAAGACTGAGCAGCAGCAGGGCGAGAGCGAAGGCTCCGACGATACTGACGCCGATGCCGAACCTCAATCCGATAACGGCGAAGCCTCCGACAGCATGCTCGTCGCAAGCTATCAGACCCCGGCTGATGGTGCTCACCTCATCACCGCCGAGGAAGCCGCCGAAGCGTTGAAGAACGGCAAGGTGACAGTGGAAAGCCCCGAGTATACTCCGACCGAGGTTGGCGAATACTACTGGGTGTTCAGTCTGACCAGTCCGACGAAGAACCTCGCCGGTGACGGACAGCCGAACAAGCCGCAGAACGATAAGGACACCAGCCATCTGGAGTCCGAGGACTTCTTCACCGACCGCGCCCATGTGGCCGATGAGACCGTCCAGATTATCGACGCGACCACCAAGACCAAGCCGCTGGGACACGTCGGGGAGAAGTTCCATGACACCGTGCTCCTGCAAGGACGCGTGCCGGAAGGCTCTCAGGCGGACGCCACCCTCTACCGTCAGGTGGACGGCGACGATTCCAGCAAGGATGAGGAGGTTCTGACCACGAAGCGCACCACGCTCTCCGAAGGTCAGGCGTTCGCGGACTTGGAGGATGTGACCGTTGACAAGGTTGGCGTGTACTACTGGCGTGAGCACGTGTACGTGCCGACCAAGCACACCACCACCGCAGACCACGACAAGAAGGTGGAAGTCGAGAAGACCCCGACCATCACCGGAAAGCCTCGCGTGAGCAACGAGACCGTCAGCGTGGTCAACGTGACCACCACCACCCACCGTCTGGAAGAATCCGGCATCAAACTTCAGGACAAGGCGAAGATTGAAGGCAACGTCGTTGACGGCTCCTACATCATCTTCACCCTGTGGAAGCAGTCCGATGGCGACGACTCCAGCAAGGACGAGAAGGTGTTCACCAGCGACAAGGTGATGCTCAAGGCCGGTCAGAAGGAAGCCGACTCCCCGACCTACGAGGTCAAGGAGACCGGAACCTACTACTGGCGTGAAAGCATCTACAATCCGGTCGAGGACACCGACATTCCGCCGTGCGTCCCGCCGACCGGAAACACCGACGAAGACCATCCGTGCGACACTCCGGTTCATACCGAGAAGCCGCGCACGCCGGGTGAAACCACCGACGTGGTGAAGGTCGCGACCAAGGCCCAGAGTAACGGCACCGCCACCAAGCCGGTCAAGGATACCGCCCTCATCGAAGGCAAGATTCCGAACGACGACTACGAGCTGGTGTTCGAACTGTGGAAGCAGAACGGCAACGATGTGAAGGACGACCAGAAGGTCGCCATCACCGACGCCGTGAACGTCCCGCAGAACGCGACCACGGTCGATTCGCCGGAAGTCACCCCGTCCGACGCTGGAACCTACTACTGGCGTGAGAAGCTGGTGGAGAAGTCCACCAAGCGGCTCGTCCACTACGGTGAGGCCCGTGTTCCGGGCGAGACCGTAATCGTGGGCGAACTCGCCAAGACCGGTATCGCAAGCGGCTTCATCATTCCGCTCATCGGAATGCTTGCAGTGCTTGGACTGGGATTGGCGGTCGTTTCCGAAGGAAAGCGTCGCATCGCTTCCCTCTCGAACGGCGCTCATCTGTCCGGCTCCACGAAGTGACGGACTGAACCGGTAGGGGAGGGCCGATAGGGTTCCTTCCCTACACCGCCTAGTTTGGGGAGGTGGGAGAGCATGACTCCCCGCCTCCCCAAACTTTTCTTTGAAGGTCTTTAACATAGAAAGAAAAAATACGGAAAGAGGATACATGCGTAAACCTATCGCCCTGCTTGCGGCAGGTTCGATGATGCTCATGCCGCTATTGGGGGCAACGAGTGTCGTGCTGACACCCGTATCGGAGGCTTATGCCGAAACCGCCGATAGCACCGCAAGCGACTATCCGGAAGGTGTCACAGCCTATCTGGACGGTACACGGCTAGCGAGCTTCGACCCCTCCGGAAACGGAGTATATGACGCGACGGGACAAACTGTGGAACTGTCCGGTGTGCCCGACGATTGGACGGTGCAATGGAGAAGCATGGTCAATGGAATCACCAACAAGGATTCCATCATGTACATCCTGTCCAACGGTTCCACCACCTATCGTTACTGGTTCGATGGGGCTGACGGCGCGGTTCATACCGTCGAAGAGCTTCACGGCATGACAATCACTTTGAACGGTCAGGCTGTGGACGGCGACATCACCAAGGGATTCACCATCCACAACGTGACCGCCAGCGACATGAAGGGATATGAGAACACCCCATACGGTTGGGTGCTCGACGGTGATTCCGAAGACGACCACTACACGTACACCGCCCATCCAGAGGATTCGGACACGCCAAGCGTCCAATACACGTTCATGTATGACGACACCCGACCCCACGACAGCATCAATTCGTTGAGGAACCTGAAAGCGTATCTGACCGTTGACGGCAGCGCCGTGAAAGGATTCGACTACACGCTCGCCAACACCGACACCATCGCCATTCCAATGAACACCGACGTGCGTCTGGAAGGCGTACCGGACGGCTGGAAAGTTGACTACAACAATCCTTCCACCGGGAAACTGAACCGCGTATACACGCTGACCGGCCCCTGTGGGGACACGTTCACCTACATCTTCCATCCGACTTCGGATTACAAAGGATACTATTACATCGACCAGCTCCAATACGTCCGGGCATTCGCTGACGGGGAACTGGTTGACGGATTCGACTACAAGGGAGGCGCATGGAGTTTCCCTGAAACCACCAAGAACGTCGAAATCGCAAACGTACCAGACGACTGGAACACTCAACGTACCGTTAATGGCAACATCATCACCTACGTGGTATCCAGTCCGAACAATTCCGTCTCTGTCACCTACGTGTTCAACATCGCCAAACATCAGGCAAGTCTGGACGAACTGGCGAATGTGAAAGCCATCGTAGGCGGCAACTATGTTTCCGGATTCAACCCGAAACAGTCCGGTATCTACGAATACGAAGACGGTCAAGGAATCGCCATCGTCAACGTGCCGTCCGGATGGACTCAGACCACAACCGACGGTGACGGATATAAGGTGTATACGTTGACCAGTGGAGACCTTTCGGTGTCCTACCGTTTCAACAAGCATGTGAAAACCTATTCGGTGGACGAGCTTGCCAAAGTGTCAGCTTCTACCGACGACGGCGTGGTTCAGGATTTTAAGCCGATGGAGTCCGGCACCTACACCATTGGAGAGCACGCTACCGTGTGGATTACCGGCGTGCCCGACGGTTGGGATACCAAATCGTCCGACAATGATATGACCTACACGGTGACTAGTCCCGACGGGAAAATCAAAGTCGTCTACACGTTCAAACATGCGAAGCACCAGTATTCCGCTTCCGAATTGAAGAACGTCACCGCAAAACTCCCCAACGGAGACTACCTCAACGGCTTCGACCCGGTCTCCGGTGGTGAATTCACCGTACCGATGGGAACCAAGAACGTGACCATCGGTCATATTCCGAACGGGTGGAACCTCACCAAGAACAATGGACTGTCCTACACGCTAACCAGCAATGATGGGGAAGTGTCCGTCTCCTATAAGTTCCATGCGAAGAACGGCCATACGGTAGTCTTCGACACTGATGGAGGAACCACTGTCGAATCCCAAACCGTCGAGGATGGGGGAACTATCACACCACCCGACGACTATCCGTCCAAGACCGGCTACCGTTTTAAAGGCTGGTATAAGGATGGTGTCCCATACGATTTCACACAACCCGTCTATGATGATGCGGTAATCACAGCCAAGTGGACGGTAAACACTTACGAAGTGTATTTCGACGCCGGAGCCAGTGACGACTGGTATCCTATGCAGACCATCGCATATGGCGATAAGGTCGTCAAGCCGGTTGACCCGACTTTGGACGGTTACGATTTCGCCGGATGGCTGTTGGATGGCAAAGTGTACTCGTTCGACACTCCTGTCACCGCCGACATGACCTTGACCGCGTCTTGGAAGACCGCGCAGGTGAAGACGCATACGGTAACTTTCACCGGTGCGGGAGACGATTTCATCCAAACCGTGGCGGATGGTTCCTCGGCCACTGTTCCAACGGTTCCTTCCAAGAAAGGCTACACGTTCGACGGATGGTATTCCGGAGACTCCCTGTACGATTTCACCACGCCCGTTACGGATGATTTGACTGTGGAAGCCCATTGGACGAAGAACACGTACACGGTCAGCTTCGACTCCAATGGCGGAAGCGACGTGGACTCCCAGCAGGTGGAATACAAGGATACGGTGTCCCAGCCGGACAATCCGACATTGGACGGTTATACATTCCAAGGTTGGACTCTTGACGGCGACCCGTATGACTTCAACACTCCAGTCACCTCCAGCATCACGTTGAAGGCACTATGGTCTAAGAACACGCCAGTAGCCAAAAAACATACGGTCACATTCGACAGTGGCGAGGGAAGCAAGGTCGATAGCCAAACCGTCAAGGAAGGCGACCCCGTGTCCAAGCCTGACAATCCAACCCGTGAAGGATACACGTTCAACGGTTGGCTGTTGGGCGGAGACCCGTATGATTTCACCACTCCCGTCATGCAGGATTTGACGTTGACGGCCTCTTGGACGAAGAACAAGAGCACGTACACCGTGAAGTTCGATTTGAATGGGGGAGATGGCAATATCGCAGACCAGAAGGTCAAGGAAGGCTCCACCATCGACCGTCCGGCCAATCCGACCCGTGAAGGATACACGTTCATGGGATGGCAGTATGAGGATTCCGACTGGAACTTCCTGAACACCGTCGCATCCAACATGACATTGACGGCGCAATGGAAGCGCAACGAGGTCAAGAAGTATACGGTCGCTTTCGACACTGCGGACGGCACCAGCATCGACCCGCAGACCATCAGGGATGGTGGCAAGGTTTCCAAGCCGAATGACCCGACCCGTGAGGGCTACGAGTTCAAGGGATGGACTCTGAACGGCGTTGACTACGATTTCACCGCTCCAGTGAAAGCCGACCTTGTCCTGACAGCCGTATGGACTCCCGTCAAGCCGAAGACCTACACCATCACGTTCGACACCGATGGAGGAACCGTAGTCCCCTCCCAGACGGTGAAGGACAAGGGAACGGCGACCGAACCTACCGCCCCAACCAAGACCGGTTACGAGTTCAAGGGTTGGCTGTTGGATGGGAAAACGTATGATTTCACCACGCCCGTCACCAAGGATGTGACATTGAAAGCCAAGTGGGAGAAGACGAAAGTCGAATCCTACACGGTGGCGTTCAATTCAGCGGAAGGAAGTGAGGTGGCGTCCCAAACGGTCGAACAAGGCAAGACCGCCGTCAAACCTGACGACCCGACCCGTGAAGGCTACACATTCCTCGGCTGGTATGCGGGAGACGCCGCATACGATTGGGATACTCCGGTCACAGGCAACCTCATTCTGACCGCACACTGGCAGAAGGACGAGCAACCCCAGCCGAAGACCTACACGGTCACGTTCGACTATCAGAACGGCAGTCCCTCCGATACTCGAACAGTGTCCGAGGGGAACACCGTCTCCCCGCCGGAAAATCCGGTGCGAGACGGTTACGACTTCCAAGGATGGGTTGCTATCGACGGTTCCGAATTCGATTTCGAACAGCCGATTACCTCTGACACTCTGGTGAGCGCCAAGTGGAAGAAGCATGAAGACCCGAAGCCGGTCATGCACACCGTCACGTTCAACTCGAACGGAGGCACGAGCATCGACCCGCAGACGGTTCAGGACGGGTTGACCGTCCGCCGTCCGGCAGACCCGGTGAAGAACGATTATGTGTTCGACGGATGGTATCTTGACAACGACCAGTATGATTTCAACAAGCCAGTCACCGGTGACATCACGCTGACCGCAATCTACCATCGCAAACCGATACCACAGCCGAACACGTACACCGTGCGTTTCGACACCGGTGAGGGAAGCAAGGTTGACCCGCAGACCATCATTGAAGGCAAGACCGTCATCCGTCCGGCAGACCCGAGCATGGACGGTTACGACTTCCAAGGATGGCTGTTGGACGGCAAGGATTATGATTGGAACACTCCAATCACCGGCGACATGACTCTGACCGCATCGTGGAAGAAGCATGAGGAGCCGAAGCCCGTCACCCATACGGTCAGCTTCTACACCGATGGCGGGAACACGGTCGCACAGCAGACCGTGAACGACGGTGAGACCGTCACGGTACCGGATACGCCAACCAAGAACGGATACACGTTCTCAGGGTGGACGCTGAACGGCGAACCATACGATTTCAACCTTCCCGTCACAGCCGACATCACCTTGAAGGCCACATGGGTTGAAAACCAGAAGCCCCAGCCGAAACGCCACACGGTCACATTCGACACGACCGGAGGGTCTGAAATCGGCCAGCAGACCGTCGATGAGGGGGAGAAAGCCATCCAACCCGCAAACCCAACCCGTGAAGGATACGACTTCCAAGGCTGGTTGCTGAACGGACAAGCCTATGATTGGAACACTCCAATCACCGGCGACATCACCCTCACCGCATCGTGGACTGAGAAAGCCCCGACCCTATTCACGGTCGCGTTCAATACGGGCGGCGCTTCCAACATCCCATCTCAAAAAGTCAAGGAAGGTGATAAGGCCGCACGTCCGACCGACCCGAAGCGTACCGGATACACTTTCACCGGATGGCAGTTGAACGGCAAGGACTACGATTGGAACACTCCAATCACCACGGATATCATTCTGACCGCCACATGGCAGAAGAACGAAACTCCGAAACCGGTCTTCTACACCGTCAAATTCGACACCGGCAACGGTTCGAAGATTGACCTGCAAACCATTCAACAGGGAGGAAAGGTCAAGAAGCCCGCAGACCCGACCCTGAACAGTTACAAGTTCATCGGATGGCAGTTGGATGGCAAGGACTACGATTTCAACACTGCGGTATCCAAGGATATGACTTTGACCGCAGTGTGGGAAGCCAATACCCTGCCCCCGACCGTCAAGAAGCATACCGTGACAGTGACCTTGTATGACGGCAAGACCGAACGTTATGAGGTCAAGGATGGTGAGAAGCTGACACTTCCATCCAATCCAACCCGTGACGGATACGTGTTCGACGGTTTCATTGACAAGGACGGCAACGTCTACGACATGAGCAAGCCCGTGGTCAAAGACCTGACGTTGACCTGCGTGTGGAAGAAGGCCAACGGCGTCTCCTCCGACAAGGACAAGGAGATTGCCGACGCATCCACCAATGGGACGGTTGGTAATGGCGAACAGAATTCTGGCTCCCAGAATCCTCTAGCCAGCACTGGCGCTCCAATCTACGGAATGGTCATCGCGGCCATCATCGCCGGACTCGGCGGCATTGGAATACTGCTCGCCCGGCTATGTAGCCGAAACGAGTAACGCCTATATATAGCGAGGAAGCCTCCAGTCTTAAAAACTGGGGGCTTTCTCGGTTAAAGGTGTGTATGATTGTTTTGTTATTTTTTCTTTAGAAAGTTTTACTGTGTCTATCAATTCCCCGAAATGCCATGAACAGAATCAAGAAGACAACCGACATGTGACATACTCGGAGAGTATGTCTAATAGCGTCAACGTCGAAGCACGACGTGAGGCTTTGGAAGGGGAGTACATCTTCTCTTCTTCGTCTGTTGACGAACTGATGAGGTTTCTTGATAAAGATGATTAATTACGATTCCATTGGGGGTAGGGGCCTTCTCTTTCGTGTTTTCTGTCAAATCACGCCAATATCTGCTATACTGGGATAGTTCACAAATTCAATGGAAGGTTTAACACATGCCAACCCCAAGCACAACCCTCGAAGGCCGACTCACCGACGACCCGCAACGCAACCAGCGCAACCCCAATCTGGTTGAATTCTCCATTGCGGAAGGCACTCGCTATCAGGATAAGAAGACCGGCGAGTGGAAAGACGGGCAGACGCTTTTCGCACGATGCAAAGTGTGGGATACCACGCTCGGCAACAACATCATGAACACACTCCGTAAAGGCATGGACGTGGTGGCGTTGGCCGACGTGAAGCAGAACAGTTGGACTGACCAGCAGACCGGACAGAAGCGTTCGATGGTGGAATTCACAGTCACCAACATCGGTGTCGGACTCCGTCACGCGACCGCGCAGGTCATGCCGAATCCGAAACGCAACGGCGGATACGACGGCGGCAACCGTACCAACACCCAGCAGAACAATGGTCAGATGTTCCAAAATCCGAACAATCCGCCAGTGTTCCAAAATCCGAACAATTATGGTGCCGACAATTTCCAGCCAGCCGCATCCGACGACCCGTGGGGTGCTCCGATGGGCAATCCGGCACCGGTGTCGCAGAACGACGAGCCGGAATTCTAGTCTCTAAAAGCGCGGGGTCATGCGTTTTAAGCATAGACCCCGCGTTCTTTTTGGTTTAATCAGAAGGGGATAAAATAATGGTCAAACCCGGTCGCAAACCCATGGATGTTGCCGGTCAACGTTTCGGGAAACTCACGGTGGAAAAGTATGTTCCCAATACTAAAAAAGGTTCCTATTGGTTATGTTCTTGCGATTGCGGCAATAACGTCGTCGTATCTTTAGGTAATCTGAAAAAAGGCAATACAAAAAGCTGTGGGTGTCTTTCTAAAAAAGGAAAACCTTACGGGGAACGGCCACGGGGAAAACGTAACGAGCTTTCGTCCACTTCTAAGGGGAGACGCCGGAGAGCAGATGAGTTGTGCGGAAAACAATTCGGACGTTTGACCGTATTAAGTTTTCAAGGTGTCAATAAGAACCATCACTCCGTCTACTTATGCCGGTGCTCTTGCGGGAAAACAGTCTCAGTAGTTAGAAATGCCCTAACTACGGGGAACACTAGAAGTTGCGGGTGTTTTGAAGTTCAAAGGACTCGGGAAACCCGACTTAAACATGGTGACGCTTCTGAAAATTCTCCGTATGTTAAGCTTTTTCACTCGTGGAAACTGATGCTTGACCGTTGTAGCAATCCCCGTAACGTTTCTTATTCTCATTACGGGAAAAGAGGTGTTCAGGTCTGCGATGAATGGAAGGAATGGGGAATCTTCAAAAAATGGGCTATTGACAATGGGTGGAAAGCGAACGCTGGATTATCCCTCGACAGAATAGATGTTGACGGAAACTATGAACCGGATAATTGCAGGTGGACGGATGCCAAGACGCAGTCTAATAATAAAAGGAAAAGCATACGAGTCGTATATGGTGACAAACGTATTTCATTGTATGATTGGGCGAGAATAAAGGGAATTTCTTTAGAAGAAGCAAAAGGAATGTTCTCCTCAAATATATTGGAGAACCCACCTCAACTATTAGAAGAAAAGGACGACAACGTGGAAAAGAAAAAAATCACAAAGATTTCCGACGGAATGAAAATCGGGTATTTAACCGTACTTCGACCCAATGGGAAAGACAGGTACGGTCATGTCGTCTATCTTTGTCGTTGCGTGTGTGGCAGGGAGAAAAATGTTCTGGTTTCCAATCTAAGGAATGGTAGTGTCAAAAGCTGTGGGTGCATGAGAAAACAGCTCATATCCAAAGCTAGGACAAAACACGGGGATAGTATTAAAAGCTCTCCATATTATCGGTTGTATAGGGTTTGGGACGATATGATTCACCAGCGTCGGATTGAATCATATGAGGAACGGGAACTTATTCCCGTTTGCAAAGACTGGTCTGTATGGGCGTCTTTTAAGGAATGGTCTTTAGCCAATGGGTATTCGAAGGATAAAAAGTTAACGAGAATTTCATATCGTAAAGGCTACGAACCGGATAATTGCGTTTGGCGTTCTGAGGGTGAGTATGTTTTGCATAAGTTTTAATCAAAGATTGGAAACATTTTATGTATGGTTCTTTAGTTGACGCCGATAGCAGCGATTATGTCAGAAAAGAAATATGGGCAGTCCCCGTCCATAAAAAAATCCAAGCAGATAAGAGGATACTAAATGCGCGTGCAACATTACAATCCAAATCCCGTCCCCCAACCGAAAGATGCCTACGAATGGCGCGCTTTCCTGTTCAGCCACTTGGATAAGCCAGTACCATTGAATTGGAACAGCAACTCCCAACATCAAAGGAAAAACAAGTGGCGTCGATAAAAGTATTCATGGGAAACACGATATATCCGGTGGAAATATATAAAGGCCAGCATATAAGCTTCTACTATCTTCCAGCCGGTGAGCATACCGCGCCCGGTCGTGAGGAACAGGTTCAGAAAGCCACTTTGGAGAATGAGTCCGGCAGAACCATCAATGTGACTTGGGAGGCTGTCGGCGGCTTGTTTAAGAACAAGATTGTGACCAAGCATGCTCCTCTACTTCGCCGTATGATGGGCGCTTCGGACACCTACCAGTTCGACAAGTGCATTGGTGGCCCGCAGTTCTTCTCCGCGCAGGAAGAAGCGGAGTGTTAAATTGGGTTCACCTGCACATAAAGCGGCTCCAACTAGAGTCATGCAACGTCGCCGTAGGCTGTTCCAACGGCGTATCGCGGTTTGTTTGTTGGCGGGAATGTTCGCCGCCGCCGGTACGTCTATGCTTGTGTTGAAGCCAACTCCCAGCGCTTACGCTGAGGCTAAGCCGTTTGATACGAGTACCGCTACTACTCGAAGCACGTTGACTGAAACCAGTGCGGCATCCCGTAGCGCGTCCCGTGAAGAGTTGAAGGATTATAAGGCCACGAGCAATGATGGAAGTTGGAGCATGTCCGACTCCGATGGTGTGACCGGCAAACTGACTGCTATCAGTGCGGATAATCCGGTGGTTAAATCGTTGATTAACGGTCGTGACGAGGGTCAGACTCCTGACGGTTTCAATCCGAATCATGCGACCGGAGACACGGGTAACGCCTACGAGTTTTCGCAATGCACTTGGTGGGCTTACGTGCGCCGCCACCAGTTGGGATTGCCCGCTGGCTCCCACATGGGCAATGGTGCCGACTGGGCGAACACGGCACGCAAACTCGGCTACTGGGTTGACGGCACTCCTAGGGTTGGCGACGTCATCTGCTTCCAACGGGGGCAATACGACTCCGACCCGACCTATGGTCATGTGGGAATCGTGGAGTCCGTGGGCGGGGATGGTTCCATCACCACGTCCGAATGCGGTAGCGCATACAATGGCAAACCGTTCAGCCGCACTTTCACTGCGGAACAGGCGTCCCAACTGCAATTCATCCACTACTGACCGGAAAGAACACAAGAATGGTGAAACCGCTTTCAAACCGCTCGCGCCGAAGCATTATGACTCCCCAAGGCGCGATAACAGGCCATGAGTTTGACGAGTTCGTGAAAGCCAGAGGTGGCACACCCTACCGGCTCGACACCGGCGGGGATGGAATCTTCGACCCATTCCAAGAAGACGGAAAGAACAGCAAAAGCCCATCGAAGAAATGATTTGCGGCACAGAAAGCCGCCAGAAGGGAAAGATGTAAACCATGTTGAATAAGGAAACAGCGCAGGAAATAAGCGAACTGTGCGTTGAAAAAATCGATTGGACGATAGTCGGCATTGAAGGTGGCACCGTAACCATCTTCACCGGCAAGGACAGGTATTACGCGTCCTACGGTACCGAAGGTAGTGACCCCATCACGGAGACGAGCAAGTCAAAGGAACCCGGCAACGCGAGGTGGTTTGAACGGGACGGAACCGTGTCCTCCGACCATCCGGTCATCTGCACGGTGAGCGTGCATGACGGGAAGGCTGAGACGGACGTTCGTCACATGCCGCCCATGTTCGATGAGGAAGCCTACGAAGCTGTTACCAATATGGAACTTGATAGGAAATTCGTCCACGATGAAAGTGGAGAGGATTATTGGCCGGATTGGCCGAAGGACACCATCAAGGCATGGCAACAGTTCCGGGATGAGATTGAAGACATTCCGGAAGACTACAAATACGTTCTATTTGAGGTCGAGCCGAGCACGCAGAAACTTCTGTTCGCCTTGTCGGAAATCACCGGAATACACTATCTGTCTGAAATTCCACTCACCATCAAAGTACTGCCCGAGGATGCGAAACAAGTCCGATTCAGCATTCCCGAAAGCGAAGCGAAAATGTGGTGGGATGTTCGCGCCCGCAGTTGGGATAGCCGGTTCATCATATGTACCCACCAGTGGCCATTCCACAAGAAAGGACAATTGATATACACCATCATCGACCGGAAGCGTAACGTTCGCGGCGCATGCACCTATCTGGGTGGCGGGGCGAGCAAGGACGGCACGTATACGGACGTGGAATGCGCGGAACTCATCAGCCGACTATCCGACCCGAAGGACGAAACCCAAGTCAGCTACCGCAACTACGTGCCCTTGCGACTCGTGGAATACCGGTAGAAATTAAAAGAAAGGAGCCGAATATGGGAACCGACATCACCGTAACCCAATTGGGCAGTCCCGCCGACCCCACCTATCTCGTCCGCCGTGGCGACGAATTCTGGAGCGAATGGCATTTAAGCCGTTCCGAAGCCCAACGATTGGCCTCTGAACTAAGGAGCATGGGACTTTGAGGTTGAGCAATAGAAACAGCATTCACTCCCTCATGCTCGTGCTTTCACTGTGCGCGGACTGTCTGATGGCATTGCCCGCCACTGCGATGGCATACCCCCCATCAAACAACACCGTATACTCCGTGCGTTCGTTCCCCGCTACCACGACCACGCGCCGAGACCTGACCCGCGAAAGCATCAGCACCGACGTGCAGTCGGACAGCGATTGGGGTGGTATCGAAAACCTAATTGTCCCGCAGACTAAATCCCAAGCCGAGAAAGACGCCGAACTGAAAGCCCAACAGGAAGAGGAGACCCGCAAACAGGCACAGGCACAGGCGGAACGACAAGCGCAAGCGCAAGCTATCCAACAGGAGGAAGCCAGCAGGAGTGCGGAACGAACCGTCATCACTCCCCCAGCATCCAAAACCGGACAGGCCGTGGCAGAATATGCGATGCAGTTCAGCGGATACCCATACGTGTACGGCGGCAACCAGCCATCAGGCTGGGATTGTTCCGGATTCGTCCAATACGTGTTCGCGCAATTCGGTGTCAGTCTCCCCCACCAGTCAGGCAGTCAAATGAGCGTCGGTTCGCCCGTGGCATCATTGGCGGAAGCCCAACCGGGTGATATTCTCGCCAACGGTTCGCACGCCGCCATCTACATCGGCAACGGCATGGTCATGAACGCCATGAGTCCAAGCCAAGGCACTGGAGTCGCACCGGTCAGCATGGTCATGTACGGAAGCTACGCAATCAGACGAATCGTCTGAAAAATTCCTCCCTATCGTATTTTTTGGTTTCCTATTGTTCCGACGAAAAAAAATACCTTAAGCTGGAAAACAAAAACCCCAAAAATGAAAGGCTTTCCGACATGAGCGACCCTAATTTCCCTCCACAGCAGTACCCAAATCCCAGTCAGAGCCAGCGGGCACAATACGACCAGTCGCGACAGCAGGTCTACCAACAGCCGCAGTATGCGCAACCGCAAGCTAACCCATATGCGACCGGCCAACAGTATGCTCAGACACCGCAATACAGTCAACCCCAATATCAGCAACCCCAGTATGCTCAATACCAATATGGTCAACAACCGTATGCGAATCCGCAACCCGCCGACACGGGGTCGTTCGGATGGGCGGTATTGGGATTCTTCTTCCCTATCGTCGGACTCATCCTCTTCCTCATCTGGAAGACCGAAAAGCCGGTCAGCGCGAAACAGGCTGGCATGGGAGCGCTCGTCTCAGTCATCGTCAGCGTGGTTTTGTGGATTATCGTGTTCATATTCGCTCTTGCGGTTGGAAGTGCCACTGTCTACTGACCTGACATCTTATTGCAATAATGCAACGTCCCTTTGCTGGAGTGGGTTTTCCACCCCCGGCAGGGGACTTTTTATAAAAACCTTGTTTTAAGTATAAAAGACCGTCATGTCCCCTAAAATAGGAAAACGAATACCCCGAAGATGAGTGGTACCGCCCCGGAAGAAATTTGACACTCCCGTGGTTAACAAACTCAAGGAGAAAAAATGACCATGCCACAACAGCCTCAAGTCAACGTGAACATTAATCAACCGTCCATGCCGCAACAGCCTATGGCTCAACCCCAAAACCCAATTCGGCAGAACAGTCTCCGAACCAAACGTGGACTGCTTAAATATCTTCTGCTTGGACTCGTCACCTTCGGCATTTACGACATTTGGCAAATGAGCGAAGTCGGCACCACGTTGAATCTCATCGCCACGCGACGTGACGGCAAACGCACCATGCACTACTGCCTCATGTTCTTCCTCGTCGGCTGGCTGACGTTGGGCATCGGCTGGCTCGTTTGGTATCACAAGCTCAGTGGACGTATCGGCGTCGAACAGGCCGCTCGCGGGCTGCCGGTCACCGTCACCGCCGCAACCTACTGGCTGTGGAATATTCTCGGCTCCCTCATCATCGTCGGACCGTTCATCTACACATACAAGCTTCTGCACGCCATGAACGACCTGTGCGCCGACTACAACGCGCGAGGCTGAACTTTCAGAAAAGGGAAAAACTTATGGTATCGTTTATTCTCGGACTTTTTGTCGGATGTTTTTTAGGCATGATTATCATGAGCATGTGCGTCGTATCCAAACGTTCGGATGAGGCAGCGGAACACGTTCTCCCGTCTGACGGGGAGAAAGAGAACACGCGTTGAAAGGACGGGTCGAAACCATCCGGCAATGCGTCCGCATAGCCCTCCCCTGCATACTCGTATTGTCCACACTGGCCGTCTCCCCCTCCATATCGGCCGCTCCCGCGACAGGAAGCATTCCGGTTGGACAGTCGGCCACGCAAGTGTTGAGCACGCTGACCATCGGCACGAAATCCAATGCGTCTTCCGACCGTAAAAGCCACCAGTGGAACAAAGTGGAAGGGAAAACCGGCAACTACACTACGCGCGACCTCGTGTTGGAACGCGACATGAACGACGTGACCTTCAACAGTCGCGGCAGCGTGAAGTCGGGAATCCTGCTGGAACCTTACACGGGCAAGACCATCCACTTCCAACGCGGCCAGTCGAACAAGACGGAGGGTGGGAGCGCGTCCAACCGTGACGGTGGCATACAAATCGACCATGTGGTCGCCTATGCGGAAGCCTACCGTTCCGGATTAGACAAGCTCGACTTCCAGCAGCGGGACGTCTACTATAACGACCCCGACGTGTTGTTGGCTTCTCAGGCGGAAGCCAACAACGTGAAGAAGGACGGCACCATCGCCGAATGGGAACCTTCCAACCAAACGTTCCAATGCGATTACGTGAGCCTGCAAATCGGCATCAAAGCCAAATACGGACTCATCGTGGACAAGACTGAACACGATGAAATGGCCGAAGTGCTGAAAACCTGCCCAACCGAGACCATCATCTCCACTGGTCAGGTGAAACAACGATTGACCATGACCGGCGGCAACAGTCAGAACAGTCAGAACGGCGATGCGTCCAACAGTGGAAACGAGTCGGACACGGCGAATAAAAGCCACGCCGCCGATGCAAAAAAGAACTGGGCCAAAACCTTGTTCGATGGTTTCCTGAAACGCTTCTTCTGACGAATTCAGCTTGGTTCTCTATGTTATACTGGGTTAGTTCACATAGCTTGCAAGGAGACTGAAGATGTCCATGGAACTAACCGAAAAACAACTCGAATGGTTGGACTCCCAACCCGACCTGCCCGACGCCGACAAGCCAGAGAACAGGTGCGCCCTCATTTGGATTGGAGGCTCCCACGCCTACGGTATCGCGGACGAGCATTCCGACGTGGACGTTCGTGCGGCGACCATGCCGACCATGCGGCAAATCCTCTCCCTCCATGATTACGGGGAGAGGCATATGCCGGATTCAGACATGGTCGTCCGCTCCTATCTCAAAGTGGCGAGGATGCTCCGTGACGCGAACCCTAACATGGTGGAACTCGTCAACCTGCCAATCGACTGCATTTTGCACTGCGACGACTACGGTTTCCGCCTGTTGCAACTCGCCCAGAAGCTCGCCGTCAACACGAAATGCAAGTCAACATTCTCCGGATACGCCTACCAGCAGACCATGCTGGCCGAACGGCGTGAACATGAAGGCGACACGAGTAAAGCATATAAGGCCATGGCTCACGCGTTGCGCGTCTACCGTATGGGAGCCGTCCTGTTGGAGTCCGGTGAGGTTCAGGTGAGTCGTGTCGGTATCGACCAAGAGGAACTATTGGCTATCCGGCACGGTGACTTTGACCCCGAACAGTACGACTTGAAGCTTCTGAACGCCAAGTCCCGGTTCGAGGAAGCCGCCGAACACACCCGGCTCCCCCAGCCTGTAAGCGATACGGAATTGCAGGATATGGTATTGCCTATCGTCCACGAATACGCAAAATGCCTGTTCAAAGAGTAAGAACATCAGTCCACGACAAGTCCGAAAACCGAAGGTTGATAGCGTGAAACCCCAATGATTCCAACGGTTTCGACACGCATACAGGTTTGACCAAACAGCCGTATCCCGTATACTTGATGTTGCGTTCAGCCGGTGGGTTGGGCGCCTCATAATTTGACGACTAAGTTCAAAAAGGCTTTTGGTCTTTTTCTCCTTTTGGTCTGGCTTTTTATGTGTGGACATTCGAAGGCCCCGCCACTGTGCGGGGTCTTCGTTTAACTAAAATCGGTCAGAACGGGTTGCCATCCGGCTTGCCGCTGGTCTTGGTCGGCTGAGTCGGGGACTCCAGCATCGGAGCCTCGCCAATAGCGCGTTGCTTCGATTCCAACGACTTCCGGCACGGATACACCTTCAGCCCCTCATCGACGGCCTCTACATGCAGTTCCGGCCAATTCTGCCGAACCATTTCCAACGCTTTCTTGAAACGTTCCTTGAATCTGCGGAGTGGAGTGTCCGACGCGTCGAACTGCATTTGCAATCCGTTCCAAGGTATGAGAACCGGTTTAGAGATGTAATATGTTCTGCGGGCGAGCCACTGGTAGATGTCCAACGCTCTGGATGATTTCCCGAGATTCATCACTATCTCTCGGTTTAGAGGGACGGGATTCTCGTTGAGGATTCCCCACATAAGTTCAGAGAATCGAATATACGAACCTTCCTTGTATTCGTCGGAATTTCTGTCGAAGCAGATGTGAGTGCGGTCGGCCACCAGAACATTGATGGCATCATGGACAGTTCTGCCCTGTTCGTCCTTGAACCAATTGGTCACTTGAAAGACAGTGCTCCCCAGATTCTCCAACATGCGGGACACCTGCTCCCGTTGTCCATTGGCCGCGATTCCCGTGTTCTTGCAGAACGAATTAAATGTTTCGTCCAAATGGATTGTCCTGTTTTCGAAATCAACCATCGGGGACACCTCTTTTATGAGGGTTTGGGCATACAGAAGGAATAGACGGGGGATTTTTCCGTAAGCCCACTGCCCTTTCCTCGGGGTCGTCGTTATGGACACGATTCCGTTGCTCCGGTTCAGATAAGGTACATCAGGCTCCTCCACTGGAAGCAGGGAGACCACTGATGAGAGGGTGGCCGCATAGGTTATTGTCTTCTTGCTGGGGTTGATGATATCCTTGTTCATGTTATCGGGATTCCTTTACTGTTGACCGATACCAACCTCATCTCGGTGCATACGGGATGAGGTTTTTATTTTTATCCTAATGGGTTTTTGGAATATTTTTTTATAAATCAGATTTTTCTGTTCACATTCTCAGTCAAGAGTCTTACATTCTCAGGCAGAAGTCTTACATTCTCGGGCAGAAGTCTTACATTCTCGGGCAGAAGTCTTACATTC